CTATCTCTTTTTATATTCTCCAATACAAACCTCTTCTAACTCACCTTCTGTAATATAATCCATTAAGGTTTCCTCAAACTCTACATTTATCCAAGCCTGTAACATAGCTGTATTTTCAAAATCTTCATAACTCAGATTTCTTAACTTAACTTAACTATCTGATCTACGGCATGTCTTGTTTCGTGATAAAATGTAGTTTTGATATTCTTAACCAAACTTTTATAATCCTTTTTGGCAATAAAAGGTCTATTTCTTCTAGAGTCAATGTTTACTATTACTACTACTTGATCGAATCCTGTTGTTTTATTAATAATTCTATAAGTAGATGTTCCGGATGTTGAACTTATTGTTTCTATAAGTTCTTCTGCTCTTGAATTTTTCTTTACCGGAATTTCCATTTTATGATTCTTTACAAACTTAGTAGTAAACCACCTCGTCATTTCTTTCTGTGTTCCAATTCCAAAATTAATTTCTACTCTATAAGAATCATGTTTTAATTTACTTATTTTCATATTCTTAAAAATTTAAACTCCTTAAGCTTTTTATTATTGCTTAAGGAGTATTGTTTTACATTATTTATTTTCTCTCATGTACAAGGCTTTAAAGCTCTCTGAAAACGACTATACAAATAAATATATAGTTCATCAGCGAAATTAAATCTACTTAAGTCAGCTTCTATATTCTTTTGAATCTTAACTAAATAATAGATCAGATCAAGCCGAGTACGAGTTTCCTGAAGTTGAAATCTAAGTATATCTCTAAAAGTGGAGATACTTATATAATCGATCTTAATTCCATATAAATCTTTAAACTTATCAACAGTCATAGTTCCTCTTTTTATTCCAGAGTTATTAATAAAATCAACTACTTCTGGGATATAATAAGAAATTACAAAGTTTGATAAATTATCTATAGGAAGTTTCGAAGTAAATGCTATAAATGTATGAAGAACTAAACCTCTTAGACTTATAGTATTATATATTACCTTATCTTCATAATCCATCTTAACTTACTGTAGTATGTTTTGTTTTTATTACTTTGGTTTTCACTATTTCATTCAAAAGTTTCGGCATTTCCTCTAAGTTATATCCGATATCTATATAAGTATCAAACATATATTTAACACCGTAAACAGCATCTATACTAATCTGAATTATTCCAAATCCAAGTTTTTCTGCTTCTTTTACTTTTGCGGCAGTATCTTTTATTGCTGGAATTCCTCCATATCCATTTGCACAAGGGCTACCATCAGATATCACAAACATAATACAATTCTCTTTCGTGAACTTTCTAACTCTCTTTGCTACTTCTAGAATTGCATCTCCATCTCGATTTTGGGATTTTGCACAACTCTTAGATAATGAAAACTTAGGATTATAATGACTTCCTTCTCGATACACACTCAGATTTATATATCCGATCGAACCAATATCTGCAGTATGTCCATAAATATATAGATCAACTCCCAAACTTTTTCCGAAGGTTTCATTTAGAAGTATTGCAGCCTGTCTTGCTAGGATTTCCTTTTTTCCACCCATAGATCCAGACTCATCAATAAGAACACATATAGTTGATTTATTGGTTCTAACATGTCCCTGTCTTAGGTAAACTTGTGGAACTCCTTGATACGCTTCTGCAAGTTTTGTCGTATCTAAAATTCCAGACCTACAACCTTGGATATTAAAATCATAGTTCTTATCTGTTCCTGTCAATATCTTTTTTAATCTAGGAACATATTTTTGAACTGCTCTCACATCACATAAATAACTATTTCTATCCCCTTTTGGTTTTTCAAAGAATACCTTATCAGAATCACCACGTTCTACTGTTCCCTCTAAGATTTTCATTGTTAGGCTGTCCTTTGATGATAATAACCTAGATACTTTAGACTTATCTATCTTTCTTCCAGAATCTAAGTCAACTCCATACATTATACTAGTTATAGATTCAGTATCATTAATTAAGAATGATATTTTTTTTAATTCCGCCGGATCTATATCAGATAATTTCTTCTCCTTAATTATCTTAAATATACTTTCAGAAACACTACAAATATCTTTAAGATTTTCTGGATATGGAGTTATCTTTTCTTGAACTTCTTTGTATACCTCAGAATACTCCTCAAGAACCTCCTCTTCTATTAATCCAGGAAATCTAAGTATTCCTATTAATGTTTTAAAGAAAAGAATCAACTTCCTCTCCCTCATTATATTAAGTTTTTCCTCTAGAGTCTTGGAATTATAACTTTTTGCACAATCAATAAAATCTTGAAATCCCGGTCGTTCTGTTAGTAATAAATCCTCAACTCTATTATCCTCAAGAAGATTTATGAAAATTTTAATAATCTCTCCTTCTTCAAAAGTATATTTTCCACTTATAAAACTAAGAAAATTCAAATAAACTCTTAAGTAGGTATATCTTAAGTGTGCAGCCTCATGAAGACCAAATCCACAGAAGGCATTTATTTTTGTTTCATTATCTTCGGTGGAGTCAAATATCTTAGAAGGGACTGCTATTCTTCTTTCGGAATTATCTCTCTTCTCTTCTGAAAAATAATCTGAATACGAACTACTTTCATCACTACCCTCATTCAAATTTACTCTAATCAGGAAAGGAAAATCCATTATAGTTATCATATCTTTTACAGAACTATAAGCCTTTTCAATTAACTTAGATAATTGTGCATCCTCTTCCTCTCCAACAGATGAATATGAATAATAACTTTCTCCATACCAAGAGCTTCTATTTATAGTTCTACTTAGCTCTCCAGAATTTCCGACAGATGATTTATAGGATTTTCTAAATATACTCCTACCCCATCTACCATCATCTTCGTCATCATAATCCTTTCTTTTCCACCAAGGATAATATGAGGTTGAAAAATGTTTACTCATAGTCTATTAATAAGATAATATTGTTTTATATACTGTACTTCTTTCTCCTTCCAAATTAGTTCCTTCATAGATTGGAAGATATACCATTTCCATAGCACTTTTCACACTCCAACCATCTGATACTAACTCTGAGATCATTAGTGTTTCTCGAATTGATATAGAAGTTGAGATCTCCTGTTTCTTTGAGAGTGATCTAATATTATTCGCTATCTTCACAATTGATCTAGCTACTTCTTCATCAATTCCCGTTCTATTAACCAAAACATTTACTTCTTCTGTATCTGGTATAATATTAAGTTCAAGAGGAAAAAATCGATTAAGAAGTGCTCGGTCTATCATATTAGTTCCAGTATATTCAGAACCTATATTAGCTGTTGCAATAAATGTTACCTCTGGATGAATTTTAATACTTCTAACTCCTTTCCCACAAGCTATTTCAACATTCAATTCCCGTCTATCATCTAAACAAGGAAACAATACATTATTAGCCCCAAGAGAAGAACGATTTAACTCATCTAAGAGAATTACACACGGTTCTTGAATTACTTTAGTGAACTTAGCATAATCAAATATACTTTTTCCATCTTCTAAGCGATGAACTCCAAGTAAATTTGAAATAGGATCAATCATAGAACCCATATCAAACACATGAAGAGGTATACCCATTCTAGAACAAACTTCTTTTACACAACTTGTCTTTCCAGAACCTGTAGGCCCTATAATCATCGTATTAACATGTTTTTTTATATTTCTCACTAAGATTCTCCAATTATCAGGGGTCATATAAAATCCATCCTTTGTAGAACTTGGAGAAATTAGTGATGCATCTTTAAGAATTGTTTCGAGAATCGTAGCTTTCTTTAAGGGATCTACGAAATCAATTCCAGTCAGAGTTTTATATTCTTTTTTAGCTTCTTCATCTTTATATGTTAATCTTTGAAATCCCTTTTGTGTATAAAACTTTCCACCTGAAGAACTAAGATTAAGAGAAGTTGAGATAAATATAGTACCTTCTGAATAAACATCTCTTATCTTCTTAGGGCATTGTACATAAAGACTTGTAGATACATTAGAACCATCCTTCAATTTTTGTCCAGGGAGTGCTTTTACTTTCAAATTTCCTTTAACTAATACTGTCTCTAAAAAATAATACTTACTCATAATAATTTTTTCTTATAATAAATTAATATTTCTTTTATAATGAGATCAAGAACTACACAATAAAAATTCTTGATCATTAATAAGGATTATAGGGTTCGAAATATTTTCTTGAGGACTAAGGAACCTGGATTGAACAAGAGAATATATTGAGAAAACCTATAGGAAGTATAAATAGAAAAAATAAAATAAGGATTGAATAAAGAGATATTAGGATTTTTTAAGAAGGATTGAAAGAAAAGATAGTGGTTCTTAAAAAGTATCTAGTCCTAGCTCTTCCGAGTGCAAACGAGGTAAAGAGCGTTATGGACGATATCTTTTTAAGGTTCACGATAAGTATGAATATAATATTAGGTTTAAATTTTAATCTATCGTGAACCTCCTATAAGAGACGGCTTTTACGCCTTTCCCTAACGGGAGGCGAAGCCTCTCACTATGTTCGCTCTTATAGAAGAACCACTACTATGCAATTTTTTTTAATAGAATAATATATATAGTGTATGTATGTTTATTTATAAATTTAAATTGCTATTTTGCTCTTCTTATCCTTTCAAACTCTAATTAATGAAGTTAAGGTATCCTTAGTCTTCGATTTTATGTAACTGGATTCTGTATTAAAAAAGAATCTATTATTAATTAGATAATAAATTAAAAAAAATTAAATAATATGCAAAAAGAAAAGATTAAAGTACCGTCTGGAATTAGATATATTTCAGAATGGAATGAATTTAATTTTAGTAAATTTCCAGGGAAGTGTATAATAAATAAGCAACTCCCTGGTTGTGGTTTTACTGAATACTGTATTAGAAGTAATGAAAATATTATTCTATGTAGTCCTAGAAAGATGTTACTTAAAAATAAAAAGGATCAACATGAATTTGAAGTCTATTTAGTGGTAAATGAGTTAGAGAAAGAAGTCAATATTGATAAAGATCTTTCCAAAGTAGATAAAACAATAATAAAAGACACCATAGAAACTTCAGAGGAGAAAAATAAAAATATTTATAAGAAAATATATCATGAGATAGAAGAATATTGTATATTTAGATCTGTTAATGGTTTACCTTGTAAAATATTAGTAACCTATGATTCATATAGAATTGTTAAAGAAATTCTTGAGAAATTGGAACGTTTTCAATATTTTTATACTATTATAGATGAGTTTCAAAGTATTCTACATGATTCTAGATTTAAATCAGATACTGAATTAAGTTTCCTAGAGTATCTTAAACAATCACCTACTGCATACTTTGTATCAGCTACTCCTATGATGGACGAATATCTAGAAATGTTAGATGAATTTAAGGATCTCCCTTACTATGAATTAGATTGGGAAACAGAAGATCCATCTAGACTTATAAAACCCGATCTTAATTCATATGTAATGAGGACAGTTGGTGAAAAAGCATCTGAAATTATTCAAAATTATCTAAATAATGATTTCGAAGAGATAGTAGTTCTTAGAAATGGTATACCTACTAGAGTAATATCAGATGAGGCAGTATTTTATGTAAATTCAGTTAATCACATTACATCTATTATAAAGAAAAATAATCTTACTTCTGAACAATGTAATATATTATGTAGTGATACTCCTGATAATCTTAAAAAAATTCAAAAACGTTTAGGGAAGAAGTTTGTTATAGGAAAGGTGCCATTAAAAGGAGTTAAACCTAAAATGTTTACCTTTTGTACTAGAACTGTTTATTTAGGTGCTGATTTTTACTCTACTTGTGCTAGATCGTTTATATTTAGTGATAGTAATATAGATAGTCTTGCAGTTGATATCTCTGAAGACTTGCCTCAGATCTTAGGAAGGCAAAGACTTTTCGAAAATCCTTGGAAAAATTCAGCCAATTTCTATTATCGTTCTATTTGTGATTATAGAAAAGTTAGTCAGGAGGAGTTTGATAAAGAGATAGAAAGAAAAAAACGTGAAACTGAAAGCTTATTAAGATCATACTCAACTTCTTTGGATGAAGATAAGTTAACGTTAGCAGAAAGATATCAAACACTTGCAAAAACTCAAAATTATAAAGATGATTATGTAGCTGTGAATGAGTATCAAGGAGGAGTTTTAATACCTGTACTTAATAATTTAGTATTAGTAAATGAGATTAGAGCTTTTCAGATTCAACAATATGATTATGCAGATAGATGTTCTGTATTTAGCACAGTTCATAATAAATTGACTCCTGATGATATATCAAATCAAAAAGTTGTAGAGTTTTTAAGAATATATAAAAATTTAAAAACAATATATGATAAACTTAAAATGCTATGCGAATATGGATTATCTGAAGTGGAGATTGATATTGTTTTGGGACAGTTGAATGATAGCGATGAAGTTAAATCTTATTATACAATTTTAAAACCGGAAAAATTAAAAAATTTATATTATAATAGTACTAATATTAAAAAATATCTTGGAATAGTAACATTTAGTCCTGAACTTTTAGTTAATACTATTCATCAAAATTTTAACCCAGGAGAAAAATATAGTTTATCTAATCTCAAGGTTAAATTAGGAGACTTATATTCTAGTATTTCTTATACTGCAGTACCAAAAGCAAATGATATTCTTAATTATTTTGAGGTAAAAGAGTATATGACTACTGAGGTTGTAGATGGAAAAAAGAAGAGAGTAAGAGGTTATGAATTGTTAAAAAGAAAGGATAATTAATTATGATATATTTGATTAAGAGTGCAGGTTATGATGAGAATGAAAATTTAATTCATCTTCTCAAAATAGGTTATACAGAGGATAATAATAGAGATAGAAGATTTATGTCTTACAAACTTCATAATCCTACTTGTAAAATTTTATATGAAATTCCCAGTCTTTCAGAAGATATAGAAAAGAGAATTCAATATAAGTTTAGAGATTATAAGTATAAAGAATATGGAAATGAGTGGTTTTATTATAATGATGATGTAATAAATTTCTTTAGGGATATAGATAAAGTAGATTTGGAATCTCTTCCAAAGAATCCAGTTAGAGGCAGTAAAGAATTTAAGAAGATTAAGAATGAATGTAGGGAGGTACTGTCCTATTTCTTTAATACCAAGGATACAGAGGAGTATTTAGAGAATATAATATCTAAGGTAAAAGATCAATTATCTAAAGACTATGTAATAGAGTATCTTAGGAAGGATCCTAATGTGGGGAATGAGAGAGTAGATAAGTATTTTGAGGTATTAAGGTGTAGAGAGACTGGTATATATTGTGAGGATGATATAGTAAACCATGAGGTATCAGAATTTTTAAAGGTATATACAGGTTTAAATACTATATATGATAAGCTTAAGTTATTATGTGAATATGGATTATCTCAAGATGCCATTCAGATTGTACTTGGACAGATTGCTGATTCTGATGAAATCAAATCTTATTATACTACATTAGGATCTCAGAGATTAAAGGGAATGGGTTATCATGTTACTAAAATAAAGAGATCTTTAGGTATAATAACATTTAGTCAAGAACTCTTAGAATCTAGTATATATTCAGAGTTTAAGATAGGTGATAAAATAACTTTAGCAGATATAAAATTAAAGTTGGAATATTTATATAAGTCTATTAATTACGATGCTGCCCCTAAAGCAAAGGATTTAGAAAACTATTTTGAAGTTAAGAATTCTAGTATTTATGAAAATGGAAAGAAAGTAAAATGTTATATTATTATTAAAAAGAAAGGATAATTAATTAATGAAATATATAAAAATATTCAATTATTTTTCACTTAAAACTCTAATAAATGAATAAAAAATAAATAATTATGGAGAATATAATAAATAGCTTTTTTATTAAGCAGAGCAGGATTACGGAACTTACTTTTGAATTTACAGAGAGATTATGGATTCAGTCAGTTCAATATGAAGTTAGTACAGTAGAGCATATTCCTTACATAGTAACAACAGGAGGACGAAATAAACTTTACAAACTAGAAGAAAATCCGGATGTTACAAAATATGGAGAGGATTTATATCATATTAGAAGTATTATGAAAGATTCTATAACGGCCGAAGATGTAGAGATAAACGTTATGTACCAGATTGATAAAGCAACGAGAAATGTTTTTAAGGTTTCTCACTTATACGTTGCTTTTGAAGATGGTACAAAGAAAATACTCTACAATGAAACGGCCGAAACTTATATGTGTATCTTGAGAACTCTTCAAACTAGATTTCCAGAGTTAGTTTCAGGATTATTTGTTAAGATTGGAAATGATTATAAGTATTTCTTAGATATTGAACTATGAAAGTAATATTATCTAGTCATCTTCCTGGAGTTATTGATATCCTAATTCCGATTGCATTGCCTTTTAGAAATGTAGTAGAATTAGCAGGAGATTTACAGACAACCATGAAATATATAGAAGAGAGGGATTGGTTAGCTCAAGGATATTATCTTAGTTTATCAGATAAGACTTGGAAGTGTTCTGATAGAGATAGAGTACTATTTGTTCAGAATAATAAACTTCCTGATATAGCTTGTAAGAAGATAGGAATTAAACGATTATCAGATCTATTGTATGATAAATTTCTAGATAAACGTGGTCTTGATATTACTACAATTGATGATCCTACGATTGTTGAAAGTCTTTCTAAAAAAGAATATCACATCGGAAAATATAACCTCAAGAATGTAGATATAATGAAAGATTATCGTAATGATATTTCTAGAGCAGAATTCGAAACTAGATCTATAACTGATAAACTTATTATAACTATAATACTAAAGGTTATAGATAAACATGGTGTAGATAAGTTTTTTATAGGGTAAAAAACGATGGGTTTGAAAAGACGTTAAAATCTTATATATGAGAAAATAAATTCTTTAAGATCAAAATTCATACATAAATACAACTATACAAAAACAAAAATAATGAATTTTGATCATTAATTTTTCGCCGTTAAAAATCGAATGGTTTAGAGAACGGTAAAAGCCTTATAAGAGATAAGATAACAAAAATATTAACAAATTATTTTTCTAAAGAACAAGAATTATGGAAAAAGAAGAAACTAAAAAAGAAAAAAAATCTGGTTGGTTTAGTAGAAATAAATACACAATCGGAGGAGTTGCCGTTGGAATGGTAGTTGGTGGATTAGTAGTTAAATACCACAAACAAATAATATCCTTTGGCAAGAATATGGGAAATGCAGCTACAGGTCTCTTAAAGAAAAAGAAACCAGTTGCAACAACAGTTACCGGTATAGGGGATACAATTCCTGAAGTAAAGCCGGAAGTGACATCAGCCCCTACAAATGGAGGCAATGGTTACAAAAACGGTGGTTACAGAAGTTTAAACAGCCACCAAAGAGTAAATAATGTTAACTTATAAGAAGGAGGATAAGAAAATGAAATTGACAAATTTTTTATATCTTGCAGTAGGATTTGGAACCGGAATAGCAGCAGTTAAGCTAGAACAGAAGTACGGTTACTGTGAAAAATTGATTGGAGACGTCAAAAAGAAGATCACTGGTGACGGTATTGAAGAAGTCGAAGAAATTTCCGCTGAGGAAAAGAAATAAATTTTCCTTCTTTTAAGTTTAGAGTATAGAGGTATTGGATTGCTTCTATACTCTTTTTCTTTATTTAGGTTATGAAAAACACAATGATGAAAATAGAAGATGATGAAGAAAAAGAAGTAGAAATAGAACAAAAACATAATTCTTGTTTATTGTTATCTCAGGGGAGGGTTCTGGAGATCCATCCAGTTCCCTTCTTATAAAGAGATATTAAACAAGACAGATGAGTCAGCATCTATAAATAGCATATTAAGCTGACTGCGTTAAATAAAGAATTATAAACTTAAATATTAACAATAAAACTTAAAAGAAAAATGGACATTAAAAAAAGAGAAAAAATAGCGATGGGGAGTTACTCAGTAGCTAATGTATGTCTCCGTGGTATAAAGATAGGTAGTCAAATTATAGCTCTTATATACGTAATAGGATTCGGAGCTTCACTTATTGGAGACTTTCAAACAAAGAAAATTAGAAAAATTAATTCAAAAAGATAAAAATATGATAAATATTGGTTCGTTACTTGGTGTACAGAAAACAAGTACTACATTTTTAAAAGATAATAATAGTACTAAAACAATAACAGCTGAGTATTCAGAAAAAAGTTCTAAGATAATGATAGGAGTTGCGATGCTTAGCATTTTAGGAGTAACATTATTAGGTGTAGGAAGTGCACTATTTTCTAAAAACGGATCTATTGGTAAACCTCAGGGAGGAGGAAATAATAGACCCCCCAAAAAAGGAGGAATGGTTCGTGGGATTAGCAGTGGACAAAGGGGATAAAAAGAAGAATAAACAAACTTAAAAGAAATGAAACCTAAAAAATTAATACTAATTGGTTTAGGATTAGCCCTTGGTGGTTATCTGCTAGCCAGAGAAACAAAAAAAGAAATAAAAAAATTAGAAAAACAGAAAAAACAAGTCGATGATGCACTTGAAGGTCTTGGAATTTCTTCAGATATATTAAGAGAAAAATCTAATGAAATTGTCAATTCCTTCGAAGAATATAGCGAAGTCGACGAAGAAAATGACGAAAGTGATAACTTAGTACTAGCAATGTATAACGTTATCCAATTCGGCGATAGAAAGGGAAAGGTCAGTCCATGGGATCTTGATCTTATTCGTATTCGCAATATAGTAGAAGAAGATAGATGGGGTAAAAAAAGGATAGTTAAGCAGGGATTATTGGATTGCGAGAACATCATTCACGTAAGTCAATCTGACACTAGGTTTGGAAAAAGGAAATTAGAATTTATTTTCGAAATTCCAACAACTGCTTATAATAGAAATCTATCTGGTTATCCAAAGATAAATGATTATAAAGATACGTTTAGTGAATTAGGAGATACCTTAAATCAAGAGTTTATAGGTACAGAAGATGAAAACATTGACCGTTTCTTTGTTGGATATTATATACTTTCTTATAAAATAAAGGGAGTAACGTATACAAAAGTAGTAAATGAAGAGACTGATGAAACTCGTACTTATGAAAAAGTATTTCAGGCAGCAGTGGAGATTCCTAAGAGAGATTATGAATCTTATAATGTTTATTGGCCTGATGGAAGACTTAAATATAATGGTTTTTCAGAGTTTATGCAAGACTTATTCGATTATACAGATGGACGTAAGAGTCTGAGTAAAAAACTTACAGGTCATATTTTCGAGAATATTGCATTTTTCAGTAAGGAACTAAATGATCTTGGAAAAACTCAAGAAGATGTATATGATGTAAAAATAGCATCTACATTTTTAGGGTATAAATTAAGATTTCCGATGAAGGATGAAATTGACGATGAACCTGGAGTAGATTTATATACAGCTCTTGATATGCTTCATTATGTAACTATTCCTGAAAACTTAACAATCTATAAGAGAAGGAGTAATTTGCATGGAACATATTCAACAAAATATAATCACGTAATGTTTCAAGCAAGAGATACAAATCCAGTGTATAAAGATCTTGGGTTTGATATCATGCTTTACTATACTGTGGATATAGAAGATGAGGATAAGAAGGATTTTGTAAATCGAAAGATAGATATCGAATCCATGGAGTATGAACTTGGAGAAGAAAAGTCCCTGGAAGAAAAAGCCGAAGATGAGGAAAAGAAAAAATAAAATAAAAATTAAACTAGATAGAGGTAAAATTCTATCTAGTTTTTTATTCTATAACTGAGAAAATCAATTATCAAAAGAGATCTCATTTATTTTATTATCACTTTCTTCTTTTAGTCTTTCTCCTGGATCCTTTAATTCTTCTTTTATATACTGATTATCTATAAAAGAGAATACATCAAGAGGATATTTTCCAACAGATCCACTATCTTTATATTCTTTGATAGCATTACTTAGAGAATAAAGTGGATCTTCTTTCTTTTTGTTCCTAATATTTTCAAAAAATTTGGATATAATTTTTCTTAGGGTTCTTACTTCTTTATGAAATCTAAAATCTTGTTTCTTTTCTTGAACTATTATTTCTATGATTTTATTAATAATTACTATAACAGAATCCCCTGCAGTTAACTTTTTATTTCTAAGTCTTTTGAATTCTTTCTTAAGAAATGGTTTATAAAGGTATAATATTCTTCCATAAATTTCTATATCTTCAGGTCGAACAGATTGATCTATCCTTTCAATAGTTAACTTAACAGTATGAATATAGGATTTAGTAATACCTATATACCGATGTTCATTTTCTAGAAATTGTGTTAACTCAATAAATAAAAATCCAGTTATATCAAGTAATCCCTCTAAATACATATCCTCAGGAACTTGGATATTCTCAGCTATTCTTTTTTCAATATCTTTCATATTAATATAATTTTAGTTTTACATAATTAAGATTTAGGACCTTTTATAGTAGCAAAATCCTTATTAATGTAGTAATGTAAAAAATAAAACGATTATGGCATTAACTAGAAGTCAGAGAGAAATAATAATTAATGAAGTAAAAAAATTGTATATTAAAGAGTTTGATGAAAGTAAAAAACTACATAATGAATTAGTAGATTTTATTTTTGATGCGATCTTAGAATGTTTAACTCCAGAAGAAAAAGAGTTTACATTGAAGTATCAAGATTATTTAAATAGTGTTCAAGTATTTGATTTTACAGGAGATGGAGTATTAAAAAAAGAATTTCCTGAAGAAAATATAAACTGTTTAAATTGGGGGGATAATCTTTATTATTTTTCTAAAGGAATAAGAATTGAAAAACGAATAGATGGGAATTTGATTTCTGCTCCTAGTCTATTTAAAGGTAATGAGTGGAGTAGTTTTAAACATCAAAGTCCTGAATTATATAAAGAAGCTTTGGAAAAACTTAGAGAATATGTAGTAGTTTCTAAAAGAGCATGTAATAAGTTATTCGAGTTAGAAGAAACTTTGGAAAATAAAAACTTAACTCTAACTGCTTTGAAAACTAATTTTATAGAACTTTATAATATATTAAAATCATGATTCTAGATAAAGACAAAAGTAAATTAATTTCGAGAGATATCTTATTATCAACTTATAAAGAACTTTTAGATAACTCAGGTCTTAAGAAAAAATTAGCAAGATTAGAAAAACTAATTAAAGAATTAGTAGTTGAACTTTATAGAAAGTATGTATTTTCCGACGAGTTATTACAGTTATTTGATAAATCTAAGAAAATTGCAAAAACTATGAGATCTATTGATGTAAATTTTCAAGTTCTAGGATTATGTGACTCTCCTCAAGGTTACTATCCTAATAAGATATTAACATTAGATTCTGGAACACCTATTGGATTTGTTGTAAGTATAAACAGGTGGGTAAATATAGAAGATGATTATTTAGAGAGTTTGCCTATGTGTGGTGATGATACTTATAAGTTAATGAATGTTATAGATAAGTTTACACCAGAAGAAGTAGATGTTCTTAAAAATGCTTATATAGATCTCTTTAAAGCAACTTATGCAATAAGAAACTTTAAAGGTGGGCAAGATAAATACCTTCCAGAAAATATAAAAACTTATGGACAACTACATGATTATGATCTAGAAATTTTTGAAATAGCTTATAATAAATTCATACAACAAAGGGATGAATTAAAAGTAAAAAATAATGAATCACACTTAGATAGAAATGATATTCCTGGAAGTTTACAACGACTTAAAAGAATACTTGAACTCTAAGAAGAAAATAAAAAGAGAGAAACCTATTAAGGCCTCTCTTTATTTTTTTTAATCTAGACTATTACTACTAAGTATGACTCTAGTAATCGCTTCATCATCTACATCTCTATCAATTCTTGGATAATGAATTACTTCTACTGCATAAAAGTACATAGTCCCTGAGTTTTTGTCTAATGACATGGATATAATATCTGCATATTCTTCTGCATTCTCCACATCATTTGTCATATTTTCTCTTACATACTCTGCAATGTTTCTGCTGAGTACTACCTTATCCCCTTTTCTTGGGATGTTTTCAAATTCTAGGGTGATGTGGATAAAACATTCTCCACTAATTCCCATAAATGAACAGTCTATTCTTTTCATAATTTCTTGTTTTTCTCAATAATAAGGCTTTGAAGGTAAAACTCTTATAGATGTAATAAAAATTAAAGAATATGAATGAAAACTATGTATTAGTAAGATGGCCAGAATCACAAGAATTTATGGAATGTGATTGGTTTAGAGATGAAGCAATTTTAGCTTTGGGACATGAAGATCAGACTGGAAGTAGTGCATATTTTATTCCAGAATCTAGAATCTTAACTAAAGAGTATGTTCAACAAAGAGTAGCAGAACTTTGTAGAGATTATGAAGTTACACCAGAAGAAGAGGATTATTCTAGTAAACAATGGTGTGATGAGGCTTTCCCATATGAAGGTGGAATGTCTTTAAAAGAATTAATTGTAGAAATTGCTCTATTAGTAAGAAAAAGATCAACTCTTCAAGACGATAAAAAATACGACGGAGAGATGTAAAAAAAAATTGAGAGGAACCTATTTGAATGGTATCCTCTCTTTATTTTTTATCCTACTTTTCCAGTTCTAAATGCTCTGGACTTTAAAATTTTACAACCTTTCTCTCCATGATAAACAATTAAATCGAATTTATCAAGATCCGGTCCAGTAAAATTTGTATGACTCAGGTTCATCATAGACAAAGTTACTTCACCTGTCTTACAATGTAGGTCATCATCTCCTAAAATTAATGTGTTAAGTACAAATTTATTCATTTCCTGATTCTGATATTAGTAAATCTAGATTTTCTCTAATTGTTTTCTCTGGATGTGAACCTACTAATCGATTCTGAAGTACTCCATCTTTAAAGAATAGTAGTGTTGGAATGTTTCTTATACCAAATTCTGATGTAAGTTCTGCACATTCATCAACATCACATCCGTAAATATTAACTTTCCCTTCATATTCGGTTGCTAATTTTTCAACGATTGGTTTAATTACTTGACAACCACCACACCATTCAGCAGAATAATCTACTACTACAAGTCCTTCATTAATCAGGTTTCTTTCACTGTCTTTTAACTCTTTCATAACTCTAGTTTATATAATAATTCTAATTGTAATCTAGTTAATACAAATACTTTAGTTTCGTTCTCTACCTCTCTACATATTAAGTCTTTTTTTGAACCTAATCTGATAAGAGGAGATGTACCTGTGGAATCTATAATCTCTACTCCACCTGTACTAGTATCATGAGTTTCTAATGTTACATTACCAAGACCATCTATAAATGTAACTTTACTCTTATCTGAAATCCAATCAGGCACAGATCCAACTCCATATTCCCAAACTTCTATATATTCTGGATAAGCTGAATTTCTTCCTGATTGTTTATATCTTTTAGTCATAATTTTCCAATATCTAAATCCTCTATATTATAATCTAAACAATCTATTCCATTTTTCTTAACTAATCCAGCAAAAAGATATCTAGGATCCGGATCAGTAAAAGTATCAATAAATTCTTTATCTACTTTTTCCAAGAATATTCCGATTGTTGTGTTTCTGAAATAAAGTACTGAAGAGTTAGATCCCCAAGTACAATATCTACAATCTATATAATCGGCAGGATCAGGAACATCTACTCTAGTCCATGGAAAAATAACAGACTTCAGAATATGTCTATGATAAAAATATAAACATTCATCAAAAATACATTTCCATTTCTTCTTTCTTTTTTCTTCAGACGGTGTATAGTAGAAGTTATATAGTTCTGTTGATGATAATCTACGAATCTTAAACACTGGCTTAATAATTCTAGACTGATTTATTTTTTCTAGGTTTTCAAAAAGTTTAGGTGTAGATTCTTGTAAATCCTGACATCTAGATATTGTTATTCCGATGTGCTTCCCAAATATTTCTTTATCATATTGTAGAGCCTTAAATATAGTTCTCGGTAAATTTCCAGAACTATCTATAAAAGCACAAGCCTGATAAAGAGTTGTTATCTTTTCTTTACTAATCTTAGAATTGTCGAAATGGGAATCAGAGAATATGAATACTATATCACTAATCTCAGAAAGTTTACATAATCCAGTATGTATATTATCTGGAAGAGGGTAGTAATCATAATCCATTAATATAATTGATATCATAAGATGACGTGGCTGATTAACTACGTACATCTCTTCTTTTGTTGGTTTCTTAATCATAAAATACTTGTCTAACTTTTTCCCAATCTACATAAGGTCTATCACTAAAATCTGGATTATATATAAGAGGACATCCAAGAGCAGCATCATCTATATAAAGATCTGCATGTACTTTTGGAGAACTAGTCCATCTTCTTTGTCCAGGATCTTGATTAATTCCATATAAAGGGATATCATTTTCTTTAAACCATTCAACTGCATCTTCGAGTTCTTTCCCTGATCTCATAGTATTAAGGATTAACTTATGACCTTTTTCTACTAGCTCTTTAAGAACAGGAACTGCACCAATATCCTTTCCAATTCTAGGATAATCATGAGTAACACAGGTTCCATCAAAATCAATTCCAATTTTCATAATTTTTATAATTTTTTAGATAAACTCCAAATCCAATGTTTTCCAGATTCAGTCCATTTCTTTTGATTCTTAATATGTTTATTTCCATGTTTATCAGTTACAACCGCTGAAGTAACTTTTGTATAACCTTCTTTATCGTAGGGGCTTGATAAATACCACCCTTTTATTCCTGGACGACGATAAATATATTTCTTTTCTTCAAGTTTCTTAAGAAGTATCTTTGTCCCATACCCAAGTCCAAGATCTTTACAGAGTTGTTCAGTAGAATACAAGTTTTCTGAATATGCTAAAACTTCATTATAATAATTTACCTGAGGGAGAAGAGATTTATATCTATCTCTTTCCTCTTTTAAGGCAGTAGTAAATCCTATCCTAAGAAGTTCATCAATCTTAGAATCTACCCAAATCGCAAACCTTGGATCTAACCACTGAGCATATCTAATTGCTACCCATCTATGCATCCATGTACCAGGTCTAGTTCCATTTGAATAATGCCCTTCTATAGTTATTACAGGAGTGATGCGCGTCTCCCGCGCAGTACTTTCTTGATACTTTTCAAATGCTTGTAAATAATCTTGAGTATCCTTCTGTCTCAACCATTGATAGGGCCTTTTGTTAGGTCCGAATAATTTACCCATTTCAGTAGCATTAATCATGGTATCAAAATCATCTGATTGTGTAAACTGAATTAATGCTCCATTAAATTCTAAGTTATCAATAATTGTTTTCATAATTTTTCTATTGTTTGTTCTTCAGTATCTAATATAAAACATTCTCTACAATCTAAACATGCAAATGTCTCTTCTATTCCTGGAGATGGTCCAAAAAATTCCTTGGCTAATTGAGTATGACCAAAAATCTGAAATACTCCAAGAAATGTATTCTCAAATTCTCTTACATCAGACCATATACATGATCCATAAAACCCATAACCACCTCTAAGTCTTGACATATACCATAAGTGATTATACATTAGATGTTGTTCCTTAAGAAGTGTATCTAGGTCATCACAACCACAAGTAATTTTCATCCACTCTTCTACAACACCTGCATGAGAAAATAAATACTTTCCTTCTTTGTATAATACTTGAAATAATTCTTGATTATCATTAAATATCTGTTCGATTTTTTGTGCATTCCTAAAGTCATATCTACTACAAGGAAGTATTTCTTTTAATAGATTCATATAGTGATAATCATGATTCCCTATTAACAAAATAACCTTCTCTAGGAATTCTTTTTTGAAGTCTATTATCTTCTTTAATTCTTCTATTGCCTTCTTTGGTGAAATACCCTCGACTGGATATGGGTCTAGATAATCTCCTAGAAATACAACTTGATCTACTTCATTAATCTTTTCTTTCGCTAGCCTCCAAAACGTCCTACCATGAACGTCTGGAACAATTATTATTTTACTCATCTTGATTAATTATTTTATATTCAATAATAAGGAAAGAAGGTCTGTCAGAGAGTAAAATAAAGACCCTAAGGATTTTTTCCCTAGGATCTTTTTATTATTTATTAGAGACATTTAGAATATCCACAATCAAGACATTTTACGCAACCACCATCTCTGATTAACTTACCGCCACAATCAGGACATACTTCTCCCTTAACTTCTTTTGTTTCAATGTATTTACTTAAGACTCTACACATTGCAGAAGAAAAACTTGAAATATTATCATTTACTTTTTTAGCTGTTTTTATAATATACTCAATATCTACTCCATGACGAAGTAGCATTGATGTATAAAGGGTTGCAGCTTTTTCTTCAATATCTGTAGTTAATACTTTAAGATCTGGAATCGTTAACTTTTCAGACTCAAATGAATATTTCTTTTTCTTTACCTTCGTTATCTTTCCTTTATGATTTGGGAAATTAACGGCCATCTCAGTAGGTCTAAATACAAAGATTTCATAAGGTCTACTTTCAATCAAACCTACTACGATAATAAATTGTTCGCCCTTAACTTTAACTTGATAATAATCTGCATCCAATTCTACAGGACGTTTAGGCGCTTTTCTTGTTTCAATAGTTGTGGGTCTCTCTTCTTTCTTACTTAATCCGGTTAATACACCCTCTCTACATCCATCTCTATAGATGGTTATTCCTTTCAATCCCTCTTTCCAGGATTCGATGTAGATATTTGCAATTTCTTCTTCTGTAGTTTTATTATCTAAATTTACAGTACTAGAAATGCTATGTGTAATATATTTTTGAACTATTCCCTGAAGCTTGACTCTTTGATGCCAATCAATTTCAGGTGCTGTGGAACCATAGTATGGACTTTCTTTAAATGCTTCTTCCCACTCTTTAATAGTCCACTCATCGTTCAATTCTTTTTCCGTTTTTCCATATTTCATAGAAGCCCATTCCATAAGCCCTGGATGAACAACTACAAATAATGTGTATTTCTCTCCTTTAACATCAGTATAATCTACTCTATCCCCAGGAGACATACATTTTCTTTTTCTTTGATAATATGGCATAAATATTGGTTCGATACCAGAAGAACATCTAGCCATTAAACTAACTGTTCCTGTAGGAGCAACGGTTGAGAATGATAAATTACGTCTTCCATATTTACTCATTCTATTTGCTCTTTCCTGATAATTAGTATGAATAAATTCATACCAATCATTATTACCTTCTTTTGCAATATCATTTTCTCTTAAATGCCACTCTTTATAATCGTCATAAGCAGGGAATGTTCCTCTTTCGATCGCCATATCTATATCTGAATCAAGTTCTCCTAAGAAAATGATTCTCATAATCCGATCTACCATCTTCAAACCCTCATCAGAATCGTATTTTAATCCTAACATAGCAATAGCATCAGCAAGAGATGTAAATCCTAAGCCTGCACGACGTCCTTGAATCGCAGTATTATTTATTTTATTCCACAATTCATATTCTAATTTATTTTCCTCACCTTTAACTACATCAATTATTTTAGAAACTGCTTCAATTTCTAACTCAACTAAATCATCTGCTAGTCTCATTGCTTCATATGCAGTTTCATAAAGTAATTCTTCGTTTAGATGTGCTTTCTTTGTAAATGGTTCCTCGATAAAGCTCTTCAAATTCAAATGAATAAGACGACAACTATCATAAGGTCCCATAGGAATTTCACCACACGGATTGGTCGATACCATTTTAAAATTTGGATAAACTCCATCTGGTGAATAATTATGCATAGTACTTTCGAACATAATGCCCAAATATGTTTTCTTATATTATTTATATAAGTTCAGACTATATCTTCATTATTAAATTAATGTCATAATACATAGTCGTTGAAAATTATTTATAAGTTATAATCTTATACCCTTTATATTTTCCGGTTTTTATAATCCCTTTATTATTTCGAATATAACTAAATATACTAGACTTTTTTAATCCAATATAATTAATAAAATCCTGAAATCCTTTAGATCTATATACCATATTCCCTGATACATCTATCAATTCATATGTGTGACATTGTTTTTTAGGATCGAATAATCCAATATTAATAGCATGGATATTATTTTCCTTTCCAGTCACCCATTCAAGATTTTTAACATTATTATTTGATTTATTTCCATCTATATGATTAACGAAAGGTTTATTATCTGGATTCTGAATAAATGCCTCTGCTACTAACCTATGAACTCTTTTAGTAATCTTTATATTATTTACTTGAAGAGAAACATAAACATATCCATTCTTTTTATAATTCAGTTTTAAGTATTTCTTTCTTATTTTCGAATATACTTTTCCGTCATCACTGACACTATAATAATTTTCAAAACCTTTAATATCTCTTAACATATATTTTATAACTTATTATAATTCTGCTAGTTTTATACTAAATAGTTCTAGCAATTGCTTACGATTTTAAATATAATTTATATCTAAACTATATTAACCCCGTCGAGGTTCTGCCGTGTTCCAGGCACAATGCATAAGGAGTTTCCAGAGTTCCATTGTATTTACTCTTTTTATATAAACTCTAGAATAATTTGGATCTTTTATTTCTACTAATTCTCCAATATTATAATCATCAAGATTAAGATCTTTAGTATCATAAGTTATCGGAAAGCGAAGTAAATAATCCTTTCCACTTTCCATAGCCTTCATAAATTCATCAGTTACTTTTACACTAATATTAGCTCCTGTAACTTTTGTAAGATCTTGTTTCTTTGTAATAAATTCTTCAATATCTGGATGATTGATATTCATTGATAGCATAAGGGCGCCTCTACGACCATTTTGTGCTACCTCATTTGTAACATCTGAACATACATCCATAAAACTTGCTGCACCTGTGGAACTTCTTGCAGCATTCTTTACACTAGCTCCTCTCGGTCTAAGCTCTGACAAGTCATACCCTACTCCACCACGTCTTTTCATAAGTTGTGCTTGTTCAGCTCTAGTACTCATAATATCTGCGTAGGAATCACTTGGTGAACCTATAACAAAACAGTTGGATAAACTTACTAATCCATCAGTTCCAGCACCAGACATTACAGAACCTCCAGGAATTATATATTTATAATTCCGAAATAATCCCATAATTTTATCTTCGGTCAACGGTTCTCTAGAATATCCATAAGTAGATAACTTTAAACTTGAATCAGAATCTTTTTTCCAATCAAATTTCTCTTCTATCTTAGCAAATTCGTGAGCTAGTCGTTTATGAGTATCTTCAGGTGTTTCTTCCCCTATCGCTGCATATTTATTTTTCCAGGTTGAAGCAGCTAATTCATCTCCATTGAAGTAATCTAATACTTTATTTTCCATTTTTGTAAATTTGTTTATAATTTTACTTATTGTTTCGTTATCTCTTACTAGGATCAAATTCAAATCCTAAGTCATTTACATATTTTTCTGCATCTTTAATATTTATAACTTCATCTATTTTATTATACTTTTGTGTAAATTCAACATATGCATCTTGATGTTCCATATATTCTTGAACCCCTCCTGGAAATTCTTTTGCTCGGGTAGGTTCTCTAAGAATAACATCTCTAACAAAATCAAAATCTTTCTGAACTAATAATATTCTCCTTGGTGTATAGTACGAATTTTGCTCACATAAGATATCTTCTTCATGAACTACATCCTTAATCCATTTCGAATTTTCACCGATTTCTCTATTATTCTTGTAGTAATAATAAAGCATATCGGATACTCCCCTTTCCACTAAGAGGTTATTCACTCCAGGAGGCCAATTACTTCTTATAGCATTCTTCAAGTTACATAAATGAAGAATAGCATAATTTCGATCATCTTGTTGCGTTCCTAAGATATTTTCCCAATGTTTCCAAGGTTTAATATCAGACCACATAACATTATACAGTCCAGGACACTTTGTTAATACTGATTCTATGGTTGTTGCTTTAAATGTACCAGAACACCCATAATACATAGTTATAAATCTAAACATAACGTAAATTTTCTTAAAAAATCGTTCTTTTCTCTTACAAATATTTTTCTTTCACTCTCAGGAACTTCTACATAACCTTCAGGAGTACAGTGTTTATACTCTTGATAGATAATACAGTTTTCCCATTCTCTTGTTTCTGGATTTTTCATTATCGCATTTTCTTGAAGTACTATATAATGATTCTTAGTACCTTCATATTCTACTATTTTTTCCATATTTACTATTTGTTTTAGAAATAAATTGGGAACCCACACAACACGAATCCCCTTTGCATAAATAAGGAAGTCACGGGTCGAGAGATCACTTTTCATCGATTTGGAGGAAAGATAAAAAAGAGACTGGATTTTCTCCAATCTCTTAATGTATAGTATATATTAACTTTCATATTTAAGAATATAATAACCTCTTATAGATTTCGCGCCGTACAATTTAGCTCCCGATCTGGATAGCTTTTGTGTTACGTGAAAATATGTGCTACCTCCTCCCGAACTAACTCTTACTTTCTTAGGTTGATTCGGCGCGGGAGTCACAAGGTCTTTTTTCTGATACCCTGGCGCTACTACATTCCAAGGTCCATTCTTAAATACATTATAGTAACCTTTATTATGATTTTCATTTTTGAATTCATAGACACCTGGAACTGGTACATTTAGTTCAGTTCTCTTGCCTTTCATCATATTCCCAACAAATTTACTGTCTGGGAGTGAATTATAAGCTTTATCTCTTCTTCGGTATATTGCATATCCTGCTGCAACACCAAGAGATAATACTGTTATGATTTTTAATCCAAAAATCAATCTATCTTTTGTTTTCTTTTTCATTCATTTATTATTTATTATCATTTATAAGGCTTTCAGGGTTCTCTTTTTCCTTCTCTTCGAGATATTCTATAACTCTCCAAAGAACATAATAAGTCAATACCGCTAAAGAAAATACTATTAAGATAGCAAGAGTAATCTTTATATTTTTTATTTCACTATTTAATGAAAAGAAAGCAACTAAATCAACTGGAATTAAATAAAATAATATTGTTGCTTTTATTTCTTCTCTTACGATTTCTCTAATTTTCTTTTTCATAATTTTCTATTTAAATTTTAGTTTTACATAAATAAGGTTGTCAATCCCTTATATTTGCAATGAAAATTTAATTTTATATATTATGGTAAATAGCGAAAATTTTATTATTCCAAAGAAAATTAACGTCGGATATCAAGAGAGATCTGACTGTTATACTAAAAAACTTGGATTCATTACTTACACAGACTCTTCGACAGGGATTTTGAAAAAAGAAAAATCTTGGAATTCTTGGAGAGATCATAAAATCAAAGATGATGAATTTGAGAATATTCCGATGGAAGGTTTTATAGTGAATCGTTCTGTTGGTGGTGGAAAAGTAGGTTGGAATTATAGACAAGCTTATTGTAGAATTTGGGATCCAAGGGGGTTTGAGATTGAAATAGGAATTGATAATTTCTTATGGATATTAGATTATTGTGATAGCTTGGCTGGAAAGAAAATAATCGGAAAATGTGTTTATTCTTGGATAGGGACAGAATTAGTTCTCCTTCCGATTAATACAGAGGAATATAGAATTTCTTCTGAGATAATGAAGAAACGAGAAGTAATAACAAAAGATCTTAAACCCGCCGAACTTAAACCTGGATCTTTATACAAACTTAAAAAACTACCTTGGAAATATTCAGGAATTTCTAAAAACTATGAAGAAAGGAAAGCAATATTTATTGGAGAAGCTAAGTTTGGAAAAGAACTAGGGAAGAAATATGAAACCAAACTTTTATTTTATGATCCAGGGAGTATAGAAAAAGAGGATTTTGTATTCACTGAAAGTATTAAAAGTGTAGAATTCGAAGTTTGTCCTAGGGTATTATCAGATGGAGAAATTAAAGAAATCATGGATCGTTTTGAAATGACAGCTTATTCTTGGAAATTCTGGAATAGCCCTATAGGATTTATTGAAGAATTTTATCGTCAAGATTCAGCCTTAGAGAGTCGATTAAAGAATGATCATGAAGCTGCTGAGAAGAAATGTCATGTTTATATAGATGATCTTGGAAAAACTATTAATTTCTATAAATCATATATTCAATACTACAATGATAATTCAGGATATACCTATAGTAGTTATATCAGGACAAAGAATATTTCAGACAAATATTTATCTTATAAGTTTGATTTTTCTGGTGGTAATATAAAAGTTTCTGAAAAAATTTTAGACTTGGGAAAAATCTTTAATGAATATTGGAATTATTATGGATTTAGAACAGTTCCATTGAATAAAACAGTATATCCAGAAGCTACAGAAGAAGATTGGATTAATTTAGGTGAGAATTTAAAAAATTCGGAAGAAATTCCTAAGACTTATATATTTTATAAGACAATATCTGGATATTATTCAGAATCCCTTCAAAAAGTTCTTTCTCAAGAAGCAATAACCTCTGGAAAGTCCTTAGTTAGATCAGATCTTATTATTTATCTTCCTATTAAAAAATGAAAAAACCAAAACTATATTGTTACAGTCATACAGAATTTGATATGATGTGCAGTTCTTGTGGGTGGAATGATGATAATCTTCCGAGTAATAGTTGTTTTATATCTATCATTGGGACTCCTGAATGTCAAAAATATTATTTAGAAGAGGATGAATTACATTGGTTTAAGAAAGATAATTCCTCGGTTGTATTAAATCTAGAGTTTGATGATATACCTTCTCAAGAAATAGAATGGAAAGGTCATAAATTTTTAGGAATAACTCAAGAACAGGCAGCCGAAGTAGTAGATTTTATAGAGTCGAATCTAGGAAAAGACATATATGTTCATTGTAAGGCTGGAAGATCAAGATCTCAGGGAGTAGTTAGATTTATTCTTGATATGTACCCTGAGATTTATGATGAATCTTGTACTCGGCCGGAAAATAAATGTGTCTCTCCTAATATATATGTAGTTGGAGAACTTAAACGGGCTTATTATAAGAAACATGAATTATATGAAACAGATAATTAAAAACGTTAGAGATTGTTATAACCATATCCCCTATACTTGGAAACATTGGATTGCATTTATGAAAACAGAGAAAAAACTTCTTGGATATCATTCACACTGGTTTCATGATTGGGATAAATTGATACTATTTATATTCTTTCCATTCCTAGGCGAAAGAATTATAAATCAATTTCATCAGAGGATAAATAAACACCATCCTACATATACTACCGGAAAGGATTGGATAAAACAATTAAAATCTCCAAGAGAAATAGATTGGGTAGAAGCTGTAATTGATTGGGAATGTGCAAGAATAACAAAACATGACAAACCACTCAATGCTAGACAAACTCTCGAGAAATATTATCCACAGTATAAAGAATTCGTTGAACCAATCTTAAAAGAACTTGATTTATGATAGCTGCTACGTTTTATATTGGAATTATAGTATTAATAATATTATACTATATAATAATATCCGATACTTATGATACAAAAGGTTTTATAATAGGAACTTCTCAGTATACTCCAGAGAGAAAAATAAAAATAGAAAAAACATATCTTTCTGATCCAAGTACTAGGAAAACAGAGAGAAATTGGGATAGAAATATTATTTTAGTAAAACCGATAGATGATAATAAAGAAGGTAAATGGAAGAAAGATGATATTCTAATCTTCAGGAAATATATCGGACAGTCAATAAAAAAGAAATACATTATCCTACAAAATCGAAGAAAAGAAAAGAGAATAGCTTATTGTACAGTGGAATCCTCTGGTTTTCCTCCGATTTTTGATGGTTCAGAGACTTTAATAGAATATGAAATTATTGGAGTTTTAGAATCATCCTATACACCCCAAAAGTCTTATAATTGAAGAAAAATATAGTTTTTTATAAATGGTGTTAATTTTTATGAAAACCCTACCTGTTCGTGATGAATGGGTAGGTTTATTTTTCTTCTAAAAAGAATAATAAAAAAGGAGCGTAAAAGCTCCTTTAATTTTTTTTTAAAACTTACTTAATATTTTTTCATACCAATTCTTATCTTCTTCGAGTTTAGATGATACATACTTATCAGTTAGTTTATTTCCGTACTTAATAACAAAATCTCTAAACTCATCAGAATTCATAGATCCATTCTCTCCAAGATATAATGCAACTACTTTTAATAACTCTTTTTCGTCTTTCAAGATATTCACTACATCTTGTCTAAGTTCTGAAAATCTATGAGCTACCATTTCGTTAAGATATCCATTATATTCTTTATAAGGATGTTTGACATATAAACCTTCATTATCTAAGAATCCAGAAGGTATACCACCTGTACTTTCTTCTGTTAAATGATTCGTATATGAATAAGGTTCAAAATACCCACATCTATAAGCCATCTCAGAGAAAAAATCCCATGCGTTTTCAATATCACTTCCAGAACCCATTAAACACTTCTCTGGATATTTTCCATAAACTAGATTCTCAGCTTCATAACCAGCGAGACATATCCTAACCTCTGAATCAACATCTCCTCGACTATCAATTTCTCCTTCTTTTTTTGGATCATAAGTATTACAAAATCCTCCATCTCCGGTAGCGACAGAAACTATATTAACTGGATAAACACCAGTCTCATGTAAGGCTACTATTGCATGTCCAGCTTCATGTACAGAATTTATAAATCTTGTTAATCTTCTCTCTGGATTCCTTAATTCTCCAAGTTGTAATGGAATTTCTATATTTACTGTTTTTCTTGATTCGCCAAAAATAATACTTAGTGACGTTTTATCTATTTTTAATTTCTTTTCTGTAAGATCTGTTTCCTTAGTAAGAGTTATCATCACTTCTTTATCTTCAGCGATACGATTAATTAAAATATCACTTAGAAGAGGAGTTAATAGAGTTCCAATAGTAGTATAAACCGGTCTTACACCTTGTACTGGAAATACTCCCTCTGAATACATAAGATCAATTATATTTTCAGCATAATTAATTTTTATTCCTTCAGTTTCTAAAAATTTATCTGCTATTCTAGATAATTCTTTTTTAATAATCTTAATAAAATGTTCTTTCTTTAGTGTCGGATATTTTATTAAATTATTTCCAAGTCTAGCTATCTGTTCTGCTCTAAATCTTTGTTTGAGAGCTTCCTTAATATCTGAAATTGATACTTTACTTGTTTTATCATAGAAAGTATTAGCATCCATATCAGGATCTAAATCAGATTCTACTTTAAAAGCCTCATCTAAATTTCCAAGAATAAATACTAATGATCTTGAACAATCTAATTCTTTCGGTTTAGATATAATTATAGAAACTTTTTCAAGAATATGACTAAATTCAGATATATTTTTAGAGTTATTTAAATCAGTGATTATTTCATACCCGTATCTAGGTTTATAAGCATTGAGTTTTTTTACAATTGTTCTCATATCTCTATCTTCCAAAAGTCTAAGAGGTCTAAATATATCTTCTTCCTCATCTTCATCATCATTAGTCTTTATGAAGGGTTTTGATACTTTTACTTTAGCAGAATCATCACCATTTAGAAGCTCTGTTACATTTCTTCCATAATAGAATAATCCAAGATTTTCTAAAACTGTCTTAACTTCTTCTCTAGAGGTTACTTTTCCAGAATCTAATTTTATTTCTGGATGTTCTTTAGAAAATTGTTTAAAATCTTCTACAAAATTTCCGAAATGTGTTATATCATATCTATACTCTGAAACACTAACTTTTCCATTATCTATAATATTCCAAATTGGTCGAAGAGGAGATTTAAGAAGTTCACAACCATTTTCATCTATGGTTCTTGCATATTGAAACTCATCAAATACAAAAACTGCATCTCCAAGTTTATTTTCCCCTGATGAATTAAGAGAATCAAAATCGTCTTCAATATCAAATACTTCTTCTATTTTATCTGCAATACTTCCTGAAGATGATTCATTTGCTTCAAGACCACAATCAAAGAAAGCTGTTTTCCCAGTAAGACCAAGAAGTTGAACTAATCTCCGAACTACGCTTGTTTTTCCAGTTCCAGTTAATCCCCATAATGAAATAACAACTGGTCTCTCTATTATTTCTGGAGTTATATACCAAGGAATTATAGATTTTTTTATATTATCTATAATATCATCTAATCCTACAAATTCTGATTTCAATATTGCTACAGCTTCATCTAATTTTTCTTGACGAAGCTCTTTTGTTTTTGGAATTGTCAGGTTTTCTAAATTTTTCTTCATATTATAAGTTTTATATAATCTACATGTATAAGGATTAGAGGTTGAAAGAGGAGAAAAATAAAGAAAGGGATTATATTTCCCTTTCTATTGTTGCTTATTAGTATTCAGGTATTACTTTCACTCCTTTTCTATTACTAATTCTTGGAGTGGTAATATTATAGAACATTGTGCTTCTGTTCATCTTTTTGTAATACCTGCCCCAGTATCCATATTCTCTTATTAATATTTCCATTTCTCTTCTATTCTTTGGAGCTTTAGATAACCAATTATAATTTACTATATTAGTTATCAATCTCCAAGCAAAGGATTGGAAAAATTCATCTGGCTTTTTAATATCTGGATTTTTTAAACAATCATCCAGAATATCTACAATAATTTCCTTAATAGGCTCAACATCATTCACGATTTTTGTTCTACTTGAATCCAAAGATAACTGGGATCTTTTTTCTTCTCCTTTCTTTTCATTTCCTTTACCAGTTTTCTCACTAGATTTCAAGGGCTCACTTGGACGGATTCCTATTATCCACCCAAGGACTTCTGTTAAACTCTTGAGTCTCATAGTTCAAATCCTTTTTAAGTAGTTAAACAATTTATATATAGAATATAGAAATACTATAATAATTGCTAATAATCTTAATAAAATCTCTACATTATTGATCTCAGGTACATATTTCATAAACAATGCCAATCCAATTAAACTTCCTATGATTGGTAATACATATTTACAAATTAATAATCCTGTATTCAATGATTTAACTACCCAAAGCAAACCTTCATTTTTAATTCCCCATAATTTTCCTAGATTAAACATCGCATATTGACCGTACTTATAAATCCAGAATATTTTTTCTATTCCTAATATAAGTGCTCCAATAAAACATAATGCCATATATATTCCTAGGTGTGTCATATTACCTGGAGAGGTAACTTTGAACACGTAAATTAAGTAGATACATAAAAAGTAATAAGCAATACTTCTTATACTAAATGTTAATTCAAATTTTTCATTTAATTTATTTTTCTTTGTCATAATTCTTTTGTTATTGTCTTAAGGTTTTTCTGACACTATAGATAATAAATCATAGTGGCACCCTACTCCGAGAGAAAGCATAACATATAGGAACGCTCATCTCTCATTGCTACATTTAGTTTCACAACTTTAGTGCTAGTTGTCTTCTACACCGCGAAGAGGTAGTAGTTTCGTAGAAGAAAAATACTAGGGATATATAAAATCAAACTCTAAATTATATATTATATTTAGTTAATAAATTTTTACTATTCTATCATAAATACATATATGCGCACTAACGTATTTAATTAAAAATTTATTAAAGTCTATTTGATTTTATATTCCCTAGTGAACTTTACCTGTTTACCTCGAGAAGATTATACTTCTCGATCTTGATACTCTGGAAATTGTTACAGTGATTAATTAATTTATACTCATAATTATAATTAGAAGTAACTAATAACATAAGCCAGTTATATCCAAATAAAATTCAATTATTTATTATTATATTAATAAGTAGTCTCCGATCAGTACCATATTTTCATCTGATCTTTACTACATATATAAGAATTTGAAGGTTTCTGAGGTATCTTATTTTTTTTTATTCATCTAATCTTTCTTGCTTAGACTTCTTAGATATCTCTTCCTCATCCAAATCTCCATAAACTTCCGGAAGCCATCTTTTTAAAATACTGGGAATCAAATCATTTCTCACAACATCCTCTAGACCAAATTCAACAATACCTATTTCATCCATATCAGATAATTTTTCCACAGCATATTGTAATCCTTTTTGATTTTTCCCTGATTTTAAAGAACTCGAATCTAATTGCATTTCATCAGAATTAAAGATATATTTAGAATTAGTTCCTATTCTAGTTAATATCTTAAGAAAAGTATCTCGACTGAAGTTCTGGCTCTCAGATATCAAAACAATTGAAGAATCAATATTGTTTCCCCTAAGAAACTGGCTGCCTTTCACTTCTATTTTACCAGCATCTACTAACTTTTGAACAATTTCTTTTCCATTTTTTCCTGAAGCATTAAATATCTTCTCCATCGTATAAAAATCTGCTTCTTTATACGGCGTGAGCTTTTCTTGCAAATCTCCGCGAAGATCGAATAGGCCTATATTAATTATATAGACTACTAGACTATATCTTAAAAGCGTTTTTATTTTCTCTTCTTCACACATAGTCGTTGAGAAACTATTTAGGTTAATCTAATTAATAGTTTTTGCTGATTATACTTTAATTTCCAGCATTTCTTGAAGTTTTCCTAAGTTTTATACACCTAGGGGACAATCTAACTTATCCAATATTTTCGTCAGGATTAGTAGCTACAGGATAAATAAATACTATTTTTTCATAACCATTATCAGGATTTTTTAATAAATCAAGGGCAGCGTAAACAGAAACGTATGATTTTCCAGAACCGGCAGGACCCTTAACTATTGTAATTTCGTGATCATAAATAGATTTAAGAAATTCTTTTTGATGCTTAGTTTTGCATTTAAAATTAATTTTAAAATTCAAAATACTATCTCTTTCTTTTCGAATTAAATCAAGTTCTTCATCCACACTTGATTTAGTAACAGCTTTCTTTTTAGCCATAGAGTTTAATTATTTTTTATTAATACCAACACTAGATATCTCGGATACAACCTGACATCTAGAATATTTAAAGTCTTCTAGGTCATAGGAATTTGTATATGACATTGCTGATCTAAGATAGGAATCCATGTTTTTTGCCCACCCTGCTAATGTATATTCAATTTCTAAGACCACGCTTTTTCCTTCTGAAGTTTTTAATTTTTCTCTGTCTACAGTTTCTATTGATTTTCCTAAGATTTCTGCTTGTGCTCGTTTAGTTGACATTCCATAATACTCTCGATAAAATTTCTCTCCTCTGGTTATATCTATACTTTCTGGAAGGGATTCATAATATTCGCCGTAATATTCTCTTAGCACTGGACCGGCCGCTTCTAATGCTTTTCCAAATGTACTTCCCATCATAACATAATCTGCTCCAAGTGCTAAGCATTTAATTACGGCCGAAAAAGTGCTAATTCCTCCATCGGCGATAATTTTAGTATTTCCTGAACATTCTCTCTTAACCTGAAAAGTATCATTAATTAAAGAACCCATAGGATAATGAATACCAGTCTGAGTAGAAGTAATACAACCAGCTCCACCACCTATACCTACTCTAAGATAATCAAATCCAGCTTTATCATATAACTTATAGGTCTTAGGGTTAGCTATATTTCCACCCATGATTTTTATTAATGTTCCATATAATTCTCTAAGAGTTCGACCAAGTTCTATCTGACTTTCCATATGTCCATTAGCTATATCAATTAAGACATATAATCCAGATCCTGTACTTTGTTGATGCTGTTCTATAAAATTTTCCTCAATCTCTTTCATAGAAAAAGCACAAAATACTTCAGAACATAATTTGAGTCTTTCAGAGAGAGGTACATTTCTGGGGATAATACATGAAATTAGATTATCATGAAAAGTTTTATAATTTTCTGGACTAACCACTGATGCCATAGGTGCTGCAATAACTGGAAGGAATTTGCTATCTTCTCTGCCATCTATTTTAGGAACCCATGGAATACATTGAGATCTACTATTTATTCTTGTTACTACTTCTGGAATGATTGTTATCTCTTCAAGTGAATACAAAATAGTTGGTTTATTTTCTAACATAATTTTATATTAATTTTGGTTTCATATATAAAGCAATTAAGGCATGGGGAGAGCAAAAAGTAAATAACCTTAAGGAATTTCTCTTCCCTAAGGTTTATCTTACATTACTTTTTTATCTCAATGTCCCAAGAAATAAATAAATATGTACTATTCTTAAATTCTGGAACTCTTTCTTTGTCAAGATAAAAAGTTTTAAATCCTTTTTCTGTATAGTGAGTTTTTATTAAGTCATAAAGATCTCTTTGATCATCCGGAACGATCAATGCTAATAATCTTTCTTTATGACTAAATTGAAGCTTACTTGTTATTTGTTCTTCAATTTCTTTAATCTTTTTCTTAGCAATTTCTTCTAAGCTCGAATACCCTTGAAGATTAAACCTGCTAATAATATTAGCTTGATCTGCTGTTAATTCTTTCTTTTTTCCGATTGTCATAATTCTCTCTTTAAGTCCTAATAAACTATTAATCATTCTCACATTATCTTCATCTTGTTTTTCTAGTACTTTACTTACCGTTATTTCTTTCATAACTTTTAAGTTTTTTTATTGTTTACACCTATAAGGAATTCAATGGTTCTTAAGATTCTTATATATGATAATAAAATAAATGATTATGCAAAAATTTATAATTAGTAAAGAAGGAGAATTAATCCTAGGTAATGTAGAGTTTCACTTTGAATTACTTGGAAAGAATTACGCTACAGGATGTTGGGGAGGAGGTTTTTGGAGAGTTGATAAAGAATCTAAAACTTTAATACTCACTGGAAAATCAATAGACTTTGGACTTCCTAAGTGGGAATACTTTAAAGAACCTCCAGTAGGTTATGAAGACTATAAAATTACATATGAAGGAAAAGAAGTAGTAATTTCCAAGATAGAAGATCCAGTAGATAGTTATACTAAACATGTAGATAATAAAATATTGGAGGAACTTAAGAAACAAAAATCTTATGATCCGACAAAAGGTTTATTTAATAATTTTAAATTTAATGATGGTTATGAAGTCAAAGCAAAAAACAAAAAAGACGCCACTAGAAAACATAACGCTTGGAAAAGAAGAAATAAAAAAGCCGAGAACTAAACAAGAACGTCTAGCAGCAGGAGAAACGTTTGTAACTTCTGAGAAAGGAAATTCAATGACTCCTCTCATCATGTCTGGTCAAAAACATGTCTTAGAACCTGTTCCTGGACTAGATTCAGTAAAAGTTGGAGATATAGTTTACTGTAAAGTTCATGGAAGATTCTTTACACACTTAATTAAAGCAATAGATCCAATTAAAGGTGCTCAGATAGGGAATAATCACGGACATATAAATGGTTGGACTAAGAACATTTATGGAAAAGTAATAAAAGTTTTAAAACCAGATGAGAAATGGGAAAAATAACAAAAGAATCCATTAAAGAGTTTTTAGATTACTTAACCGAAAATTCAGATTCAGGAGTTAGAATAACAGAAGGTTCAACGAGTGAGATATATACAATTCATTTTCTTGGAGCAGCTATTGAACAGATTATCTTATATGAAAAATTCTATGGAGTAGAGTTAGCATTTATTACTTTAGAAGATAAATCTGTATATACTCAACACAAACAGATTACAAATCAAGAATCCCTAGAGAAAGAGGTATTATGTTGGATTCTAAAAACTACTGAAAAAGTGAAACAAAGAAAACGCTTGAAAACCTTATATGTGAATGTAAAATAGAAACACAACAAATTTTTAAACTCATGAATTATATAGGTTCTGGTCTGTGAAGATCGGAACTTATTTTTTTTTATTCACAAGAAAAAAAGAAAGGCCAGGATTAATTTCCTAGTCTTTCTCTTATTTTTATTTATTCAATTCTAATAATGATTTTTGAACAATATAATTATTTCTGGTTAGATCTTTTACATTATATAATAAATCTTCTAAAGAAATATCTATTAATTGTAAAGCTTTTGGATTAGATTCATAAGCATTATGCACTTCATATTTAGATTGTTTTTTATCAACAAAATCATCATAACTTGAATATTCATCAAAATTATTTCTATTAAGTAAGATAAGATTTTTAGTAAGCTTTTTACAAATACTTAATGGAAATTTAGCAAGAATTAATTCAGCGGTTGTAATTACTTTATCATCTCCTACTAGATTATCCCAAGATTTATTATAATCGAATAGATTTACATCTAATGAATTCTCTAGTCTAAAAGCTCCTTTATAGACTTTTATTAGTTTAGATACTTTTAGTGAATACTTAGATCGAACTACTTTAAATATCATAAAATAGTAATTAATCTAGAGAACATTTTTTCAATTCCAGCAAGATCAAGGAGCAGTGGGTAAGTTTTATTCACTACTTTTTGTCTTTTCCATTGAATTAGTGGTATCTCTGGAGATTCAGACGTATATAAATCGAGTCTTTTCTGACCTGGGATATATACTAAACATCCAAAAATACTTCTTTTATTTTTTACTAACAAGGCGAGTTTATAAATTGCTTGACCTTGTGCTACACTTAAAAGAATCTGATCTGCTCCAAGTCCCCAAAGAAGTCTTGTATTATTATAAAGAGTTCGTAAAGGTATCATTTCTTTTGGATCCCCTGTTTTAAAAAAGTCTGTAGGATTTTTTACATCTGCAAACTCTAACATATTATATGTTATATCCTGTAACATAAGTATTAGTATTATTGGAATTTATATTAGTTGGTATTTGTGATGATGCAGAAGATACAACATAATCTGAAGAACATGTAGATGTAGTTGTCTGATGAGAATATGGAACAAATGGGTTAGTTGAAGAGCCATCATTATACCAAAATTTTCCGGGAACTGTCATAATTGGATTAGTTGTCCACTTTCTATTTGCATCATTCAGTTCTTCCATAAGTTTTTGTAATGTTTCGTTGTCTAGGTTAATATAGTCTCCAGCATTATAAATATCTTTAATCTTATCTATAATTTCTTCTGGCATCGTAAAATATACCTCAGGACATTCGGGAGAAACTATAACTAAATAATCTCCTATATTTTGAATAATACCTATCCTAAATTCTTCTACCCAAGCAATGGATTCAGTTTTAAAAATCTTTATTCCACTAGAAATTAAAGTACCATATTTTGGAGAAAACTGAAATGTTCCTAAAACTCTATATCCAAAGAAATCACTAAATTCGTTAAATCTCTCTTCTTCTAAGAAATATTCTTTTAATTTTTCTTCACTCATCGTATTTTAAATTATTTTATTGTGATATTTGTAACTCCTGAGTCATTTAATTCAAGTCTACAAGTTTTATTATTAAATGAAGTAATAGATTCCATATGACTAGAGATCATAATACATCCAATGTTCATACTACTAATCATATCTATACAGTTATCATGATTTTCTGGATCTAAGTGCTTCAAAAATTCATCCATAATAAGCAGTCCCATTCTAGTTACTATCTTACTAAGAAAGTTGATATCTAAAACTGTTTGTTGACCTGAACTACATGCATCATAAGAGACATAATTTCCATTATTATTAAACCTACTAGTAAGGTCAAGATGATCCTTCTTTCTGAAGTTATATGTATCTACTGAATATTTAACTTGATTATCTGTAAATTGTTCAGCTAATCTTGTCATAATTTCTTCATAAATCTTTCCTGTAGGTCCTGTAAGCTTAATATACTCTTTAAGATCTACTAAAGCATTCTGAATTAATCCTAACTCAGATTGTGCCTTTAAGATATTTGCTTCTTCTACAGCTCTATCTTGGATTAATCTTTCATGATCCGTCCAAGCTTTTATTCCAGAATCGATCGAACTCATAATTTCCATAAAGTTATCAGGAAGTTCTACTTTTTCTGGTGTTCCTAAGTTATTTAATTGAGTCTTATAATTTTCTAAGAGAACTTCTGTATTTTCTATATCTTTAGCTGTCTTAGTAATTTTTTGTTTCTCAGACATCAACATAAATATTTGATTCCCCAAGGTCTTAACTTTTTCAGAGGCAATTGAAATTAATGAATCAGCCTGTTGTTTTTTTCCAGACATTCCTCTAAGTTCATCGCCGATTTTTATAGCCTCGGATCTAAGTTCTTCAAGTTTTCCTAGGATTTCTTGTTTATGACGGTCTAGAGATTCTGTATTTTTCAAAGCCTGACCACAACTAGGACACACTTTACTTTTTTCGAGGCGTTCTAATTCGGCGGTTGTTTTCTTTCCTTCTGCACATACCTGATTATATCTATCCAACTTTAAAGAATATTCAGATTCTATTGTTCGAAGTTGTGATATTTCTTGATTTTTATTATCTACCTCGGCCTGAAGATATGCAATCTCTGAATCTATCTCTTGAAGATGTCTGTAAGTAGATTGTTCTTTAATTAATCTCTCCAAAGTTTCAACATAAAGAGAAACTTGTGCTTGAAGTTTTCCAGAATCAGCTAAGTAACTCATCCATTCTTTATTTTTTCTTTGTAATTCTAAGCCTTCCGATCTTAGTTGAGTGAGTTCTGTTTTTGTTTGTCCTGGAAGTTGAATATTAGAAAGATTAGTATCTATATATCTTAAGATTTCTTCTGACTTTTTAATTGCTTCATTCCATACACTTGAGGATTTAGTAACTTGATCTAAAAGAATTCCAGCTTCTTTATTATAAGCATCAATTCTATCCATTTTATAGAACTTACTAATTATCTCTGACTTTCTTTCAGGGGTAATATTTCCAATTAATTTATGATGGTCTGAATCAAATAAGAAAATATCCATATATCCAATAAATGGAAATCTACGATACATATCTTCTTCGAATTCTTTCTTATTATTATACTTAAGAGGTTCATCATCAATCCAGCATCCATATTTTTTATTACCTCTCTGAATCTTACACTTCTTTCCTTGATACATAAATTCTACTGCTAAGATACACTCTTTTTCTCCGAACTGTAAATAATCCTTAATATTTCTACACTCTAAGAAAGCATATTTAAGAGCACTAAGCAAAGAACTTTTTCCAGAACCATTTTTTCCAGTTATCAAGATCTTATCACCATCCTCAAAGTAAATATCAGCTTCGTCTATACTTCTCCAATTTTTACAATATAATCTAAGAAGAGTAAATCCAAAATCAACTTCTTCAGAATCTACATCTTTAAGATTTCGAAGAACTTCAGAATGAATTCCTTGAAGATTGTTTTCTATTATAATATTATCAATCAAGTTTCCAATTTCTTCCCATGCTGGAATTTTAATATCTCTTACTCCTCCAGCAATACTTAAGTTTTCTGGTTTATATACACTCCAAGTTCCAGTTCCTTGATTCCAACCTTCATCTTCTCTGATAGGTGTATAAACAAACTTCATAAGGTTATCGTCTGGATTTAGATCTACCCATTTAAATTGTTTAGATACACAATCATATACAACTCCGGTTGATTTATCATAGTCAGACATTTTACATTTCTGTGGAATACCTATACTAACATATTTCCCAATCTGAGCTGGTCTATGAATATCACCACAAATAGCTAATCCAAATTTAGACTCATCCAGAACTTGAGATTGTATTTTATCTGATCCACCATAATTAATAGTAGCATGTGTAAATAAAACATCTACTTGTCCTGAAATCCATGAAAGATCAAATTCAGGTCTCCAGTTACTAAATGCTATTCTAGAATTATCAATTATTAATTCTTTCTGATCAGCATAATATAGATTAGGAGGTAACATTACAGCAAGACATGAATCAATAAGTTCAGAATCTACTGACTTATTATCTTGATCATGATTCCCCCAAATTATATATCCCTCTTTAAAGAAACTCATTAAAGTATCAAGGAATAATTTAACTTCTGCTTGAACATAGGGTCGGAGAACTGATTTTTCGATAACATCTCCTGCGATCACAACTCTTTCAGCTCCTTCAATTGTAGCAGCTTTTATAATATTTTGTGCTACTGTTCTTGCTTGAGTTAAACGTTGTTTATCGTAGGAATTTCTTTGTGGATAATCAAAAATATGAATATCCGAAATTGCTAATATTTTACTCATCTCTTCAAAAATAATTAGTCATTATATATTCTACAACAAATTCACTATTTACATAAAACTGATAACTCTTATAACAACCATATTGGTAAATAATATCCCAATAGTCATTATTAATCTTATAACCAATAAAACTTTGAATATTAAATCTATTTTCAAATAATGTTGCTTTGAGTTCATCAGATTCTGAACTATGACACTTGATATCAATCGAAATAACTAAGTGATTTTTTAATCTAGTAAATGTAATATTAGATGGTAACTTAAATGAACCAGTATATTTTGCTAATATTACTTCTGTATCTCTATTATCTATAAACAACAAACTATAATGAGGTTTTAATTCTATCATTAATTTTATATAGTTTTCATTATATTTTGGTAATTATTCACTAGATACTGTAAAGCTGCCATAGAGTGTTTACAAAGTAGAGTTGTCGGCGTTTTATCTTTGGGCGCTTGAGTTAATGCTGGACCGAGTTTTATTTTTATACGATCCGACAAAAACAGCGTATTATTCTTGCCCAAAAGATACGCCGATCTAAATTGAAAATCTTTACACTCACAATAAACTTTACATTTCGAATTCTTCCATCCACGTATATCATAGTCAGGGGAAGTTTGAATTATGACGTTATAAGTACTACCTGTTTTAGACGTTACTTCAAATTTAAAAACTAAGTAATAAATCTTAAGTACAGTCTTCCCAAAAAATACAGATCTTAGTTTATCCATGATCGACTCTTCTTTGAGAACATGATATACTTTTGTCAATCTCACTACACATTCAGAAGCTTTATCTTTTCTTCCTTGGTCGATGTTCATAATTTCTTGGATTGAGAGTTGTTTTCCAGTCAATTTTCCAAGAATTCCTCCTAATAATCCTGCCATAATTCTTTTTTAACTTATTGTATTAGGATCTGTTACTGGAGAAATTTTACCATTAAGAGTTAAGATTGAACCTGTATCTTTAAGTAATATCCCTCCAAAAACCGGCTCCCCTGAACTATCTCCAAGGTAACTATAAACCGGTTCTGCTTGTGATGATGTTAAAACTTGGCCTTCCTTAAATATTCGGCCAGTTCTTTCATCATAGCTATATTTTATTCCACGTAGGGTTACAATGTCTTTCATTTTATTCACAATATAATTTTTGATCTAATCTCCCAATGAACTCTGAATAATAACTATCTGAAATTCCTGGGATATTATGAGTTCTACAAAACATTCTAAATTCAGAAACATCTCCTAGGGAACCACATACTGGAAGATAATTATTAATCATATCCCTAGCTTCATCAATCCCTGGGTAACTGAATATATCGAAAGTTTTATATTGTTTTTCAAAAAGTTCTAGATCTGTTAAGTTCTCGTAATTTCCTGATAAAACCTCTAAGATTACTTTTTCAGACTTCATTCTAGGTTTTACAGTTTTTCTTAGATCATTATGTCCATACCCTAGACTATCTTTAAGGCTGAGATATTGATATAATCCGATTCCAGCATTTCTAATTGATTCTGGAATTGAATAATACATCTCATCATAGGTTATTATCCTAGGTTCTTCATTTTTTCCTGGGAGACGAAATAATTGAGTAGCTGGTGATAAACAATACATCCAATCTGAGTCTTTAGTAACAAAAAGACTAAGGAGATCTGTTTTTCCATAGAGCTCACAACTTAATAGATAAGCCCAATTATCAGCTTCCCAGCCACTTCTCCCAAGCATTCCGATTCCAAATCTAGGTAACTCAGAGATCATTGTATATTTAGCTGTCTGTTTTACTTGATTTTGATATAATTCCCATGCAGCTTTCTTTAGGTCGTCGGGAGAAACGGCCGGATCATTTTTCATACCCTCAAAAATCGTTTCATCCATATAATGCCTTGTGTCTTTATATTGTCCCCCTAAAAGATAAGATGTATAATAACCTCCTATAGATTCATCCCACTTATCATAAACTAGAATCACTTTCCTAGCACTAATACCATAATCCCTAAGAACTTTATTGATCGTCCATATACAGGTTCTGATTAATTCCCCGGCCGTATATTCTCCGATGTCTTTTCCTTTACTTATCACGAAGAGGGACCTTGTCAAAATTAGTGAAAAATCCAGGAAACAGTAGAAATATTGTTTATTATTCATTATTATTTCCAACTTTAAACAAATAAAGGTAGAGGAAATCTGTTAAAATCTCTTCTACCTTTTAGTTTTATTATTTTATATTATTCCTTTTCAGATCATTAAAAAGGTAAATCATCTCCACCATTATTACCTCCGAAATTTGGTTTCTGGAAAGGTGCTTGTTGATTACCTTGTCCAAATCCTCCCCACTGTGGCTGTTGCCCACCACCAAATGGAGATCCTCCACCATTACCTGGATTTACAGGGCTGGCTGTTACGGGATCACTATGATACACGGGAGGAGTCTGAAAAACCTGATCGTTTTTACTCAGATCAACTTGAGGTGCAGAATTTCCACCTCCAGACAGAGAAGCTAACATCGGATCATTTGTCTGACGAAAACCACTTTTATCTGTCGGAACCTGTTTTGCAAGAACTTCATTATTAACTCTTGTAACAGCTTCTTTAAAATCTACACTTCCCTGAGATTTAGCGAGTCTGATGCTTGCTAAAATTTCTGACATATATTCAATAGACTCTTTAATCAAGGTCGCATTGAATAAACGTTTCTGACCAACAGGAGTATCGTTATCTCTATTAGCCTGCCAAGACATAAATGATTGCAATGGATCTGCAGCCAATTCCATATCTTCTTCTGAAATCTGAATTGACTTAAAGTTCTCATTACCAACTTCATGTGTGGCAGTAATAGCAAATCCGGCTGCTCCGTCTTTCTTCTTTCCGATACTAAACATCAAGAATCCAGAACGTCCTGTAGCATCACGATTATAAACTTCTGAAATCCAGCTATTATCTCCACCTTTCATCAAAGATTTTTCTTGAATATTATCTTCAACTACTGATGTAAACATTTTAGCTGTCGCAACGAACAATGCCGTAAAATTCTGACGACTAGGGTTACGATTTTCATTCGGATCCCATTTATTAAGACAGAATGCATGGAAGATAGTATAATTCTTCAACCGGACTAAGTTTGTTGTTAATTCGTCGCGGTTATTCTTTGCATCCAGTTCTCGATAAAGTTCATCAAAGATCATATGCGCTTGTGATAATAATTCATCATCTGCGGCGGTCAATGAAGAAACTAATCTACCTGTCATATCTTTCATTACATAAGCACTTTTCGGTAGGAGCTTAATCCACGCATTATAAGTGTTTTCAGTTCCATCCGCCGCCATGTTTTTACGAGGGATATTAATTTCACGAGTTCCGAATAAAGTAACAAACGGAAAGTCAGTTACTACACTATCCAACGGAAATACTTGATATCTACCAAAATTTCCTGGAAAGTTAAGATAAATTTTTTCTAATGATCTGTTTTTCTGCTCAAAATTGTTTTCTTTTGCTTTTGGTGCTTGCGCTGCCAATTTACTCAAAAAATCATCTACTCGATTTCCCATAATTTAAATAAAATAATAAATTAAAAATAAATGTTAGTTAAAATATAATATAAAATTTGTATATAATTCCGCGCAACACAATAATACGCGGATCTTTTTTTTTGAGATTATTTTATTCCTCTCACATCTATAAGATTCTTAGTGTTTCTGAGAGGAGTATTTTTACTTTCAATTATAAGAACCTCAAGGGGATGGAAGTACCTTTTTTTTATTGATTAGAAAGAAAAAAATAAAAAGAGCAAACCTAATCACTCTTTTTATTAATCTAGTGTTTATTACTTATCTTCAAGTCCAAGAATCATACGATCATGTTTTCTTGCTTTTTCATAATCTACTATATCATTAGGTAATATAAAATCTCCTAGTGTTAATCCGTTTTCATCGATAATAATGGGCTTCACATTCCTCCTAAACCATCTCCTAGCTACTTTATCATCTTTTAATACTCTTTTAAGGATCTCTTCATGGTCCCAAAAAGTAGCAACCAGACTACATCTAGTTATTGGCATATCTTCGTATCTATCATAGCGAATATTACCTTTATCCCAATATACAGATATAATAACTTCATCTACATCTACATACTCGAAAAAAAAAATTTTACTTCCCTTCTTATTTCTAAATTTGATTATCTTTCTCATATATATTAAATTATTTATAAAAATTTCCCTATAATAAAATTCTCATATCCTTTTATAGCTACAATACATCTAGCTATTCTATTACACTTTTCAATTTTCGAGAATTAATATAAAGTAGTATTTTATACATTTAGTGCTTCCATAATTGTATATTTTCATTATTTAATTTATTAATTAGTAGCTCATCAGTAATACTAGCCTGATTATATCTAGTTAAAAAGGGAAGTTCATCTAAATCCTCCGGAACATCCCCTAACCAATTATTTTCCAATGAAGGATTATCATTTTTATAATTTATCCCAGGGCAAAAATCATTTATAATATTTTCCCAAGACCTATTCATATAATCACACCAAGTAAAAGATCCAGAGATTATACCTAAAGATAATAAATAACTTTCTAAACTTTTTAATAATTCTGGATCCTTCTCTCGAAATTCCACCCAACAAATAATAAGTCTAAGAGCTATTACTGAATCTATTAAATAATTCTTCGAAAAAGGCATTAAATAAATTCCAGGTGTATATCTCCCTGTTGGATCATTAATAGCTCGAAATATATCAGAAATTTTAGTATATGAAATATAATCTAAATTATTATCATTACAAAATACAAAATCTATAATACTTCTTTTCCCTATTAGTTTTTTCATATAATTACTATTTTTTTTTATAATTTCACTATTAAGGTTTATAGTATATGTATTTTTCATCTCTATCAGGTGTAACTCTTTTTATTCTAAATGTTTTGAGATTTTCAGATTTTTCAACACTAGGTCTTATAGGATTTTTACTTTCTGTAGATCTTGGAAATATTTCTGTATAATAATTTTTAACTCCATCAGTACATTCTATATCTAATTTAGTTGCTGTATCTATCTTTTTAGATACTACTGCTTTATAATTCCACCATTTAGAATTTCTTTCTTTGTAAGGCTTAATACTAACTAAATTTTCTTTTAAATTGTATCTATCTCTTTGTGGATAATCAGTTCCCCAATACTCTATATCTCTGAATTTATGATCCCAACAATTTTCAAGAACAACTCTAGATTCATAATAAGTTCTTCCATCTTTCGTTATTTGTTTTGGTTTGTATATAGAATAATTAAATCTTAATTGTCCTGTTATTCTTTTACTATATACTAAATGTGGATAATTTCCTGCATATTCATTAAAATCTTCTAGACAATGAGTTTCTTCTTTAGTAGAATTATCTGGATCATCTTCATAAATATATCCATTCATTAAACTTTCTTCTAAACGATCTACAAGTTTTCTAGCATCTTTTCCGATAAGTTCATATTCTTTCTTAAATCTATTAGTCTTTTCTATTTTAGGATATAATAAAAGACTTGGATTAGGAACAGGCCATCTAATAACCAATCCCTCATTAAAATACTTATATCTTAATATAATCATTATTTATAAAAAATTAAAACCTAGTAATCCTTTCTTCCATGAATTACTAGGTTGTTTTGTTATTTTCCTTTCTTACCTATTCCTCTAATTACTTCTGCAACTCTATCTCCTGCAGCATCTTCTATTTTATCTCTTTGTTTCTTGAGATTATTTCCTAAACCGTAAACAGCTCCTATTCCAGCTCCAATTGCTGCATACTTTCCAACTTTTTTCACTGGTTTATATAATTTCTTTCCAGATTTAACTGTCTCGTTTAATTCCTCTAAGGGTTTATCTAAAAATTTCTTTTTATTATCTAGAAATTTTAAACCTATTTCCTTAGATTGATGTTCATTTCTCTTAGTTTTCTCAATAAGATCTGATTTCTTTCCAGTAACTATATCTTTTACTGCCTGTTTAGCATTACTATATCTATGCTTCATTTTTAATTTATCAGTATCTCGGTTACTTTTCTTTCGATATAATTTCTTTATAGAATCTTCTGTTACCTCTTTTTGAGGATTAAATGCTTTTTCATAGGATAATCTCCCAGAACCTGCTATCAAAGCACCCATTCCTGCTCCAACGGTTACATCAGAAGTTATATCAGATTTGCTTCTTTCTTGTTTCTCTTCTTTAGAAAATAATTTACGTCTTATGATCATAATAAAATTCTATGTTTAATTTTTATATTTTCAAGTTCTTCTGTTTCAGGCCCATGTAAAAAGATATCCAACACTACACAATTACTTATTTTATCTCCTAAAAGAGGATCCTTATAAATCATTGCACAGAGCTCTAAATCATTAAATAACTCATCATATCTTTTCCTATAGTTATCTAGATCTTTCATAAGTTGTTCACCTCTTTTACTAGGATCTGAAACTAATTCCGTCATGATTATAGCATCATTTTTATCTCCCTTAATGAGATTCTTAAAATCTTCAATAATTTGATATTTTTCATATGAAGTAGAATATTTCTGAGTATCATGATTATCTGTAGAAATTAATTTTAAGAATTCATAATTACTTTCATTAAAATCTGATAAATACTCATTAAAGAATTTCTTTTCATATTTTGCCATCTCATTATTCCACTTTACTATCTCTGGATCTTTTCTTGATAAAGTATTCCGAGTAGCTTTAAAAATAGCTGATTTAATTTTATCAAACATAATTAACACACCTCCTTTCTACTTATTATATTATATATCTTTACCACCTTCTTAACCCCATCTATCTCTACTCTGGCTGAAGACTCCTTTACATTAAAGTAATTTTCTAAATCTTTTGCCTTAGGTGTAGCATCGTAATTAATGGACTTATATAACACTTCAAGTCTAGATTTTATATCAGATAATGTTATTTTATCTCCTACTTTAAATTCTGAATATATATTAGACTCTAGAAGTTCTTGACTAAATGTTACTACTCCTAACTCCTTTTCTATATAATATCTATCATATTTCAATGCTCTAAGTTTTTGAGGACCAAGTGCTAAGTAGTAAGATTTAATATTATCATGTTCTCCAATCTGATCTAATATTATATTAGTCATAGTATCATTAAAACTACATTCACAAAGATACTTAAGTTTAGATTTAAATGTTCCAAACTTTTGATATTGCTCTAAAAATTCTGATACCTCCCGATTATCCTCTGGATTCTCACAATATACACCGGTTTCTCTACACTCTAAAAGATATTTGCATTTATCTAAAATATTCTTATCAATACTTAACTCTAAAAATTCATATACTAAATCTATAGAACGAAGTTTTCTATTGAACACCTCTTTATATAGGTACTTAATATCAATACTTTTATCTATACCATTAAGTATTTCTAAAATTACTTTTACTTCTTTCTTTAATTTAGTTAACTCTCTATGCTCCAGAACAGGACACTTAGGGAGAGATTTTATATTTTCTATTACATTAGAATCACTAAAGAAATCTACTATCTCTTTATTATATTCAAACCACTCCATCCCATACTCTGAGTATAAATACTTTCTAAACTTATACTGAACATTCTTTTCATCTTCCTCTGTTAATCCAGGAACCTCACAAAGAACTCTATAGGTTGGATTGTGAAGCTTATAGGCCGTAAATCTACCATCCCTACAATTATCTTCAGTATAGCCTATTTTTAATAATCTAAAATAATTTATAGTATCTTTATCATCCACACTATATCCTGAACTTTCTATTAAATATATCATAATCTATTATCCTTTCTTTTTTAATAATTCATAACCTTTAATTTGCTTTCTTGACCCATTATCTTTTTTTTCATATATCACAATAGGTCTTACTTCAAAAAATTTCTCGAGATCAGTTGCTTTAGGAACAGCAGTATAATTAATACTAGAATATAAATATCCAAGTCTATCTTTTATTCCAGACAACGTTAACTTATCTCCTACTTTGAATTCATTATAAATAGTGGATTCCAATAACTCATACGAAAATGTAACTATTCCAAGCTCTTTTTCGATTTTATATCTATCATATCCTAGTGCTCTAAGCTTTTCGGGACCAAGTGCTAAGTAATAAGATTTAATATTATCATGTTCTCCTATCTGATCTAATACTATACTAACTACTTCATCATTAAATCCAAATTCACATAAATATCTAAGTTTTGCCTTAAACGTACCAAGTTTCTGATATTGCTCCAAAAATTCTGATACCCTCTGATTTATTATATCATCTGAAGATAGTGAATTATGAATAGTAGAGAACACTGTAAACCTATCTTTGTAATCAATTTGCTGAATCCTGAAAGCTCTAATTTCATTCACAAGGACTAAATTATTGAGAACGGGGATAAGAGTACCCCCTTGATGCTCGTTTACAGCTATATAATCATCTTTATAATTAGAAGCTTTAGCATCCTTCTGATATTTTTCTGCTAAATCAAACTTAGCATCATCAGGGGCAGATTCAAAAGATCTAAGTAAATTATTTGTGGCTCTCTTCTTTCTCTCTATCTCTTTATCAAACTCCTTCTGACTAATCTTTCTATAATCACAAGTAGATCTATAATAGAAGATAGCCTCATTCTTCCATGGATTTGCAAATAATCTCTGTCTACCTAGTATTTGTGGGAGATCTTCAGATATATCAACAGCCAAGGAGTCAATATTAGAATCACTAAAGATAAACGATCTTGCACAGAGACTATAGAAATCTGCTCCGAGGTATACAGTTCTAGTACAAAAGGTAAACATCTTTGGCTTCTCTCCCTCTAACGGTACTTCACCTATCTTAAACTTCTTCCCTAATTTTTTCTGGATTTTCTTAAGATTATCTGGAGTATCTGAACACAATATATTAACCTCTTCCGGTTTAAGTTCACACTTCTTTATGATAGATGTAATATGATTGACTGAATTAACATAGAAAACAGCCTCATCAGAAATAATTTCTCTAGGGTAACCATTAACCATTCGAATTGCTCTCTCGAAATTACCATCCTTATATGATTGTATGATTTCTGGAAGCTTTGTACCAACCGACTTCATTGTAAGTACTTTAAGAGAAGGTCTAAGAACTCGAGTTGAATCTTCCTTACCCCAATCCATATTAATATAGGGAAGACCATCGAATTCATCCAACATATTCAGATATTCTTCAAGCATGGGGGTGGCTGATACAAAATAAGCTGTAGGGGATTGTTGTAGGTGATATAAGAAATCTAACTCAGTACTACTCTTGAATTTTGAATCGTGGAGTATTGTTTGGAACTCGTCGACTATAGTATAAAATCCCTCAAAAACTCCGAGAGAAGTTAGGATATCTTTTACAATTCGGTATGAATCGTATGTAACTAATATCTTCGCCGGTTTTCCTAAGTATTTTCTTTCTCCTAAGTAATCCTTGATCTCATTCATTAATCTATTATAAACCGTATCTTTTCCATGAACCATCTCCTTGAGTGTATCTATAAATGCTTGAGACTTATCTACCTTAGAGAGATCTTTATCTACGGCTACTTCTTTTTCTAGTTCATTCACAACTAAATAAACCTCTCTTCCATGTTGGTCCTTTTTATTCTTCAATAACATCTTTCTGGGACTACATAATATAACATTCTCAGGACCCCTCAAGCAATACTCTGTAAAACCACATCCTGGAAGTTGTTTATTTATAATACATTTTACTGGTAATTTGTAAAATCTAAAATCCGTTCCTAGTTCTGATATAAATCTAATCCCTCTAGGAACTACATAATCATTTAATTTATTAATCATAGATTTTATTTATTTAAGTTTTTATTAATATTTTTCTAGAACTCAATACAGAGTTCAGTTAAATTATAACATAAAAATGAAGACACAGGAGTCTCCCTCTTACATTAATAAAGATCTGAAGCTCTCATACTCGCATTTTGATTACTTTAAATAGAGTAAAATAAACCATATACTATATAATAAATTTATTGAAAAAAAGTAATCACTTTTATAATGGAGACACCACCCCTGGCCTGAAGGGCCAAAGGGGTGTCAATAATAATATAAAAGTATAATAAAGTTCATGGAGTATATTTTAAAGATCCTGGGATATCTTATTCAGTCTCGAGGCCGAAGGCCCCCGTAACGGAATGTGTAAACATGGAGTGGAGGGACTAGAGGGAAGCTCCTTTGTCTTCATAAATAAGTTACCGAATTTTCATCAATTTTGAAGATAAAAAATAAAAGTGGGTTATTTTGGCTCATTTTAGGGTAAAAAGTAGTAAAAAACATCGAAAATAACCCATCTTTTGAGGGTTGAATTTAATATATGCCTTATACTTGAGATAAGAATTTAACCTTAAAAAAGTTACGTAAAAATGTTGTATTTAATTAAATCTGCTGGGTTTGATCCAGCAAAAGGCTCTTACATGTCGTTATTAAAAATAGGAATCACTTCTGAAAGTAATATGGATAAAAGATTTGAATCTTATAGAATTCATAATCCAACTTGTAAAATATTATATATAGTTCCAGAAGGAAATGAAGTTGATGAGAAAAATTTAAGATTTTTCTTTAAGAAATATTTATGTAGAGAGTGTGGTTTGGAATGGTTTTATTATAACGAAGATATTGTTGATATGTTTAAGAAAGATATTAATGATATTAGAAATATTATTGATAAGTATATTAATCTAGATATGGGTTTTAAAGCTGGAAAGAAGTTTCATTTGCCCAAATATAAATTAGATAGATTATTAGACAAGATAGAGTTAATAAAGAGAAAAATAGATGGATCTATTCTTCAGAAAGATATATGTAATATCAATAAACTTAGAAATTATAGAAAAAGTCTTTTAGATGAAATACTATCAAATAATAAATTTAATTCAGAAATATCATTATTTAAGTATTTAGAAGATTTTTATGGAGAAAATATTATGAATAAATATAGAGAATTAGTTGCACAAAAAACTAATTTATCTTCTAAAATTATTAACATCATTAATGAATATGAAGTAGCAACTTCTTTTCGAGGAGCAGATAGTATTACTAAAAAACTTAAAATCATATATCAAGCTTGTGAAAATCTTAGTTCAGATGATTTTAAAATATTTTTAAATTATATAGGATTTAATGAACCAGTATTTCTTTTTAATTATTTTGGGAAAGATAAGATAAAATCTTTTAATTTTAGTTATGAGAGGATCAATAAAGAAATTGAGATGTTGAATTTTGGTAAAGAATTATTATTTAATTCCGTTCATTCTGAATTTACTATAGGAAAATCTTATTTATTACAAGATATAAAAGAGAAGTTAAAATCAATCTACTTATTAATTGGATTTACAAAAACAGCAACAGCGATAGACATAAAAGATTATTTTGATGTTAAAGAAGTTCGAAATTATATTCGATCTGGAGATGAGGTACATAGAAATAGAGTTTATAAAATTTTGGGAAAAAAGATGCCAAAAATTAATTTGCATTAAAATGAGCGATTTTAGCAGTTAAAAAAATAAGTGGGTTATTTTTAATGTTTTTGACCCTTTTTGACCTTAAAATGAGCCAAAATAACCCACCTTTAGAACAAAAAAAAAAATGAAAGCCTTATACATGAAATATAAGGAGAATCTGTGTCCTTCCCTCCTTTCCAAACGTGGTAATTTTGTTTTTCATATCCATATATTACTAATAGCGATTAGTTTTCTACTAAGTAAGTTCTTTTTCATAGTTGTTAATAATTTGTTTATTTCTCACATATAAATGGACACAGATTCTTCCTTTTATACTAAGAAATCGATATTATATTTTTTAAGATAATAATTGTTTTCAGGGATTAGGTTCGGCGCTAAAGTTGCTGCGGAGATGGGTTAAGTAGGTTACTTAATTTTGTATCCCGGGACTTAGCTCCGACCTCTTCTTTTTAGTTCTTTGTAAAAATACTATGTTCATATGATAATAAAGAGAAAAACAAAAAGTGTCTCCGATCTGTTCTATATATCATCAAGACCAGACTTAGATGGAGAATATATAAAACCGAAAATTAATTTGTACCCAGATGTAGGATCAGCACTTTCAGGAATATCAGCAGTTCCGGGAGAGGATACGAACATAGAAGGAGCTACTTATTATATATACAAGCCGCTAATGGGAAGAGCCGATTCACTAGTAAAACCTGGAATAATAGAATCTCCGAAGGTATTAGTTCTCCCTGATGAATATTGGTATCTACAAGAACTCCGGCTCAGATTTATAGCGGCAGTTAAAGTCTTGGGGAGAGAAAAACTTATTGGAACTTATAGAACTGGAACTAGACAAACTCCATCTAGAGTATATTCTTGGAGTTGGGAAGAAATTTTAGGGAAATATCAGAAGAAAGGTAAGTTAATAGAGACTGATAAAACAAAGAAAACGTGAATAATTTATTTTCTAATATTTCTCAGAAGACAAGGAAAAATACTGGGAAACTATAAACAAATTAAATCAATATGAAAATACTACGAAATAAAACATATTCTGATTCTGACAATGAAACTCCAAAGAAAGTCGGAGAAGCTATCGGAACTGCACTAGTCGGAACAGCTGGAACTATAGGAGCAACAGACTTAATAAAACGTGGGGCTAAGAAGTATATAACCAGTCAGGAATCAAAGAAAGCAAAAAAAGCATTTAAAGAAGGTATTAAGAAACTTGATTCAACCAGGAAAGCTAATAATTTTAAAGCAGAAGTAGCTCGTGGTGAAACTAATTCAGGAAGCGCTTTAGATCTAATTTTCCACAAAAGAAAAGTCAAGAAAGCAGATCAAGTATATAAAGCAGCTACCTCTAAAAATAATGAAGCCTATAAATCAGGTGTTAAAGCTCTTAAGAAAACTTTAATATCTAATAAAGATGCAAATATCGCCAAAAGAACAGGAAGAGTTGGAAAAATAGCTACGACTGCTGGTTTAATTGGAACAGGTATAGCAGCTGGAATGAAACTTAGAAAGAAAGATAAATAATAGGAACGGAGATAGTAACCTATAATGGAATAGGGACTGCCTGCTAAGCAGATCGATCGTGTTTTACGATTAGAGGTCGGAACTCTACATCTCCGCATTATAAAGAATAAAATTATAATCTATAGGGTTATTGGTTTAGCTTTATAGAACAACTTAGTGATTATTAGTTAATTTCCCCTTAGTTCAGCGGATAGAACCTGGGATTTCTAATCCCATAACGTGTGTTCGATTCACACAGGGGAAACAAATAAATATAAATTACAACTAAATTTAACTAATAAAAACTAAATTAATCATGACAACAATTTTTAAGAAAGTAATCTTTAACCCTCTTAGGAGAGCGGTTAAGTGGTATTTTACTCAGTCTGCTAAAACAGGAAATTATATCTGTATGACTGGAACTTTTCCTCAAGAGTACTATGAAATGATGTATGAAAAGAGAAAAGATCAACAAAAGTAAAAGACAGTAGAAATTTATGGGATATAGGAATTTCCTATATGCCCTTCGTTGACTAGGAAGAAAATAATTAATAAAAAAATATATCGCAGGATGAAAGAAATGGTATCTGACAAGTTTCATAAGCTTGGGTTGTTCGTTCGAATCGAGCTCCTGCTACATACATACTAACGATGTGATATCGTAAGTTCTTTATTGTATTTATAAAAATATAGAAGAGAGATTTAGTAAGACTCTCTTCTATTAATAAAAAAAAAGAACTTTAATTGATATTACGGGAAGTAGTAAATTTAATTATATGAATAAGTACAATAAAGATGAATTAGAGAGATTAATTTTTAAAGAAAATTTATCTTATAAAGAAATTGGCAAAAAATATGGAGTATCTGGAAATACTATTAGAAAGAATGCAAAAAAGTTAGGAATAGTGTTACCTAAGAGAAGAAATATAAATCCTAATGAAACTTTTAATAAAGGAAAACAGATTCATATAGCTAACAAAAAACAAAATTCTAATAATAGTAAATTAGATCTCATATCTGATAATGATTTTATTGAAATTATCAAGACAAAGGATAATTGGAAAGATATATTAGTTTCACTTGGATATAATAAACATGGATCTAAATTTATTAGGGATAAAATAAGAAAAAGATGTTCGAATTTGGGAATAAATTTAAATCTTAAACAAAATCAACTAGATACTGTACCAATTTTATCTGTAACTAAAGGAGATTTATTTAAAAAACGTTCTAATTGGCAGAACGCTAGATCTAATATTCAAAATTCAGCAAGAAAAATATTTTTTAAGAATTGTCTTGATCCTAAATGTATAGTTTGTGGATATACTAATCATGTGGAAGTAGCACATATAAAGGCAGTTAGTAATTTTAGTGAGGATTCATTAATATCAGAAATTAACGATATTTCTAATTTAATAGGTTTATGTCCTAATCATCATTGGGAGTATGATAATGGATTATTAGATATAAGTAAATACATAAATCATGAAAATAATAAGAAATAATATTATTCCTTTTCCAGGTTATAAAGCAGTAAATATCTTTGGAATTTTATTTGTAAGAAAGAATGCTAATATAAAACCAGAAGACTTAAATCATGAAGAGATACATACAGCACAAATGAAGGAAATGGCTTACATCGGGTTTTATGTATGGTATTTCTTGGAGTGGTTATTATGTCTCCTAGTTTCAGGATTTAGCTTTGGTTATGCTTATCATGATATTAGTCTTGAGGAAGAAGCACACTTAAATGATAAAGACCTGGAATACTTAAAAACCAGAAAACATTATTCTTGGTGGTCCTATATAAAACTAGGAAGTTGGAAGAAAAATAAAAATTAACCATATATACATAAAAAGATTATGATTATACTTAGAAATAAGACCTATTCGCATGAAGAAGAAATTGCGAATATTGCGGCAGCTCCTGGAAGTCCAGAGTATAGCCATGAAAGAGCCGAAATAGAAAAGAAACCGGCTCAAGAAGCATCAGCAGTTCAAGAAGGTTATGAAAAAGCATCTCAGGAAATTGATAAAACAGTAGAAGAAGTAGAAATAGTTCCTGAAGCAGCTGAAGAAGCAATCGAAACAGAAGCACGTGAAGCTGGAGATTCTAACCTAGACTCTAGAAATGATGCATTAAAAACTCTTAATGATTTCTTAGGTAATATTCATTAATTATGATTATCCTCAGGCAAAAGAATTATTCCGGCCGAGAAAAAGTACCTCAGGCTATAGCAGAGAAGGCACGAAAATCTGGAGTAGTTCAAAAAGATTCAAATGGTGCCTGGAGAATTATTAGCCTGAAAACTTCTCCGGCCGAATATTGGGATGCACATTATGATACCCGTGAAGATGCTGAAAAAGCTCTAGCCGCTTATCATGCAAATAAACATTAAGAGATTAATTTTAGAAGCGATGAAAATCGGATATTTTGAAAATTTTTACACTAGTACTTTTATCTCAGAATAAAGGAAATTGAGTAGTTATAGTGTTAGGTTTTTAACGCTTTTACAGGAATGTTGGAATCGGTAGACAAGTAACTCTTAGAAAGTTATGCTAATTTAGCATGAGGGTTCGAGACCCTCTTCCCGTACGATAAGTTAACGATGTGAATCGATTCCTTATTAATTCATTTATATAAAATATAGAGAGCTCGACGGGGCTCTCTTTAAGTAGAATTAATAAGATGTTGTTTATGATTCATGGGATGTAACTTAGATTTTATATAAATGAATGAAAGTAAATTAAGTAATGTAACAAAAGAAGAATTAGAAAAACTAATCTTTGGAGAAAAATTATCCTATGAAGAAATAGGTAGGAGATATGAAGTTTCTGGAAGTGCTATTAAAAAGAAGGCTAAAAAATTAGGTATAGAACTTCCTAAGAAAAGAGATATAAATTCTAATGAAACTTTTAATAAAGGATACTCTTTTAAGTATAATAAGAAAGATTTAGAGAAGTATTTAGGTGAAGGAAAGAGTTATAAAGAGATTGGAAATATTTATGGAGTATCTTCATCATCTATATATAGGGCAGTTAAAAGTTTTGGATTATCACCTAAGAAAAAATCTCCTAAGAAAAAAGAGTCAAAAAATTTGAATAAACCTAAAATTATAATAAATTCTGTAGATGATAGTGTTTTTTCAGATTATGTAAAGGATAGTTTATCAATAGCAGAAGTCGCTAGATCAATTGGAATAGATAATAATAAAATTAATACTAGCGTTTATAGAGAAATTCATAAAAGAATCGATTCTTTAAAGTTAGATACATCTCATTTTACAGGAGGTGCATGGAATGTAGGAGATAGATTTAGAAAAATAGATAAAGGATTTCCATTAAGTGAAGTTTTAGTAAAAAACTCATCATATAAATGTACTAATTCTTTAAGGAAAAAGCTATTTAATGAAGGTGTAAAAGAACGAAAGTGTGAATGTTGCGGTATAACTGAATGGAATGGAAAGCCTGCACCATTACAACTTCATCATATAGATGGAGATAATACTAATAATTCTTTAGAAAATCTTCAAATACTTTGTCCTAATTGTCATGCTCAAACAGATAATTATTGTAGTAAAAATAAAAACGTCTAATATCTATACTAACCTCTTTTCCTCTTAATAATTCTCTCTAAACAAGGGGGAGGGGTAAAATAATTAACACTTTAAACAATTATTATGTACATAAGAAGAAAAGTATTCTCACTATTACAAGACGGTGAGACAGGAGAAGAGAAGTATTTTTCTACGACCGATGTAACTTTGGATAATCTTGAAGAAAGAATTTTTAGTATTTCAATTCCAACTGAAGAAGAATTAGAACAAAGAGAATTCGGTGCTAGACAGAGAAAACAGAATAGAAAACTAGCTAGATCTATTCACAATGCCGAGATGCAAGCAAATAAAGCAGCTAAGGCACAAGAAAAAGCAGCTAAAATAGTTTCTAATCCAGCTAATTTAGTTGATGAGAAGAAAATGGAAGAAGCTCAGAAACTTACTCAGAAAGCACAAAAAGCAGTTGAGTCTTCTAATCGTAATGCAGGTCAAGCTTCTCAACAAGTAAAGAATATCTCTAAAACTAGAAAGTCAGTTGCGACAAATCCGGGAGGTCTTGAAATTAAAAATCAAGGTGCAGGAGATATAACTGTTAAGAAAGAAGGTGGTAATGTAACTGCTCATAAAATTGCTTCTAAGAAAAGTGGTCAGACAACAACTACTGTAAGAACAACGTCAACTAAGCCTGATGTTGTAGTTGATAAGATGACATCCAAAGGTTCTAAGAAAGTTTCTACAGAGGCAGTAAAGAAATCCGCTGAGAAAACTCAAAAAGTTGCAGAAGTAGCTCAAAAAACAACAAAAGACTCAAAGAAGATTCTGAATGGGGCTAAAAAATTAATGAACACAAAAGCTGGTAAAATAGCTGGAGGAGTTGCTTTAGCTAGTGGTGCGATGATCGGGGCTAAAAAGTTATATGATCATAAAAAGAAATAAAAAAGATAATCTATAGAGGTAGTGTAATCAATCTCCTCTATAGAACTTAATATAAATATTATAAAATATGAAATTTAATAAAACTCTTGAAGCTGTAAATATTATGGTTATGGCTTCTTATCCGGCCGCTAGATTCTATGAAGCGCAAGGTATACTAATTGAAGAAAATAATAGTTTTATCCCTGAAGTTTCTGGAATGGTAATTGTTTATTCATTACCTCTTGGAAAAACGCTTCTTGTAAATGTTGCGGCCGAGTCGGAAGAAGCCTATGAATTTAAACTAATCAATGAAAACTGGCTTGAAGATAGATCTATAACTCCTTATGTAGGTATGACTCTAGAAGATGCTTTTCAAGAATTAGTTAAAGCAGAAAAGATTATTAAATCTAGAAATGTAGTTCTCAGACATCCATTACATCCATCTTATACTCGTCCTGTTTATATATTTGGTGATGTTCGGCGAGGAGGTAATAGTGTTGATGTAATGACTGGAGAAATAAGAGAAGAATAAAAAGATTTGCTTTAGATGATTTAATAATATTATGATGAAAGTTAAAAGATTTTCTCAAACTCAACCAGATATAGAGTGGCATAAAAACAATATAAATCCAAACTCAGGTAGCAATCTGGAAGATGGAAGTACTCTTTATAAAGCAAAATCTGGAGATTATCTTTATTTGTATAAAGATGGTGAATGGGTTATTATGAATGGTGTTAATAAATTTATGCAGGATTCTAAATTATATCAAATTTCAAAATTCGATAAAAACATTCATAATAAGATTGGAGCCGCAGGAGCAGTTATTGGTGGTTTTGTTGGGAGTTTGCCTGGATTAGCAATGGGTAATTTAAAAACAGCTGCTACAGGGGCTGTGATTGGATCAACTATATCTGGATTATATAATAGAAATAAAGCAAAGAAACGTGCTGAAAATATAGTAAAGGATTACGAGTCTAAGTATGGTAAGAATGCTTATACTACATTTATGAAAAAGAAGTAAACTATCTTTAATTTTAAATTACTTTTACTATAATTGAATACCTATTCCATTTTAAGGATGTAGTAAGGAATGATATTCAGTTTATTATATATTTCTAATAATAAAAAAAAATGAGATACACTATTCTCACGAACTATGTATCTCTTGGCAAGTTACTACAAAAATTAATGTAGCAAGTTTAATCCTCATAAAAAATGAGAATTAATTTTTTAAATCATATATAAGGCTTTGAAGTGATAAAAATAATACTGTCTTATTTTCACAAACTGTACTGCCTTTTACGACAAATAATAATAATAAAATTACCTTACATAGGTAATTAGTATAAGTTCCAAGTTTTATTGTAGTAAAAAACTTATACTGATTTATTCTACTACATACCTTAATGATAAAAAATGAGATACACTATTCTCACGAACCATGTATCTCTGCGTAGCAAATTTAATCAACACAGATTGTGAAGATTAAATTCTTATATTAACATATATAAGGCTTTGAAGTCTTATTAAAAATGTGGTCCTATCGTCTATCGGTTAGGACGCGAGATTTTCATTCTCGAAAGAGGAGTTCGATTCTCCTTAGGACTACAAAAGTCAACGATGAGATATCGCAAAGACTTATTTAGACATGTTAATAGTGAAAAGGATAGAATTAGCTACTCTATCCTCTCACTTTAAATCTAAGTAAGGTTACGTAATAATTGATATCTCGGGAAGTGATAATTAAATAACATGTCTAAAAATGATAAATTATTACCTGTACCATTAAAGTACACCTATCCGGTTGTAATGGAAATTTCTCCAAGTAACAAACCATTGAAAAATTAGACATCTATTGTAATAGGTGTGGAAAGTTTTTTAAACAAACAGCCTATGATCATGTTTATGGATCTGGATGTCCTGATTGTAATAAATTAGGAGGAAAAAGCGCATTAAATGTATTAAAGTGGTTAGAAACAAATCAAATTGATTATACAAGGGAATATTCTATAAAATTAAATAATAGGAACATTAGAATAGATTATGTTTTTAATTATAATAATTGTTGTTTGTGGATAGAGTATAATGGACTACAACATTATAAGAAAGTAGATTATTTTCATAAAACAGATGAAGGTTTTCTTAAACAATTAAATAGAGATAATGAAGTTAGAAAATATTGTAAAGAGAATAATATCATCCTTATAGAAATTCCGTATACATATAACACTTATGAAAAAGTAGAACAATTATTAAATCGAGTAATTTTAAATGGAGAGGATATAAACTCTATTATAGATTATTCAAAATTATATAAAATATGAAAAAATCAGAAACAATATTTCAAAAGTTATTTTCAGGAATTAGTTTTGGAAATTCACGTATACCTTTAATTATGTAGTAGAGGCTTAAGATAGAATAAAATCTTAAGAAAATACCTTAAAATGCTGGAAAATATAAAATATAGATCAGCATCTCTATTTATCGATTAAAAATAGAGTTCAACGACTATAGTAGGTACTTAGATAATATAGTCTAAATTTAATAAAATATATTAAAATAAATTGTACGTTCAAATGTATTTAGTAAAGGTGGGGGAAGAGGGTATTCTGTTATTGGAGGAACTGGAAATGGAAGATTCTTAGATAATGAAAGAAATTCGCCCTTACTTGGTAATTCACAGCCTTCTTCTAGGTTATCCGGTTATCTTGATAGAATGGCAGAGCTTAGGTCATATTATCTTTTAGATATTACAAAGATGGCTACAAATTTCTTTTCAGATTATGTAGTTAATTTTATATCTCAAGATACCCAACAAATAGTTTCTGTATTAAATCCTGAAGATTCTACAAATAATGAAGCTGTAACTACTCGATTAAATGAGATTCTTTTAAAAGATATTAAAATAATTGATTATATACGAGACCATATAAATGACTATGTATTTTATGGAGGTTATTATAGTATGCTTCAAACTCAAAGAGATGAAAAAGGTCATCTTGTATTTAGAACAGAAGAACTTAATAATCCAAATGCAGTAGTTATAAAGAAGAAAAAGAACGAGGATGGAAATATAGAAGATATATTTTTAGCAATCGGAGATGATGGAAATCTATATGAAATTCCTAGTACTGAGGTAATATATATAAGTAATCCTAAACTTCGACTTACAAATGATCTCGAAGAAGGATGGAAAGAAAAGTCTAAACCAGAAAAGCCAAAATTAGGAAGAAATAAGGGATCAGAAAATAGAAATAAAGTTCTTAGGAAAGAATCATTTATGGCTTCTGAACCGTTATTTTATTCAAGTATTTTGAAGATAAAAGAATTAGTTATAAAAGAGCTTTTGATATCTCTTATTTCGTTAAGAGATCTTTCATCGCCTCAATTATTGGGATTAAATACCGATTAAAATTTGTCGGATTAGATAAATAAAATCTAATGGAACTTTGTAAATTGCTGGAAGATCAAGTAAAGATAAATCAGCAAAAGATAGTAAAAACTACCTTCTCAACGACTAGATACAAAGAGAGAGTTTATATATAAATTCTTAAAGATATAGTCTAGTTTAACTAAATAATTGTTAATATTCGAAAAGTGTCCCTCTAGAGACAATGAACGAATTATGCGCTCGATTACAGAAACTTGCAAACAATACGAATGAGTTGTCTTCATTCATCACATCTCAGTTCGATGTCACCTCGTTCATTGAGTCTGCATTAACTCAAAATGTTAAGGTTTTTCCTGACTATAATAGTACCATTACCTCAAGGACTTCACTACTCCCACTTGATAAATTAACAGACAAACTTTTAGATCTTATACAGAATCTTGATTATGTAAGAAATAGTGTTCTTTCTCCTCTTGGATTACCATCTACTATATTAGATGGAACATCTGGCAGTAAGTGGTTAATAAATTGGCCGTCTAGAGAAGCAATTCTTTAGATTATTAGTAAGTAAATTTGGTGAAACTATTAATACTAGTAATACCAAGCCTTAGATTAATCTAATTAAGGTATAACGAATAAAGACTTACCAACTTATAAAAAGTTGAATTTATATTCTAAACTATAATAAAAAGATTATAGAGATATCATTGCAGTACTTCAACAGTCAGAAAGAGCTAATTCAAGAGTAACATCATTAATTTCAGGAATAAAAGATTCAATAGTAAATCTTGTTTGTAGTATTTATAAGGTAATATATAATGAAGATTTAGATCCAAGTTTAGTTCAAATTCATATATTCCAGAAAACAACTGTAGAGTATAACAATCAGATAAATGAAGCTGAATCAGTTAGTGGTTTAGTTCAAGGTATCTCTGGAGTTTTATCTAATGCACTCCAAACTTTAGAACAAGCAACTCCATTAATTGAACCAGAATCATATTTAAGTTATATTCAAAACTTACTTAAAGATATTGACCCAAGTACAGAATCTCTAATAAATGAAGATACGATTAAGCAGTATATAGAATTTCTTAATCAAAAACTTCAGGCACAACGAGAACAGCTTGGACTCAGTTAAAATTATTCAAAGAAGATGATAATTAAACGTAAATTATTTGCTTCTAATGATCCCACTCCAGAACAGTCTCCAGAAATTGGTCTAGCTAAACAAGAAATGACTTCTAAGGACTTGCAAATAGAACAAATGAGACTTCAACGTCAAATCCTAGAAACTCAGAGAATGCGACAGAGAATGCAAGCTGAGGAAAGAATGCAAGAAATGAAGCAAGTCAATCAAACTCAGAAACTAGAACAGAAAAAGGATGAAGCTCAAAAAGATAATCAATTAAATGTAAAGAAAATTGACGCTCAGAATAGTAGGCAGGAAGTAAATAATATAGGATTGTACAAAACAAAATCAAAGCCTACGCCAACAGTATCAATGAAAACAAACTTGTAAGATTATGATTAAAGAAAAGACATTTACAGAAGGAGTGGAAGATTCTAAAGAACAAGAAGAGAAAGGATTTGATCCACTAAGACCGTATATAAAATGAAAATTAAAAGATTTTCCGGTTATTCAGAAGCTGCCCCTGAAGGTGTAACTTATCAAAAATCAAGTCAGGTAATTACAAGATATATTCTTGATCCTCTTGATTCTAGTGTAGATACCTTAGAAGAAACAGATAAACTTGGGGTAACTAAACGAAAGAGTGATAGAATTAAGAAGGTAATAAAACCTCTTAAAAAATATTTTAAATATAAATCAAATAAAAACAGTAATTAAGTATGTATATTAGACGTAAAGTATTCTCATTACTACAAGATGAGACAGGAGAAGAGAGATACTTCTCTACTACTGATGTAACACTGGAAAATGAGGAAGAGAGAACCTTTAGTGTTGCAGAAGATGCAGAAAGTTTGGAAGAAAAGGATTTCTCTGATAAAAAAAAAGAGGAAGATGATGAGCCAAAACTTACAACTAGTGATAAGATTAATATTAAGTTGAATAAAGCTCTGACTACTAAGAAGGATCGCGAAGCATTTGTTGAAGCTTATGAAGATGGAAAATCTCATAAATACGGAAAACAGGCAGCTAAGTATGCAGCAATTGGTAGTGGTATAGGTGGCGGTATATTAGGTGCTGCAGTTGGTGGTAAAAAGGGTGCAGCAGGATCTTATGCTGGTACTAGAGCAGGTGTTGCACTTAATAAGCTTGCTAGAAAACATAGTGGTAGTCTTGATACTAAAACAAAATTAGCAGTAGATCGAGTAAAAGTAGCAGATGGAAAAATGACAAAAGAAGAATTTGCTAAAAAATGGAGATCTAAGAAGTAAAAGAAATAATCTATAGAGGTAGTGTAATCAATCTCCTCTATAGAACAAACGCGCTAGATTTTTACAACCGAAGATTAATCGCACTAGGTGCAAAAAGTAAACGGTTGATAGTTGTAAAGCGCGAGAACTATAAAATAATAAATGTATGATAGGAACAGTTAACCCATTTAGTGACCCTGAATTTAAGAAACAAATTTTAGGGAAAGAAGGGAGAGCTGTTGATGACCCGGGAGATTATGAGATTTTGCAGCCGGAAGAGGATGTATCTAAAAACCTAAAAAATATTATAGGGTCAGCTCCAGTACTCCCTAAAACGGCTCGCAATATTATTATGGATGCTAGTGCTATTGCGAGTAATCAAAAAGAACAAAAAGCACTAGAATTAACTCATAAATTGAATGAAGTCTTTACTAGTTATAATAAAGAATATAATATAGATCTTCATGTTGATTTCGGAAGCCTCTCAAATACTTTAGTTAATGTGGCAGATCCAAAGTCTAGACATATATTAGAATTATATGTTTCTGAGGTATTTCAAAGTATAAGACCTATTCTAATTCTCAATATGATTTCTAAACTTTGTCTTTGTATTGATTATATACTCGATCCAATGAGACTCTTTGATAGTTCACAAATGACTTTACAAGATTCATTTATTGCCGTTAATATATCTGCGGCTTAGTTGAAATACTAAGAAAATTATACTAAAATGCTGAAAGATAGTTAAAACATAAATCAGCAAAAAGGATTACTAATATAAATCCTTTCTCAACGACTAAATGTATAACTAAATTTGAAATATAATTTAGATGATATAGTCTAATTTAATAAAATAAATATTAAAAATAGATATGAGAAAAAATTATGCAATTTATTCAACAATTAGAAGATATGAAGAGTCAGATAATTGTTAAAGGTTCTGATCTTGAATTGAAAAAAATTGCAGAAGAATCTGGAAATGAAGAGTTGAATAGTGAAGAGTCTAAGCAAATAGTAGCAGACTTTATGAGATTATTTCAAAAAGAACATGGAATAGAATAAAAAATGAGATACACTATTCTCACGAACTATGTATCTCTACTTTAAATTATGATAATACCTACTACGACATAGGTAATTAGTACTATTTCTATATAAAAAGTGTAGTAAAGAAATAGCACTCGTTTATTCTACTACACATATATAAGGCTTTTAAGTTTTATGATATTTTCTGATTTATATTTCATAATTAAATCAGAATTGCCTCTCTAGCTCAGTTGGCCAGAGCACGTGATTTGTAATCTCGGGGTCGTTGGTTCGAATCCGACAAGAGGCTCAAAAATAATATTCTCCGTTAGCTCAGAGGCAGAGCATTTGACTGTTAATCAAAGGGTCGGTATATCGTAATTACCACGGAGAGCTGTTTTAGGAGAGGTGGCAGAGTGGTCGATTGCGGCGGTCTTGAAAACCGTTGTACTGCGAGGTACCCGGGGTTCGAATCCCTGTCTCTCCGCAATAATTTTAAAGATAAGAAAAATTATAAAAAAAAACAATTAATTATTGGAAAAGAGAAATATAACAAAGAAGAATTAATAAGATTATTAATTCATGAAGGAAAATCTTATAAAGAAGTTGCAGCTATGCGGGGTGATGGAAGCACTGGAGAAGCTATACGTAAAGCAGCAAATAGATACGGGATAAAAGTATCAGATAGAAAGAAACTAAGAAAATGTGAATATTGTGGTAAAGAGCATGATGGTTCTTTTGGTTCTGGAAGATTTTGTTGTTCAGATTGTGCAAAGAAATATTCACTTAGTTTCAGCAAAGGTAAAAAACCAGAAGATAAATCTACTAAAGAAGAAAAAGTAGAAGAGTCTGTAAAGATAGCTCCTCCTAAGGAATGTACCACTGAATTGTCTAGATTTGATGGAAAATTAACTTCAGATTTATTAGGATATGTAGGTGAATGTGCGACAATGTTTCAATTAGCAAGAGTTGGAATTATGTCATCTAAACCTTGTGGAGTAGATAGATATGATGTAATTGCAGATATAGGAGGAATACTTTATAAAATTCAGGTTAAATCTACTGCTGGCTATATTGATAAAGATGGAGCATTATCGTACAATCTTCAAAATAAATCTGGATTATATAAAAAAGGTGAAGTAGATTTCTTTGCCTTGTATAATTATGTACTTGATATTATACTATTAGTTCCCTTTAGTATACTTGAAGGTAAATATAAGGTGCGTATTCATTTTGGAAAAGAAAAAGATGAATCAGATTTATTCTTTTGGAAAGATTATATTTTATTTGATGTAGCGAAATCTTTATTATCCAGTTAATTAATAATAAGTTTGTGTGATACTCAAGTGGTTAACGAGGATAGACTGTAAATCTATTAGCTTTGCTTTCGGGAGTTCGAATCTCTCTCACACAACATAAAATAAAATTATAAATATGAAAGTAAAAAGATTTAGTAAATTAGATACTCTACAAGATTCTATAAAAATTGTAAGTAAGAAAACAGGAGAATCTCTCACAATAAATAGATTTAAATCTTTTGTAGATATTCTTGGAAAATTTATTAAGAGACTTAGAGAATGGAGTAATAAGAGACCGTCATTTGATATTTACTTAGGTTCTGAGAAAGTAGCAGAATTAAATCTTATAGAAAAGTCCAAAGAAGAATTAAATATAATGTGGATTGAAACTTATGAAGATTATAGAGGTAAAGGATATTCTCAGGCTATTCTAACAGAGTTGATTAGATTTGCTAAGTCTCAAGGTTATAAATATGTTACTCTTGAAGTGCCTGGTAGATCTCCTGATGCTAGACATATTTATGAGAAGCTTGGATTTAAGGATGATGGAGTCTTGACAACCCCAGAAGAAGATTTTTATTGGGGAGGTCTTACTAGAATGAAACTTAAATTGTTTGCAAATATTACTAATGTAACAAGTTTAACTCCATTGAAAAATATAATAACAACTACTACTAGAAAAGCTACCGGACTATCTAATTCTAAAATAGCAACACAAGCAAAGAATGCAGCATTAGATTTACACTCTGTAACTAAAGATGCTCAAAATTCTTTTATATCTCCTAATGGTAATGGATATGTAACTAAAAGTTATTTTACTAAAAGACGTCCTAAAGGAAAGAAAGTTGAGTTTGTAGGAGATTTATTTGGGAATCCTAATCAATTACAGAAACCGAAAGTTATTAATAGCAGCAGTAGTAATAAAGGAGGAAATTCTTCAATTAGTAGTTTAGATGCTAAAAGAATGAATTTAAAACGGTATAATTCTCATAAAACAAGATCTTTGGAAGTAACACCTACTGCACCTGGACAAAATGAGTGGGTTAAACGTGTAAAAACTAATGGACAAGCTAGGTGGGAAAATAATGGGTTATATATTCCTGGTTTTGAGAAATTATAAAAAGAGAAAGGATCAAAATTATGATTAATTTCACAGACCATTTTGATCCCACTAAAAATATAGAAAAAGATTTAGCAAAAGTAGATCTTAGGGATCAATACACATCATTAACAGAAGATGAAAAGATAATGGTATTTCTTCGTCTCAAAGGATTTACACACAGACCTCCAACGATAGAAAGATTATATTCTGATGATTATTATTTAGGTAGTCAGGAATTTTTTGATCATGGAGATGTAATATTTCCTTTTTGGAAAGATGGATTGAAGAGAATTTTTCCAAATGAAGTTACAACAGCAAAACCATTACTCTGTTTGTCAGGAGCCATTAATATATCGGTGGCTTATAATTATACTAAAATGCTAGAAAGATAATATAAAATCTAATTAGCAAAAAGGATGATAAAATCCTTTCTCAACGACTAAATGTATAACTCTAGAATGAGAGAACTAGAGATGATATAGTCTGCAATATATAAATAAATATATTAAATAATTTGCGGTATAGGTAAATCTACGGTATCTAAATTAGCTATGACAAATACACTAGCTAGGTTAAGTTGTATGGCTAATCCGTGGAGAACATTTAAATTAGGTAAAAAACCACTTAGTTTTATCATCTTTCATAGAGATGAAGATGTAGCAAATGCTGAATTTCGAAGATGGATGCTAGATGATGTATTAAAGCAGAGTCCATTTTTTAGAAATTTACCACACAGACATAATATAAGAATATTAACTTCTGGTCCTAGGGGTAATGTAGTATAAAAAGTTGCCCTCCATATTAAGAAATTATATGGTAATAAAGTAAGTAAATTCGGTGAAAGGATAATCCCAATACCGAGTCAAGGATCTTAGATAAATCTAAGTAATCTTTGATGTAACGAATAAAGACTTACTAACTTATATAATTATATAAGTTAAATTTATATTCTAAACTATAATAGAGTATTATAGAAATAGATTGGCAGGTGGACTAGGAACTGACTTGATTTTTGCAATCATGTCTGAGGTCAATTTTTGGCCTAACGAAGAAAAAGCCATGGAACGTGTAAATAGTACGTATATTCGTATTACATCTCGTTTTGATGTAAAAGAAAGTTTAACATTAGCCGGAAATCTAATAATTGATAGTTCTAGTAGAGGTGCAGGTGGTCCAACTGAAATATTTCTTGAGAATGCAGAACCTCAATTTACTTGGGATTGTAGACCTTCTCATTATGAAGTTAGAAAAAATCTGTACGAACGTTCAAGGGGAATAACTTTCTCAGTTTATACTGGAGATGGTAAATATCCTCCAAGAATATTAAATAAAAATGATAAAGAAGAGAACTATAAATTAGAAGATGATCAAGACCCTGATAGAGTGGAACATGTACCTATTCAATTATTTGGAGAATTTAAATCTGATTTGATTAAAGCTCTTCAAGATAAATCTGGTATTAATACAGGATCATCAGATAGTTTTTTTGGAGGTACTATAGAACACTTATCTAAATGTTCAACAATAAAGAATAGAATTCCTGAAATTATTACAGTTGATTTTTATGATAAAGAAGATAGGATTATTAATCATGTAGAAAAAATGATTAATCTTATTCCAAGAGGTACTCCTATATGGCTAGGTCTTGACTTAGGTGTAGTAGATGATACAACTGGAATAGCAGCAGTTAGTTTTGATCATTGGGAAAATATAAATGGTACTTTAGTTCCTAAAATTAAGTGTCATTTTGTTTTAGGTGTATCTAGGTTAGAAGGACAAGAGACGAGTTTATTTCACATAGAGCAGTTTATAGAAGATCTTAACAAGAAATTTAATATTATAGTTAGTGCTGACCAAGCTTTTTCTAAACAAATACTTCAATATTGTGAAAGAGAAGGAATTAGAAATAATGGGAGAATTTCTACAGATAATACTCCTTGTGAACCGGCTCTTTATTTGAAGTATATAATAAACAATGAACTTCTTGAAATTCCTGAATATAAAAGATTACAAAGAGAGGCATATGATTTAAGATATGTTGGTCCAAAACGTAAAGTAGATCATCCTAAAAAAGCATCAATATCTCCATTATTTGATAATCCTGATGGTTCTAAGCCAGGAAGCAAGGATTTATGGGATGCTTTAGCTTCTAGTGTTTATTCTTTAAAATTATCTATTGATGAAGGAGAAGAGATGGGATATTCTTCAGGAATAGCTAAACAACTCGAATCTCTTACTAAAATAACAGCGGATCCAAGAGAAGAGTCACAAAAAGAACTTCAAAACATGTTGGAAAATATATTTTAAGATTCTTTTTCCATAATATATAATCAATTCCTAGGATGGCCAGAGGAAAGTGGTCTATTGTTCGATCAAGTCCTAGGAACAGAAAAAAAAGAAAAGAGATATATTTCAATCTCTTTCTTCCATACGTTTTACAAATTCCCATTCTTCTGGAGTAACATAATCCAGAACGCTTTTTGGAATTTCTACTTCTCTATCGTTTAACATTAATTTAACTTTAACAAATAATTTATTAGGAGTAATATCTACATCAGTTACTACTCCATAAAATCCTGTTTTACGAGATTTAACTTTATCTCCTACTTTTAAATTTTTCATAATTTTCTATATTTATTATTACACATATAAGGTTTTTAGAGCTTATGATAATACTACGAAAACAAAAATATAAAGAACTTCCCTGGACCAAAGAAAATATAGAAAAATATAAGTCACAGGAGAATATGTTAAAGCACGCAAGAAATACACCAGGAAAAACGGCTGGAAAATTATTAATAAACCCAGCCAAAGATGAGTTGGTGGGATATATAGCGTGCGAAGAAGATACTATTATTGCTCTAGAAGTTTCTCCGGGGTATAGAGGAAAAGGAATAGCAACTGATTTGATAAATTCTTCTGGGGCTAATAAACTTACAGTATCAAAGAAAAATATAAATGCGATAAATTTATATAAGAAACTTGGATTTGAAATTATATCAGAAACTCCAAAAATATATTTTATGGAGAAATGATTGAACTATAGTATAATTGGCAATACACCAGATTTTGGTTCTGGGATTTCCTGTTCGAGTCAGGATAGTTCAACGAAAGAAAATAATAATAACTAATAAAAACTATGTTGAGAGTTAAAAGATTTAGTAAAGTTACTGATAAAGTTAAAGAAATAGGAAAATCTATTGAACATACAGTAACTCATCCTAAAGAAACTGGTAAGAAGGTGGTGGAGTATGTAAAGAAACACCCAGATGAAGCTATAATTCTTGGAACATCTGATATTGTTCCTGGAGTTGTTGCTGCCAAACTTGCAAAAGCTGGAAAAACAAAACAAGCAGCTATCGCAGGAACTATTGCAGCACTTCCTATTGGTGGTGCATATGTATCAGGGAAAATAGCTATTCGAAAATGGAATGAAAAAAGAAAGAAGAATAAATAGAATAGATTCGAGATGTAGTTCAGTAGATAGAACGCTTGGTTTGGGACCAAGAAGTCGCACGTTTGAGCCGTGTCATCTCGACAGATATCGTGGAATTACTAACATGAATTATAAACCTTTAGGAAGAGTAAAAGTCGCGAGTTACTCTTCCACTACTAAGGATGACATGTTAATAATACAAGGATAGTTTGATATCTCGGGAAGCTATAAAATTTAATTCATGATAGATACTAAATTATTACCAGTACCTTTAGAGTATTCTTGTCCAATAGTAATGAGAGTAAAACTTCCCAGAAGAAATGATAGTGGGAGATTAAACTATTATACGTATGTTCCAGAATAATATAATGTTGGTAGAAATTCCTTACACTATAAGTTCTTTTAAAAGAGTTTCTGAATTTTTAAATAAAGTAGTTTTTGAAAATATTGATCCAAGTACTTTAGTAGATTATAATCTTTTATATGAAACTACAAAAGGAAAATAATATAAAATTTAAATTGAAATATGAAATTTATTGCAAAATTGTTTTCGACAATGCTACCTGCATCTGACAGTAGTATGATACCTCGAGATGTTGCGGAATCTTTCTTTAGTAGCCAAGAGTTTAAACAAGCCTTAGAGGATAGAAAGCTCTTTGGAACATTAACACACTTAGCCAGAAATCTATCATCTGCCAAAAATGGTGGTCCTGCAGTATCTAAGACTATAGGGAAAGATGATCTCCTTTATTGCTAATAATGAGAGGCATAGATAAAAAGTTTATGAAAATGTTTTTAATTGCTGGAAAAAATAATAAATTAAATCAGCAAAAATAGATAATAAAATCTATTTCTCAACGACTAGAGTAAACACTAAGAATACCGATTAATTCTTAGATAATATAGTCTATTATTGATTTTAAAATCAATTAGGTTAAGTTATTAATTGGCGAAAGTTCACCTACACATGTGTTAACTAAAGTTTGGTTCGAAAATGACGGCTGGTGCTATGGGGAGTTTGAGGTTCTCTCCGAAGATGGCCTAGACGATGAAGCTATACAAAGAATCAGAAGAGTAAAGGGCCTTCTTAAAAATGGTTGCAAAATTGGAATTTCCTGTGTCGTTCTTGGATATTGGGAAAATTCTAGCGGAAGTGACTATTTAAAGCGTATGGTTGCGCTAAAAGGGGCTGACCTTACATTAAACCCTTCTTGGAAAAATGCGGGTATAGTTTCAATTGATGGTTCTGAGAGCGAAAAAACATTCTCTGAACTTGATATAGAGTATGATCCTGAAGCTTATAAGGATACAAAAATAAAAGTTAAGCAATTTTCTAACTTCGATTCGGGAGATTTATTAAAGTCTTCTAAGATTAATGGAAAGTTTACGCAATTAAAAGCTAAATCATTTTCATTTAATTCTGAAATAAATTCAATAGAAGATACTATCGTTAGTGAATCTGTAATAGAAGAACCTGTTCAAAAAGATTTCTCAGTAATTGCATTAAGAGATAGAATTCGTGAATCAAAGTATTCAACTCGTCAAAGATTTCGTGTATTGATTCTATCTTACAAACAACTTCTAAAACAGCAAGGCGGCCCAGAGAAAATAGATCCAGAAACACTTAAAATCATGAAGTCTTTGTTTACTACAGATCTTTTGGATATTATGAAGTCGATTACACCAGAAATCATGAATGGAAAAAATCCAGGAACATTACTTGGTGCTTCTAGTTTAGGTAAGAATGTACGTAAATAATATGCGTTTTTTATATGAATTGCTGGAAATATCTAAATGAGATAAATCAGCATCAAATCATACTTAGATAAATCTAAAGAAGTGATTTGTTCAACGACTATGTATATAAACTGTCAAAATAGACAGAAGATATAGTCTAAATTATAAATAAATTTTATAAATACATTGATAAGTGTACAAAAATTGTTCTTACCATATAAGATGGCTATGTCTGAGGTATCTAAAACTAATGCAATATCTAAGGCAAGATATCAAAAAATTCAAGCTGCTTATTCTGACTTTGTTAATGCAATGTTAGAGGAAATATTCGCGCCGAAGAATGGTACGAAGAAAGAAGAGCCAGTAGAAGAAGAAAACCCTGAAGAAAACAGTTAAAAAGATTATGAAAGTAGAAAGACGTAAATTATTCTCTTCTTCGATTTCTCCACGGCGCAAGTTATTTTCAGGTGGAGTAACTCAGGCAGAATATAAGAAAATTCAGTGTAGAGATTGTGGTTATATTATGGATACTTTAGCCACTACAACTAACTTCTTATGTCCTAAATGTGGAGCTGTAAATAGATTTAATGTTTTAGAAGTTACACCAAGTCCTGAAAATACTCCTGAAGCTGTACAAGTCGAAGTATCAAAAATTGAAGAAGTAGAAAAAGGATTCTCAAGACGTTCGTTATTCGGCGGAGATAATAATGCCGCTGTACAAAAAGAATTTTCAGAACCGTCGAACGAATTTGAGGTAAAATTAAAAGAATTTTCTGGCAAAACTTTAAATGAATCAGAAGTTGTTAAGGCATTTGGTATTTCCGCCGAAGATTTAGTTGAAAAAGGTTTTGCTAGTATTGATGAAGATAATAAAGTTACTATTCCTGAAACTGCATTCTTACAATCTAAATTATTCTCTAAGTTAATCGTATCAGTGACTAAGATTTTGGATTTAGACCCAATAGAAGGACCTAAGGAAGACATAATTAATATGTTAGAATCTAAAGGATCTTTAGGACCAAAAGGTATAATGCTAATTAAAAAAGCTCATTCTCTTCCACTTGAAGAAATGAAAGAAGTTGAGTTTTCTAGCACTGAAGAAGTAGAAGATTGGATTGAAGACTCTGGAATTATTGGAGACTTAAAGATAGAATTTGGTAATTCTGCAATGGGAATCAAAGAATTTACAAAAATCCTAGAAGAGAGATATGATGATGCTCCAGATAATATAATAGATATATTAATTGATCGTGGAGTAATCAAAATTCAAGGAAATCAAGTTGATATAATGAAATAAAATATTTATAAAACTCAGTATGAAAAATACAAGATTTATGGAAGTCCTATTCTCAGCTGTAGAGGATAAGGATGAAGAATTAGCAAAGCAAGTAGCCAAAGATATTGAAGATGCTAAGGCTAATGGCTCTGTTGATACTGAAGAAGTAAAATATGAAAATATCGGTGACGGTAAAGTTTCAGTAACAGACAAAGAAAATGGCGAAGTTACTATCGTTGAAAAGGCTTCCGATGAGGACGATACTTATGATATGTATCCAGCTGAACAATCTGAACAAATCGAGGGATATCTTCATCCGGAAGGGGATGGAGTAACTCCGGGTAATCAGGTAGGTGCAGCTGACGAGGAAGTTGAAAGTCATATGGATGGTAGTGCTGTTATTGCACCGAATCTTCCTGATGGTGGTTTAAATCCAGCAGCTGGTCATGAAGAAAGTGTAGAAATTACTGCACAAGAAGGTCCTGAAGCTGTAGAAGAATGCGAAGAAAAAGAATTCTCTGTAAGTACTGATAATAGCGTAGTTCTTAGAATTTTCTCAGATCAAGAATTTTGTGAAAGATTATTCTCAGAAGTTATTGAATCAGAAGAAACAGCTAAAGTAGGTGATCTTAAAGTAGAGAAAACTGGTGAAAATGAAGTAGTTGTTACATCAGAATCTACAGGTGATCAAGCAAAGGTAGAGTTTAATGGTGAAGATATGGATGTTACTGAGCTAGAATCTAAGAATTTTAGTGAAGCAGAACAGTTTGATCCGTTGTTTGTAGTAGGAGTAGATCCAGTAAATCATGTTATTGTAGATGCTCCAGAGTATGACGAAGCATCAGCTCAAGAATTAGTTCAGAGTTTAACAGAAAAAGGAGTAGCAGGAGTTAGAATTTTTGATAACCCCGAAGACGCTCGTGAATATGCTATCGATCTCTTGAATGGTCTTGGTGTAGTTGAAGATGAACAACTTGGAGAACCTGAACAAGCAGAATTTTCAGATCATACTATTTACTTAACTGAATTCCAAGCTGATAATACAGACTTTATGTGTCGTTTCTTCTCTGAATCTGTAGATAGTATTAGTGCAACTCAGGATGCTATTGAAGATGCTATTGAAAATGGTGATGAGATTGAAACAGATTCTGAAGTTATTACACCTATCGATTCTAAGACTGCAGTTATACAGGATAAAAATAAAGATGAATTTACTAAAGTTAGTTTAGAAGGTGAAGAAATGGAGCTTGAAAAGATAAGCGAAGATCAAGCAGAAGAGTTGACAGATCATATCGTTGTTTCTGAAGAAGAGGAAGACGAAGATGAGGAAGAAGAAAAAGAATTCTCTGATGTTTGGTGTGACGAAGCAGAAACTAAATTTTTCTCAGAAAATGAAGAACTTACTCAGTATATGATTCGTTTGTTCTCTGAAGAGGCTGATTCTGCTGAAATTGAAAGCGCAATCCAAACTGGCGAACAAGTAGAAACAGATAAAGAAATTATTACGCCTATCGATTCTAAGACTGCAGTTATACAGGATAAAGAAAATGGCGAATTTACTAAAGCTGAGATGGATGAAGAAGTTCTTGATGTTAATCCTATCTCAGAAGCAGAAGCCGATAATCTAACAAACAGTATTGCAGTAGAAGATAAAGTTGAAAATCATGAAGAAAAAGAATTTTCTGAAGATATCTACTGTAATGAGGCAGAAACTAAATTCTTCTCTGAAGGTGAGGAATTTACTGAATATATGGTTCGTCTATTCTCTGAAGAAGATGGTCATTGTCCAGTAGAAAAAGCTATTGAAACTGGTAAGAAAGTAGAAACAGATAAAGAAATCATTACTCCAATTTCAGCTACAGAAGCAATTATAGAAGATAAGGAAAATGGTGAATTTACTAAGGCTACTATGAGTGAAGATGATATTGAATGTCATCCATTATCAGAAGAAGAAGCTGACAAACTTGAAGAACATTCTATTGATAAAGAAGAAAAGAAATTCTCAGGAGATTATGAAGATCCTATTCTTAATAAATTCTTCTCAGATGTTGTAGGTGCAGTTCCTGTTCCTGCTGGAGAAGTAGATCCTAATACTCCTGTAATTCCTTTAGCTGATCCTAATGCTGTAGCTCCTCAGGAAGTAGCAGTTCCGGCAGGTGTTGCTCCTGCACAAGGTGGTGCTACTAGTGTTGAAGCTATTGAAGATAAAGCACTTCAGGCAGTTCAAAGTATCCAAGCAGTAGCAGAAGAAGCAGCTCAGCAAATTATGGAAGCAAAACAAGCTCCTGCACAGGCTCAAGAACAAGATCTTCAGGAAGCTCAGTTCTCAGAAAAGAAATTCAGTGATACAAATGATACTCTAGTATCATGGTTGACTGGAAATAGTTTTCGTAAGTAATTAAATATAAATAGATAGGTTTATGGTTATCCTCAAAAACCATTTTACATAAACTAAAAATAATAAAAACATTATATACATTATGAATACACAGTATTTGCAAATGATGCAGACTCCTTCAATGATGGAGGCTCTTATTAATAGCTCAGTATCAGCAGAAGATGCTAACCTTCGTTCTCGTGAATATGCTAAGATGTTCTCTCGTAACGATGAAATGAAAGATTTGTTTGGTCTAGGTAATGCAGGTAATTTGCTGCAGAAGACTTTCTCTGGTTATGCAGAAACTCCGTTGCTGTCTACTCAGTATTTCAATGCTTCTGTAGCTTCTTATGTAAGCTCATTCGCAGGTTATATGTCTATCGAACGTGACTTTGATCAGCCTAATGGTTTGTTCTATTGGTTCGACGTTTTGGGTGTAACTGATATGCGTTCTGTTATTCCTAACTTAGGTCCGGATAACTATCAGGATATTCAAGCTATGGGTAACTTTACTTTGAATATTACTCCGACTACTAATGCTGACTACTCTTCTTTGATTGGTCGTAAGATTATCCCTGGTACAGTACGTGTTAAGATTGCTACTGCAACTGAAAAATTCGAATTGATCGATAATGGTCAGGGTGCTTTCATGGCTGTTGCTGGTAAGATTTCTAACGGTACTATCAACTATTTGAATGGTCGTGTAGAATTTACTTTGGCTACTGCTTTGGCTGGTGATGCTGCTACAGAAACTATCACTATTGTAGGTAAGGAAGATGTTACTGGTACTCCTTGTAATACTATTGGTGCTTCTAATGCACATGCTAATGATAAGAGATTTATCGCTAAGATGCAACAGCTTGGTTTGGCTACTGTACCTGATATGTTGGTAGCTGAATATAACATTGCTGCTTTAGGTGCTATGAAGAAAGCAACTGGTTCTGATATGGCTACTTTCTTGTTCACTAAGCTTCGTGAATTGTATACTAAGGTAATTAACTATAAATTGGTTTCTACTTTGGAAGAAGGTTATAATGGTAACGTTATGGCTGACTTGGATTTGACTCAGGGTGCTATGACTGGTCAGTTCATGGATTATCGTTCTAGAGTTGACTTGTTCGATGCTTACTTGATTAATGTTGAAAGTGCATTGGCAACTAAAGCTGTTAAGGGTGTTGATGTTACTGCCTATGTAGCTGGTAATATGGCATCTAATCAATTCCAGAAAGGTGGAATGATTGGTAAATGGGAACGTAATACTAAGATGACTTATATCAATGACCTGTTGGGTTGGTATAATGGTATTCCTGTACTTCGTTCTACTGATATTGCTGAAGCTCCGGGTGAAGGTACTTTCTATGCAATTCACAAAACAAAAGATGGTCAGATGGCTCCGCTTGCACGTGGTATCTATATGCCTTTGACTGATACTCCGACTATTGGTAACTACAATAACCCAACTCAGATGGCTTCTGGTATCTACTATCAGGAAGGTACTAAGTATATGGCTCCTGAATTAGTACAGAAGGTTACTTTCAAATTCGGTATCTAATTAAACCATAAAAATCATTTGGATCGTTAAACTCTCAGATCCCTAAAGAATAAAATGATTTTAAACAAAGAGAGGGATTCCCTAGGTCTTATAGACTTAAGGTTCCTTCTCTTTTTAATTTTTACAATTATGGCAAGTACATTTAGATTAAAGAGAAAATTATATTCTGATGATAAAGGCGGAATGAGTACTGGGAAAAAATTAGCTTTAGGTGGCCTCGCAGCAGGTGCAGCCATTCTTGGGGCTAAAAAAGGTGCATTTGGTGCTAACATAATGGCTAAAACTAATACTGGACTAATGAAAGCTGGTAAAGCTGTTGGAGGAAAAGTTGGAGATAGAATGATGATGTCTGGAGCTAAGGATTTTGGAGTTGCACGAGCTAAACAAATTGATAATGCACTTTTAAAGAAAACAGGATCTCAGATGACAAAACAAGCTTTTAATGCAAAAGCTGATCAAAAAGGTATGCAGGCACTTGGAAAAATTATGAAATAATTATGGCAACTTATAGACTTAAAAGAAAAAGTTTTGCATTTAATCTAGCAGGTCAAGCTTTCAAATCTGCCGGACAAGCTTTTAAATCTGGTAATACTATGCAAGGTATTGGACAGGCAGCAAAAGGTCTTGGTAGAGGTGCTATTGGAATAGGTAAAGGATTAGGTGTTGCTGCCGCTGGTACTGCTGCATTAGGTGCTGGTACATTTTTAGCAGCAGAAAATAAAGCTAATAGTTAAGGAAGAAGTTAATCCCTGAAAATTAATTTTAAAATATTAAAATAAGTTTTATGAGTGATGTAATTTACAGAGGTCTTAAACTCTCTTCTAATAAATGTAGGTATTTTCAAGTAAAAGAAGGACAAATAAGCTCTATAGTAGAGGATACTTCAAGATCTACTCTCACTCTAACTTATTCTCCAGGAAGTACTTCTGGAAGTTTATCAGATCTTTTAGGAATACCGTGTACTGAAAAAAGAATTGACATGCTCCCTACAGGACTTCCTAAATTATTTAAAAATACTTATGTTACATTAAATGGACTTAAGTTAAGAAAATTAACTTATGATCCACATACTATTAATATAGTTATTGTAAATGACTCAGAATCTAGAGTTATCCAAAACTATAATTATACAACAATAGTAGTTTCGGAAGGAGATTATAAAAATCCTGAGTTTATAAATTTCTTGTTTTACTCTGGAAATCTTATATATCTTCAACCTATTGGACCTAGACCAAGCTGTTATGAGATAAGAAATTTTCCTAAAATTATAATTAGTTCAGATGATGTTACGCTTGAATCTGAATCTGAAACAATATTTACATTAAGAAGGAAATATAATGATTATGTTATAAGAGCTGTAGATTATCAAGATCAATTTATTCTAGAATTACGTAAAATTTTAGATGATTATGGTTTAGAGTTAGTTAGAATTAATAAAGAAACTACATTAACTAAAACATCACATGTTGTTTATCAATTTCTTCAGACTCCAGTGAAAGATAATCATCCTAAGTATTCTGATGATAAAGTAATGCAGCATAAAATACCAGTTGAATTTTATCTAAGAAGTACTGATATGCCATTATTCTTTGACTTTAAAAATAGATATATGAATGTCACATTACTTACTAATTTCTGTGAATTCAAAACATCAGATAGATATGGACAAAGATGGACAGCTGCAATAAAATGGGGAGGAATAACTGAAGATTTTAACCAGACATATCAACAAGATGATAATTCAAATTTCTCTTATCAATGTCAATTCAGATGTGAACTATTTTTCTATGAAGTAATTGATGATAGATATAAATTCCTAGAAGAAATAGTTCAGAATATAGAGTTTGAACGAAATAATCCAGATTATCATTATGAAGTTCCGGTTGATACTGAAACAACAATTATAAACAAAGGGTTATGATAAATTTTAGAAAGAAGAAATACCTTATCCAAAATTTAATGCCGGACGCTATTGAATATTTAAAGAAACAAGGATTACGGCCTAATATTATAACTCCAGAGCAAGCAGATAGCGTTAGTAGAGTTAATTCTAAGGCTATGGTTTTAGTTTCATTTATAAAAAATGAGTCTGGATATTATCAAATTCAAGTACAGGATAAGGAATTATACAATTATACTCAAAAATTAATCAAAGATATTTTTAGAATGAGAATAACTGATATTAATAAAGAAACCAGAGTAATCACAGCAGAAACTGATCACTTAGGAATAGCTTTTGATATTATAGAAATTCTCGCTACAAAATATAATTTATCAGTTGTGGCATGATTAAATTTAGACAGAAAGAATTTACAGAATATGATGCAATGAGAAGTCTTTATGTAAAACTTATGCGATATTCTGATAGAAATAAATTCGGAGTAATAGATACTAGTGCATTAATTCCTGTTCTTAGAGGAAATAATGTAGTAATCGAAAGATTTGTAATTAGTACTTCTATGTTTGGAAAAGATAAATATAGAATGTATCTAAAAATTGGTGCCAAAGCAAAGTTACCAGATGAGGTTAGACTTCCAGGTAAAACATATGATAAACGTCTTGGAAATATGCAATTAAACGTAAGTCATTCTATATTTGCGCCAAAAGATAGTGATCCAAATTGGAATAATAACAATAATGGAGGAAATAATAATACTTCTTTAGGAGACACTTCTGGACCTAGGAATGATAATCCTGAAGAAAGAAGAGGTGGAAAAAAGAAAGAAAAGAAGTATTCAGAATTTCCAGGATCAATTTTAGAGCAAAGAGAATTTAAGAGTAAAGGCGGTGATAAACAATATCCCTATCTATCTGGTTCATTCTCTCCTTCCTTTGATCTATCTTATGAAGTTTCTGAATTGCTTGGAGAGGCTATCAAATATGATAAAAAATCAAGATCATTGGTCTTAGAATTCAAATCTATCGAAGATGCTATTAATGCATTGAATATATTACCCTTCGGATTAGGTTATAAAATATATTTACTTAATGCATGATGATTGTAAAGAGATTTTCTCAAACCAAGATATTAAATACTAATAACCCAGCTCTTGGTTTCACTAAAGGGAGAAAATATGATACAGATATGGATAGACTGGGTAGAATGAATACTTCTCAACGTGAATTAGCTGGAATCGGTAATTTAGGAAAAGAAATGAGAAAATTAAATCAAGAATTAAATCGTGGAGGAAGAGGTAAATGGCAAGATACAGATTAAAAAGAAAATGTTACAATGCACTAACTGAAGCTGCCGGAAATACACTTGGAGGAGTTACAGAAGGAGTTGGTAAAGCTCTTGATAATAAAGTAGCCGGAATCGCTGGTGGTGTTTTAGGAGCTACTAAATTAGGAGGAACTATTGGAACAATGATAGGGGGACCATTTGGAAGTATTTTAGGTATGGGAGCTGGTTATCTCTTAGGTTCTGCAGCTACTAGAGGTCTTGGAAAAGGTCTTAAAACTGCCGGTCAAGATATGCAGACTTAATTATAGGAGGATTTAGATTATGATTAAGTTTAGACAAAAAGAATTTTTTTGGGGAATGGCTTTAAATGCTGCAGGGGCTATTGGTACAGGTCTTTCTCTAAAACAAGGCTCTGATCAAATGAAACAAGCTGAGGAACAAGCAGCACAGGCAGAGGAGCAAAATAGAAAGATGACCAAAGCTTTAAATAAAATTGCAGAAAACGCAAAAAATAATCCACAAGCAGCACAACAAGCAGCAGATGTAATGGGACAAAAACAGTTTGCTCAAATAAATTTTGCAAAACTTACAGCAACTCTTAAGAATAATAAAACTTTAGGAAATGCTAAAGGTCTCGCTAAAGATGTTGGTAAAATTGTGTGGAAAGGAAAAAATAAGCTGATTGGTGGAACTATGATGGGAGCTACAATGGCAGGAGCTTCATATCTTACTGATAAAGCAATTCAAAAAGATATGAAGAAAAATGGAATGCCTCTTGAAAAAACCTATTCTGCTGGATCTATAATGAAAGCAGTAAAAGGTACTGGAAAAGTTTTAGGAGAAGCTGCAAAAAAAAATAAAGGAACGTTAATAACGATGGCTGCTCTAGGTTCTGCTCCCATGGCTCTCGGATACTCTGCTGAAAAAGCTCAATATAAAGATCAGATGGCATTAACTCAGAGAAACTATGCAGTCCCTGGAGTAATGGCAGTTAAAAGATTACTTACTGGCGCTTCTAAATCTGTAAGAAATTCACAGATATTTAAAACTCCTGGACAAACAATTTTAGGTGGACTTTCTAATTTATCTGGCGGAGGTGGTCGAAAAGGTGTATACAAATTCGGTCATCAGTTAAATAGATATGGAAAACACTCAGGTTCAGTATGGTCTCAAAAAGCAGGTAAGTTCATCATGGATAACCCCAAAACAGCCTTAGCAGGTAGTATTCCAGTCGGTGCTGCAGTTTTAGGAGCAACATGGGGAACTGGAGAGAAAATAGTAAATAAAACAGCTCGGGCTCTAGATAAAGATGCTTTCAAATATCAAGATTCTAAAAATCAAGAAATACAATGATTATAAAAAGAAAATTATTCACTAAATACGACGATACTGATAATCTTAAAAGAATGAAGGATTCAGATATTCTTGCTGAAAAACCAAAACAGGCTCCTGGATATGGTTCTGTAGCTGGGGCTGCTCTTGGTGGGGCTGCTCTTGGTGGAACAGTTGGTTCTGTAGCTGGAGCTTTTGGAAAGAATAAGGCAGGTCGTAGTTTACTCGGAAGAATGGGTAAAGGTGGAAAAACTGGATTAGTTGTTGGTGGTCTTCTAGCAGGTGGAATGGCTCTTCGAAATAGAAATAAACAAGCTGAAAATAATGAATGGTATAATAAAAGACTTAATTATGCTCAAAGACAGGCTAGACGAAGAGAAAAACAAGATTGGAAGACGAATATGACTCAAAGAGATGGTTATTCCTATTAAAACTAATGAAAATTATGGCAAAATTTAAACCAAAGAAAATAATCAGAGATGTAAAGGAGTTTTATAAAAATAATCCTACGGCAAAAATTACTACTGCCACTGCTGGATTTTCTGGAACTAATCTTGCTATTAATGCTACTAGAAAAAATTCTGATAAAAAATATCAAGAAGAACAACTAGAAGCAATGGATAAATTAACTAAAGCACTTGGAGGAGTTAATAAAACTTTAAAAGAGGTAGAAGTAAAAGAACCTAAAAAGACAACCTCTTATAAATTAAAAAAAATCTTTTCCGAGAAAAATGATAATAATATGATTACATTTAGAAGAAAAGACTTTAGTATATTATCTGATACTGTTAAAGGAGCTATAATTGGTGGAAACGTAGCTACTCTAAGTTTACCATTATCCGGAAAAGATGCTAAAAATATTAAATATGAAGGAAGTAACCCTACTTTCCGAAAATTAAATACTCTAAGTCCATTTGCTAAACGACTTGGAGTAGTAGCCGCCGGAACATTAGTCGGAGCAGCTCTTGGAGCCTTAGTTGGTACTATAAAAAAAGGTGATGAGGCTATTTCCAGAAAGTTAACAGTTGACAATAGATTAATGGATAGAGTAGTAGAGGATCTTAAGAAAACAGGTTTTAAAGAAGGCTCCGATTTTACAAGAGATCCTAAAACGGCGGATTCTCTTAAATCAGCAATAAGTGTAGCTATAACAAGAAATTCTGGTGAACTTAGACTTCTAGTAAATACAATAGCAGATAATAAACTAAAAGATATAACAAAAAACATAATACGAAATCTACCAAACTCAAGTGCAGTAACAGAAGAAAGTAAAAGTAGATATAATGAGATTTCTATAACTACTATATCTGATGGAACCGCTGATGTTGGTTTAATAGCTGGAATATGTGAAAAATTTATAAGAAATAAATATCCAGTATATCTCGTAGAAGTTGGTTAAATAAAACAATTAATTATTATATTTAAATTATGGCACAATGGACTGAAACTCTCGAACCGTATGTAAAAGTTATAGAGAGAGTACATACCGCAGCTCTTAATCCTACTGCAGGTGAAAGTTTAATTATCGGAGTGACTTTAATTTCTGATGCAGGCCCAGCAGTTCCTACACTGATCTCTAGTCAATCTGAATTCTTAAAAACTTATGCTTCAGGGGACTTAACAGAAGATTATATGGCATCCTTGAATAATCTTTATCATGATGCTAATAATACAGGAGATAAAAATGTAGCTGCAACAATGTGGATGAATGCTTATAGATTGGCTGGCTCTAATGTTATGCTGGTTTGTAGAGCATCTAAAGCTAACGATATCTACTACGCTAAACCCATGACTAAAACTGATTATAGTACATATATCCTTAGAGATGGTGCTTTAATGAAGGGATTTAGAGATGCTGATAAAGGTGTCGTTAAGTTTGTTCTTGATATTGATGGTGATGATGCAGAACATGATCAAGATGGATGGTCAATTAATTTGAATGGAGTAGGTATTCTTGGTAATCGTACCACCGATGATGGTCCTCAATATGATTACTATGTAAGAACTCTCCCCGACTTAGTAAATCAAATGAATGAAACTAATAAATTCTTCTCTCCATCTTATAAATTCTTCACAGATCCTAATAATATCATCTCTGAAAATGAAACAACTGATCCCGATAAAGCAAAGGCAGTTGTATTCTATGAACTTTATCTAGGACAGGATATGCTAGATACTTCAGACTCTAGATGTCCACTAGGAAAGCAGTATATCGTGATTTGTGAACCTGATTGGACTAGTGATAATCCTAATCAAAAACTTATAGATATTAATGCTTCCGCTTGGTCTGGTTTCGAAGAACAGAAATATTATGCAGTTAATCAATATAACTCTAATACTGATCTGAGAGTTAGAATTAGACGTTTTAATCATGATGCAGTAGTTACCAAAGAATTAACTAACCCCGCTTTGAACGAAAACTCTGATTCTCCTTATATGGTACTATCGGCCGTTCTAGATACCTATACTAAAAAAGGAACAGTAGAACCGTCAGAAAGTATCCTACAGCGAGATTTTTATGAAGTCGCTGTTCTTGATCCTAATATTTCTGACGAAGTACAGTTCTTTAATATAGGTAAAGTAACCGGCCGTGGAGATATGGAAGTATCAGAACTCAATGAACTCCTAAGTATGATTCAACTTCAACTCCCTGACGATATGAGAGAGCTTGGATTGAACTACTATGGATACGGAGCTGATGATAAAGTATGGGTAGAACTTGATCCTAATGACCCAAATGCAGGTTCTTATAAACAAACAGTTTCTTCAATGACTGATCTTTACAACTCAAAAGGTATGTCAGTTGGAGATGTTTACCGAGTTGGATCTGGAAGTTCATATAAGTACTATGAATATCAAGAAAATGGTGGAGATCAAGTTTATGCAAAATTAGGCGTAGATCCAACTGAAACAGATATTCTTGATGTATCTGAATCGGATCTTAAGAAAGCACTTGACGAAATCAACATTCAGGAAATCTATGTGGTTGAAGGATTATGTGACCTTGGAAATACATCACTAAGTTTCCAGAATTACTTGGCTAATATGGCTATCAATTCTAACTATTTCTATCCAGTATCAACAGTTCAGAGCACAAATTATATGACTATCGCTAATAATGCAACTAAAATAGCACAAGATTCATATAAACTCTATCTGTCTGCACCTTGGGATATCGACTCCGGTACATTTGGATGGAAATATTATTGCTCACCTGCTGTTGTTTACTGGGAAGCTGTAGCTAGAAACCGTAGAAATAATGCAGAATTTGCTCCTGTACTTGGACAAACTAATGGTATTGTTCAGTATCAGAGACCTATGACAGAGTTTAATAAAAAAACTCGTCAACTTCTATTATCTAAACGAGTAAATACTGTACTCTGGAATTATCAAACTAATGCTTGGAACATGAATGATAAACAAAATTGTCCAATTTATTGAAATTGAATTTTTATGAACTGCTGGGATTTATATAAAAAAAAATAAAAATCAGCAAAAAGGATTACTAATATAAATCCTTTCTCAACGACTAAGTATAAAAGATAAATAAATTTTATTATTTTTCAAGATATAGTCTAGCGAAATTACCAAATAATTTTCTAAAACGAATTATACTAAGCAAAGTGTGGATAATATTGTTTCAGATGAAGGTAACTCTCGTTTAGCTATTCGTATCTCAAAAGCTATGCCTGTACTACTTAAACAGTATATAGGCTGGAGAATTGCACCAAAACTATGGGAAAGTGCGATTGGAACTATCGATTACTGGTTTAAATCAACTATTCTCCCAATGTCTTATAATATCGATGATTACCGTATTATCATCGATGAGACAAATAACCCTGTTCAAATTCAGCGTAAATAATTGCGCCTTGGATTTTTATATTACCAAGAAAAATAAGAGAATTGCTGGAAGATAATAAAATAAATCAGCAAAGAAAGTTTACAAAAATTTTCTCTCAACGACTATGTACTTATTAAAATGATATAGTCTGATCTTAAATATTAATCTTATATTTAAGTTTAACAATAATGCAGAATAAAATGGTGGTTAACGTTTTGGTTAGATACCAGAGAGCTTTGAAATATGTCATCGTAAAGTATATGCGATTATTATACCAATTGCTGGAACTTAATAAATCCAAAGAATCAGCAAAAATAGATATAATTCTATTTCTCAACGACTAGATGTATAATTAAAATTTCATGAAGATTTTAAAAGATATAGTCTGAACATGAGTAGATAATACTTAGCAAACATATTGATATCACGACATTTTCGACGTTGGTATGCAACTTGCAGTCTCAGAGTACGAAGATACTAGAGGAGCAGCCCTTGAATAATAAATAACATGATAGTATGCTGGAGAGATCTGGCATACTATCCTTTATAAATAATAGAATATGCAAAAATTTACAAAAGATGAAATAATATATAATATTATTTCAAAATTAACTAAAGATATTGAATTCCTAGGATTAGAAAACTATTCAAAAGATATATCTACAAAAAAATTAAAAATTATTTTAAGATGTAAATTACATAATATAAGTAAAATTATAAAATATTCTAGTTTTATATTAAATGGATGGCATTGTCCTGAATGTTCAAAAATAAAAAGAACACTTCCAGAAAATATAGCAATAGAAAGAATACAAAAATCCATATTAAAGAAAAATAATGAAGGGAGTAATATATCTTTTTTAGGATTTGTAAATTTTTGGAAAGGCTCATCAACAAAATTGATTTTAAAATGTAATATTCATAATATTATTTGGAAAACAACGACCTATAATGGATTTATTTCGAATAATTTAATTGGTTGTCCTGAATGTTCAAAAGAAAGAAAAAAAAGAAAATTAACTAATTTAGAAGCAGAAAATAATATAATCGAATTTCATAAATCATCTTCTACAAATGAATCGTCAATATTTTGTAATATTCATAATAGCTACACAGGTTATAATTCTCCAGTTGAATTAGTTTGTTATAAACATGGAAAATTTTCATGTTATTATAGTTATTTAATGACTGATAAAAGTAGAAATATTATACTATGTCCTAAATGTAGAGAATTATTTGAACGTGAACAGGAAAAGAAAAGATATCATAACTTAATAATAGATAGAGTAAATCATTTAAATAAAAAATATAATATATCTTTAGAATTTTTAGGATTTAAAGAAGAATTTAATTATCAAAATACATATCTAATACTAAAATGTAATATTCATAATCATATTTGGGATACTACTAGACTAGGTATATTTTTAAAACATGAAGGAAAATACTGTATATATTGTTCAAAAACTAGTAGTATTTCGTTTATGGAAAATTCTTTATACTCTATTTTAAATAGTTATTATTTAAACATAATTCGTCAATATAAATTAATAATAAATAATAGAATATTTTATTTAGATTTTTACATACCAAAATTAAATGTAATAATAGAGTATGATGGAAAACAACATTATGAATTTACTTCTTTCTTTCAACCCACATATCAAAATTTCGTAAATCAAGTTAACCGAGATAGATGTTTAGAACAATATTGCAAAGAAAATAATATAAAACTTCTTCGAATTTCTTATAAAGACAATAATAGAATCCCTGAAATCATAAAGATATTTTTCGAAGAAGGAAAAGATATAACAACAAAAGTAGAACCTAAATTATTACCAGTATTATATCATGGATAAAACATTATTAATAGATCTTAAAAAGAAGTTATTTATCAGGAGTGCTCTTATAAGTTTGACGTCTCTTGATGAAATTTTAGCCTTGAACGATTTTTTGAGTCCAGATGAGATATTACTGGAGATAATTAAGGAGTCGTTAAGAGAATTTGAACATACCTTGCCATTGATTCTGGAGATGAAAATGAACCGTTCTCAGATGTGTAGTTGTGAGAACATGGGACTTGAAGGGTATTGCGAGATTAAGAGTAATTTTACATTATTTCTTGATTGTAAAATATCGGAAGATCAGATTATATTAATTCCAAACTCTATTCCTATGTACAGGGTGGGGTCTATATCTTATCCAGCTCCAGGAAACTATACTTACTTCACAGATTATAGACGTCCTTATGTTTTTATGATGGATATGCCCAGTTACGATCAATTCTATATTAGAGGAATATGTAGTCGACCAATAATTCCTGACTTTCTTCCTGATAAAACGTTTAATCCAGGATCATCTAAAGCAGCTATTTATTGGCTGAATGTAGAAGAAGGGTCGAGAGGTACATTTTTTATGGATCTCTGTATGACTCATTTACTAGACTATATTAGGAACCTAAAGGCTTCATTAATGTTACCTAATGTTGGTTTGGAAGTTCTTAATAATATCGACGCTGCATATCAAGAGCTTAGATCTAGGTGTGATAATTATATACTCCAATCTGGATGGTATGGAGATTTACTTGTTTAATATATAAAATTATGATAATAAAAAGAAAGTTGTATTCTCTTACAGGAACTAGAGTATTGGCTGGATTTAATAAAAAAGTTCTTAGAAAGACTCCAATGGCTGCAAAAAGATCCGCCATAAAAACACAAAATAAAGTCTTAGAAGCTACAGCAAGAGGTTTAAATAAGATAGAAGGAGTAAAAATGGCGGCAAATCAAGCAGCCATTAATCCAGGAAGAGTTGTAAATACTAAAGTAATTCAACCATCTATAGAAGCACCTATAACTTCTGTAGCTATGAAAACAGTACCTATTCCTGGAACATCTGCTTTAGTTAGTGTAGTAGGAAAACCAGAGAAAACTATATGGAAAAAGATTGGAGTTGGTGATAAAATGTCTAAGGCTGCATCTAAGTATGTAGATAGTAAAGGAGGTAGAGTTGTAGAAGATGTAGTAAATAGCTTGACTAATTATTTAAAAAATCTTATGGTATGACAAAATTTAGACAAAAACAATATACAATTCCGGAGGGTCACTATACAGGTCCTAAGGATATGGATAAGGTTCCAGGAGCTATAGAAGTAATCGGAAAATCTGCCTTAGCTGGTGCTGGGATAGGGGGAGTTACAGGTAGTCTCCTAAAAGATGCTAGTATTACCAGTGGTGCTATAACTGGAGGTAAATATGGAACTATAGCAGGTGTAGTATTAAAATTCTTCTTAAATTACCTACACAATCCAATGTCATCTATTAAATTTCAAGAAGTAGATAAATTAATTCGTCGTGAGTTTGGTATTTATAGAGCTTCTGGAGTAACTATAGGAGATTCATTAGATAAAAGAGCAAAAATAGATGAGAAGTTTAGTTTTAATGATCGAAATGTAACAGCTTATAAATTAAATTTTTCAATACAAGATAATTCCATTACCATGTATACTTTTGGAATGACCTCTAAGGAATTGGAAAAGACTTCAGATAGTTTAGACTATTACTGTAAGAAGTATACAGGGATGGAATATAGTAGTTATGCAATCAATTCTAGAAATAATTCTTATTCAGTGGCTATTGTATTTACAAATTATCAAGTTATAGCCAACTTTATAATGGAACTCAGTAATACTCTTGGAGTAAAAATAAATCTTCTTGATAACAAAGCTTTAGTTGAAAATAGAATTAAGGAAGTTGAACAGAAGGATTTTTCGGTTAAGTCTTTAAATAAATATGATTTAAAGAAATTTATTGGGAAAACGGGAAAATTTCTATTTTCCGGTAAATCTGAAGATCTTATCGGTTTAATTTATAGTGCTGCAGTAACTTTTTCTAATGATCCTGATATAATTCCTACATATCGAGGAGACTTTGGAAATAAGTACTTAGAAAATAGCCTTAAAAGACTTCGTTATGTTGAAGGTCTAGATTATACTGTTGGAGAATTTGGTGGAGATATAGGTATTAATATGTCAATGATCTCTGGAATATTCGTAATAACAGTAAATAAAGAGGATACCAACGAACTTAAGAAGATTGATTCTATTTTCTGGAATCACTTAAAAACGATAGTAAATAGGGTAGATACTGGAAAAGTAGTTGTATATAACTACACAATTAAAACAAGAAATGAATTTGATTTTATCTTAAAAAAATTCATGTCAACTGATGTAAAACCTAATATATTTGAAAAATGATAGTACCTAGAATTCGATATTTTTCAGATTTACAAGCTAGAAAGATGATAACGAAATTAACAGAGAAATTGGATAAAGATCGTATCGGGGATTATGAAGTTTCTAGTAAAATTCCCAAAGATGTAATTAGTATATATCCTGATCCATCTTCAATTAAAATATATATTCCAGAAGATCTTGAATATAGTCAGTACGAAATTGATGATTTCATTAGATCTATGGCAGCTCATATTAGAACAATTACGATCCTAGAGAGAGATATATATGTAATGAAACTATCAGGATCTCTTACTTTTGAACAGATATATAAATTAATACGTGAGATAATTGATACAGAAGAATTTTGTACTATTATTGACTGTGATTAATCTTTAAACTAAATATATACTATTATGGCGGATATGATTTCAAAAAACTTAGATAAGGCAAATAGGCTTTATTCTATTGGAATGAAAAATATAAAATTACAATTAAAACTTCTTGGGACTGAATTTGTAGTACTCAGACCAAAGAGTAATTCAAAATGGAAAAATGTTTTTGGAGGTACATATTCATCAAGTAGTACATTAGAGAACGATTATGATCAATTTACTACAATATTGATATTAAATCAGAATGAACTAAGAGATGTATGGAATCGAAACAGAGATAATCTAGAAGTATATACAGATGATGGATCTCTTGAAGTAGGGGATGAATTACAATATACTCGTGGAAAATATACATTCAGATTTAAAATATCTCTTAAAATGGGTTACTCTGAAGTAGCTGAAGTATTCTATGTTTATACATTGAATAGTATTATTGAAACTTTAGATATGTAATTATGAGAGAAAGAAATATAGAAAATGAGATTCTGAAGCAAAATAAAATTCCTGGATGTGATCAACTTACTAGACCTGAGGAAGTAAAAGCTCTTAGTAAATATCTTAAAAGTATTAGAACAACTCAAGAAAATCATACTTCCCTAGAGAAAGATAATCTAGAACTCCCTGGAAGAACAACAGGGAGGATTCCAGAAATTAATTCTCTCGAAGATTATATAGAGGGATTAGATGGGGTTCGTGGTATTAAAAGTCTATATAAAGAATCATCACGAGAACCACTTTCTGATAATAGAAACTCTGACTCGGCGGAAAATCATGGGTTGTATACAGAAAAGACACGTGAAAATCTGTATGATCCTAGGAAAACAGAACTAGAGAAACATCGTGAGGATATAGTAAATAAAAAAAATATCCTTGAACCAACCCTAGAAGACCGCCGAGAAGAATTAACTGAGGAACCAAAAGAATTAAAATCTCTAGGTACAGAAAAGTTAAATCTAGAAGGAGTTAGAGATGTAAGAAATCTTTATATAAATACAAAAGAAAATCTTAAGGTTCCAGAAAAAGATCTAGAGTTAGGAAAAGAAAGAGAATCTCTTATTGATAATCACAACCTAGAATTAGATCTAACAAGAATAGACCTTGAAGGATTTAAAGATTTATCATACAAAGAACAGCTCGAAGTAGATTCTAAAAATGAATTAGATACTACTCGAATATCTTTAGAAAAAACAATTGAAACTTCTGAATTATCTAGTTATAGAGAAGATCTTAAAGAAACGCCGGAGGAATTAGATAAGTTAGAAGATCACAGAGAAAAATTAAATAGTGGAAAAGATAATCTAAAAGAACTTGAAGATACTAAAGTTAAACTCAGAAATCCAGTAGATGATGCTGAACTTTCTAAAACCAAAGTATCTTTAGAGAGAACCGTAGAAGATAAAGAGTTAGAAACTTATAGGGAAAATCTTAGGAAAACGCCGGAGGAGTTAGATGAATTAGAGAATCATAAAGAGTCTCTTAGAAGTGGGGAAGAATTAAAGAGTTTACCTGAAGATAAAATAACTCTTGGAGGTACTGTAAAGGTATTAGAAGAACTTGGAAACACTAAAATAGATTTGGAAGGTACTGAAGAGTCTGAGATATCTACTTTAGAGGATTATAGAGAAAACTTAAGTGTAGAAGATAATAATTCTCTTGAAGATACTAGGGTAGATCTGAAAGGTACTGTAGAATACGAAGCTTCTGAGTTAGAAGATGCCAGAATCAACTTAACCGGAACAGAAGAATCCAAACCTAAAAGTCTCGAAGATAAAAGGATAGACCTAGAAGATACAAAGGAGTCTGAACCTAAAGCTCTAGAGAATGAAAGAATTGATCTAGAAAATACTGAAGAGTCTGAGATATCTACTTTAGAGGATTATAGAGAAAACTTAAGTGTAGAAGATAATAATTCTCTTGAAGATACTAGAATAGACTTAACTGGAACTAAAGAAGCTGAGATGTCTGAACTTGAGGATTATCTTGATGATCTAGAAAATACGAAGGATTATGAGGCTTCTGAGTTAGAGGACACTAGAATAGATTTAACCGGAACTAAAGAATTCGAACCTAAATCTTTAGAAGACGAGAGAATAAACTTAGAGGGTACTAAAGAATATGAATCAAGTTCTTTAGAAGATGAAAGGATAGATTTAAAAGGTACAGAGGAAGCTGAACCTGAAAGTCTTGAAGATTTTATAGATAAACTTGAAGATACTAGAGATTTTGAGTTAGAAGATGAAAAACTCGAACTCCCTGAAACTTCTGGAGATGGATATGAAGGTTATACTCCATTAGGTCCGGAAGAATTAGATAGTCTTGGTGGAAATATCAATAATTTCTATGATTCTCTCCTTGAAGTTCCAGAAATAGCTGATGCTCCTAGACAATCTGGAGATTATACTCCTCTTGGCCCAGAAGAGTTAGATAGTCTTGGTGGAGATCTTGGAAATTTTTACGATTCTATTCTAGAAGTTCCAGAAACAGATAATGAAAATTATCTTTCTCCAGAAGAAGTAGAAAAAATCATAGAAAATCCAGAACAACAATATAATTATAAAGATAAGTTACCTGAAGTAGCTAAAGGAAATTCAGCTCCTAGAGTAGAAACAGAAGGATCATATAATTATCTTTCTCCAGAAGAAGTAGAAAAAATCATAGAAAATCCTACTTATTTCTATAACCAACAAAAAGAAATTCCAGATGCACAAGCTCCTGATGGACAAGAAATTTATAAATATTCAGAAAATCCTGAACTATCTTCTGAACAAGTAGAAGGTCCTCCTATGAAATTACCTAAATTTGGATTAGAATCTCTTAATTTAAGTAATTATCTTAGATGGACTGCTGAAAAAGCCGTGGGCTGGACTGGAGTACATGGAGAGGCAAGACAACTTCTTGTTAATGAAACACTAGCTGGTTTGGTAGTAGCTAGAGACGAGCTTGAAAAAGTAACTAAATCAAATCGATATAGACTCCCTGGAAATGATGGCGGTTTATTGGGTGATTTAGTATCTGGAGGAGTTTCTGGTGCACTTGACAACCTAGGAGACAAGCTCGGAGATGCTGTTAATAGTATCGTTGGAAGCAAATCAGTAGATATATCTAATCCTTTGAATAGACCAGATGAAAATAAATTTAAATATAATGGATTTGAAGAAGCGAATACACGATCAACTAGTAGTAATGCTTCTAATCCTATAAAAAGTCAATCTGTATTTTCTTATGATGAAATCGAACTCTTAAGTAAAATAACTAATGAAGGAGCAAAGAAAAATTCATCATCATCCTTTTGGAAAAAAGCAGGTAGTGCTTTAAAAGATATGGCTTTAGGATCTTCTGGAGGAGAAAGAACATACAGTTTTAAAAATAATTATATTTCAGGTAAAGGTATATTAATTACTCTAGAGGAATTATGTGGGATATCTAGCGATACTGACGATACTAATACTGTAGAAGGTTTATATAATGTATTAAAATCTAGCCCATTTATTACAACTCCAGATAAATTTACCTCAACAGGGTATTCAAATTATAATATTCAAACATTAGATACTAATGCTTTCTGGGAAATTGCTCTTGAACCTTATGCAGGGCCTGAAAATGGAGATCTTAATTATCTTCCTGGAATCCACGAAATAAATATAAGAAATATCGTAATGCATGGAGTAAATACAGCTTATAATAAATGGATTCCATTTACTAGTTTTGATCTTCAAAAATCTAAAATGACATCAAAAACACTGAGCTTGTATGATGGTGAAATTAGTTATCCTGTTTCAATGGAATTTACTAATGAACTTCGAATAACTATCGCCGACGATCAATATAAATCTTGGAGACGATACTTTGAAGAATGTGCTAAAGCTGCAATTTATAATAGCGAAGGACATACATCTGATTATTATATACTGCCCCCGGATGAATATTCACTTACAGCAATAGATACTAATAATGTGTGTATTGCTATGTATAAAAATATATGCTTCAGATGTAGAATATATGTTATGACACCACAATATAGTACAATTCAAAAATTTGATTTGCTTTTAGTAATGAAAGATTTCTCTGAAGAGTACACAGGGGATATTGGAGACGGTGCAGGAGATCTTACGGTATCATTTAGTATCGTAGGAGAGAATCCAAATGAAGGAAAAATTCCAGAAGTTAAGGTAATACAACATAAAGCTCCCGATAATTCTTCAAAAACAGATTACGGTTCTATAGTAGAAAGTGGAGTAAATTCAGTAATGAAACTAATTAAATAATATAAAGCTATGTATTTAAGATTAGGAACAACTAATATAAAGTACTCCACTGAACAAGATGATTTTACAGTATTTTCTGAAGTTGTAGATTCTAAGATGTCATATGAGAAACCAATACTTGTGAGAACTCCTGATGAACTTGATATTTGGTTTGGATCAGATTTTCCAGGGAAAGATTATTATGATGAACTTTTAGAATCTGGAGTTACTTTATTCTTATATAGACCAATTAAGGTTGAACAAAATACTAATGCTCCTGACTATGTTGACCTAAAAGAGTATTCTATAGATCAAAAATTATACTATAACTTAACAGAACTTCCAGAAATCGGAGAAGATAAAGTTTTGTATAAGGTAGTAACAGGAGAAGGCGAATATAAAGAGGGAAATTTGTGGTATACTCTTTATATATATTATCTAGGAGAATATATGAAAATCCTAGAATTACCACAAAATCTTGACACTAATAATACGAGTTCTCTAGAAAATAGGGATGTATTAAACATAAATTATCCAGGTTTTATTGGACCTGAATATTGTTATCCGAAATATATAGAGGAAGGAGATGTTGATTATACTGAAAAAATTAATGAAGAAATATTATTATCTCATCTTCCTGACTTGCTAAGAGTATCAAAAGGGTATGAAACTTTAGCTTATTCTTTAGTATATAACCCTGAGATAGATTTTCACCCGATAGACGAGGGATTAACTTCTAAATATATAATCCTGAAAAAACTTAAAAATGACTCTTATGAAAATATAATGATTTGGTTTAAAGAGGAAATTAATAGTATCCCTAATATTCCAAGTCAGTATTATGATGAAGCAGTCGAGGTCGAAATCAAAGCCAAAGAAAGTAATAAGGAAATTTTCAAGAGGTTAGTAGAAGTTATAATTCCAAGTCAATTAGGTTATACAGTCGAAGGAAATATCTCGGAGGGTTACAAAATATACACATCATATTCTGTTCAGGTTACTTATTTTACTAATATTACTGATCTATTATTCGAACCAGATTTTAACACTACACACAATATACTATCAAAAATCTCGAGCGGAAGTACTAGAGTGAGATTTATATCTAAAACAACTGGTACTGAAGGTGGAGATCCCGAATACTTAGATAGTGATATTAGTGTAAATATTGAGAAACTGAAAGGAGATGATAAGTATAGAGTAACAATCGAGAGGTATAAATATCAAGAAATTTATGAAGGTGGTTTATTTACTATTGGACAGGAAAGACTTGATACTATAATTACTTCAGAGTCTAAGTTAGTTAGATGTATTCTCTCAACATCTTACATAAATCGAGAAACAGGTGAAGAGGTAGAATATAAAAAAGGTACTAAAGAATCTGAATTACCTTCTGGAACATGGTATCTTAAACGAGCCTGGAAAGAAACGGCCGAAGATATAAATGGGGAATATTGGAAAGCGGCAGAGGCTATTTTTGGATCTGACAACGCTGGAATTATCGATTATTTCTTAGTCCCTGATATCTATAAATACTCGGCCGGAATGAAGACAGGCTCAGAGACTAGTTATTATCCAGAATACGAGAGATTTTTAGGGTATGCAAGGAGTTTAGGTTTTCAAGTATTATTCCAAAATTCTGATAATGGATGGACCTACGTAGAAACTCAAGAACTCCCATCGGCCGAAAATATAACCTCAGGAACAATTTATATAGTATCACAACCCACTGGAGGAGTAAAATTCTATAAAGTGGAAAACGGAAACTTAATAGAAACAACTGATCCTGAGGAAACTAATACGGCCGGAAATAACTACGTCTTTAATTATACCTCTGACACTGATAATCGACTCTTATATTTTTATCGAGGGCAAACAATTTTCGGACAAGATAGACCTGGATATTATTTACATATTAGAGGGCTCTTACAAGATATTTACTCAATAACTAGCGATCAGATCTTATATCAAACACCTACAACAGATCCTTACACCTTTGAATCACCAGAAGAAAAACTTGAAGAATACAAAAGTAATTATCTAGTATTTAATAACCAGATATATTATTATAAAAAATATCAAAATGGACAAGACTTCAATACTTCAGGGTGGATGAGATTCTGTATAGGAAAAGTGGCTAGAGAATTGGAAAAGAATAAATGGAAAATTCTTAGTACTAAATCAGCCGGAGATATAAGAGCTAGAATAGAACAGATCTTAAATAGAATATCAGCTGGGTACTCATATATAGATTCATTAGTTATTACTGGATTTTACCTAGACTTACCAAATAACAGACTAGGACTTGAAGTGGAATCTAGAATGAGCGACTTAGTAGATAATGATATGACGATCGATATAACTTTAAATTACGATAAAAAATAATAAAAACTATGGCAAGCGTAGCAAGTTTAGTCCGCGGAAGTGACGGATACATGAAATTTATTGACTATCAAAGTACATATAAAGATAATAATAAAGAATTCCTTCGTGGTGACATGTGGGAACTTCAATTCATTAATGTACCTAAGATAAATAATTGTCTTAGTAAAACTTTGTAAACTGCTGGAAGATCAAGTAAAGATAAATCAGCAAAAATAGATAAAAAATCTATTTCTCAACGACTATTAGCAAAGAAAAGAAATAGCCATAGATTTCTTTTATGATATAGTCTAAACATAGAACAAATGTTTGAGTTTATTTCCCTGGTACTGATATTTTCAATGCTAGATTAAATGCCGTTCAGGTAGGTATTGATTATAGTGTATCAGGTTTTGAAAAGAGAATGCGTGGTAATTATACTATCATTCAGAAGACAGGTCAAAACACAGCTGGAACCCTGTCGTTGGCTTTTGTAGATAAGGAAGATCAGGCAATTACTTACTGGTTTGATAATTTAAAAGTTGTCCATTAAGAGATTAAAAGTTCCTTAATGAATCTTTGTGAACTGCTGGAAATATCTCGTTATAGTTATCTCCATCGCTTAAGATTTAGGATTAAGAGCGATGAACCTAATATAACGAAAAAATAATCAGCAGAAATAGATATGATTCTATTTTTCAACGACTAAGTACAAAGAAAGAGGGTTAAGCCATAGTTCCTCTTTATGATATAGTCTAGTATGATTTAAAACAAAAACCATAAGGACTATCGCCAGAAAATTGCAGATCGTGATACTAAATATTCTTTCAGAAAGGATGACTTAGTATGCGACCTTAGATTAATCTTAACTAACTCAAGCCGTATCAAAGTTCGTACTCTTAATTTCTATAACTGTATTCTTCAGGATGCACCGATCGACGAAAATGGTTAAAAAAATTTTTAAGGCCCACTAGAAATAGTAATACTCTAGAATGTAGTAAGTAAATTCGGTGAAAGGATAATCCCAATACCGAACTGAGAACATAAAAATTCTTAGCGTAACGAATAAAGACTTACTAACTTATAATGAAATATAAGTTAAATTTATATTCTGAACATATAATAAAATATTATAGTAACCTATTGCAAACAGAAGACGGAACCGATTAATTGCTTAGTCGCCTATTATATAATAGGAAAATTATACTAAAATGCTGGAAAATGTAAAACATAAATCAGCAAAAACTATTAAAAATAGCTTCTCAACGACTAAATGTATAACTATGAAAAATAGATGATATAGTCTATAATATATTAATATATATTAACAAATGCGAGCAGATATCCAAGTAAGCTTTTTCAAATGAAGAAGCATAAAGTTTATATTACTTTATGAAAATTCTATTAAAATGCTGGAATATCAAATAGATAATCAGCAAAAATTAGAAAAGATCTAATTTCTCAACGACTAAATATAGAACTAAGTTTGAAATATAATTTAGATGATATAGTCTATTCATTGATAAAAATAATTAATGACTTTAAAGCAATTTGAACATTTTGGAAAATTTCATGGTGTTTTCTACAAGAATTGCTGGAAAATTTGTATCTTTGTATACAAATAATCAGCATCCTAGATATTAACATAAATCTAGGTTCAACGACTATGTATGTAGACTGAGGAAATTCCTTAGGTGATATAGTCTGTCATGAGGTGAAACTCATTGATTAACGTATGAAAGAACTTTTGATAATATTTAATTAATAAACTAGAAGTATCTAATTTATTATTTCTTATGATTACAGTAGGGAAGGGTGGATCTGATCAATCTACCCTTCTTCATAAGAAATAATATTAGAACTTCCTAAAACTGTAATCAATATGGAACATTTAATAAAAGATACAAAAAGTTTTATTCAAAAAAGTAAAGAAGTATATGGCGATTTATTTGAATATGATAAAACAAATTACATTACTTGGAAAACGCCATTAATATTAAAGTGTAAACATTGTGGACAATATTTTGAAATGACACCAGCAAAACATTTAGGAGTATTAAAGAAAAGACCTAAATATGGAATAATTGGATGTCCAGAATGCAATATGAGGCATGGATTAAATATTAGAAGAAAAAATATATCAGATAGATGGTTTAGCAAAGCAATAAGTAAATTTGGAAATTGTTTTGACTATTCCGAATCAAAATACATAGATAATGATATTCCTATAAAGATATTATGTAAAAATTGTAATAATTATTTTTGGCAATCCCCACTAGAACATTTAAGAAAAGATCGAGATTGCTGTCCTAGCTGTGAACGATCAAATAATTTTATTAAAAAATCCATAGAAATATATGGATTAGAGAGATATGATTTTACGAATGTAAAATATAGGAATTTAGAGACATATGTTAGAATTTACGATAAATTAAATAATGTAGATTTTTTAATACTTCCAAAAGATTTTTTAAATGGATACAATTACGAAACTAATGGAAAAAGCAGTGGAGAAAAACTAGTATTACAATGGTTTGAAGATAAAAAATTTAATCTATCTGATGAAGTTACTATAAAACTAAATAACGAATTTAAAGTTAGAGCAGATTTTATTATATATTCATCCACAAAAGAAATAACATTTTGGATAGAATATAATGGAGCACAACATTATGAATTCGTAGATTACTTTTATAGAAATAAGCGATCCTCTCAAAAACAGTTAAAAAGGGATGAGAACGTTAGAAAATATTGTAAGGAAAATAATATAATTCTTATAGAAATTCCATATACTTACAATACCTATGAGAAAATATCTGAAGTTTTAAAAAGAATTCTCATAGAAGGTGAATCCCCTGATATAATAACTCAGCCAAAAATAATACAACCAACATAAAAACACTAAAGAAGAGTGGCTTTGATCGGCTACTTTTCTACTAAACACTAAAACAAATTATTATGAATTTATTAGATATATTATTCCCTAAAAGAAAGCAAGAAAAAGAAGAATTAAAAAATCTAGAGCCAGAGATAAAAAATCTAGAAATTACTTTAGGATTATATGGAAGAACTAATACTGAAGTTTATTACGATCCATTATATGAACGAAATAGAGGAAGAATATATGATCTCAAGGGTAGAAAAGAATACCTAGAAGATCTTAAAAAACGGTTAAGGAATAAATATAAAAGCCCTAATGTAATAAAAGCTCGCGGAATATTCTCACCTAACAGTTCTGAAAATACTGGTTTAACATTTAATCCTATATAAGAAATCTATCTGAAATTAATGAAATAGTATATGTAGTATTAATAAGGAAAACTATTAATATTCCAAAAACATTAAAAATAGAAAATAGTACTAAGTATAAAATAAAAAGTACAAACTCTGAATGTGATAATATAGAAAACTACTATATTATAAAAGAGTTAAACGAAGATACAAAAAAATTTATAAAAGATCTTAAAAAAGATAATATAAAAACTGCAGTAGGTTCTAATTTAACTACAGAATATAATTATAAAAATGATACTATTAATATAAATAATATACATAGAAAAAATCCATATACAATTCTTCATGAGGTTGGACATCGTGTAAGTGATAATAGAGAACAATTAAGAGGAGGTAAATATTATGGTAATTATAGAAGTTTGGATAAAAAAGTAAATACTTCACATAATTTACATAATTCTATTATGAACAATGTAGGAAATTTATCTACATTAATGAATGAAGCTAATGCATCATATCATGCCGCTGCATTAGCGAAAAAATATAATCTTCCCAGAGAAATGCAAAAAGCAGGAAATAAAAGTCTAGATTATTCCTTTAGAACTTATGAATCCAATGCAGCTAATAAAATGATGACTGATGATACTGTAAGATTACTCGGAAAATATAAAAATAAATAAAGAGATTTGGAAATTAATCCAAATCTCTATCAATAGCATAATAACCTTCAGGAATATTCCATACCCCTGGATCTAATGCATCTGTAGGTATTTCTGTATTTTCATTAATAGGATACAGGTCTACTCTTTTATGATCAAGCCAATCTGAACAAGGAGTTTTTGATGTATTATGATAATCCTTTAAAAAGATTAACTCATTTCTTTTTACTCTCATACTTTTATTAGATTTATTAAGATTTTCTACTATTTTTTCAAATCTTAGCATAGGATCATCCTCTGTTGAGTCAATTTTCATATTATCTAACATAGAAGATGTACTCTCTATAGTAGAGTCTATCTCTTCTAATTCTTGATGGGATAAAGGACAAGGATCTTCAAAAATAAATGAATCCTTCTCAATAATTTCTTTTATTAATTTATCTCTTTTCATAATTTTATATATTTTATTCTTATTTCATATGGAAGAATTGAAGGTATATAAAACTATCATTCAATCTCAATAGCATAATAACCCTCTGGAACATCCCACTTCTCAGGATCTAGTGCTTCCTCAGGTATTATAGTATCCTCATCAACAGGATATAAATCTACTATTTTAGTTTCAAAACTCATTGCATAAGGAATCCTAAGTAATCTATCAATCTTATCCTTTTGCTTAATTATTTCAAATTTTCTAATCTTCTTATTCATAACTTGTAATTTAAAATTGATTTTTATTTTATAAATAATATTCTAAAAAAAAAAGATTATTAAACCTGGTATTTAATCTCAATAGCATAATAACCCTCTGGAATATTCCATATCTCAGAGGGTAATGCATTTTTAGGTACTTCTGTATTTTCGTTAATAGGATATAACATTACTATTTTATAATTACATTCTAAATGAGATCTTATTATATCTTTCTCTTCATCAGTAAGTTTTTTCTCAATTACCGCTTCTTTGACTATTCTTTTCATAATTCTACGTATTTAAAATTTATATTACATATACGAGGCTTTCAAATTGATAAAAAGGAGGTTTTATATAGGTTTGTCCCTTATTTATGAGGACAAAGGAGTTTCCCTTATCCTACACCTCTAACCGCTACCGCTAGAGGTGTCTTAAAAAAGAAACATTGAATAAGATATATAGGAAATTTTAATATAATATCATTTTAATTAAGTTGACACCCCTTTGGCCTCTGGGGCCAGGGGTGGTGTTTCTAGATTAAAAGCTCATAGAAATCCTAAACATAAATATTCCATGTCTCCGACATAATCTTATGTTCTTTATCTATATGAGCAAGTGTCGCAAATTCTTTAGATAATATCTTTTATAGTGGAGAGTCAAAAATAATAAATTAAATCGACAAAATGCGTATAATATCCTTTCAATCCCTTATGATTGAAAAGGGAATCCTCCTATGTCTTCAATTTAAAGAGACATAGAAATTCTTTTAACTGGATTCTCTATTAGATTATAATAAATTTAATAAAAAATTATACGTATATGTCAATACTAAAATTACCTAATATCGTAGTACCAAGAGGTATTAGATATATTTCAGAAATGGATAGTTTATTTAGATTTTATAAACTACCTGTAAAGTGTATAATAAATAAGCAACTACCTGGATGTGGTTTTACAGAATACTGTATTAATGGACCAGAAAATGTTATTCTGTGTAGTCCTAGAAAAATGCTCTTAAAGAATAAGAAGGATCAACATGGTAGAGATGTTTATTTGGTTGTAAATGAACTTGAGAAGGAAATAGAGGTTGATAAAGATCTCTCCAAGATAGATAAAATTAGATCTCAAGTATTTATGGATACTCTTAAAGAAGTAGTTCATGGAAAGGATACAGTTTATAATAAATTAATGAATGAAATTAAAGATTATCTAAATGAGAGGAAGTACTTAGGGGATAAGCCCGCTAAGATCTTAGTTACATATGATTCATATAGAATAGTAAAAGATATTCTAGAAAGTCTTGGAATATTTCAGAGTTTCTATACAGTAATAGATGAATTTCAAACTATCCTACATGATTCTAAATTTAAATCAGATACTGAATTAGAATTCTTAGATATTCTTAAGCAATCTCATAGTGCATTATTTGTATCAGCTACTCCTATGTTAGAGGAATATCTTAATATGTTAGATGAGTTTGATGGTTTACCTTATATTAATATGGATTGGGGTAAGGAGGATTCAACACGAATTATTAAACCAAATCTTAAGGTTTTATCTATGAAATCTACTGGATCTAAAGCAGAAGAGATCATAAAAACATATAAAGAGGGTAACTTTGAAAAATTTATCAAAATGGTTAATGGATATCCTAGGGAAATAATATCAGATGAAGCAGTGCTTTATGTAAACAGTGTGAATCATATTATATCTATCATCAAGAAATGTGATTTACAACCTGAAGAAGTAAATATCCTCTGTTCTAATACTCCAGACAATCTAAAAAGAATACAAAAGAAATTAGGAAAGAAGTTTGTAATAGGGGAAGTTCCATTGAAAGGAGTAAAATCTAAAATGTTTACATTTTGTACAAGAACGGTTTACCTAGGCGCGGATTTCTATAGTTTATGTGCTAGATCTTTTATCTTTAGTGATAGTAATATAGATAGTCTAGCCGTAGATATCTCAGAAGACTTGCCTCAGATATTAGGACGTCAGAGATTGTTTGATAATCCTTGGAAAAATAATGCAATATTTTATTATAGACCTACATGTGACTATAGGAAGGTTAGTCAAGAGGAATTTGATAGAGAGATTGAGAGAAAGAAAAAAGCTACTAATGATTTACTACTGTCATATAGTTCAACTCCTGATGAGGCAAAATTAACGTTGGCTGAGAGATATCAAAAAATGGCAAAGTCATTTAATTATAAAGATGACTATGTAGCAGTAAATGAACACTCCAGGTCTACTCTAATTCCTGTTATTAATAACCTAGTTCTGGTAAATGAAATTAGAGCCTTCAGGATACAACAATATGACTATAAGGATAGATTTACAGTATTTAGTTCAGTACATAATACACTAGATACAAATGATCTAATAAATCGAGAGGTTTCTGAATTTTTAAGTATGTATCAAGAATTAAAAACATACTATGATAAAATAAAATTACTATGTGAATATAACTTATCTGAGCAGGGGGTTAGAATAATATTAGATCAGTTAGGAGGAGATGAGATAGCATCTCACTATATAGCATTGGGTCCTGATAGATTAAGGAAACTTTATTATAATAAAACTAACATTAAGAAGGAACTAGGTATAGTAACCTTCAGTAGGGAACTCTTAGTTAATACAGTTCTCTCCAAGTTTTCTATTGGAGATAGAATAGGTCAAGCAAGGATAAAAGAAATTCTTAAAAGTCTATATAATTCTATTGGATATTCTGCTATTCCAAAGGCTACTGATTTGGAAGAATTCTTTAATATAAAAAGAGCAAAAGTTAGTGAAGTTCTTTTAGATGGTACAAAAAAAAGAATAGATGCATTAGAGATAATAGGAGTTAAGCCAGAGTATCAAGGAATATATAATAACCTGAAAAAACAATAAAACAATATTTTATGAGGTAAGTGTTCGATCTTACCTGAGACATAATAATTCTCATTCGCCAGTAAAGGTGAGTGGGAATTTTATTTTGAATAAAATTAGTACAAGATATGATAATAAAACGTAAACTAATTTTTGATAGTCCTGAACAAAGAGAGTTTGGGATTCCTTGGAAAAAGTATGCGAAATATGGAATGAGGTCTGTTAAAGACCACGGGTTAAGAAAAGGAATAAGAAAACTTCGATTTAAGATTTCTGATGATATTGATAAATCAATTAAAGCAAATGAAAAGGCTCATAAGGCTCTTGATGAATATACTAATAATACTGAATTTCCCAAACGATCAGAAGTAATGGAAGCTTTAGGTCAAGAAGCAAAGAAAAGAGGAATAGTTGTAATAAAAGGTAAAAAAGAATATAAACAGATATTGAAAGGTGGAGAAAAAATAAAACGCTCTTCTTATGATAGAAGTGAACCTTGGGCAGTTCCTAAAGAATATATAAAAAAGAAAGATATAATTAAGTATACTAAATCTAATTTTCCAGAGGATAGAGAACTTGGAAAAGCATTATCTAAAGGAAAAGCTGTAATAAATCAAAAAGGAAGTCAGGCAGTACTTGCTCATGATATTGGACATATTATGAATCGAAGTAAGACAAAAACAGGGATTGTATCTAAAGTAAATGATGTAACAAAATCGATTTATCAAGATAGTAGAAATAAAAAGGGATTAGGAAATTATTTACTAACTTCTGCAACAGGAAAGATTTTATTAAAAGAAGAAAAGAATGCTACTAAAAATGCAATGAGTCTTTTAAAATCAGCTAATGCAACTCCAAATGAAATGATTACAGCCAGAAAAGAATTAGGAGCAGATTTTGGAACATATATGCATGGTTATAAAGCAAGTAAGGGAAGAATATTAAAGGGAGTAGTAAAACCGAATAGAATAAAGAAGAAAAATAAAAAGAGACGTTAGGCCTCTTTTTCTTGAATTTTAGAAATTAAACTATTAATATATTTTTCAGCTAATTCTTTTGTCTTAAATTTATTATTGAAAGATCCAATAATATAATATTTCTCTGGATCTTCTAGATTTATATTATATAATAGTTTAAAAGTTTCTAAATCTTCTTTCTTAATATTTAATATTTTCATATCTTTAGGAACATCGTATTCTTCTTTAGATACTTGAATTAATGTAATAAACGAAATCCCTTGTTCAAAAACTTTAGCTGTAGTGAACATTTTAGATATCTGTTTATTAGGTTTTACAATTTTAATAATATCTTTTTTCATATTCTTATATATTTATCATTACATATATAAGGCTTTTAGTTTATTATATTCCGTTCTTTATTTATGATCGGAAAAGTAAAAAATCATATTCTCTAAAGGGGGGGGTATGAAGTTTAATATTCCCCTTAAATAGTATATAAATAGTATGATAATAAAAAGAAAATTATTCTCTAAGAAATTAACAGCCGAAGAGAGAAAACAGAGAGCTGCAGATCAGATTGATAAAACTCGTAAAGGAGTATCTACTGCGCATGGAATTTTAGCTGGTGGTACTGTAGCTGGGGTAGGTCTTTTAGGTTCTGATATTGCCAGAAATGAAGCTATGTATAAAGTAACTAAACAAACTAATAAACATGTAGATAAAATTAGCGAAAATTATGGTAATAAACTAGATAAGATAAGAAATACTGGAGATAAAGTTCGAGAATTGGCTAAGAAGAGATTGAAGAAAACTGGAAATCCTATAAAAGATCTTGCTAATGAACTTGATATTGATAGAAAGGTTGATTATGTCGAAAATGTCTATAAAACAGGAGCTGGAGAAGAATATAATGCTAAAATCGAAACTCTTAAAAAAGCTTCTAATAGATTAAAGGATAGAATTTCAAAGAAAGCTTCAAAGAGAAATAAGAAGATCTTGGTAGGAGCAGCTTTATTAGGAACAGCGGCGGGATTAGCTTCAAACCATTCAATGAAGAAACGTGCAGAAAAACTTAGAGAGAATAAATTTTCTAAGGCTGATAATGATTTAGATGAAGAAACATATCTTGGGATGTCAGAAGAATTTGATGATTCTAAATTCTCTCGAAAGTCAGATAAATGGCTTAAAGAAAGAGCTAGATATAATGAAGGTTTGACTGATAGAGAGAAAAAGAATATAAAGAAGACTGCTGCTAAAGCGATGATAGGTTTAGGTGTGACAGGAGCTTCAATTGGATTAGCTAAGAAATTATCTTTAAAAAGAGGTTTAATAGGAGCTGGAATCGGTGCTGCTACAGGTGCCGGAATTGCTGCAGCTGGACATCTTCATCATAAATCAGAAGCAAGAAAGGCTCGTAAAGAATTAGAGCGTAGAGAAAAAGAAGATTAATTAATAAAAAAATGAGAGTTTAACGATTATGAATATTTTAACATCACAATTACCATCAGGGGGATATGGATATAAATTCCCAAGTGTTAAGGTTAGTCCTATGACATTCTTAGAAATAACAAGATATCTTGAGAATCTTCCTTCTGATGATCCACTAGAAAAATACTTATATGATATCAATCTTTTAGTTCAAGAAGATGAAACTATCCTAGATTGTTACTTAATGGATGTAGATTTCCTGATATTCTATAAGAAGCTATGTACTGTATCAGGGGAATTATCTTATGAAATAGAAGTAACATGTCCTGAATGTGGTAAGAAGATGAAGAAAACTATATCCTTCGAAAAAGATATTCACTTTAAACAGATCGATCAAAAGATTATGAATGGTGCTTTTATTGAACTTGGAGGGCATAGATACGAGACTATAGTTCCGACAGTTAGAGAGTTTATGAAGGTATTTCAGACTTACCTTAGATATCGAACTGTAACTGACTTGAAGATGATTAAAACTATAGCCTTGATTAAAGATTTTGATTATCAGGGAACACAGATCGAGAAAGATGTCTTAGGGGCTACTCATGGTGATGTTACTCTCTTGCTTGCTCTTCGTGACTTATATTACGATAGACTTGAACCTATTCAACTATATTGTCCTGAATGTAATAAAGGAAAGAAAGCGAAAGAAAGGAGGAGTGTGGCAGTAAGTGTAGAATCTCTTACTGTCGACTTCTTTCGAGACATCTGTAACAATTCCCCAATTGATGGATCTAAAATTTTATTTAAATAAGTTTCTCAAGGCAGATGGGATAGAAGGTTATACTCTGAGTTCTCTTAAGGCGCTTCGAGAGTGTTATGAGAATTTCCTTGATACTACTGAAGGAACTGATCCAGATTTCCCACTTCTTAATTTTGGTGGAAAGAAGGGGCAGAGGCTTAAGGGTATATCAGCAGCACAACGTCAAGCCTACTATGAATCTGAAGCTGAGAGAAAAGAAATGATGGGTGAGGGAGGAATAATAAATGTAAACCTCCTAGACCTATAAAATATAACTCCCCTCTATTAAAAGTTGATCTAGTGGGGGGGGGTTATATTAGTAAAAATTCCCCTAGATCTTTACTATAAAATTATGATCATTAAGAGAAAATTATTTAATATTTCGGATCGAGAAGAGTTAGAGAGATTAAAGAGTATAAAGCCAACACTAGGAAAAAGATTGGCTGCTACTGGAGCTTTAGGAGGAACTGGTGCTCTTCTAGGTCTTGCTGGAGGAAGAGGTGGTGCTTTATTAGGTAGAACTATAGGAGCTGCTACAGGTGCTTATGTAACATCTAACTCCATCAGAAAAAGAAAGATTAAAGATTAATCGAGAAAATAAAATAGAAAACTTGAAAAGATCAATAAAGTCCGTATTTAAAAAGAAATAATATGATAGTAGATTACATAAAGACTTGGATTCATATAAAATCTATTGAATTTTTTCTTGGAATAAAAAGATCCTATAGTATAGAAAGAAATAATCTTAGTAGATATTTAAAAGATTTAATCAATTTATCTAGTGAAATTGATAAATTAAAAGAAGAATTTAATATTAGGATTAGTTTTTGTTTGGTAGATACTAGTAACTTCTATCCGGATATAAGTATAGTAACCAATATTAGGGAAGAACTAGAGCAAGATAATAGAGTAAGAGATATTCTGATAGATAAGTTAGATTCCGATAGTGTTATAGATTTTAAATTACTTCACAATACAGGATATTATTTTCAGGTATATTATCTTATGTGTATGTTTGGGTATGAGTATATAGATGATGTTGAACAAAATGAGATGAATAAACTTATACCTTTGAAATATGAGAAGTACTATTTTCATAATAATAAATATAGATTATTGGATTTATCAACTTATCATAGTATGTTCTTTTATAATGATTAATAAATAAACAATGGCTGCAGAAGATATAGAAAATAAAGTAAGAAAAATGTCTTCCCAGAAACCAGAGGATGGGAAAGACTTACAACAACTCCAAGAAGCGCAAAACCAGATTGTTCAGATAAATGCAGAACGTCAGGGAAACTTACAAACAGCTAGACTCGAAAATAATGCTGATGCGGCTAATAATGAAACAATGAGTCAGGCTGTTGAAATGGCTGCTCTTGGAGGTTTAGGTGGAGGGGCAAGTGTACAACAACAGGTACAATCAATGAATCCACAAACTCAAGCTGTCTTAGGAAAATATGGTCTTGGACAACCTAAAGTACAGCGAACATCTTCAAGGAGTGTACAAGTTACTCCACAGAAGATAACAATAAATAATAACACTACGAACACGACGACTAATAACGTTGCTGTTCCCGCTGCTAATATTGGTGGTCCTGTCCAAGGGAGAACATTAGCAGTAAAACAAAATCCAGATGAAGGACAGGCTCGATTTAAAACTTGGATATCTAATGCCTTTGCTAAACAGAATCAACAAGCAGCGGCCAGAGAAAAAGAATATCAACGTCGTGAGTGGTCCTTGACAAGAAGTACTAATAAATTAATGAAACACTTATCTGACTTAGGAAAGAGTGTTTCAGAGAGATTAGACCCTAGGAAATTAGCATCTTCGGTAGGTGGACAATTTAAAACTATTCTCTTCCTCTTTGGTACTATGTTCTTAGCAAAAAATTGGAAAAGAATTATTAAATTTGCTGCTAATGTAGAGACTTTCTTTTTTGGAGAACCTGATCCAAATGATCCCAAAGCTCCAAGAGGCAGATCTGGATTTTCTAAAATGTTAATTAGTTTATTTGGAGGAGATCCTAATAGCAATAAATCTACTATACTAGGTTCATTAAAAGACTTGCTTTATACAGGTGATGAAAAGCGTCCTGGAGCATTCGACTACTTATTTTTAAAGATAAAGAATTATTTTTCAGAAGGTGCAGAGGCGATAAAAAATTTAGAGTTGCCAAAAATAGATACAGATGATCTTTTAGGTTCTTTAAAAAATATAGTTGGATATTTTGGAAACGTTATATCTACGCTATTTACTGGAGCAGATGGATTAAAAAAAGGAATTGATAATCAGATAAAAGAGGTTTCTAAAAATTCTAAATATGGATTAACTAGTGATGGTAAGAAAGATTTATCGTGGATAGATGATCGTGCGGATGTTAATGAAAAATTATCAAATTTTTATACACAACATTTTAGAGAATCTTATGGAAATTTAAAAGGTTATGAAGACTTAATAGATTCTAAAGGTAGGTTAACTGATATTGCTAGAGGAGATATAATTCATACAAGGGATAAAGATGCTAATAATTATGTAAGATATTCAGATGTTACTGAATCAGGAGAATTGACTGGTACTGTAGGTTCTACATTTAGAGCTTCTAATGCTGTATCAAGTATGTTAGGTGATAAAAAAACTGTCAATACTGTTGGAGTTACTAGTTTACTCGGAGATATTGAAAAGGCAGTAGATAAAAATGAAGAATCAGGAGATAAGAAGGGTATAGCTATCGAATCTTCAGAATTTTTAACAAGAACAGGACTAACTTTAGATGATATTGATGAATTGAAAAAACGTGGAGATATCACTGAAGGTAGTTTTAAATATGTTTTAGAACCAAAAACTTTAGAGGAATTAGCTTTTGAGTATAAAAATCAACCCCCAGGACCAGAAGAGGCTGCATTAAAAGCTGGATTACAAACTCATTTAGAAAATGTTACTGGTATAGGGGATTTAAAGAAATGGGGTTTTAGATTGGCAGGGTTAGCTGGAGGTATTGCACTTTGTTTTGTTCCAGGAGGACAAGCATTAGCAATTCCTTTGATAGCTGGTGGATTAACTGCTGGTGAGTTAACTGCGCAGGCATCTCAATCACCATGGGTTAGAGGTGGATTAGCTGCTTTAAATACAAAAAAAGCAAGAGTACTTCCTAGATATACTATGAGATTAGTTGATGTAAATGACCCTAGACCAGGAGTAGATTTAGGTCGTATGGGAGATATGTCAACAGTTACTGTACCTAAAAATCAGAAAGATGCTACTATAGTTAATGGTTATAGAATTAAAAAAGGGGTAATAAATAGGATTAAAGACAGAATTGGTGGTTTTAAAACGAAAGATAAAGATGGAAATGTATCTTATAAATCATTTGATATAACTGATTCTGAAATAAGAACTAATATGGATAAGCATGTTAGAGGCATACAAACAGCTCTTCATGGAAAAGTGGCTGAAAATGTAGATTATGATTTGAATAATTACAAAGGCATCCAAAATGTACTGGATCTTAAAGCCAAAAATCGTGCTTATGAACAAGAAGTATGGAATAATTCTCCTATGAAAAAAAGTGGCGAATATATAGGTGATGCAGTAGATGGTGTGAAAGGGTATATTACAGGAAATAGACCACCTGAAAAGATAACTGATGAGGTGAGAAAGGCTAGAATACTAAAAGCCATGGATTTTGCTATGAAGGAACTTGGGATGACTAAAGAACAAGCTGCCGGGTTAGTTGGTAATTTTTTAAGAGAGTCTCAATTAGTTACTACTGCTAAGAATCCAGACTCTCCAGCAACTGGAATAGCTCAGTGGTTAGGAGTTAGAAGAAGAGCTTTTGAACATGGTAAACTTAGTGAGAAAGAAAAAAAAGCTGGATGGAAACATTATGATGGACCAGGTTCAGGTAAATCTTTGGGAGATGCATCCTTTGAAGAACAACTTCAATTTGTTAAGTGGGAAATGGAAAATATTCCGGCTTATAGAGAAGGTTTGAAGAAAATAAAAGCTTCAAAAGATCATCTTGAAGCAGCTCGAAATGTTTTTGGATATTATGAATTTTCAGCAGGTCCAGAAAAATCAGCTCAACATATGGAAGATAAAGGGCAAGATGGTTGGGGATCCTTGAAAAAAGGAGAAAATTTTGCAGGAGATGCTTTATTAACTTACAACTCTTTTAAAGGTGATACTCTAGAAAATACCAATACTAATTCCACAAATTCTGAAGAGTCTATTTATATGGCTGATGCTTCATCTACAACTCCAGATAATTATGTAGAACAGAGAACAGATAAAGGATCTAGTATATCTACTTATGATTGGAGTACTGCAGGTGTTAATTCTTTTGGAAGTGATTCTGGATTGATAATGGCTCAGAGTAGTATTTTAGCTCCAGAAAAAGTTACTCCGAATACACCAGCTTCAGAAAAATCTATTCCAGGTAATACTTCAGAATCTGCTGGACGAGAATTAATAGCTGATGCAGAAAAAGATAAGACGGAAGATCTTTATAAAAAAGTTTCTGATATTAATGAAAATATAAAACTTCTTTCAAAAACATCTATAGCACAAGCAGAAGCAATTAATAATGTTTCTACAGCCATAGCATCTCTTAAGTTTGGAGGAAATATAAATATGGGTGGTGGAGATGGAAGAACTAAAGTACAGAGTATTACTACTCCCCCTTATAGAGGATAAATTATTTAAACAATCATAATTATGGCTGGTATTACTGATGAAGAACTAGATAGGGAACTAGCAAGATGTGGATTTAACCCTAAGGATGATAATAGTGGGGCAGTTGTTTCTAGACATCATGCATTTTATTATGATAGACAAATAGATAAAGTTCTTACTCATATAACTCTTCATGCTAATTCTTATTTAGATGGAAAAGGGGAATGGCAAAAAATGGGTTCATCCTATTCTTTAGATGAAGAAGGTTATAATACAGTACCTCTTTATAAAGGAATTCTAAATGAAGATTTTATTGTTCAAGCTGGTAATTCCTGGACTGATTTTGGAGATGATCCTATAGGTGGTATGTGGAATAATCTAAAACCTTATGCTCCATATGCGAAAGAACTTACGAAAACAGCTGAATCAATGTTGAGAGATACAACTGGAGACAGTACTGTTGAAAAACTAGCAAAAAAAGTATTATCTGGTATAGCTACTGCAACTGGTACAGCATCTAAACTTCTTAATAGATCTCTTGTAACTCAGGGGTGTAGATTTTCTTACTATTCTGGAACTAGTACTAGTTTTGGAAATTTAGCTATGAAATTTACAGTACTTCCTGATTATTCTGGTGGAGTATTTAAAACGGTTTCGGAACAGCTTCAAGAGTTATATCCATATATAATGGGTAAATATACTCAAGGAGTTGTTGATGAAAATGGAACAGTACTAGGATCAAAAATTGAATCTAATAAAGAAGGCGTTAATACTGGAATTACTGGAGAAGATGGAAAATTGCTTAATACATTTTTTAGTTGGCAAATGCCTCCTGCTGGATATGAGCCGGATCTTTTAAATATGGATACTATCTTAACTGGTACACTCAAGCTAAAATTTGGGGCTTTTTATGCACTAAATTCTCTTGTATGTACTAATGCTCAATTTAGTTTTTCAAAGCAAGTAGTAAAATATTGGGATGCATCAAAGAAAATGAATACTTTAAGTCCATTATACTGTGATGTTATTCTTAATTTCCAACCATCTACTAAATACTCTGATATATCACTTCAGAAATTTATTAGTGGACAGTCTACAAAAGATTTTATTACTGCTGCGAAAAATAATATGAGAGATGGTCTGAAAAGAGAAAAAGATAAAATAGATAACTTATTAAAATAATAATATGCCATTAAATACAGCAGAAAAACCGGGAAAAATAAAAACTCCTAATCCTCCATCATTAGGAAGTATGGTTAAATCATCTCCTTCTGCCCCAAGAATTGAAGTTCCACAACAAAAACATTATGGAGAAGGAATGAGTAGTGGAACTAAGGTTAGTGGATTTTACTATGATACTAATCGTGGTAATGATTTAATGTCAGTTTCTCTTCATTATAACTCTGTTCTTTATGATGATGGATCTTGGGGTGAATATCACGGTGCTAAAGACGATGATGGGTATTCTTATGAACCATTATGTAGAGCTATTATGACAGAGGATTATCAAGCTGCTATTTCTAATTCTTGGTCTGAATTTGGAGATGAGAAGATTAATGATATATTTAATCAATTTAAACCTTATGCACCGTATCTATCATTTTTCTCCAAAGAACTTGAAAAAATGAATAGTGCAGAGGAGGAAATGAAGACTGGATCAGAAGAGGATAGAATGGCTATATTTAGTACTATCGGACAAATATTTGATAAAACAACTGATGTTCTAGAGAAGTTATCAAAAGCAGGAACTGATTATTTAAATAGAGCTTTAGTAACTAAGACTGGAAGATTCTCTTACTATTCTGGAACTGGAGTTGGATTTGGTAATCTAACAATAAAATTTACTATATTTTCTGATTATGTAGATGGGAAATTCAAATCTGTATATGATCAGATTATGGAATTATATCCATATTGTTTTGGAAAATTAGTTAAGTTTTTAAATGATAGTGGAGAGCCAGCAAGTAAAGATGATACTGAAGTAGCGTTGATAAAAGAATTAGTTGATAGATATTTTGGTTGGCAGATCCCTCCTGGTGGATTTAAAGCTGAGTTGGATAATATAGATAAAATACAATTTGGAACTCTTAAACTTAAATTCGGCTCACTTTATGCTATTGATAATCTTGTTTGTGAGAGTGCTACTTTCCAAATGTCTAAACAAATGATGAAGAGATGGGATACTGGATCTAAAGAAAATGATCTATGTCCTTTATCTTGTGATATTACAATGACTTTCAAACCAGCATCTAAATTTACTGATGTTAGACTTAAGAGATTAATAGGAGGAGATGCTACACAAAAAGAAAGACAAGCGATGGAGTTAATATTACAAGATAATATAAATAAAAAAATAGAAGAAAATAAAAAATTATTAGGAGGATAAAATGTATACTAAAAAAGATGAGATAATTAGCAATAAGGAAAATCTTTCAAACTATATAGATGGAATAGATGTATATAACTCTAGTATATTAGTATACTTAAATAATCCAATTATAGAAAGAGAATCTTATGAAATAACAGCATATGAATATAGACCAGATCTTATTGCAGAGGATTATTATGGTTCTACTTCATATGCTGGCCTCCTAATGTTACAGGCTGCTAGAGGGCTTGAAACTTATAAAAGAGGCGCAATTTTAAAATTAATTCCAAAAAGAGTATTAGATAACATATTAGGAAGTTTATGAAATATATTAATTCTTATAAGGTTTCTATTAATTTCACTCCATGGTTTGACTCCGGATATAAATTTGATAATATCCATATGTACGAAGAACTTGGTGGAAAGATAGCTAGTGGGGAAATTAGTATGTCACATGATGGTTCTGGGGAAGCTCTTAAATTAATTACAGATCAATATACTGGACAGATAACTTTGGAGAAGGAAGGTGGAAATATTTATACTATTGATGTTTTCATAATTAATAAAAAATATTTTAAAAACTTTTTAACTCTAAACTTTATCTGTATAAAAGATAAGAAATTTTATACAGAACTTATACAAGCTGAGTGGGATGATATTACTTCAGCTATTGAATCTTTATATCCAGGGAAAAAGGATATAAGATGTAAATGTGATATTAATAATAAACTTACAATTTTCCAAAACTCGGAAACAAATCAATCATTATGCTCTAAGTTATCATATGGATTTAAGAAAAAATCTATATTTGCTTATGGATGGGAAGGGTATTTAATGAAAGAGATTATAGGTATTGATCATGGAGGAAATCAAGAACCATATTATAGCATAGAGGGTTCTTCTGAATTCTTACAATTAGATTCTTATAATCTAAACTATAATCCTTTAATTTATTATACTCCAACTAATCCATGGGAACCAGTTAAAGGAGATGAGAATAATGGAGAGCAAGCAAATAACAGTACAGATGATTATACAGATCTTCAACCTAAAAATTCTAGAACTCTTCAGTTTTATGAAGATTATACAATAGTTGGAAAAGATTTTGAACAACTTATGCATAATTACTGGAGAAACTTAGGATATATGAATTCTGATTTCTTTACTGCATTTAGAATAAAAGATTTTGATATGCCTAAATATAAACTTGGTGATATCTTGAAGTATAAACGTGGTGAGCAAAAAACAGAATTACCATTTAAGTTATTCCTAGTTCGATCTAATGAATTATTTATGGCTATTGAAGATTCTAGTTCTGTAGGCCCTGATGGAGAGAGTTTTTCTTGGACTTCATTGTTATCAGGTGTAGAAGAGAAAGAAGAAATATTACCAATTGTAGATCCAACAAATTAAATAGAAAAATATGAAAGAAGCAGATTTATACTATACTGGAACAATTGTAGAAGTTTTAGATAAAGTATTGTATGAAATAAAGGTGGATATCCCAGGAATAAAATCGGGAGTTAAGGCATTTCCATTTAGAGGAGAAGTAGATGAGCCAAGAGTAGGTGATTTTGTATTTCTTAAGTGTCTTGATCCAGTATTTCAGAGTTATTACTTATATCAAAAAATAAAAGAAAATGATTATATAGGTTTTAGAAGTAATGGAAAAATGGTAGATATTACACCTGATTATATAAGGGTTGCTATTTTTGATCCAGGAACTGAGTATAATGATCCAAATAATAATCCTAGACCTGAACCAACCGATTGGGTGACTATAGATAAAGATGGAAACATGGATATTAATATGAGATCTAATGTAACTATCAATATAGGAAAAAATTGTGATGTTACTATAAATGGGAAAACAAATGTAGAATTAGTTGGATCTGCAGTAGTTAAAGGATCTGATATTACACTTAAAGGTCCTGGAACATTAACAGTAAAGGGTAAAGTAGTAGCGGGAGGACATACAGCTCTCGGACCTTTTGTATTATCACCTACTTTCTTAACTCCAGGATCTCCTATACCTACATCAGATACTATATTATTAGAGAGTTGATATATTATGAAAAATTTATTAAGTGCATTGTCTGCTAAAGCAGCTCAATCAATATCATTAAAGAAATATCAAGATTCTCTTCCTGAGTTTAAGGATGAATCTAATGAAATAAAAGATCCTGAAGCAAAAAAGAAATATAAAGAAACTCTAGATAATGCTAAGGAGGATATGAAGAAAAGAGGAGAGGAAATGTTGGATAAAGCTAATGAAAAACTTGGTCAGATGTATAATCAAATGATAGAAGATTTCAATGAGCTTGGACAAGATTTAGGTCATCTTTCAGTAGGAACAGCTCAATTTGCTGCGAGAATTGCAATGGTTCCTCCAGCATTGATTTCTGTAACTCCTATGGGTCCTGGCGTTTCTGCTCAATTAGCTCCTCCATTACTTCAACAACTTAAAGCTGAAGGAGATAATCTTAGTGCAGTTTATGATAGAGTTGATGCTAAGGTAAGTAAACTAGGATTAAAATCTCTTATGGGAACTATACCGGTCGTTGGATCTGTAATGAGTATTGTAGAAACTACACAAACAGTTGCTAAACCATTAATTGCACTAGTTGGAGCTAATGTTGGTGATATCATTGATGATCTTCCTATTCCTGAAATAGAAATACCAATACCTATTCCTGACTTAAGTGCAGCAAATTGTTCTGCTTTTTCTCCAAAAGATTTAGATCTTACGAATATATCAGCATCTAACTGTAGTAAATTTGTAGCTCTCAATGATGATGATCCTACAGTTAAATGTAATAATTGTAAAAATTATAAATCAAGATTATGAATTACCTACTTTCAACAGGTCAAATAACAAATCAAGTAGAATACTATATTATAGATCTTTTCAAACTCTACTTAAATATCTGGCCAAAGGATATTCCAGGAGCATCTAAGATTGGATTTAACTTTATTTTTACTAATACCAAGAAAAAGGATTTAGCATCTGAAATTACTGGTAGAGTAGAACAGTTAATAACAAAAATAAAAGAGAAATTTACAAAAACACTCGATATAAAAATTGTTTCACTCGACCTAATAGATGAAACAAAAGTAAAACTAGTAATAAGTGTTAATCAGGTAGAATCTGACGATATACTAGTTGATATAAATGAAACAACAGGATAATTATTATGAAATCATTACAAGATTATATAGATATTTATAGAGGAATAGCTAATAAACTTAATATTACCGGAGATTCTGTAGAGATTTTGTCTCAGATGTTAGCTAATGCATCTTTTATTAGTGAAGTAGAAAACATAGCCTATACACAAGAAGCATCTCTTGAGAAATCTACACTTATCAATTCAAAGATTCAACACTGTGTGGATGATATGTATTCGGTATTTCGTGGTAGTTGTCCTCGCGTAATTCTTAATATAAAACCTACTAAGTATTTAAGCTTTAATATTTATGATGAAATTATAAGTTCTAATAGTTTTAAGGCTTACTATTTAGGGTATTATGATAAAAACTATACACGGCCGGAAGGTTATGGAGATGATAAAGACATAGCTGGAGATGAAGGTTTTGTATATTCTCCAATTACAATGTCTCCGGCCGTAAATGATACTGATACTTATACTATTATATGTCTAATTGCAAAAGAAACAATTTCTAGGAAGTGGATCTTAAATCAAAACAATACTTACTATGTTAATTGCTTAGAAAACGACCTATCTGATGATTTTTGGGTTAAAGTTAATGATAATTTTTTCCCAACAACTAGATTATTCTCAGGACATATTTTAGATGGTAGTATTTTTGATCTTACTCTCCCTGGATTTGGTTCTAGACTTTATGTAGCAGATATTTTTAGAACAGTAATGGAAAGAGAAGAAACACAGACTCCAGCAAATACAACAATAGAAGCTCTTTATTATAAATTCTCAACACTCTCGGGATATAATACTTCAGAACTAAAGAAGCTTAATATTCGTGGAGCTGAGATGGTAGAATTTGATCCTTCTTGGTTGAGTGGACGAAATTATGAGATCTTAGGAACTGGTCTTGCTAGTATGTCTGAAGTTGATAGAGATAACTTAATTACTATTCATTACAAAGCTAATCGTGATAGATATGTAAATTCAATTTTACGTAGTAATTCTGATATCGGTACTGTACTTGAAGAAACTTATCCAAATAAAATTATTTCAGGTGGAACAACTTATAGATTTAGTAGTTCAGCACAAAGTAATTCTATCACTATCTACTATGTTCCATACTCTAATTCTACAATCCTAACAGAAGATGAAAAAACTAATTTCATTGAAACTAAAGGAGCTTACTATATAACTGATAAAATTACTATAGAAAGAGGATCTCAATATACAGCTATCTTTAACTTAGATGTAGAAATATATCAGAATAGTAGTATAGATTCAGAAGTTGGTGATATCTTGGATAATTATAGTAATAAGTTCAATATTAAATTTCCAGAGTTAACAGAAGAAATAAAATCTCTTATAAGTAAAATATCTAATGTAAGGAGAATAATTGACATGGAAATAACTTATACTAACGAAGATGGTTCTGTAGTTTCTCCTGAGATTGTATATGGAGAAGAGAATGTTGTATACTTCTCAATTAACTACATTATTAATTCAGTTATAGAATCATGAAAATATATATACCTAAACACTTAAGAAATATAGAAATCATAGATCAGCTTTATAGAATGATTGAGGATTACGAGGAACAATATTCTTCGGTAGTTTCAACTCAACAAGGTTCATTCGATGATTACTATATTTATTCTGGAAGTGATCCGGTGAAGAATTTCTTGAGATTATGTATTCCAAAATCAAGTCTTCCAGATAACCAAGATTACGAAGAAGTTATAAACTATCTTAGTAAATTATTTTACAGTGTAAAGGGAACTATTCAAGTATTTAATTATATGATACAATATCTTCCCTTAGATTTTGATGGAGAGATTATATATGACTCAGGAGAAATAACAGTAAACTTTGAGAACTTAAGTGTAGAAAATGAAAGCTTATTTTACGAACTTCTTAAGAAATTTTTAGATGCACTTATATACTATACCAGACTAAATACTAATATAGGTTCTGGAAGTATAGATCTAACAATTCAAAGTAAGTTCCAGAATTATATTGGAGCAAACTTAAGAAGCTATAACAAAATGACAGTAACGCCCTATGAAATTGATTATTAATAATAACAATTTTACGGATATCGGAACAGTAGTGTTTTACAGTCAAGATGACCTAGATAACCGTGAATACAGTAAAGTCCAGTACAGATCTAACAGTTCTTTACTTTACAATAGAGACTTTAGTGAGTATGACTTTTCGTATAATATCACTAAAGATAAATTTAATGATAAGTTTTTAGTAAATTATCTAGGAGAAAAAACCTTGAAAGAAATCGGAGAGACATCAAATTCCCTAGAAAAAATAGAATCAATAATATTCCCAACATCCTCTAGAGAAAATTTAACAGAGGAAAATGATAGATATTTCGGAACTACTATAATATCCAATCAGGTATTCGCGCTTTTTAAGGCCGCCGCTGGAATTAAACGTCTGGAGTTATACGAGGGGATAATCGACAAGAATAATAACAATTCTAAAGGTAGTGACTTTATAGATACTGATTCAATGGCCGCCGCTGGAATTAAACCTACTTCTACTCCTAACTTTATATTGATTTTAGGAGAACCAGACGAAACTACAAGCGGCGAGGATTTAGTAAGCGAGAAAGAACTCCTCGATGAAGTTACTGGAGAGAAGATGATTTGGATGCTAATTTCTAATAACTCCGAGGTGGAAAGTGTAAATCTATCTTATAAATCATGGGTAGATAGTACGAATCCTAACAGAAATATGAATAAATATCTTCTTAGAAACGATGAATATTGGTCTACGATAGATTCAGTTGGGATAATAGAAACTGTTGAGGATGTTCCAGAAGTTTTAATTGATGCAAATTCTAGTACTCTCTTAGGAAATGAGAAAATAGAAGATAGTAGATTATTAATTCTAGGTAATAAACGAGGATTAGTTGAAATGTATAAAGGCGCCGAAGATTACCCCAAGTATTTTCCTTTTACTACATACAAGATTGGAGATAAGGTAATTCTAGGTGGAAAAGTTTGGGAATCAGTATCAGATAACAACTTTAATAATAATCCGGCGCTTTCATCTAAATGGATTCTTTCAGAGTTTCTAAATATAAATAAACCAATTAGAGTGGTTGTATCAGTAACTCCAGAGATTGGAGGAACTTGTAACCCTATCGGAATAATATCTATCCCTTCCGTCAAAACTCCTATTGATTTTAAGATATACCCTAATCCTGGATATGTTTTGAATGAAGATGTACCGTGTTTACTTGATGTGAAAGATTTAATTCCATTTCCACCAAGTAATAACTTTAATTATAATATTCCAAATAACCTAATAACAGTAACTAATTGGGAAGAAGTTCTAAAAACAAATCACCTAATTTTCAATCTAAAATATACAGGTTCTTATATAATTCTGAAAGCTAAAATATCAGGAGAAAGTGATGTATACGATTATGGTGAATGGAAAAGAAAATTTGGAGAAAATAATTTTATAGTATCTGAATTAATTATAGGTGATGAAACTAAATATGATCCCTTTATACAAGAGGATGGTAAAATAGATGTCCTAATTAATCAGAGAGCAGAAATTAGAATACCAGAACTTTCAGGGTATATTATTTCAAGAGTCTTAGCAAAATATGAAAATGGAGATCTAGATGCGCCAGAAATATATTATCCGGAACAAATCAATACTACTAACAGTATTGTAATTCCCGAAGTTAATTTCTCGGCAGCTACTCTTACATTAGAACTTAGCAGTAAACGAGTAACTATTAGTATTATAGAGTTCTCTGGGTTTGAAGTATCTAATAATTCATTAAAGATAAATTCTGGAGGTAACGCTGTATTTAAGTTTATTTCTGAAGATTATCCAAATAGTAACTTAGAAAAAGTTATTATAGAAGACTCTCAAGGAAATTCATTAACTATTAATAAGTTTACAGCAAACGGAAGTATTCAAAGTTTCGGTACGTCTCAAGTATCACTTAGGGCTGCAAATATAAATACTCCAGAAGAAGGAGAGTATACCTTGAAGTTAATGAATATATATTATAATACAACTATAAAACTTATAAAGAGATAATATGATACTAAATAATACGCACGTTCAAGGAATGTTTTTGTATTCAGAAGAAACTGAATATGAGAAAGGGGATTTTGTTGTCTATGGAAATACTATCTATATTTGTACAGCTAAAAATCCAACTAATAAAACAAATAATACTGTTTCTGGTGTTATTCCTGAAGAAAGTTCAGATAATTACTCACCATATTTAGGAGATAAATTAAATAATATAGAAGAGTATTTTAATTATATAAATCATTCTGAAGAAGAGCAAGGAAAGGAAGATAAATTAATTACTGCACATCTTTTATCTCAAATTTTATCTACATATATGATAGGATTTGATGAAAAGGGTATAATTTCTGAATACGTCTATCTTAATTCAGGGAACGATTCATTATCCATTTCATCTGAGTTATCTGATTTTTTAAATGGAACTGGAATTGATTCTAAAAACGTCTTGTCAATGATCTTAATCTCTCCGGAAATTAATAATGCTGTATTTAAGATATCGAGAAATCTTCCGGAAATAAGTGAAGTTATATTTAATGATGCTTCTAGTATTTATCCAGAAGATGCTAATTATGTAATTCTACGACAATATACTTATACTAATGAACCTAATTCAGATTCTATTTACAGACTTCAGGAATTAATAGATCCTATGGGTTCAGTTGTTAGGTATAGGTACGGAAAAGGTTATAATAACGGAGATCAGAATACTTTTGATAGTGTTACTTCTTGGTTGCCTAGTAGTATTGATAAAGAATGGATGGAGAATATAAAAAAACTTGAAAAACTTTACTTGGATAAAATCGAAGAATTAAATAACTTAGAAAAATCATTAGTAAATAATTTCCGTTTTAAAGAATATCCAATTCCAGAAACAGCTAATGTAATAGAATTTCAATGTACTGATAATACAAAAGATAATTACCTTCCTGTATCTGGATTTGATAAGGAGTCATTTATTCTTACAGTAATTACACAGGAGAATAATATAAATACAACGATTTCCATAGATCTTCTTGACGCTTATATGAGTCATGATGCAATTTCTAGTTATTATTTAACAGATAGTAGTGCTCTTGTTATAGTTCCTGGAAAGACAGAAGGAAATAAAGGAGAAATTGTTAGGCTTTATGTAACTAGTGGAAACATAGTGAATATATTTTATAGAGATAAGTACAAGAAATGAAAAAGATAGAATTAATAACCACTACTTCCGATAATATTTCTATATCACAAGTAACAGGTCAAGAAGATGAGAAAGAATATTACTTAACTGGAAATAATCGAGCATTAGTATGTAATGATTCAAATTACAGAATGACTAGAATATCTGAGCTAAGTAATAAATTAAAACTCAGAGATTGGAATGTAACTAATCGGAGGTTTGTTATCCCAGGTGAAGATGGCTCAGAAAGGAATTTACGAGTATGTATTGATGATTATTCTAAAGGTTCTGGAATAATAAATGAGGTTGATGAAAATACGAAAAGTATTGAAATTGATAAATATGAATTAACTGAAAAAGAAAAATCTCAATTTAATTCATATCTAGATTACCTCAAGAATAATAAAAATAATTACTTAAAAGAAATATATAACTTATATAATAGTATGAATAATAACGAAATTTATTTGTATAGTACTTCAAAAAATGTGGTTGATATTCTAAACAATTCTATTACTATCGATGTTATACCATTCAATTCTGATATCTATACCAATACAGTAGATTTAACAGAACTAATGAATTACTCTGTTAGTCCTGGAGTTTCTACTAAAATTGATCTTGGTATTCAATATTCTAAGTATGAAACTAGATATGTTGAAGATCCTGAAGACAAAGAAAAATTAATCTTAGTAGGTAACGAAAAACTATACTCTAAAGAAACAACATTCTCCGGACCTAGATATAATAAACAAGGAGAATTAATTTCCAAAGATTATATAGAAGAAATTGGATCAGATATTGTAATTGAATGTGTTAATAATATTATTAGAGTTGTATCTAAATCAACTGACATAGATGAATGTATTATTAGTAATTGTACAATAACTTATGGAAAATTATAATACAGGATATAGTACTTACGTTATTGGAAATTCTAGTAATATATCCAATAGCTTAAAAGTAATACTATATAATAAAAATGATAATTGGGATCCTAAGTTACCAAAAATATCTCTCTATAATATCGAACAAGTTTACTCAGGACTACTTACTTCCTCTGGCGGTAATTATATCAGATTAAATCGAACTACCCCAGAGGAACCCTTTAAATATGAAAATAATCTTCCTTCTGGATTTACTGTAATAATTTATATGAGTGTAATAGATAACACTCCTATTGGTTATACAGAGTTTCTAAATTCTCAGGGAAAAGGTAGTAATATAAATATTTATATATCTTTAGACTCTAGTATATCTAGCCAAATCCAGATAAATCTTAGTAATTCCTTAGATCAACTAAAGAATAACTCAACAACTGGGAAAAACTTCTTAGATAATGTAAATTTGTATAACTACTCTGGAGCACAAACTATAAAGCAAGACCTAGGAGCTGATAATTATCCAAGATATACTTCTCACGTATACCATATTCAAGATAATGAACAAATGAATCTCCTCTTAGATTATGGTATTGGGAATAGTACTGGTTTTCATAAAATTAATTTGAATTATGATGTTAATATAGATCCATACTCACATAATTATGAAAATCATCAAATTGGATTTTATGGAAAGGATATTGTATTATATTCTTGGACAGGTAATAAGTATTCTATCAAATCTTTAGTGAAAAAAACAAGATTTGGTAATCCTGAGGTATATACAACTTCATCGGGGGCAGACTATTCTATTTTCGAGGATATGAGAAGTAATCAAGAAATATTCTATTTTTCAGGAAGATTTATAATTACTATTGGAACTAATTATCCTAGTACTCTTGAATTATATGATATAGAGAAAAGTCAGTGGATTTCAACAGACTATCAAAACTTTTTCTTAGATACTCTTGATCCTAGAAGTAGAATTATATCTACTCCTGGAAATATCTCTAATAAAAGTATTACTAATTACATTCCAAGTATTAATAGTACTTTTCTAAATTTAACTGATTATACTAAATATACGAACATTAATATTATCAAAAAAGTTGGAGATTGGTATGTTTTTAAAAATAAACAATCCTCACAAAAAGATTTTCATATTTATAGTTGTATTGATAGATTAGTATATACAGTAAATACAGATGAAAGTCCAATACTGATTAATAACAGTCTCTTAATGATTCATACAGTAGATGAAGATCTGGGGTTAGATTATTATACTATCTATTATGAACCAGGGATTAGTTATTATACAGAAAAAGCTAGGGCAACATCAAGAAATTCAGAATTAGAATATTCAGAAGAACTCGGGATATTAGTTAGTAAGGATGAAGAGTTTGAAAAGTATAAGGGGTATTATAATGAGGGAAAAATATTGGTAATTCATCGAAATAATCCAACAGGTATATTTGGAACTATTCTTACGGGATTTAGAAGAAGCTATTTCAAAGCATTTCTTAAAACAGAAGTACCGAAAATTATAGCATCTATCTCTGGACTACTTTATTATATCGATGAAGATGGGTATTTAAATTATATATAAAATTATGAGAGTTATTTTTGAAAAAGAATTCTTAGAGAGTATAAGGAGGATAGATAACACACTAAAAATAACCAAATATGTAATAGGAACAATTTATAATTCATATACAGTTGGAGAAGAATTCATGGAGAAATTATTTTCAGGATCTTATCTGTATAATGATGTTAGAAAAACCTCAGAATATCCTCTAAATTCAATCTGGGATAGTAATAAAAAACTCTTAAAGATTAATATTGATATCCCAGAAGAAGAAAAAGCTGCCTTAGTTGAACCTAGCTCAGAGTATTGTTTTATTTATTGTTATGGTATATATCCAGATCGATCGGAAAGAATAGCATTTATAATAACTGAGCTAGAGGCTGCTGAAAGAAAAATAATTAAGTTCAATAGATTAGATTTAAATATATCATCTAATCTTTTTGAATTATCTTTTCCAGAATATACAGAAGCAAACATTGAAACAATAGCTGATAGTGATACTGTATTTTTGGAAGGTATAGGAATTGATTATGGAGTTAATATCTTTACCTCACTGGAAGAAAAAATAGTAACAAAAAAATCTTACTATAAGTATATAAGAAACAAGAAAACAAGTGGATATAGTAGTTCGTTCTTATACAATAATATATCTGGTGAGAAAATATATAATAACTCTGTGATTAGACAAATTACATCTATTCTATCGTTTTCAGCATTAGAAGATACTAGTAGTCTTAAAAAATCTGGAGGGTATATAAATCTATTAGGAACATTAGAATGTGATATGTATAGATTGATAAATGATTATAATGTTTCAAAAATAAAGGAAAAGGTTAAAATAGATATAACATCTCTGCCTGTAATTGAAATCTTGGTGAAAGAAAGTAATGGACTGGAGTTTAAAGTAGATCAGGTGAATAAAAGATTAATATATTCTGCTAATACTACTGGAAAAGAGTTAAATTTAGTGATAGTCTTAAAAATTACTAATCTAGATCCAATAACAAAAAAGACGAGTACTATAGAATCAGGAGAGATTAGGTTAACTCAATTTGCAATATAATAAATCATGAAACTATCTTTAAAAGAATTCGTTGAGGCTATAACAGAGATAGATAAAAACATAGGATTTTCGAAGTTCGTGAAGTATATTTTTATCTTCTGTTTAGTCTTAGCTATATTTAATTACAAAACTATAATAAAGGATACTATAGAAATATATTCTGAAATTTCTGATAAGATACACTCCGAAAAAATGGAACTTAGGGATCAGTTATTAGCAGAATTAAAACCTCTCCTTACAGAATTTAGAAGTAATTCTAGAGCTGATAGAATATTATACTTCGAATATCATAATTCTAAAGAAAATCTAGTATCTATTCCCTTCAAATACGTAGAACTTCTCCAACAAGATAATGGTTTTGCTGTACCTTCCATAGATCCAGAACAGTATAAAAATATAAATACTGGATTAATTACTAGTATCTATGAAGATATTAAGTTTGGAGAAATTGTATATTGTGATGGTCCAAGAGATAGCGTATTTATGGAAAAATATCCTGGAATATATGAATTAGTAAATAGTAGAGATGGTTCTAAAAGACAAATATTTATTAGTATTCCTGGAATTAATCAACCTATTGGATTAATTATTCTGGAATGGATAAATGAATCTAATATAGAGTTGAATGTAGAAGAAATTAAGAAAACTGCTACTTATAATTATATACCACGAATAAATGCCTTAATTCTATCAAAGTCGCCCGATAGAAATAAGTGGTTATAATTATGAATAAAATAAATAACAATAATTTTTATAAAACAAAAACTTATGAACGAAGAAGTTAAAATTTATGAAGATGCTGCTTGGGGTAAGTATGGAAAAGATATTATTCCTAGTAGATTTTATCAGGTCTATAAAATTGAAGGTCCTTGGTTAGGAGATGATGAAAGTACTTGGTATGAATTCGATAGTGAAGATAAAAGTGCTACAGTTTTAGAACCTGTATATCCTAATTACGAAGTCAATAAATATGGTTTGACTGGTGATAAAGAAGTGGTTAAAGTTACTATTACTCCTAGCGAAAAACTTAAATCACAATATCCAGATGCTTTAGTAAGTATTGATGGTAAATTCTATGATCTAGGTATTCTTAATAATCCTGTTGAATTCTATATGGATAAAGATCATAAAATTTCTATTATTTGGTCTACTGCAGAATTAGTTGAATCTTTCCGAATTATCAAAATTAAATAACAGAAATTCTCTTCTGAAAGCTTCAAAACCTAAATTATGAGAATAGACTTAGAAAAATTATAAAACTAAGTCTATTCTTTTATTATTTTATTCAATTATAAATAAATAATTATGAGTAGTTTAAATTCTTTTCAAATACAAATTTCCAGAAGCAAATACATAGAACGAGATAGAAGTATAGCAAGATTAAGATTAAATCAACATGAATTCTTAATCGGAGAGCCTGTTATGGTTAGATATTATTCTAATCCTGAACAAACAGAAACAGATACTATATTCGCTCTAGGTATTAAGAATGGAATAGGAGAAGACTGTTATCAAGTTGTTACACTTGGCGGATTAGATTTAGTTCGAGATGTAGTAACTGAACTTCCAGATGTATCTCTTCTTGTACATGGAGAATTATATCTTTACAAGGATGAAGATGGAATTTGGAATTATGTATACGAAACTGGTGGGGTTAGACAAATAGAACCTATAACTGGTGGTCCTTTCATTTTTAGTAATATAGAAGATAAGTATAGATGGTTTTATCGTGATGGAGTATTAAAACGTGAAGATGATTTTTATACTAAGTCCGAAATTAATGAAATGATTTCTGGTTGGGATGTTAGTATTCAAGATGCTCTTAAAAGTCTAGAAGAAATTAAGGAGTTAACTTATAAAAATCATTCAGCTACATTCCCATTAAGAGTTAGTTTTTATGATTCTAACAGACAAGATGATGGCACTACTCCTCTATATCAAACTGGAATTAGAACCGCTGTTAACTTCTTAATCAGAGTAACAATCCCTGATATAGATATAAAAACAGGTGAAGCAAATACATATGAAGTTACTAATGATTGTATTTTAGAATTAAATGGTACACAAATAACTCTCCCTGAAAGTAATAGATATACAGTCTTAGGTCTTACAAATACAACAGAATATAGATTATCTGTTAAATATACGGATCCAGATACAGGAATTATAAGAACTGCAACTTCATATTATACAGTTAAGTTTGGTTACAATTTCTACTATGGACAAATTCCTGAAAGTGGGTGGAATATAACAGAAGCTGCTTTAAATTCTCTTGAAAACACTGTAGTTGGAAATGAGAAATCAATTGTTACTTTCCAAGGAGATCTTAACTCACAGAAAATAGCTTTTGCATATCCAAAACTGTACGGAAATCTTATGAGTATTTATGATACAACTTCTGGAATGAATCATATAACTGATTATTCAATAGAGTCTTGTAAAGTAAATGATATTGATTACAATGTTTATGTAAAAGATGTTGCATTAAATTATAATAATTTTCAACAAGTTTTTTCATTCTCATTACCAACATTCTTCGAAGGAATATCTACAGAAAATTCTAGTGTAAATGCAACTGACTTAGAAAATCTGAGACAGGAGATTTTAGGTGGAGCTAGCATAAATTATAATACTCTTGGAAAACTTGAACAAATTATTAAAGGATTATCAATACGTGAAGGCTTTATTGGTGGTCCTGGAATTAATTTAGTACAACTTGAAGATGGTAGTACAGAAATTAGAGTCAATATTGATAATTCTAGTATTGTAACTGATTCTAATATGTCTATAGCTGCTAAGAATATAAGCGGTGGAAAATATTAATAAATAAAATAAATTATGGCAAATAAAATAGGTTCAAATTTTTTATTACCCGCTAAAGTATTCCTAGATAAAAGACAAGGTATAGTTAGTGGAATAGGAGAATTAGGAACATGGGATTATGATAAATACCCTATTCCTGATGGATTTGAAGTATTTGTAGATGGAAAATGGTATACTTACTATAAGGATATAGAAAAAGATTCAATTACAGGCTTTTTCAGAATTCGAGGTGGTATTAATGTACTTCAAACCACAGGTTCATCTGAGGATGATGTTATGTCTCAGAATGCTGTAACTAATGCATTAAACGGATTAAATGAGAGAATTCAAGATATTATACACAGTCTTGGAACAGTTCTAGAGATACGATTACTTCCAGATTATACAATTTCGGGTAATCCAACAGTAGATGGAGGGCTTTATGAAAATGGAACTAGAATACAACCCTCTTTTGCTTGGGAAGTTTGGTATAATGGAATGAAATTAAAAAGAAAAGATGTTAGTGTAAGTATATATATAAACGGAAGTTTTTATTCTGGAGGAATGAATAATCCTAGCGAAGATGAAGATGAGTATACTTGGGTATGGATTTATAATCAAAATATTTCAAGAGATACTGTAATTACTCTATCTGTTTTATACGGTAATGGTAGTTCATCAGACTCTATTGGATCTGTTAGTATCTCTAAAAACATTACCTATGAATTTATTAATTCTAGAATTTGGGGTAAATCTAAAACAAACGATATTAGTAAGATTGTAATTGACGGAAAAACTTACGGAAATAGAAGTCTATCTAAAGAACGTTCAATTGTTTTAAATAATGTAGATTGTAGCGTAGATGATGAAGGTAATGATTATACTTCAGGATTATACATATATTACATGATTCCTACTGAAATTTATGGAGAAGTTAATGAAAGTGAAGATCCTATAAGACTTTTAACAGGAAATATGGAAAATAATGCTTTCTCTTGTAAATTTGGTGAAGAAGATTATTCTGTAATAGTATTTGATTATCCTCAAACAGGAGTTTTAAATATAGAATTTAAATAATATGGAAAAAAATAAAAAAGGTATAAATGTTTCAGCTCCTATAGTTCCTTATACTGATCAAGATACATACCCTACCCATGAAGCAATTTATGGAAAAGGTGGTTGGAAAAGTGTTAGAACAATAGAAGATCTTAAAGCTATTCCAAAAGAAAGACTTGAAGATGGCTGTATAGTAAGAGTTGTGGAATCAAGTAGCTCTTCAGGATCTGCAGTTGAATTTTATTACGATAGTAGTATAAAAGATGGAGCTTCAATACCTAGTTCTATCACTGATCCAATTGAGAGAGAAGTTTATCCATATAAGTTCAGAAAATGGGCTCCTGGATATCTTCCTACAAAATTGAGTGATCTTGAGAACGATATGGCTTTTATTGCAGAAGTTCATAATACTGAAGAAAATGGAGATTACGTATATTTAGATCCAAATAATGCAGATGATAAGAATGCTATTGAAAAAATTCTAGTAGGTAGAGCTAGAGGTATTTATCAAGAATTAGCATTAGCATTTTTAAATAAGAATTCATCTACTACAGTTAAAGTAGATACTAATGAAGATGGCGTAGTAGATGGAAATGATAATAGTATTCCAATTCATGGTTTAGTTACAGTAGATGATACTGGGAAAATACCAAATGATCTTCTGGAATATCCCGGAAAATATGTAGAATCTCTTGTAGCAATATTTCCTGATGATTTTTGTTATGATCCTCTCGATCCAGCTTCTTGGTGGGATACTGATGACAAAGGAGTACTTGTAAAAGTTGCACCAGGAGGACCAAAACCAGCAGATTATCCAAATTCAGATCAATCTGAAGCTTTAGGTTGGGATCATCCAGAAGTAACTGAAAAGGATCAAAAATATTATATCTCTGAATATTACAAAAGCAGTGGAAATAGTAATAGTATAGTAGATAATGCTTATCGAAATAAAGTAGCTGTTGTAACTTCTAGTGATCCTAACGATTTTTCTTGGACAGCATCAGATCCAATCTGGAATGATATTATTTATGTAGATGAATTTAGAAGAACTGCATTTATTGTTAAAAATGATGGTATTATTGTAGAAAAAAGTATTGGACGTGATTTAATTCGAACTATAGAAGAATTAATGAGACCAGCTACGATTCTAGAAGTACCTACAGAATGGAATAACTGGGGAATATCTGCAAAAGTAGCTTATCAGATTCTTCTTGAAATCGATAAAATAGTTGCTTGGGGAGAAGATATATCCGATGAGAGAAATCAGAGAAAAGAGGCTGATGCTGCAATAAATGCTAGAATTGATGATCTTTGGGATAAACTTAATGCTCATATTCAAGACAAAAATAATCCTCATAATGTAACTCGTGAACAACTTGGTGTTGGAGAAAGTGATGAAGTTACGTTCTCTAAAGTTACAGCTAATGGATTCTTTATGTCTGTCGGATCTGCTGGAAAAATGGCCTCGAAAGAAGTAATGATGAGTGATCTACCTGCTGAAGAAGAAACTCACGAGGAAGAAGTTATTAGTGCCGTTAGCGAAAAAACATCCTCGGCACAACTATTAACTCCTCGTGTAAAAATATCCAGCAGTAATAATCCATCATTTAGAGTAGGCCCGAGTGATGGATCTTATGAATGGCAGGAAGAACTTAAAAATGAAAAAGAAGAACGTGAAGCCGCTGATGCTGAATTAAATAAGAGAATTGATGAAGTAGAAGCAGCTATGAACGCTCACATTGCTAGAAGAGATAATCCTCACGAAACTAATCGAGGACATCTTAAGATTGATACTACTGATGCTGTTGTATTTAGTAAAGTTAATGCTCCTAACGGTTTCTTCCAAGCTAATGGAACTCCAGCAGTATTTAAAGTAGCAACTCTCGATCCAAAAGAAGAAAAACTTAATGAACTTGAGTCTAAGATAAAAGAACTTGAGGCTGAAATTGCAAAACTTAGAAAGGTATGATTTCAAAATTAATAAAAAACGGAGAAGATATATTTCTGCAAACAACAACTAATGCAGTAATTGATTCTAGTAATAAAACTCTAACTACTATCATTCAAGACCTAGAGAATAATATTTCAGCACTTGAAGCAGAAAATGAAAAACTCAAGGAGACGATAGAGATATTAGAGAAAACACTTACTGATAAAATAACTGAACTAGGAACTAATCTAACTACAAAAATAGAAGAGGTAAATACTAACCTAACTACTGAAATAGGTAAGATTAATACTAGTATCACACAGATTAATGGTAAGATTACAACTCTTGAAAATAATGGAACTGACTACGAAGAAAGATTACAGATGCTTGAAAAGAAAACTCAGAGATTGGGTGAATCTGGAAACTTTAATCAACAAGTTAGCGCTCCAGGATTTTTCGAAAGATAATATAATGGGGAAGAACTTATAATCGTTCTTCCCTTTATTTTCCTTATATATGTTATGAAAGAAATTTATATAAACTCGCCATATTCGATTTGGAACGAACAAGAAATAATAATTCCCATAAAATTTCCATTCAGATCTAAAAAACATATGATGGATACTATAGGATCTCATTGGGATGATCCAGAAAAAGTACTTAATATTCTAGATAACAGAATTAAAAAGGGAATACTCTTCGATATGGTCTTAAAAGTTAGTAATCGAGGAGGACAATATAAGAGATTTGGAATTAAACAATTTAGGTACTGGATATCTTTTCGACCATATATATTAAAACTTGAGGAACTTAGACTTCATGAGAAAAAGATTAAGAAAGGTAAGTATATCAAGTACCTAATTCCTAATCCTAAACAAATTTCACCATATAAGATGGATCGAAAGACTTTCTTGGAAGATTACAAATATATGAATAAATATTATGATTCTGTTTTATTTAAGTATTCTCTTCACTATGTCTTATATAACTTAAAAGCCTTATAAGTGTATTATAAACTTAAAAGAAAACAGATATGGAAAAAGAAGAAATTTGTTTACGTCTCATGGAATTAATGAGGGTAGAGACAATAAATCACAACTTGTTTTTAGCTAAGCAAGGAGATTATGAAGAAAAATCGGGGAAAATTAAAAGAGAATACTTCTTCGAGAAATACAAAGAGTACAAAAATGGAACTTTCAATTCATTAGAGAAAACGAGGAATGACTTCAAAAAGGAGTATTTTGATAGGATAGAGGAAGTAAGAAAAAAGTACAGTGAAGATTGCATAAATTTTCAAAGAAATCACGAGATGCTTATTTGGAAAATTAAAGATCTGTTACACACTGCAAGATTTAAATGTCCTGATGAAAATGTTATAAAGGATGTTGAAAATTTCTTAAAAACCTGTGAATTACTTAGAAAAGTAGCAGAAGAAATCAGCCTTGATCAAATTGATAGTGAAATGAAAATGGAAAAACTTAGGGAGCTTTTATAAGCTTCCTTTTTTATTCTCCTCAAAGCCTTATTAATGATAGTTTTGTTTAAATCAAAAAATTCCCTGGTCTGTGAAGATCGGGGTTTTTGTTTCATTCCTTGAAAGCCTTATATATGTAAAAAGAATTTAAAAGAATATGGAAAAAGAAAACAAAAAGAAAGAGAAAAATTATTGGAAATTAGCATTTATAGGAATAGGTCTAACATGTGCGGTTGTCAGTATAATTAATTCACATAGAACCCAAAAAAAGTTAGACATTGTCCGTGGAGAAAATCAAAATCTCCAAACAACAAATAAATCCCTTCTGAGACAAATTCAAAATTTAGCCTATCAGAATGGGAAATTGACACAAAAAAGAACTTAAAAATAAGAATATGGAAGAAAGTGTTAAAAAAGAACAACGTCAGTATTGGGCGGTTAATAGAACTTTTCACAGTTCTATGTTCGAAGAAGTATTTAAAGTAGGAGGGAAAGTAATATTTTATACTATCTCTCTTGAAGAACTAAAAGAAATTAGTGAAAATACTCCAATTAACATGAGATTTTTAGGGAATGGAGTCCCTTATAAGAACGCATTAGATAAAGTTGGAGTTAAGTACAAAACAATAACAGATGATGTAGTGTTATCTCCTAGTCGTAAGGATGTACTTTACACTATTATTGGTAACACAACTGTTAAAGAAGATCAAACGGAATTTCCTGACTATACGATCATAGAAGTATATGTTTGTGAAATATGCCGTTAATTAAAGTAAAACAATAAAAATAAAAAAAAATGGAAAGACTAGAAAAAAATGCTTACCAGGAAAAATTGGTAAGAGGTCTGTTAAATTCACTTAGAGAAAATAAAACTATCTCAGACGTACATGTAAAAAACTTAATTAGCGAAGTTCATAGTGAAATTGGAAGAAGCTTGGATAAAGCTTTAATCAAGAGAAAAGCTGATGAGTTGTTATTCACATGGATGAACAGTGAATTAAATATAGTGAAGAAAGAAATGAAAGGAAAAAGAACTCCACTTGTTATTAAGCTGAAAAATGAAGAAGCTATGAATGACGAGGAGTTTGAAATCTTCACTGAAAAAATACTTGAAAAGGTATTAGTAAAAGAATCGGGAAGAGTAAGAAAAGAGCCGGAAATAAAAGAAGAACCGGAAGAAATAACTACTCCCTCGAAGAAAAGGAATAAAGAAGAAAGAATTAGAATAAACACCTTAGACAATATCATGGAAGCGCTAAGTTATTCTATTACATATAACAGAGGTGACGGAGTAACTGGAAATAATGTTGCCAAGGTATTAGGTGTGAAAAGAATAAATAAAATCCAAATAAAAACTTGGGTAAATGGTTTATCAAAACATTCAGTAACGCTAAATGTATATTATGACGGAAGAAATGATAAGTTGGTATTCAGAGAAGCGGAAAAAGACTTATCTATCTGTTGTGAATTATACAGAAAGATTACAGGAAAAGAACCAAAAAGAGAATATTTAAAACTCTTAAGTGGTAAAGAAAAACCGAAAGTATTAGTAAGTAAGACTAGTTCTGCAATAGTAATGAAGGAATCAGTCATTGATAAGAAAATGATTAAAGAAGATTCCTATGAAGATTTATATTATTACGCTGCAGGAATAATTGTTGAACATAGCTATAAAGCGGTAGATATTGATTCATTGTGTACTAATTTGAGAAAATTAGGATATGATGTATCAAAAACTGAACTTCAAGGAATCCTAAGAAAAAGAGCTGAATTTTCTGTAGTAAGATATGGAGCAGCAGTAGGATTAAATGAAGGAGGATGGAAAACTTGGGATGAAATCAAAGAAAAATTCAATCCCAAGAATAACATAAAATGGGTAGATTGTAGACTATCACTAACTCTGGAAGAAATAAAAAATATCTTTCCAGAAACTGAAACATTGTCTATGATAACCGAAAGAGATGGATTTTATAGAGTATATTATAATGGATCGCTCACTGAATTAACAAAGTGGATCCAATTAGCGACAATATCCATCGGAGCAGAAAACTTAAGCAGTTATATATTTGATCAAGATTTAGTTAAGAGAATCAAGACAAGAATAAATCTGCTTAATGAATTTATGCTGAAAGAGGAATTAGGATGTAAATTAGAAACATTATAATCCCACTAATAATTGATGAAAACCGAAAGTCTGTGAAGATGAGTAGGTTTTTATTTTTTGTCCCTTCAAAGCCTTATTAATGTATGGAATAATCTATAGAACTTGATATATAGTAGAGTTTTATAGATTTTCTTTTTACAACCCTAGAAACAATAACTTAAAAAATTAAAATATTATGGATTTATTTGGAAGAAATAAAAAGAAAGAAGAAACTGCCGAACTAAAAAGACAGTGTGAAAAAATCGAAGATAATATCATAAGATTATCAATGGCAATATCAGATAATCGACAAGATATTTGGGAGATTTCAGAATTGGTTAAACAAGGAGACGCGTTAACCGAGAAAATAATTGAAAAAATTAATGAACAAGAAAAGAAAGGAGGAAAGTGGTATGAAAGAATTTTTAGAAAATTCTGGTAAGGTTATAAATAAACTTACAAGAGATCAGTCCTTTAATAATCAACAACTAATAAATCTAAGGAAATCTGCAGAACAAAGAGTAGCATTTCTAGAAAATGTTTTGATTTCTAAAGGTTATCATGAAGACGTTATGGAAATAAGAGAAAAATTTGCTCTCGAAGAATTAAACAATAAGATGATGGTTCGAGAGGAAAAATTACTAATTCTCCCTAAGTTTGAACACCTAGTATTAGCAGCGCAACAAGAAATAAGTTCAGAACCAAATTTTAGTGGTATATATCCTTGGGCAGAATCTTATAAAACATTAGATCAGAGATTCAAGGATACAATAGACTTAAACCAGACTGAACACTTAATTTGTATAGGTTCAGCAATGGTAGGTTTTGCGATAGATATGGTATTTAGAGGTGGTCCAGAGAAAGTTTCAGGAATTTCAGGGATGATTCAGGGTTTCTTCGATAATAAACTTTCAGAGGAGACAGTGAAAGAACTTGAAAAACAGGCTAAAGTAACATTTGATCAATCAGTTAATTCTCAGAAATTTGTGGAGAGAGCCGGACATAAGATCAAAGGACTATCACCTAATCTTCATCATATTACTGGAGTAGGTCATGATCCTAGTCCCGCCGGTATAATAACAGGTGTAAAAGACGTGATGAAAAATACGGCGACTTTTATGGACTCTGGAGAAATTCGAACAATAGACATGGAAGGATTTTTTAAAGATGGAAATAAAAGAGTTGCTAAAAAATTAGTAGAAGCATTTAATCTAGTAGTAAAACATCAACTCTCGGATATAAATGGAACCAGAGGATTACCAGCGCCGTTTACTTTCGTGATTGGATACCTGGAAAATTTCGGTGACTATGGACAATTAATTTTTGGAATAGTTGAGAAAATGTACCTGGAAGGATATGATTTTAGATATCACCTTTCAACATATCCAGCTGCATTAATAACAGATATCCTAGTAAGAGTATGTTGGGCAATAAAGCTAATAAATGAATCTGAAGGTAAATTAACAATAAAGAAAGTAATCCCTATGGTAAATTTAAATACTATAGAAGGATCAAAACTCGGAAGAATGTTATTTTATACTCACTTAGAAGCTGTAGCACTTAATACTGGATTTATAGCTGTTACTTTTAAATGTACGGCTGGAAAAAGTTTACTCAAATTTAATTATGGAGAATGGGTTATGTTAGCAAGATATGGCATAACACAATCTAGATGGTTAATCATAAAGAAATCAAAACTGAGAGATAAATTTAGAGAAGGAAAATTCGAAGAAGCAATGAAGGATTTTGAAGAAACTTATAAAGATTTATTTGGAGGTTATATTATTAAAGTAGAAGAGGAGGGTTAAAATTTCCCTCCTTTTTATTCTCCCCTCAAAGCCTTATTAATGTATAAATAATTAAATAAAAATTAAAAGATTATGAAAGAAGAACAAGACGAAAAAAAGAAGAAAGGATTAAGTAAGAAAACAGTTAAATTACTGATCTTTGGCGGAATTGCAGTATTGGTGATCGGAGGAATTGTGTATAGGTTAAAGACTTCGAAAGGAAAGACGAAGTTGATCAATGAAGGAAAACCGCTAGATTACTATTACAGACAATCAGGAAAATATAAACTGGCTCCTCTTACAATGGATACAGGAGTCGGAACATTAAATCTTTCAAACCTAGAGAATACAAACGGAGACTGTTTTTCTTTAGGTTACATAAAAGATGTAAAACCTCTTGGAGATGCAACAATTGAAGGAGGTGATGTAATTAACGTAGAATCTGGAAAAACTACAAAAGTGAATCTAACAACAAAAGTAGTATCACTTGCCAGATTATTATGTGGAGCAGAGTTCGTTAAAACAAGTTTTGAAGTAAGAGGACTCTAATAAAATATAGAAGATAGGACATTCAAAAATCCTGTCTTCTTTTTTCTCCTCCCCGAACAAACAAAAAAGAAGAAGATATTTTGATTTATCTTCTTCTTAATTTTATTCTATATTACAGTTCCTTAAGAGCAGCTTTTATTGAACCTTTAATCATCTCTTGAATTCCTTCTTCAGTTGTCATTGCTCCTGATAACGAGAATTTCCAAGAGTTTCCTTCTCCAGTTCTAACAAAAGTACCAAGAACTAATGCTTTCTTACCAATAAAGTCTGGATTATTGTCGATCTGGAAGTCGGCGAAAGTCTTAAGTTGATTAATCTTATTACTATCTGTTACTTTCATATCCGAACTATAGATCTTCATAGTCGCCGAAGGAATATGATCGAATACAAGCGCTTTAGGATCTCTTCCCATGTGCTGATAAATATTCAAAATCACAGCCATATATTTTACTTCCGGCGCAACTTTTCCAAGCTCCATTCGAATTAACTCATTATCACCTTTTGAGTTATTCTTTCCAGTTAAGTCATCACCAAGTAAACTAGCAACTGAACCATCTTTAGAAATTTGATGTCCGTAATAAACAATATCATACTGTTTCTTAGACTTATCAAACATTACAACGCTAGCATCAAGATCAATATCAAGTTGTTTATCAGGTCGGAGTGTTCCAGGATTATCTACTACTTCAGTTTCGATTATCTCTGATGGACCTGTACCAAATAGTTTTTGAAAGAAGTTACCTGTCTTAACTGTCTTTCTTTCAACATGAGTCTTTCTTCCAGTTACTCCACCTTTGATTACTGCCGGAGCCCATCTAAGCCCTACATAAACATAATCAAAGTTTTCACCTTCTGTTTCTTGATTTTTTCTTAGGCTAATTGTTCTTGTACCATTTTTTCTTAAGCTAATTACTCTTTCTTCCATAATTGTTTATATTAAATTAAACTGTTTTAATAATTTCATTTCTAAGTATATCCCGAAATTAGGAGTTGTTTCTGGGTTTATTAAGATTTCTAGAAGTGTTTCCGGAGTTTCTTTTAAAAAATCTACTTCATCTTTTGAAATAAGACCTTTAAAGAAATCATCCCTAAGAAAATCAGATGTTATATATCTTGCATAAGAATTTCTAGATAAAACAACTAGATTATTTCCTAAAGCTTTGTGTGAGTGAAATTCAAACATGAGCATTCTTGAATAATCATTATTACAGCGTAATGGACCTGCTGCTTTATAAACATTCACAACACTATCACTATATATTCCAGGATGTTTTAAAGATTCTATCGGAAATTGTAAAGAAATCTTATCTAGGTTGATATCTTTCAAAAAATCATTATATCTAGCTTCAAACAAATCTCGACGGTCTTTAATTCCCGAGTGATCAGTATTATAATCCATACTCCACTCAACCTTAAATTCCGGAAAGATTAGATATTGATATATACCTCTAATATTCCCTAAAAAGCATGTATAATGAATCGCCCTCATTAAATATCTGACTCTTTGAACTTAAGGCCATATTTTACCAAACTCTTAAATAAAGTTTGGTTAGATCCTTCTCCGAGTGCTTGGAATTCCCATCTGTTTCCTTCAACCCTAGAAAGTTTCCCGAAGACTAGAGTAGTATCATTCTTATAGTCATCATCTAATTTATACACAAGTTTAGCAATATCTTTTCCATCTTCGTAAGCTCTAACTTCTGCACCATCAATCATTTTAAAAGTCTGTTCTCTAGTTCCAGAATCATAGATATTAACCAAAAATAGAATATCAGTTATATTTGGATCAACTTTCTTTGGGTAAATTAGAACTTCCTCATTACAATAACCATCATCTCCAGATTCATCTTCAGATCCTGTATTATCTCCTCCATACTGTACAGCTTCGAATGGATCTGTTAACATTCCTTCCGAAGTTTGTAAGATACTAGAATAAAATACTAAATGATCTGGACTAGGACATTTACCCATTTTATTGAGCTCAACAGTAATTAAATCTACGTCGAAATCATAATTACTACTTCTAAGAGCTCTAGAATTAGGTTTCCAAACAATTTCTACTTTTAATTTACTCAGACCTTTCTTTAAACTTACTGATCTTTGTTTTGTTAATGTAATTTCTCTTTCAATTGTTTCCATTATTGTTTTATTTTTAATTACATTTATAAGAATTTCAAGGATTTACTATTTTAAGCCAAATATTTAACTAACTTACCTGCTGGATCTGAATAACCTTTAAGTTGATATAAACAATTTGAGATTATTTTAAATAAATAATCAGTGTTCATATTTATTATCCTCTTCGAAAAGTCTATTGTGGTTCTAGATATAAGATATAAACCATCCCAGAAATTAATAGATAAGTAATTTAATTGTCCTGTTAAACAAAGAGCAATATACTTAAAAAATGATCTATAAGTCTCTGAATCATAAGTAAATCCTCCATTTGATCTTATAGCATTTACATATTTTAATTCTCCGGACTTTTTCATTTTAAGTATATCATTCTTTAGACTATTTATATAATCTATTGCAGAATCTTCAACATATTTTTCTACAAAATCTGACCCTAATTTATTTTCTATTATATTCCTATCCTCAATTTTTATAAATCCATATTGAGGTGAGCCAGGTGGAACAGCTAGTTTTCCTTGAGTTTTAATCTTGTCAAAGAACCCATCTATTTGTGTCATCCAATGTTCTAGGTCACTGTTTTTATCATCATAGAATTCAATCATTTTGATTATCTCATATCCTATTTCATCATTGTACTTAGATACATAATGTAATGAATCTGCTCTAGTTTCTGCAAATTCTTTTTGAATTAATTTTCTTTTTATTAACATATATAAAATTAAAAAATAATAAATTGAAGAGAGTAAACTTAATTACTCTCTCTCTTTCTCCAAATTTCTTCTTGATCTTTCTCAGCTTTTTCTATATCTAAAAATCCTGTTTTCCGATTTATGTATTCTCCCACCTTATGCCCTGTATCTCCAAAAGGATAATCTGATAATGTCTTCAATAACCATCTCTTAGCTCTTTTATTCTTAGATATTAATAATAACTTAAGAATTACATTAATATCCTCGGAACAATCCAAAATAGCACTATCTAATACACGAACACTATAAGCATACATGTCATCCGTCTTTCTTTTAATTTTTAAGAAAATAATGTTAATATAGAATGTTGGAGATTTATCTAATTCAGAAATTTCTCTTTCTACTATTTCAATTAGTATCCTTCGATCTTTATAATAATCTTTTGTTTCATATTTCTCAAGATCGCCAAATGTCATTCGTTTCTTTTTTCTCATAATTTTTTCTATTTTTATTCATCTATAAGGCTTTTAATGTTATTTTCTTTTTAATAATTCATAACCTCTAATCTGCTTTCTAGTTCCATCCTCTTTCTTTTCATACATAACTACTGATTTAACGTCAAAATAGTTTTCAATATCACTAGCTTTCGGTGTAGCATCATAATTAATAGAATTATAAAGATTTCCAAGTTTTACCTTGAGATCTGATAAACTATACTTCTCTCCAGGATTAAAATTTAAAGTAATAGTATTAATTAATAACTCTTTACTAAACGTTACTATTCCAAGTTCTTTTTTAATATAAGTCTTACTATAAGTTAAAGCTTTAAGTTTCTTAGGCCCTAGAGCGAGATAGTAAGATTTAACTTCATCAGAATCAGCTATTTGTCCAAGAACTATATTTAATTCAATATCAGATATAAAATTGTATTCACATAACATTTTAAGTTTATCATGCATAGTAGTTAATGTATCATAGATACAGAAAAATCTTGTTACATCTCTATTTACTATATCATCAGGAGTAAGTTTGGAATGAACTGAACTAAATACACTAAATCTATCCTTATAATCCACCTGCTGTATCTGAAAAGCTCTAATCTCATTAACAAGAACTAATTGATTAATAACCGGTTTAAGAATAACATCTCCAGTCTGAGAATTAATAACTTTATTTACAGCTATATAATTATCTCTATAATTTGCTGACTTGGCTACATATTGATAAGTTTTTGCTAAATCATATTTATCTTTATCTAAAACAGTGTTATATGCAGATAATAAACTTTCAGTAGATTTATTTTTGCTATCTATTATATTTTGGAAATCTTCTTTCTTCATTTCTCTATAATCTGCTGTAGTTCGATAATAGAAAGTAGCACTGTTTTTCCATGGATTTTTCTGAATATCTATCTTATCAGAATAATCCCTAAATAATTCTTCAAAATCATAAGAATCTATATAAGATATCTCAGAATTATACTCTTTCTCCCATATCCCTACAGTAAGAGATCTATGAAATTCAGGATTATATAATTCTTCCAATCCCTCTGAAACAGATAACTCCTCTATCTCTTTTAATATATCTTCTAAGTATTTACTCTTTAATTCCTGTATCCCTGGAACTTCTGATTTTAAATACTCCCTAAATCCTACTATATAATCTTCCTTACTAATTAAATACTTATCCTCTAGTGATATCTTCTGAAAATTATCTACTATCTCTTGAGAATAATAAAACCATTCTTTCCTTTTAGGATAACTATATTTATTATATAAAGAGTGAAAGTAAGATTCTAATTCTGTATTCCCTTCTCTAGTATCTAATAATCTACACTCAGGATTGTGTAAGTAATAAGAGTCTATTCTAGAATTTATATCTTTTGTATATCCGATCTTCAAGAGATCTAATACCTCCTTCGTATCTTTATTATAGTATGTTGTTTCTATTAAGTATATCATATTTATCTTTTTTTAATAATCTCAAAATAATTTTCTCTTAATTTAGTTATTTTATCTGTTACTTTGCATCTTTTAACCTCAAAATAATTCTCTAAATCTGTTGCCTTAGGAGTAGCGTCATAGTTAATACTGGAATATATTTTTCCTAACATGTTTTTTATTTCAGACATTTTTAACTTATCTCCTATCTTAAATTCTGAATATATACTAGATTCTAAAAGTTCTTGACTAAATGTAACTATTCCTAATTCTTTTTTTATTTTTGTTAAATTATACCCTAATGATTTTAATCTTTTGGGAGTAATAGATAAATAATAAGACTTAATTTCATCACTATCATTTATTTGGCCTAATACTATATTAATAGCATTTTGAGATAATTCATACTCACAGAGAAGTTTTAATTTATCATATATAGTAGTCAATCCCGTATATATTCCTAAAAACTCAGATACTTCCTGATTTACTATGTCATCCTTACAATATATTCCAGTCTCCCTAGATTTAACTATTTCTAAGTACTTAGAATATAAATCTCTATCTACTAAAGGATCTGTTTTTATATAATCTAATACACTGGATACACAAAACTTATCTCCTAAGGTAGTAATAAGATTTTCTAGGTAATCTAAGTATTCCGTTTTCGTTAAGAATAAGTATTTTATTATCTCTATTACTTCATTCTTTAGATTAGTAAATTCTATCTCTCTTCTTCTAGGAGATTTAGGAAGAGATTCTAAGTCTATATTATCTATATCCTTAAAGAAATTTATTATATCTTCCGAATAATAAAACCATTCATTCCCATATTCATTATATTTCAGACCTCTAAATTTATATTGTATTCTTTTCTCTATATCTTCTGGGAGATTAGGTATTTCATAGAGAACCTTACATGTAGGATTATGAAGTTTATATAGTTGAAATCTTTTATCTTTATTATTATCTTCTGTATACCCTATTTTTAGGAGATGAATTAAATTCTCACTCTCGTCATATCCTGCTGACTTAATTAAATATATCATAATCTTATTTTTTACTTATTATATTGTATACTTTTACTATTTTCTTTATCCCATCTATTTCCACCCTAGCAGAAGACTCCTTTACATTGAAATAATTTTCTAGGTCCTTTGCTTTAGGAGTCTTATTGTAGCCTATAGAATTATATAAATATTCTAATCTATCCTTTATAATAGATAGTGCTAGTTTATCTCCTATTTTAAATTCTGAGTAAATACTAGATTCTAGGAGCTCTTGATTAAAAGTAGCAATTCCCAACTCTTTTTTTATTTTTGTACTATTATAAGATAGTGATCTTAATCTATCTGGAGATAAAGAAGTATAATAAGACTTAATCTCATCACTATCATTAATTTGTCCTAGTACAACCTGAATAGCATCCTCGGATAAACCATATTCACATAATAATTTTAATTTATCATATATAGTAGTTAATCCGGTATATACCTTCAGAAACTCAGATACCTCTTGATTTACTGTGTCATCTGGTGTAAGTGTATTATGAACTGTACTAAATACTGTAAATCTATCTTTATAATCAATTTGTTGTATCTTAAAAGCCCTAATTTCGTTTACTAATACTAAATTATTAGGAACAGGTTTAAGAATAATATTATCGTCAGGAGTATGAATTTTATTTACTGCTACATAATTTTCTTTATAGTTTGCAGATTTAGCTACATACTGATAATTTTTTGCTAATGTATATTTAGTATCATTTGGGGCTGAATCAAAAGCTTTTAATAAATTCTCTGTATCTTTCTTCTTAGATTCTATTATTCTCTTAAAATCTTCTGCTTTCATTTCTCTATAGTTGGCCGTAGATCTATAATAAAAAGTAGCTGAATTCTTCCACGGATTATCAAATAATCTCTGTCTCCCTAGAATCTGTGGTAAGTCCTCTGAGATATCTACTGCAAGGCTATCTATATTACTATCGCTAAATATAAAACTTCTAGCACATAGACTATAAAAATCTGCCCCTAGATATACAGTCCTAGTACAGAATGTAAACATCTTAGGCTTTTCTCCTTTCAATGGAACTTCACCTATTTTAAACTTCTTTCCGAGCCTTCTTTGAATTTTCTTAAGGTTATCTGGAGTATCTGAACATAATATATTACATTGTTCTGGGGTAAGATTATTCTTTTTTACGATAGATGTAATATGATTGACAGAGTTTACATAGAATACAGCCTCATCTGATACTACTCTAGTAGGAATTCCATTTCTAAGAACTACTATACTTTCAAAATCTCCTGAAAGATATTTTTGAATAACCTCAGAAGCCTTTTCTCCTACTGCTCTCATTACAAATACATCTAGTTCCGGTTTAATAACTCTCGATGAATCTGCAGATCCCCAATCCAATTCATAGTATGGAAGATCTCTAAATTCATCTAACATTTCCAAGTACTCATCCATCATTGGGGTAGCTGATACAAAATATGCAGTAGGAGATTGTTTAAGGTATTCTAAGAATTTAAGTTCTGTATCCGATTTAAATCTCGAATCGTGAAGTATTGACTGGAACTCATCTACTATAGTATAGAATGTATAAAATCTATCTAGTTTCTCCAGTATATCTTTTACAATTCGATAGGAATCATAGGTTACTAATATTTTACAGGGTAATCCATTAATACTTCTAGAAGTACAATACTCTTCAATCTCTCGGTATAATCTTTTATAGATTTCTGAATTATTATCCATAAATTTCTCATCTAGTTCAGCATCTAAATTAGTATTTTTATCAACCTTGGATAGGTCTTTATCTATATTAGATTCTTTATCCATTTCATTTACTACTAAGTAGACATCAAATTCATGTTGATCCTTTTTATTCTTAAGTAACATCTTTCTAGGACTACATAAGATAACATTCTCTGGTCCACCTATACAATACTCTGTAAAACCACATCCAGGAAGTTGTTTATTTATTATACATTTACTAGAGAAATTTGAAAAACAAAAATCCCTCCATTCACCAATATACCTAATTCCTCTAGGTACTATAATATTAAATTTTTCCATATATTTAAATTATTAAATTTATTAATATCTTTTAGAACTCAATACAGAGTTCAGTTTAATTGTTAAGTATCCTAATTCTGAAGACTAGGGATACCTTTATTTCATTAATTAGAATTTAAGGGTATCAGAAAGGCAAAATGTATACTTTAACTGGGAATAGAAGATACTATCGCAATATAATATTTAATCTATTGAAAAAGTATACATCCTATAGTGGTTCTTCTAAATAAGCGAATATAATGAGAGACCCGCCTCCCCTTCAGGGAGAGCGTGGTCGTCTTATTTAGAAGGTTCACGATACATAAATATTAATATTATCTTTATTATTTATACTAATGAACCTTAAAAAGAAACGGCCGTTCGCCCTTTGAGAGGGCGAGGCCTTTCAGTTCCTTCATTCTTTTTAAGAACCATTAAAGAAATAATTTTTTTTATTCAGTTTTTATTAATATTTATCTTTCTCTTTTATTCTCTATATATCTTATTCAGTCTTGTGAGCGTAAGCGACCCGTAATGAGCTATGTAAATAGCGAATGGAGGGATACACATGGGTTCCTTTGTCCTCATAAATAAGTTACAATAGAATAAAAACCTTATAAGTGCTATGAAGTTACCAATAAAATTTTACAAGTTTATCTCTAACATAGATTATTTTTCAGAGATACACAAATATCATAAACATGAGAATAATGAAGATATGATTATTGATTATATGATAAGTAATCTAGCTTTTCTTCTAACTCCTTCCAATTTTAACCAAAGAGCGTCTTATTGTTTTAATAATTGGTTTTCTATTCTCTTAGAAATAGATCCGATTAAGTATGGTTGGGTAAAGAAAGTTGACCTACAATTCTTAAATAATACATCTGTAACTAAACAACAGATTATAGATTGGGAAGTACTCAATTTTACAGGGAAGAATAGGATTTTCACAGTAAAGAGAGAAAAATGAAGTTTTGCTACTTTAAACTTCTAATTTCCTTATATGTGGAAAAAAGAACCCCAGACTTAATTGTCCAGGGCATATTTGATTATTTACATAACCAAATTGAAATTGCTTTCAAAGTCTTTAATAATTTAAAGCTATGAGAGATATCACTAAGATTCTCCCAAGAGTCATGAACACTGTAATGAGCATGACTGATGAATAAAACTCAGGTGTTTGCATTTTAATTGAGTTTTTTAAATTAAAAATATAAAAGATAGATCGTCATTATATCCAATTTCTTTCAATACTTTAGGATTTTATGACCTCATGATCTATCTTCATATATAAGGCTTTGAAGCATTTCTAGAAGGAAGGGTAGTTTTAATACTATTCTTCCTTTGATTTCCTTATAAGTAATTAAAAAATATAAGACTATGGAAGAAAAGATCAATTTACCAGAGAAAGGAATAGTAGTTGGCTTTGAACTTGAGAACTTAGAGGATTACTTGAATTGTACGGAGCATTTAGTACAGGTTCATGGAAAGTTTGAGGTCCTAGCAGAGATCGAGAAAAAAGTAAAGTACGAAAAGATTAGACACCTCGCCAAATTTCTCATGACGGAATATAATCCAGAGTTAAAAAGGAATGTGGTTTTTAGGTTGTCTAAGTTTAAAGAACGTCATGAACACAACGGCGAGACGGTTTATATAGCTTATTATAGGTTTGATGGATTTGTATCACTTTAGGAAATATAGGGAGAGACTTTTAAGGTTTCTCTCTTTTTTCTTTCAGGTACAACAAAAAGAAACTACACTTATCCATCTCGGACCAGTGTAGTTTGATTAGAATTATAGTATTTTAAGAAGTTTATCTGAGACATTATCGATCTTTATAGTTTCGTATGTTCCATCTCCTTTAAGCCAAATTAATCTTCTCCCCAGGATCTTTAAGCCAATTGATTCTAACATTAATTGATACATGCTAAATTGTAGGGTATAATGTCCTAGGGGTTCATCTATTAAATTATCAAAAGGAGGATACATTGTGATTCCCTTCGACCTCTGATAATCTTTCGTAAGTTCTTCATTTGTTTTCCAGTCTCCTATAATAAATCCAGGGTTATCAGGGGAATCATAGTAGAATAGAAGGTCGGTAGTTCCACAAAATTTAGTATTAATTTCTGGGATATACTTTGATGACATCCTGAATTCTGCACCGACCGGAATTATCGAAGGCGGTAACTCAGAATAAAATTTGAGGATACTTTCTTCTTTAGGTGCGAAGGGAATTAACCAACCCTCCTCTGGAATATATTGCCTTCGGATATTGGTCGGAATTAATTCAGGGTAACCACATTTTATCCATGTCATTGCTTCTCCAAATTCATGATACTTCGTTCCTTGTGTTACTGATTTTACATTTTTATATTTCCATTCTCTGAGGACGTCTTCTTGAGTTCTTCCATTCTTTTTTGCATATCGTTCTGAGATTGTATGTTTATCGAAGGGTCTAACAAAGTTTTCGATTATATTAGAAACTGGTGTATATTCTTCAGTTCCTATAAAATACTTATGTCCTTCTTCTATAAATGTTATATCAGAAAAATGTTCAGATATTAAGTTTCTTGTTGTTTGTATAATTTCTTCTGTAGTCATATTCTTTTATTTTATTATCATATATAAGATTCATCTGGGCAGAGAAGAGCAAAATCCTTACTTATGATATGAAAAAGATGATAAGTTTTGCAGATTTTGAGTATATACTAGAAAATCGAGTAGAGTTTAATCTGCTAAGTAAATTTAATCGTACTAAAGATCCAGAATTAAAAGCTATAATTTCTTTAATTCTTCTTGCTGAATCAATATCTAATGGAGCAATAATAGCTTTAAAGAAATTAACATTTGCTACTGCTCTAGAGGGTGTAGATTTATGGAGAGGGAAAGTTAATACTAGAAGTTATGCGAAGATTAAAACAATAGGGGATTTGAAAGAATGGTTAAGATGTAATTTAGTTGGAAAATTGATAACAATAAAAAGACATGGAAAAAACGAGGTTAGAGTTATTGATTTATTGTTATCAAGAGAAGAAAATTAAGATCCGACTTTTACAAGCCAGATCTTATCAGAATGATTTATATAATTATTTTTTATTTTTTATGCATATATAAGAGTTTGGAGGATTGAGAGATGATATCAATAATAGATGTTTTAAATAATGGAGAAGAAATTGCAAAGTATTTAGAAGTAAGATTTCATACAATTAAATATGCTGATGACTATTACCATAAGTTTATCTTAATTCATTCTTTGTGTAAATATGCGAATAGTTTAGATCCAGTTTATCACACTCTTATAGTATATCATACAGAGTTGATTGGGTGGTCTAGTGAAGTCGATCTTAATAGTATAGGAAGTATAAAAACTAAGGAAGATTTAGCAATATGGCTTAAAGATAATTTAGTGGGAAAAATAATAACACTTAAGAAATATGGAAAGAATAATGATTTCGTATCCTGAATTCTTAGAAAATCTAGAAGAGTATAAAAATAAATACTCTGATTCTAGGGGTTCACTTCAATATAGAAATAAAACAGAAATTATGTTGATTCAAAATTTAATATTTCGTTTGGCAGATATTCATCTTTATATTCTTAGTTGTTTAAAAATTCAAGGAGCTGGAGGAAGTTTTATTAGATTAAGTATTCCTAGCATTAATAGGATTATAGATGAATTAATAAAATTATATCCAGAAAAATATAGTAAGTGGGGATATATAGACTTAGACTCATTTAATCTACTTTATGGAAGTGATGAAGTTATCTTAAAGGAAGTAGTTAAATTTTTTATCGGGAAGATTTTTACAATTAAGAAAATAAATGAAAAGAAGTCTTATACCGTTTTTAGAATTTCTTAAGATATTAGATGATCCAGAAGTAAATTCAGCAGGACGTTTAAATCGATACTTTTCTTGGGGAGAAGATACAAAACCAGTCGAACGAGGAATGTTAATTGGGATAGGGCTACAATTAATAAACTCCTATATATTTTTTGATGAGTCTCATAAATTTTCTAAGAACTCACTTCAAAAAGTTGATAATATTATAGGTCATCTTATATCAACATTTCCGAAAAAATATTCAAAGTGGAGGAAGATGAGCCCTGAGATATCAAGAGTTTCTGAAAATCTCTCTGAATATTCATCAAAAGAGGAATTTATATCCGAGATAGCTTGGATATTTGCTGGAAAACTTTTTAAATTAAAAAAGACAAGAGTTTAATTCTCTTGCCTTTATTTTTCTTTTTGAAAAAACAATAGAAGAATTTCAAGACCTTTTCATTTTACTTGATTATGTACTCTTGTAAAATTACTTATCTATTATTCTTCCATCTACTTGTAGGACTTTAGCATGAAATTAACTACTTAATCCTCCTACACTGTTAACCATATACAACAAGGTAGCTTATAAGAAAATGTTAACTATCATAAGCATATAGTTAATTTAGGTTAGGCTACCCGTGACTTCCGCCCGGACCGAACACCTAATTCTTTCATATATAAGAATTTCAGGGGTTTAGAAATTTCTTCTGAAAAAAAATGGTAATGGACCAAACTTATTTCGCAATCCACTACCTGACCTGATAAATATTCCAAAAAGTCGTACTTACTTTAAGTTCAATTTATCTTAGCTAACCTTTATCGCTACAAGGGTATATCTTTTTGAAGTTCTAATAGTTAATTTCTTAACTATCATGAGTATTTCCCAAAGATAATAATTACAAATACCTTTATAGAATTTTACAGTGACCTTAGAGGTATATAAAATTTCTATCTTCTACCATATATAAGAATTTCAGGGGTTTAGAAATACCCAAATTTTTGTAGATTATTTATTAATTCTTGTATATTATCATCTATCTTTTCTTTTTCCATGTTGTTCCAATTAACTCTATCATTTTGTTCTGGATTACCAAATATTCGAGTTATCCAATAGGGGATTTTAGTTCCTCTTATATTATCCCATCTAGATGTGTTTGTTTTTTCAGAAAGTGCCCATAATACTTCTTCTATTGTATATAACATAGATTGGTGAATATGTAATGATACTTTAAAAACAGATCTCATTATTCCTATTATATTATCTAGGAACATATTTAATTGATCTTTATTAGTAAATACTCCAAAATTTCTCGAATCTATATTATAAATATCTCTCAAAGTTAGTATTATTCCTTTTCTAAACTTAAAATTATTATAACCTCCGATATATCTATAAAGTTTATCTATGAATTCTAAGGCTCCTTTATTACTAATGATAAAGTTATTAACAATTATATCAGAAAAATCAAACATATAGTTATTATATACATTTAATCCAGATAAACTACTATAACTATTTTTAATATTTTTCTTGATAGATTTATAGAATTTACCTCTTACTATAGTACTTTTTCCATATTCATAAAAACGATATGTAGGAAGACCATATTTGAAGTACATATAAGTATCTCTAACTCTATCATCAATAGCTTTTTCATCATGAAAACTAGAATCAATTTCTACAATGAATTTCGCTTTATAAAAGAAATAATCAGAAAGTATATAATGTTTCTCCCAAAGTTCTGTTCGAGTTTTTGGAACTTTCTCTTTAGTTAATATTTCTTTCCAGAGCTCTCTATCCATTATTGGAACGGGAAATTCTTTTATATACTTTGTAAAATCTTTTTCTTGCGTTAATTCATTTTTTATTTTTTCTATATCTTCTTCAAACTTTTTTGAAAAACTACTTTCATTAGCGATAAGAGCATCTCTTCTATTTTTAATAATAGAGATGTGAGTGTTATCTTCTTTTAAAAGATACGTTGGAATGATATATCCTTGTTCAATCTCTTCTGCATAATATTTGCATCCCATAGCAAATATCTTAATTAGGTCTGTATTCATAAGTTATATTAATTTTATTTCTATTTATAAGGTTTAGACCTTAAGAGCCTTATATGTGTAGTTTATTACATGAAAAACAAACTTAAAAGAAATGAAAATTGAACAAGAATTAATCGATGAATCTTATAGAGGATTCGTAAGAAGAGACCTAGTAGATCTATACCAAAGATTTATAGGTGAAAGAAGTGGAGGAAAAGTACATAATTCATCATTATCTAATGAGATAACTCCTGGTAATGATGTAAATGTTAGTGAAAGATTTTTAAATAGACAGAAAAGGAGGGGGGATTAAATTACTAAGATTTCCGAAAACTATTCATATAATTAAAAGATGTTATGAAGAAAGGTTTGGTGGTTTTATTGAATCTGTCTATACTATTGAATATGGAATTTTGCATTTAATGTACTTTGATGAGAATGTATTAATTGAATTCTCTAAAACATTTCGATCTCTTGAGAATGATAATATAGATGTATTGAGAGAAAAACTCAGAACTGTATTATCTGGAAAAATTATAGGAGATAATAAATTCATTTCTGTAGATAGAATAGAAAACCTAAGAATCAGGAAATAAAAAAATTGAAGGAGAACTGTAAAAAGTCTCCTTCTTTTATTTTTCTTCTTAAGACATGAAATCTAGCTTTTTTGTTTTTACCAGATCTAAGTCATTAAATGGAGTACCTTCGATTAGATTTACTCCTGTCTGTTGTAAAATCCATCCAAGTCCGGTCAAGTTTCCATATTCATCTACTACAATCTTTTTATCCCATATTGTTAGTTTAGGGAAATATAATTTGTAGTCCGGGAAAATCATACTCCATTCATCTTCATTTCCTTCTAAAAATTTATCTAGTTCGGCATGGGTATTTATCTCTTTCATTCTCCCATTCCATATCACATCAAAACACGGCCGAAGAATATATGGACAAACTTCGACTCCTTGATACTCTCCTGGTTCTGATGTTCTAGAAATAACTTTACATTTATTTCTTACCAGAGTCATTATTTTGTCCATTGAGTAGTCGGCCGTATTAATTATCACTATCTTTCCGGTTATATATGTTGGATTCTTTGGGTTAACGTGAATTAGACTACCTACCGAAGGATCTATCTCTTCTTGTAAGTAAATAGCCTCGATAAAAGCATCTAATCCATTCCCATAATATACGGAATTCATTTTTTTATCTCCTTCCCTAGTAATATCCCAGCAAATTCAGTAAGATCTACATCCCTAACAAATACATCAACTGGCTTAATGAATATAACAGTCCTTTCTACTATTGTCCCATCTTCTCTTACTGCTGATACATTATATAGGTTTTTTGATATTTTAGGGAGAAATGATTCAGGTACATATTTCCAATCAATTGCCATAGCTTCATCATCAAACATCTCTGATACTAGGTATTTTTCTTGTTTCATATCTTATATTTTTTAAAGTTGATTAATAATTTGTTCAGTATATGCTACAGGATCGAATTTCTTAAGCTCTTTCAATCTTGTCTTGAGCTCTTTTATACGATCCGAAGTATCTTTATTTTTTCTAAGGTAACTGATAGGCTTTGACATAACAGAACTAACTATTTCCTGAGGCATTCCAAATACTTTCATAATCTCTTCGTCAGTTGCTTTTGGATTTTTGTTTAATATATAATCCGAAATTAATGGAATAGCCTCTAAAACCGCAATATCAAAAGTAGTTTTTTCTATCTTCTTCTGATTTACTTTTACAATTAGATCTATGTAATTTTTATAAGTATAATCTAACCAATCATATAAACCAATTCGAAACATTGTGGATCCAGTAGTTACGTTTGTTGTGTAGTTTGTAGCACTATAGCAACACTTTCTTGCTAGATCTTCAATTTCTTCAATAGATATTCCTCTTGCTCCTGGAACTTTAGATATTACCATTTTAGGACCATTAATATCAGTAAGATCTTCCATATATACTTTTCCTTCTTCTGCAAGTTTTTTAAACTTTTTAAAATTAGGTGTAAATAAGAAAGTATCTCCTTCAAATAATATTCCTGGATTACCAAAATCATCAGTTACTCTTGTTAATTTGTATGAATATATTACTCTACCTTTACCTGTTTTCCATAATCTATCAAGTTCTGAATTTTCTTTGTCAATTATTAAGTTTGCATTCGGTTCTAGGAGTAACGGGTTATTATTTATATAGGCTTGGTATAATGATTTCGGACTAAAATTCGGATAATCATTCTTAACACCTATGCACAGACCAGTTACCGATGTTTTCATGTAAAGACAAAGAGGTATAGGAAGTGGAAGATAAGATATTTCCATTGGTCCTACTGGCGATTCTACCATAGGAACCTCTTTCCACAATTCTCCAAGTACTCTATTGTATACATCTGAAACCATTTGTTTTGTATATCGAGGAGCGGCATACTGATTGTATACACCATTTATTTCCGTATATCCCCATGAACCGTGACCTTCAAAAACTCCAGTATGTACGAGATTAGCATTAAGTTCTTCAATACCGGAAAGACTATGAGGATGATAGTTTGCTACACTTGAAATTACTGTAGTACTAGGTATCATCTTCCCTTTTGGAAATTGAAGAGCTGAATATATTAATCTTCTATAACTAGGTTTACAACCATCTTGTATAAATGCTGTATGTCTTTGATTATTAATATAATTACCAAAATCTAAAAAAGCATCTCTTGCTATTTCTCCAATAGCTTTTTGTTGAATTAATTCTTCTTGTGTAATTTGTGGTAATTCTATTTCTTTCTTTTTTCTAGCCATATTATTCAATTATTCTAAATTCGTCTAAATTATACCAAAAATCTTCAGATACTCCTGCTTTTACTGAAATCGATTCTTCTGAATTAAGATTTGTTATTTTTATTGAGAAAGACATAATTCCTCCTCCAATTCCACTTTTAGATATAACTACTGGTGGATATTCTAGAAGAATTAGGTCTCCTTGTTTAATATCTCTTATAAATTTTTCAAAAGTTTTACTCGTACTGTAGCTCATTTCAATACATTTCATTGAAATTACCTGAACTGTATATTTTACTGTAGGTAATTCTTGTATATTGAAATTTCCCATTTTAAATGTTTCCATGATCTATTACTTGTATTTCTTTCATAGCATCCCAAAACTCATTAATTGCACTTTCAGGAACTATTATTGATTTATTACTTCTAAGATTTGTTATCTTAGTTCTTACAGACTTCATTCCTGACTGTGAATTTCTTTTAAGAATAGGAGGAATTTCTAGAAGAATTATATCTTCTGGGTTAATTCCATCTAAAAATATTTCCCTTTTCTTATTATTTATGTAGTAAGTATTTTTATCCATCTTAGAAATTACTTTAATAAAATATTTCATTGTTGGTAATACATCCCTACTATTTTCAATACCATTAATTTTATAAATCTGTAAATCCATTATCAATTATTTTGAATTTCCCGAAATAATAATATAAGATATTTAATTCCAGAGTGCTAAATTTCATACTCTTTTTATTCTCTAAATTAGTAACTGTGACATATCCTTGAAGTAATAATGAATATGAAATCATTACTAAATCTCCTTCATTCAGATATAAGTTTATGAATTCTTTTTTCTCCTTATTCATTAACCTATAAATTTCAGAATTTTTATTAGTTAATATTTTCTTAGCTCTATCACAACATATATTTTGTGGTTCACCAAGTAATATTACTATTTTAACTTCTGGAATATTTGGATATTTATAAGTCTGTGAATCCATATGGATTAGTTATAATTCCGGCATCAAATAATAGTTTTTTTCTTTCTTCAATATCTTCTGTCAGTTTCATACTATAGTCGAAACCATCCGGAGTTACTTGAATTAATTTTCTAGTTGCCGGATTATAAAAGATATCATAAATATCTTCAGAATTAAAAGCTCCTAGACCTTTTCTGCGAAAAAATGGTTTACTCGGATCTAATCCTATCGGAAATATTCCATTATCTTGTAATGGATCTCCAGGATAGAACTTTTTATCACCTTGTTCAAATATTGGTGACATTATTTGATAAACCATTCCAAAATCTATCAAAAATCTTCCGAATTTTCCAAATAAATATAGAATTAATTTTTTTATCTGTTCGCCATCAGGGTCCGCATCAACTGCGATAACAATTTTACCATAACGGCTGTATTTTTTTATCAATTCATAAGCTTCTTCAAAAGATTTTGCATCCTTTGTTACGTTATTTACATCCATACCAAGTCCAATTACTTTGAATATAGTATGAATTTCTTTATTATCTAGTGCCTGATCTACAGTCTTATCTAGCACCGAAAGTATCTTACCTCTTAACGGGAGTACTGCGTGGAACTGAGTGTTATGTCTTCCACTTTTTAGTGATCCTGCTGGACTTAGCAATATGTTAATAATTCTATCAATTGATTCTTGATAGTTCAGCATATATTTTTATCTATTTTATTATAGATAGTGAATACAGTATGCGTTACATCAAAGAATTTATCTTTGACTCGGTATTAGATTTACTTAGGATATTTTTTCTCTAAGGTCTTTCACCGAATTTACTCACTTATAATTTAAGACATTTCTGATTTAAACGGCCTAATTTGACCTTCACAGAGGAATAATTCACAATCCCATCTGTTTTTTCCAGTTGCGTCACTAAAACCCTCTATTAATTCAACCCTTGACTTAAACATATTTCTTCCCTGAGCATCATCAATCATTTTTTGCGCTTTTTCAGCTGCCGAGAATGATCTCATTGAATTATAAATAGTATTCAATCTATCTACATGTTCTTGCCAATAGTCAGGGTTAGATCTAAATATTTTTATGAATTCTTTTACTAATGCTCCTGTGAAATCCGATTGTTTTACTTTCCCAATAGATTTTAATCGTACTTTAGTTTGACTATCGAACGATATTACCTCTGCCAGGAGCACAACACATGATTTAAAACCATTCATAGTGTATTTATGAGTAATTTTATACTCAGCTCTAATTGCTTGGTCAAAACATGCTTCTATATAATTTAAATGTTGTCCCGTATTTACTACAAGACCGTTCACACTACCATAACTACTTTTATTAGACATCTCAGGATCTACATCAAAATATATTAAAACTTTTACTTCTGAATTTTTACTTGTATCTTCAGGAATAATAGTTTTAATAATTTTGTATTTATAAATATCAAGATCTGCAGCTGTCATATTTTTTCCATTTGCAATAACAGTTACTTTTCTTTTATAAAATTCCTTCATTATAAGAAGAAAATAGTTTAAGTTATCATATGGAATAACAACTCTAGGGTCAGGAACATATGTAGTACCTAGTTTGAATAAAACTATAGTACTCATTCCTGTTGGTAAATTCACGCCAAGTTTTTTATTTACATCAGAAAGTTTCATAGCACCTTCAAAAGTAAGATTACCGTAATTCTCATATACAACTATATAGAATAGATCTTTTTTACTTCTAGGTCCTTGTGATTCCCAAAGTTGTTTTACTTCTGGAATAGATTTATCATAATTATCTTGTGTAATCTTTGATAATAAAATATATTGTTCAGAAAGGGCACAGGTACAAGCACTTCCTACACCGTGCAAGTTTTCTATGATTTTCATCATAAGTTTAGACTATCTCATCTAAAAGTTCAGTTCTGTACTTAGTCGTTAAACAATAAAATAATTTTTTATTGCTTGGTATTAGATTATTATATCTTTCACCAATTTTTGCAGAATTTTCTTAGGAAACATTTCCTAAGCCGCCATCTGACGGCCAATGTGAGCGCCTGTATCGTCCCCCTTCCCATTAAATTTACTTCCAGAGTTTAATGTACTTATAGATAAATGTGCCATAGTTTTTCCAGGTATCTCACTCATTCTTAGTGGAATACCCCAGCTATTATCTGCTACTAGATTAAATCCATTATAATTTTCTGTATCTACTATGATTGTTGTTGCATCAGGATTATCGTAAAGTACATCTATTGCATTATCTATAATTTCTCGAAAAGCATTACATGCACCTTCACAAGGTTTTCCTGATGGATCTGGAGCAAGAGATCCTAACATGTAATCCGGATTAGTTAATACATTTTCCGGCCATTGTAATAATCTAATATCTCCAGGTCCTTTTTTCTTATTTTCTTCCATAAATAAAATTTAGTTTATTAAAAAATTTAATATTAATTAAATATGTTTTCATTTATAAATAGTGGGAAGACAATACAATAATATCTTCCCATCTATAAGGTTTACATGTCTAATGGTTGGTTGTTTTCAGGATCTAATGCAGTAAGATGTCCTATAGATTTTAAAATGTTCCATGCATCTTGACCATTTAAAACGTAATAATTATTTATTAAAGTATTTGATTTCAAACTTCTGTAAATTTTTCTTTGAGAACTATTAAGGTGCTCATCTTTGTATAAATCTTTTAAATTAGTATAAGTTTTTATTATTTTTGTTTTATCTTTTGAAATTATAAAATATACGTATTTTAATTTATTAAAAAGTGCATCATTATCACCTTCTTTAATACATATATAAGATTTTTTACATAACATTGCAGATAATAAAGTTCCTGAAAGATTCAATCCTTTATTATAATCTGTTCCATATATAAATTCATATGCTTCTCTAGTGTGTGTCTTTAAGATAATATCTCCATATAAATTACAAACGATAATAGTATTACTTATGTACTTTATTGTATTAATATTATTCATATTCTCTTTATTATTACATAGTTTAAGATTATCAAAATGATTATTTTTTCGATCTCTATCAATATGATCTACAATTTCTCCCTTTTCTAAATTTCTTCCTAGAATATATTCCATTATAATTCTATGAGCAGGGTATGTTTTATGTTTAATTGATACATGAACATATCCAGTAGTATTTCTTTCGTCACTATAGTATGATAATTTCTCATCTATTTTAATAAATCCTTTTTTACATACATACAATCCTGGATACTTCCAATGTTCATACCATTCATAATCATCTAGATTTCCTGAAAATCCTGGAATAATTCGATTTGGTTTTTCGTATTTCCAAATCATCCCTTTATAAGTTCCTCCTTTAATCGCAGCAGACTCTATAGAAGATCTTACATATTTACTTGGAGTATCCCTTGCATAAAATCTCTCAACTTCTTTTCCATCTAGGGTATATCCAACATACATTCCTAAAAATTTTGTATTTCTTAGTGATACTTTATCAGTTCTCCAGTTTTCTTCTGGAGTAACCCACTCTAAATTATTTAAAGTGTTATCACCTCTATTATTATTTATATGATTAACTACATTATATATGTTTGGATTAGGGTTATTTAAGAATACAGAAGCAACCATTCTATGAACACTTGAATTAATTGATTTAGGCTTTCCATTTTCTCTATAAGTAGAGGTAAATCTTATATATTTATTCTCACTAACTACCTTACTTAATAATCTTCCAGTTTCTAAATTTTTCATTTCCCCTCTCTTATTTACTCCATATCTTCCAGAAATTTCTTTAGGAACTATAGGAGCTTCAATAGGCATAAATACATCATCGGGTAAGAAAGGATATTTTTCACGTTGTACAAAAATTGAAGGTAAATTCTCCATAACTAATAAAATTTAAGGTTTAAGTTTTTCCAATTTTTCTAGAAGGCCAGAGAATATATTACGTCCTCTAGCTTTTCCATATAACTCTTTACAATACCAAGAGAGAATGTCAAATAAGCTATCTTTTTTATCTCTTGGATTAATTTTCGCCGCCATATTTATCACTTCTATTTTTCTACCGTTTTGTTCTAATAGTTTTAAAATAACGCCGAAATCAAAAATACTAACTCTATCGGCGGTATCTACAACTATAATATCAACGGTAGAGTCTAATATAAGTGATTCTAATTTTGGCGAAGATTCTGTAGGTCCTGATATCTCTGAAACTGAATTAGAGATTTTATAACCTTTGGCACTACAATAATTCAATAATCGTTTTTCTTGTTCTTCTAATTCATTTCTTTTATCTTCAGAACTTACTCTAGAATAAATTACTGTAGTTAATTCTTTTTCAAGTTTTTCCTCAGAATCTACAATAATCCATCTATGTTTAAATTCATCTATTTCAGATTTGACTACTCCTTTAGAGATCCAATTCTCAACAGTTCTTCTAGTCACTCTGTGAATTTTTGCAAAAGTATTTATTCTATATTTCATAACACAATAACTATAAAATTAAACAACATTTTCGTATTATTTCATATATAAGGCATACATTAGAAAAAGGTAGCGAAATGTGGGTTATTTTTGATGTTTTTAGCCATCTTAACCTATAAAATGAGCCAAAATAACCCACTACCCTAAGAGAGGTTGATTTTGCTCTTACAGATGGTTGAGTTCCTTAATAATGAAGTTAAAGAAAAAATAAAATCCCTAGAACCGTTTAAGTCCTAGGGTAAAAGAATTAATCTACTCTTTTATTTTTTAATTTATCACACTCTATTTTTGTTCTTGCCAAAGCAATAGCGTGATTGAATATATCTATGAGAATGTTATCATCCTCTAGAAATATCATCATTAGTGTCATGATAATTGCAATGATGATATGTTGAATAATTTCTTTATTATTCATAGAAATAATCATTTTAATTACACCTTTTTCTACGGATTAAATTTATTCTATGAATTTTTCTTTAACTTTAAAAAATTAATGCTAGCTTCTTTTGTATATCTGCAATATATACTTTAGGAGCTAGCTCATTTATTTTCTCTTCATATATAAGGCTTTGAAACATTTTTAGGCGGAACTAGTTTTTAACCGGATTCTGCATTACCCTGAAAACCTTATATGTGTAGAAAGGAAAATAGAGTTCCTAAGAGGTTAAAAATAATACCGTCTAAGAAACCCTATTAGCCTTATATATGTAATAAAAGATAGAAATATCTGATATTACCTAAAGACATAGTATATCTGATTTAAAGGATATATTATGTCTTTTTTACTTTTTGAGACAATAATAACGCAATGCCTGAAGCAAATAGAAGGCAAATAAAAATAATAATTATGAAAAATTTAAAAGAACTTTGGTCAGCAGTATTAGAAGGCCAAGAAGAGCAAAAGAACAATTATTATGCAACTCTAGTTCAAATTGGAGTTCATGGTAGATCAAAATTTTATGTATCAGAAGATGATATCGAAAATCAATTCGGCGAGAATTTAAGAGAACTATTCATGCCGAAAGATTGTAATAATCGCGTAAGATCGATTATTGTAATTAAAAGTTTAGATGAGCAAACAGAAATTAAACCAAAAAGAGTATGTAGGACACTCTTTATGTTAAAACATTCTCAAGATCAGGGAAATAACGAATTTACCGCTTGGTTGGAAACCTATAGAGGCGAAACCGTTGGAACAGAACTGACTATAGATGAGTATAGAGAAAAGTTTACAAAATCATTTGACATAACAACTATAAAATGTTGGAAGGATATTCTCGACTTGTTTGAAATCTAAAATTATTATGTATGGAGAGGAATTTTTATTCCTCTCCTTTTTATTTTCCTTCAAAGCCTTATATATGAGAAAAAACATACTCCTTAAGCAATAATAAAAAGCTTAGGGAGTTTTAAATTTTTATAGTATGAAAAAGACAAATAGAGAAAAAATCAGAAGAGAATTTCAAGAGTTAAAAGTTAAGTTTGAAAAGATTAATTTCAAACAGGTAAAACTTGAATTTGAAAAAGGAACAATTACTGAAGACGAATTTATTGAGAAATCAAGAGTGGTCTTTGCATTAAAAGCGAGGTTTAAAAAATTATTAGAAAAAACTAAGTACCTAAAATATCAAAGCAAGGCGATTAAGGAACTTTATGGGTCAATGAGAAAATATTGCATTAAGAGTGATATTATCGATCCTTGGTATAAAGAGATAATAAAAAATTTACAAGTTCCATTTATTTTAGGATTAGCCTTAGTAGCTAGAGATCGAGAACTAGTAAAGTTCGGTAAATCATTTATTAATGGGGTTAAGAAAGTAGTTGTTTAGAAGAGGGATTAATTTCCCTCTTTTTATTTTGTACGTTGAAAAAAAAGATAGATATAGTCTTACTATATCTATCTTTAATAATTTATTTATTCTTTCTATAAGAAAGAGTTTCCGGATTATTCATATTTTCTTTTTGAGTTACTTCTCTTAGATTAGAGTATTCATTATTAATTGTCTCTACAGATCGAACAGGTTGAATATGATCTATTACATTATTTTCTTCTATCTTTTTCCCAGAAATAGTTTCATAAACTAATCTATGAACTAAAATTGATTTTCCTCCGATTTTTATTCTATACCTTTGTTCTTTTTCTTCTAAAGTACCTATATTTTCTACTCCATTAATCTTTAGAATTCCACAAAGATTGGCTTCAACTTTATGAGAGGTAATAAATGGGTTAAGATACCATCCATTTTCTATAACTGGATGACGAGATTTATAATCTTCGAGTGTTAAGTCTAGTCTTTTCCATTCATAACCTTTGTAAGTAATTCTAATTCCACATAACACTTTTCTATAGCCTGGAAAATATTTCTTTAGTTCACTAGCATTATACCATTCTTTAATAACTTTTTTATCTTTTGGATCGATTTGAAGATACTTGTATTTATGACAAAAATTATTTAATCTATTCTCTGCCTTATTGTTTTCGCTATAAGTAATCCACTCCAGATTTTCTTTGCAAAAATTTAAGGGATTTAAATCTTTATGGTTTATTATATTATTTACTTCTGGATATAAATTAGGAATAAATAGATAAGCGATTAAAGAGTGATTATAAACATGAATACTAATATCAAATAAAGAAAAGCTTCTTTCGGGATATATTCTTCTATTTGAAATTTTATTTTTAAGATTAGATTTTCTTACTTTTCCTTTATAATTACATTGAATTGCGCCATACTTATTAATAAAGTATATATTAGATAAATCATAATCTAATAATTTCTTAAAATTTTCATTTCGATCAATTAATTCAAATTTAAAAAATTTTTCAAGATCTATCCATTGATTATCTGGAATATCATCATAATAGTACTCCATAAGATCATCCGTTTCACGATTTAAAACTAAAATTTTCTTTTCTCCAGAGTTTAATTCTACTTCTGCGACATCATAGTAGTCTTCGGGGTAAGATTTGTGATGTTTAAATAGGTTTCTCCATTCTGATGGAAGTTCTGTTTTTAAATGATTCTGTAACATAATTTTAATAAATTTTAAGGTTATATAAATTATATATCGAGTAACACAATAACAATTAAAGAAGGGTTTTCTTATAAGTAGCTAATTTATAATACTCACCCTTTTATTATGTTACTAGATCAAAACAAAAAGAACAACTACAAAATTTCTTTTATAATTGTTCTATGTCATGTATTAGGGTTTGAATTCCTCAGGCCCGCAAATTCTTATATATGATATGAAAACTTATATAAACAAAATTAATAACAGTTATGATTAAAAGTATTTTAGAACAAGATCTTTATTGTTTTAGTGTATCACATTTCTTCTCTAGAAAATTTCCAGATAGTATTGGAGAGTTAGTATTTTTTGACCGAAACAACACAGAGTACACTGAGGAATTTGTAGAAGAATTTAAAAGAAATCTTTACACAATTAAAAATCTTAAACTTCTTCCAGAGGAGTTTGAATGGGTAAAGAATAGAATTAAATACATTCCAGAATTTTATTGGGAATGGTTAAGACAGTGGAGATTCGATCCAGAGAAAGTTAACATTTCTTTAGACGAAAAACATCATCTTAAAATCAGTGTTATCGACAAAATGTATAGAATGGCACTTTATGAAATACCAATTCTTGCAACATTGTCAGAGATGATGCATAAAGAAGACAAGGTTGATATGTCTGAAGTCTTAGGAAAACTTGAAAAGAAAATAGAACTTTCAAATAGAGAAAAGCTTTGGTTCTGTGAATTTGGCTTACGTCGAAGATATTCATTCAATGTTCATGAAGAGGTAATTAGAATGTTGAAAGAGAAATCAACTTATTGTACTGGAACTAGTAATGTTTATTTTGCTATGAAGTATAATATGATTCCTCAAGGAACTATGAATCATCAGCTTTGTAGTTTTATGAATAGTATGTATGGATATCGTCAAGGATCGTACGTAATGATGGAAAATTGGGAAGATGTATATGATTCTCAGCTTGGTTGCGTACTTACAGATACGATAACTTCTAAAGCATTTTTCGATCAGCTTTCTAGAAAACATGCATTCTTATTTCCAAGTTTTAGACAAGATTCTGGAGATGAATATATGTTTGTGAATCTTATGATTAATCGTTTGAAAGAGCTAGGAGTTGATCCTAAAGATAAAACAGTGGTATTCTCTAATGCACTTGATATGGAAAAATTCAAAGACATTTCTGAATATTGTTCAGGAAGAATCAAAAAAGCTGTCGCAGGAATAGGAACTAATCTTACTTGTGATATTCCAGGAATTAAACCTGCTAATATAGTAATGAAATTAGTAAGATGTAGGATGAATGAAAATAAACCTTGGATTCCTTGCATAAAACTTTCAGACGACTTAGGAAAACATACTGGTGATCCGGCCGAAATTCAGTTATGCAAAGATACGTTAGGAATAGAGTAAAAATAATGAGCCTGGGGATAATTTCCTTGGGCTCTTTTTATATCAATGACTTATGTTAATAATATTAGATCCAGCAAAAATTAATCTTAGGGATGCAAAAATTTATACAACACAAGAAGAATTAGAAGAAACATGGAAAACGCCTTTAGATTCCATTCTTCCTTCTCTAGGTTATACTAGGACTTATTTTGAATTGATGAAGTCGAGTTTAGGAGGCGTTACAATAGGATCTGTTTATTATCGAACTGTGGAGGATCAAAATACGGCCGGTGATATTATTGAAAGAAATACATATATAAAAGTTCAAAATATAACTTATACATATTCGAGGTATTATGCTTTTTTAACAATTATAGAAGACGCGGCCGGAATAATATCTGTTTGTCAAGGTTATGTAGAGGCAGAAAAATTATTATCTGATCCTTGTATTGTTGAGATTGATAGAATTCCTATATCTATACGTGAAAGAATTATAAAACTTATTAATGTATGACAAAAAAGCGTGAAGTATATAATGAAATAAAATATGGTCTATGTGAGCTATTTCCGACAGAACATGGAAATTTCATGATTAATAATTCAGATTGTTCATTTACATATTCTAAGTTTTCTGATTCTGGAAAAATTTTATTTTATGGAGAGATGTCGATAGGTGATAAGATAGAATTTTCAGTATTTAGAACTAGGGAGGATTATCCAGATTGTATTGTTCTCTATTTTTCTTGGATGAATGTTTCCGAGATGAAGAGAGATGTACAAAAAACAGAAGAATGGTTGGGAATATTAAATAATGGATTTGAGCATGAAAAAACTAATAGAGTCTCCTAAAGAATGGCTTGAGTTTTATAAAAAACTAAATGAACTATACAATTTTCATCTTGAATACTATGGTCCAGAAAATGATTGTATTAAGGGATATACAAATCCTTATTTCTTACCAATCAAGTATCCTGTTATTATATCTGGATATAGTACTATTAGTGGTATAGATAATTGGACTACACTTACATTTACATTTATTTATTTAACTGACTTTTTTAAAGATGAAGACTGCTAAAGATTATATAGATTTCTTAGTACAGCGAGGATATAGTTCTGCAGGAAATCAATTTATATGTGGTTACTTAGAGTATACCGATTTAGAAAAGAAAGATACTTTAGGGCATGTTACATTATTTACAAGATATACAGAAGAATATACCAAAGAACTAGAATCTCTTCCTGAAGGGACTGAATTTGAGATTGATTTTTCGAGAGTAGAAGTCACAGGAGCATGGTTTAAGACTTTGATTACTTATCCAGAAAAGACTAATTCTTTTTGTGATGAAGGAACTGGAATAATAGTAGAAGGTAAAGAGTTCGAAGATAATTTTGAGAAAGTATTATGGATATCAGAGAACCCAACCGAACATGAATTAGGAACTATTAGAGCACATTATAGAAACTTAGAATACTTTATGAAAAATTTTAAACCAATTCTTATGAAGTATGATTTTTATGAGTGTTATGATTCATTTTGGGATATCACCGAAAGACATTCCTCGGCGCCTAGATTTGATTATAGGCATGTAAATACTAGATCTGATTTTGATATAGATTTTATATTTACAACTAATCCTATAACTGGAACTCTTGAATGTAATGCGCCGAGTAAATTATTCGGTGATAAGTCTAAGGATTTATGTAGTTTATCTCCTGAAGAATTTGAAAAATATTTAATCGAGAATTATTTTAAGGATAATTTAAAATTTGAATATATTCTCAGTTCTGATCCTAGATATACAAAAGATAGTTACATTGAGATTATGAAATTAATGTTTTCTTTGAGATATATGGAAGATGGAATAGGTCAAGTATATAAAGATATAGATTTTGGGAAAATACCAGAAAAGTATAACGATTTAATTAAAGATTATAATGAAAAGAGGTGATATAGGATTATTATCTATTGGAATTAAAAGAAGATTTAATCCAATTATAGGAATAGGATCAAGTCAAAAAAATATAGTAGAAGTAGAAAGTTTATTAAAAATTCTAGCCGAAGAAAAGAAAGTACAGAAGTTTATAGATTCTTTACAACCAGGAGATATTATATACTGGAAAGATCTTGATGTGATAGAACTTGCATGGTTTGAAGTTAAATTCCTAGAGGTATTTGACATAGAAAGACGAGAACTTCGAATACAAGAGATTCATTCTTTTAAACAATCTGTTAAATTAATCAGTGCTTATGATTATCTTTCAGGAAGTTTATTAACTAAAGAAGAATATGATAATCAGACTATATAATAGATAGAAGAAAGAAAAAGAGAAGAACAATTAAAGTTTCTTCTCTATTCTTTTTTTACTTCAAGATAAATTTTGAAGTTGGATCATCTCCGATCTTATATTGTAACTTTCTGAGAGATCTGATAAATGCTTTTTTAGAACCGTATGTTGATCCTCTTTCTAGTATCATTGTATCTTCTGTTTCTCCTTTCCATTCTAAAATTTCAGGATCATCTTGAGATATAGATTTTTGTGTTCTTGCTATCACTACATTCTTCTTCCATGCATTCCTTCCATTCTTTAAGTTGATTCTTTTTAGTGAATTTACTGGAACTATACACCTAGGATTAAGTACTAATAAGCATTCTACATCCCAACCATAAAGATTAAAACTTTTTCCGTTATAGTATAATCCACTAAACTCAGGCATTCTAGTTTCATTTTGACCATTCTCTGTAAGTAATATTCCATCATAACCTTCGGATACCATCTTTTCAAAATCAATTAAATAATCTGAAAGAGCAGGTTGAAGTTTTAATATTCTTTTAAACGGTACTTGATATAAATCTTCTAATGTATCAATGATATAAATTTTAGCTGTAGAAGAAAGTTTGAATTTAAAATATGTTTGTAGATCTTTCTTCCAGGATTCCATTACAGATATTATAAAATCTCTCCATCCCCATTTAGAGTCTATCGGAGAAGCCCATAATCCAGCTTTAGGTTTACACCATCCTTTTCTGTTTTTAATTTTTCTGAATTTCTCTGGGTTAAATTTCTTTTTCCCATATACAACAAATTCTTTTTCCATACTTCTCTTTTATTTTGTACACTAATAAGGTTTTGAAGCGAAAAATAAAAACCATAGGATAATTTCCTATGGCATAACAAGTTCTTTCATAAGTACGTTGTATAATAAATTTATTATTTTCGGAAGGCATTTTTATACAACGTACATATATATTTCTTCTTTATTGGGTGGTGTAGCAATTAATTAATCTTTAGTCCTTCCTTTCCTTAAGATTTTATAATCGACCATAATATCTTGGATCTGGTGTTGACGAAGCTTCAATGATGTATGGAGATATTCTATTCCAATAAACGCCATTTCCCATATCAATAGGCTGTCGATATCCCCAAGGGTCACCATAGTAAGATTGACTTAGATAACTATTTCCATCATTTCTAAATATTCTGCTAAAATTATCTACTACCATTGTCAATGATTGAACGAAAGTAAATAATCTTCCACAAGTATCCTGAACATTTTTCATTTTCTCGACAATATTACTATCATTCCTATCTCTCTTTACTTGTTGGATCTGAGTATTGTTATTTGATTGAAACTCTGATCCTGAAGAGAAACTTGGATCGTCAGGAATACTTTTTTGTCTAAAACCACCATTTTGATTGCCATTATTAGTATTGATTTTATCTACACCAATAAATACAGCTACGCCTGCAACTGCTGCAACTAATACTTTGAAGCCAACGCTTAAGATTTTACCGTAATTCATAAAGCTACTAATTTTTTTATTAAAATGTTATACTACCTCTCAGTAGCTTTACTCGTGGCTTCTCGTTTACACTCACCCGAATTCATACTAAATTTTTAGCATCAATTTTACTTGTTTTTTTAATCACTAAATTGTTAATTTTTCTATTTGTTTTATAGACAGAAACTTTAGCGCTTATTTTTCGTCCATATATAAGAATTTCAAGGTTTATGCTCTTTTTGCTTTATTTTTTAAGTGAAAGCCTAATTATTGATAAGAAACTCTGTTTGAAGAGTTGATTAATAACTAAAAAATAAACTATCTAATGATTTATGGTTATATACGAGTATCTACAGAAAAACAAACAGTAGAAGTACAGAGGTACGAAATAAACAGGTATTGTAGGGAAAATGGAATTGAAGTAGATGCATGGATAGAAGAGAGCATCTCAGGGGCTATAAAACCTAGTGCTAGACTTCTTGGAAAATTAATATTAGATCGAATAAAGAAAGGGGATTTAATATTAGTTACTGAAATTTCTAGACTTGGAAGAAATGTATATATGGTGATGTCAATTATAAATCATTGTATGTTAACTGGAGCTGCTATCTTACCTATCTGGAAAGGGGAAATAATAAAAGAAGATTCCCTGTCCGTATATGAAACTTTCTTTGATATAATTAGTGCTCAAAAAGAAAGAGAATTAATAAGTCGAAGAACAAAATGTGCATTAGCTATGATGAAATCTAATGGCGTTAGATTAGGTAGGCCTGTTGGAATCCCTAGGAAGCGTAAATTAGATGGAAAAGATAGTGAGATTACGAAATTACTTGAAAGAGGATTGAGTAAAGCAGAAGTAGCTAGAAGGTTAGGAGTTAGTCAAACAACATTATCAGAGTTTATGAAAATAAAACATTTATAAATTAAAAAAGTTATGAATAATAAGTTTATTTTAAATTTGGAGAATCAATTTCATGGAATACACACGAGATTGAAAGAACTGCATTTCTCAGCACCCACTATGAGCATCCATAAATTAATTGATGATTTTGATGGTGAATTTCAAGATTTTGATGATGCTCTTATGGAAAATGCTCAAGCTCTCTGGGGATTTATTCAACCAGGAACATTAAGCCCTATTCTTCCAGAAGCATTAGAATTTGAAAATCTCTTAGTAGATATTAGAGGATTACTAACTGGAATAAAAAGAGAAGCTGGAGATGATTTAATGTGGTCAGGTATTATTAACAGAACAGATGACTTTTTCGAAACTGTTAATAAATATATTTACTTGATCAAAATATGTAAACATGACGCTGCAAAAAGCGAATAAAAAAAAAAGAACTAACCTTGGAAATAAAATCCTTGGTTAGTTTTCTTTCTCTTCTAAAATAAACCTTTTTCTCTAGATAGTTTAAGAATAGAATAATTGTAATTGCTCATATAATAAGCAGCATTATCATCTATGTTTATTAATCCCTTTTCATAATTCTCTATTATTGCTAAAGAATTATATAGGATGATTCTAATAAATTCTTCTTCAGGAATACTTGGTTTTTCAATAGTAATAATATCCGAATTAAGTTTTTTAAAATACCTAAAACTTTCTTTTGTTATTAAATCCAGTCTATATATGTATCTTGTCATATTTTTTGCTGTCCAGATTTTTCGAAATGGTTTTTCAAAATTACTTAAGGTAATTGAAATATAGTATTTACTTTTACCTAAGCGATTATTATCCTTTAAAAAACTTACAATCTTTGAGATTTCTAGAAGACGATTTCTATTTCTATTTCCTATAAATGAAAATACACTAAAACTATTTGATATTGTTTTATATTCCTCAGAAGTTAGATAATTTTGAGCATTATGTATATCTACTAGTTTAAGAGGAGTTTCTATTATATAAGCTCTAAAGTTTGGTGTGAAAGTTATCATGATAATTTTTATAATTATAATATAGTTCATTGAGGTTATCTATATCTTTTTTAACACTAAGAAGTCCAGTAGTAGTTTTTATTATTTTAATTAAAACTTTTCGAATATCTTCTGAGTTGATTCCAGATATAGTTTCTTCTTTTATTTTTACAGTATCATATCTTCCATAATAAATAAAACAAATCTCCTTATATTTTATATGGTGTAATAAATAATTAAATGAGATTCTCTTTAATCGATTTTGAAATAAGAGACTAATTCTATTATCTATTATTACAAAAGTGTATTTATTATTAGTCTTAACAGTGCAATAATAATATTCAATTTTTATACTTTTCTTATTCATAACAATTATAAGAGTTTAAATCCTTAATAATGTAATAAAATAAAAAAGAAAATGTTAAAAGATTTATTAAATCGATTAGAAGAAGCAGAATTTTTTAATAAAAAGAATTATTATGAAAACTTAAGAAAGGAAGTTGGTTCTAAATGTGTATATTATGATATTCCTATATTTAGTACGAGACTAACTACTATTCATTGTTCTCTTGAGGCTTTTAGAGGTTTATATGGGATTATACCAAAGCCAGAGGGATATGAATTAGCTGTTAATAATCGTGGAAGTTATTTAATCACTATCTTGTCAAATCTAACTACAAAAGAAAAAGTAAAGTGGATATTTAGAAAAACTAGTAAATTTGTTAATATAATTACATCCTCACGAGGGATAGTTGATAGTGAAACAGAAGCTTATATCTTTGGATATTTAGTTTCTCAACAGCTTTTAGATTTTATATACATAGATGATCTTCTTTTAGAGGTAGAGAAGAAAAAAGAAATCTCTGGAAAACTATCTAAGGGTGATGTAAGTTATGTAATGTCCACTTCTGGAATCTATTATGATAAGACAGATAAGGATATCATTAGAATAGGACCTCCTCCAGTAAATGGTATGGTTTATTCAAGAGCTGGTAAGAAAAAATTTATAATGATGATTCCAAAAAGCAGAAAAGTGACCAAATCTGAACTTTTAAGTACTTGGTCTCATGAATTACATCATATGGCTAGAGATTCTTTTGGAGTAATGAATCGAGAATATTTTCTCTTTGAAGATATTTTAGTTGAATATATGGAGAAATCTTTGCCAATTTTAAAAGAACTTATATGGAAACGGAGGAATATGTAAAAGTAACTGGATATGTATTCTTGTATGATCTAGAAGAAGATTTACAAGTTGTTACTGTAATAAGACTAGAAGATGAATTGTCTCGTTTAGTGCTTACTCCATGGGATAATGCAGATCCTGAAGAAGTATTTTTTGGGTGGACTGATAATCTCAATACATGTTATATTAGTATTTCAAGTTTTGGTGAAGTTCTACTCTTAGATGCTTTCTTAGATAATGTTAAAGATCGTCTAATGGCAGTTCCAGGAAAATTAGTAGTAATGAAAGATAAAACTTATAAAATAGAGATATGATGAAGGTTATAATTTATTTAGTATTATTAGTTGCATTTATCCTATATTTAGGACAAACAGAAATATCATTTTCACCGTTTAGAATTAAAATAACTGAGTGGTATAAGCCTTTAGGAATAATTATTATGATTATCGGGTTTCTTATTTATACAGGAGGAAGTGAAAGAAAATCATTTAAAGATGGTTGGACTAAGGCAAAAAATGAAATAATCAATGGGAATAGATAGTTGGACACAGACTAGAGTCAAAAATAAAAATACTGGAGATATAGGAGTTATTTACAGTAGTGGTTTTGATTCAAAGGGACATTATTATAAAGTATGTTGGGGATCATCTATACTTCCAGAAAGAATGAGTATAGATGATTTCGATAAAAAATGTGAAATTATAGAACATGATTATACATCAATTATCCCTCAAATAATGGAATATCTTAAGGAAGAAAGATTAGCCAGAATTCCTCAAGCAGTAGCAAGAAGGTTAGATCCAGATTATTATAAAGTAGGTGATATTGTTTATTTTCAGTCTCCTGGATATTTATGGGGTAGTGGTGAGTATGCAGAATTTGGACCAAAATACCCTTTAATAATTACAGAAATAAGACAAGATTGGGGTAATGAATTTAGATTTAATATTATCCTAGATAGATATCATCCAGAGTCACCTTTAAATCCTAAAGGAGAGTTCTCGACTTTTTTCGATCTAACTAGTTTTTATAGTACGGATGCATATAATAATTTAGCACGTTATGACAAAGAATACTAAAAGAAAGTTATACTATCAAAAATATCTTCCAGGAGATATAATTACTTGGTCTTATGATAGTATTGATGAAATTATTCTTATTAAATTAGTAACTGGTGTAGTAGGATTATTTGGAAGTTTTAGATATGAAACTGTAGATTTAGAATTAGGATGTTCCCTAGATCATAGATATTATGGAGACAGAACAAATATATTAGTATCTAATACTGATATAATAAATAGCAGATTGATTTTTCGATCTTTCCCGGGAATTTCTGATATAATATGTAAGAAGGTATGTAAATTTTCTGGAGAATGTGATTTATGTAATTTTAAACCTTCTACCAGACCTAATGAATTCTTTTTCTCTGGAGATAAAATAAATAGCACTCTACTTACTTCTTATCCAGTAAATAATCGTAAAGGAATAGTTAAACGTGTGAGAATAAATGAAAGTATTCTTATAGACTTTGTAGAGGAATTATATGAAAAAAGCATTATTACTCTGGATTTCATAAAAAAGAAAGTAAAAGAACTTGTAACTCTTGAAAGTCTTGAATATGGAGTTTTTATGGAATATTCATCAAAGGAAGTAAGTCATTTTTCGAAAGACCTTAGATTATTTCAAAGAAGAGTATATACAATAGATTCAGGGAATTTAAATTATTGTGATCAATGTGTTCTCTCTAAGGATAATTGTAGTGAATGTGGAGTTATGACATATAATTTATTAGATAGTTTAAAATTATTAATGATATGAAAACAAAAGAACAATTAATTAAAGTTTTTAAAGAAGTAATAGAAGATATTATTTCTAGAGAGTATGAATGTAAGGATAATTATATAGAATTTCCAGAAACAGATAGATTAATATATGAATCAAAAATGTATAAGTTTATTCAAAAAGGAAGTAATAAATCTAAATTTCAAACTCCTCCTAAAATATATGTACAGAACATAGATACCTTTGAAAAAGCAAAGGAATTAGGTTCAGGATGTGCAGTCCTTAATATGGCTTCATCTAAAAGACCAGGTGGAGGAGTTGAAACAGGCTCTAGAGCTCAGGAAGAAGAATTATGTAGAAGAAGTAATTTGCTATTATCCCTATATTTATACTCTCCTGAAAAATGGGATGAATACTTTGGAGATTATTATTCAGGAAAAGTTCTTAATGACTTCTCCTACCCTATTCCAGTTTATGGAGGAATATATAGTCCAGGGGTATGCGTTTATAGAAAACCAGGAACTTATGAAACTGTAGGTAATTATTTTAAATGTAATGTAATTTCAGTGGCAGGAGTAGTAAGACCTGATATTGATAAGAATACTGGAGAAATGATGAAAAAATATGTTCCTGTTGTAAAAGGAAAAATAAGAACAATCCTTAGAATAGCTTTAGATAATAATCATACTAAACTTGTTCTAGGGGCACTTGGATGTGGAGCATTTAAAAATCCACCTTCTCATGTAGCAAGATTATTTAAGGAAGTTTTGGAAGAACCAGAATTTATTGGAGCATTTGAAGAAATATGTTTTGCTATTCTCGATGATGGAAATTCAGGAAGAGATCATAATCCAAATGGAAATTTAAAACCTTTCGCAGATGTGTTTGGAGAAAAGATCTAATTTATTAAAAGAAATTTGTAGAAGATTAAGATATAAACCTATTATAAAAACAAGTGATGGAAATTATACTAGAGTTACAGGAGTTTATTTTGATGATTCTGGTAGTCCTTGGTTTAAGTTGATAGGTTCTGATAATTGGTATACTTTCTCAGTAATAGATAAGATTGTTCTTTATTCTAAAAATCTCATTAACAAAGAAATTCGTATATCCGGAGAAACAATAAATCCACTTGTAAGATTTGCAGAAGAACATGCGAAAAAGAATTTTACAGATGAGGGAATAAAAGCATCATTGGATTCTAAAAATGAGAATTATGTAAAAGTAGTAAATGGTAAAGGAGAATCTATTGCATCATATGATAAAGATAAACCTTATTTTTATAATTATGGTGTAGACTTACTTTTAAAGTATATGATAAATTTAAAAGATTGTTCTGGATCTGATTTTGAGATAATTGAAGAAGATTCAGAAGATAATCCATTTTTATATTTTGGATGAATTATGGAAGTAGGAAAGATTTATGTAGATTATAAAGATGGACCTGATGGTTGGTTCGGTTTATTTAGTGGATGTGAAAGAGGAGTATTTAATTTTCCAAATAATCTTTGGAGATGGTATGTAATAGATTCAAGGATTGTTATTAATTATCCAAGAGTTGATAATTATTATGGTCGAAGAGTAGCAACTGTTAAAGAACTTGAGAAGATTGAGTCTATTCTTGAACATCTAGGGTATACTTTGATACCAGGAACTTCAGAGATTTCAGAAATACCTGTTAATAATATTTCAAAAATTATAGAAAAATTAGAAAGAGGTGAGTGGAGTCTTCTCAAAGAAACTGAAAAAATAAAAATAATAGAAATACTTAAAGGCTATGTTAACAACTGAAGAATTATTTAGAGAATATATTAAACTATTCACATTAATAGTAGAAACCGCCGGACAAACGGAAGGTAATAAGAGTTACAAGGAAGTTACTAGAGTTCTTAAAGAAAATGAACATATAGTGAAAAAGATAATTGAAGAAGAAATGTCTTTTACTCCATTTGTAGCTTCTCTTATATTCTTTATAATCAAAGATATTCATGGGACAGAAAAACTTAGTGGAGAGAATTCTATGGAAACTATAAAACCACTAGTAGATGATTTCTATGTGAGATATATAAAGAAACCTACTAGAAAATTTACAGCAAAGTATGGATTACCAGCTGTAGAAGATTTAAATACTTATATCAAATTATATCTTGTTTAATTAAGAAGTGGATATTTTTAATTTTGATATAGTTAATCAAGAAATGATTGGTGGATTAGTAGTTGTATCATATTCTTTTCATTACAATATGCTAGATTTCTCATATACTTCTCCAAAAACTAAGAATATAAACTTATGGCCATTTTATAAGAAGAGTTATAGTATTCCAGGAAAAATAAGTGATAGTACTGGTAAAATAGTAATAAATGATATTCTTAATCCTATAGAAGATGGAAGTATCTTAGAAATTAATGATACACCTCCTGGAAATGGACATAATAGTAGTTATAAAGTAGTATTTTATAATAAAAAATGTTTTCTGCTACCCTTCATAGAACTAGTTTTTGGAGCTAAGAAGGAATTAGATGAGAAAGCATATACTCTTATACCTACTGTAAAAAGATATGAATTTAACTTTTCTACTATAAAAGATTGGTCATCAATTAAAGATGATAGTGTTTTATGTAAAAAGAACATCATACAAATTCTAAAGAAGGTGAAAAAGACAATCGGTAATAACCTTATAATTGATAAACAAACATTGACAATTGTTAATAATTTTTATTTATGAAAAATTTTAAAGTAACATCAAAAGAAAATGGAAAAGAGTATTGGATCTCTAGAGCAAATGCAGTAGTAGGAATTGTATATACTAGAGATAGCAATGGTCGAGTAATGTTTTTAGTATCTAAACGAGGTTCAGGATGTCCAGATCATGTTGGAAAATGGTCAGTTACTTGTGGTTATCTTGATTGGGGTGAAACAAGAAAAGAAGCGGTAAAACGAGAACTTTATGAAGAACTTGGACTTAATCTTGAAATTTATCCCAATGAAGCAATTGATCATTTTTGTACTATAGATGATCCGTCTCGAGATGTTAGAGAAAACATAGTTTCTAGATATCTTATTCATGTAGATTACATAGCTACTCGGAAAAAATTAGCTGATAAGGAAATTAACTGTGATACCGTATCAAGAGGTGGAGAACCTAATGAAGTAGATGATATTAAGTTTGTCCCAGCAGAAGATATTGATAGTTATGATTGGGCGTTTAATCATGATCAGGTACTTAAAGAGATTTTAGAATACTTAGAAACAGGTCGAAAACCTAAATATTGTGAAGAGTAAAGAAACTAGGGATAAGCTCTTCTTATGTTTAATAAAGATTAATAATCAGAAAAAATCCTAGTTAGTAATCAAACCCGAGGAGATAATTCTTCGGGTTTATTTTCCTTATATGTGATAAATATAAATATAAATAAATATAGAATTATGAACAGATTTATTAATTGTGATTGTATTAAAAATAAGAAAGGTGAATTAATACCTTTATGGAAAATAGATTGGAAATTAGATAGTGAGTATCTTGATAAGGATGATCTAGAAAATAGTTTTATTGTTCCAGAAGATAGGAATATTGGTGATTTTATAGCAGAAACTGATATTGTAAAAGCTTTATGGGATTTGATAGATAAAAAAGTAGTTCCATGTAAAAGAGTTATTAAAATTTATTCTGACTCGACAGGAAGGGTTGGATTGAAAGAGGGTGATGAAATTTATGTTAAACATAAATTTAGCTCTAATGAAATTTACCCAACTAAAATAAAAACAATAACTCAAGGAATACAAGAAAATGTTTATTATACTACAGAAAATCATCTAAAAGAGAACTGGTTAGGATCAGATACTGAAATTATAGAAGATGCTATATTAAATGATATTCCTGGAAATAATGTTGTTCAGATAATAATATATAGGAAACATTATGTTCTAGAAGACGGAACTGAAACTGATTACGATTATGATTTTTTTAAATTAAGAGAAAAATGAGAGAATTTATTTATGCTAGTTACCTTCGAATTACACCAGAAGAGTTTTTTGATTTAGCAGCTAAAGAGATGAGTAAAGCTTATGAATCTTATAAATCTAGTTCAGAAGATTATAAAGATCCTTTCCTTCAATTTTGGGTCTATATAAATCCTAATCTAATTCCAGATAGTTATATTGATACTTTAAAGAGGGTGTTAATTGATGAATATGGATGGAGGATTGTTGATATAAAAAAACAACTTGAAGAGAGGAAAATCTATATAAAAACTGAAGTATAATGGTAGATGATGAAGTCCTAGAAAAATTAGTAAAACTTGGATATAAACAACCAATAAAGAAAAAAGAGAATTGAGGTAGAAATAGTAGAATGGATAAGATTACATAAGGGTATTATCATTCTCGTATATCCATTTACTAATAAAGAAGAGAGAAAAGATTTATATTTGCTATCCCAATGGAGAATGGTTCATTGAGTAGTAATAATCTAAACTATCCTTCTTATGAACAAGCTAGATTAGAAGGAATAAAGAGCGTATGTAATGAATTATTAAGAAAGTAATTATGAAAAAGTTATTAATCATTATCAGTCTTATTATAGGATTAGTGAGTTGTGATAGTAAAGGAAAAGATTTACCACAATATAAAGTAGAATATAGTAAGGAATTAGTTATAAAATCTATTGATAGAGGATTAAATTCTTACGGCGTTAGTACTATTTATTACATCGCTGGGGACGAAATTGGTTCTAATGGAGATATTAGATTAAGTGAAAGAATTCCTAGTAGTAATAATCCAACATATAAAATAGGAGATAAAGTATTATTTTCAATTAAAAAGATAGAGAAAAACAAATGAATTTTTTACTAGTCTTAATAGCATTATTATTAGTAATTGCAATAATTTTTAAAATAATAGTTATTATAGGAGCTCTCACTAGAAATAAAGAATCTGTTTCTGGATGGGTTTCTAGATTATATACACCAAATTATAAACCGTATAAGAAAATGGAAAAAGATAAAAAAGATCAACTTCTTGAAGAGTTGTTTATGCAAAAACTAGAAATAGATCTCGGAAAAGCAGATGGAACAAAAGATGAGGTTTATCTTGCTGATGTAGTTGAAGATGCTTTGGTTGATATCGAATTAGCCATAGAGGAAGAAGTTTCAGAGCAGAGATTTTTCATATGGCCAAAGGAAAGGGAGCGTCTAATTAAAACATGGGCTAAATTTATTCCTAATCCAGCTAATGGAGGAGATGATGATTTTATTGTATTTGATTCTTTCCGAGGTGAGTATACATTTGGGGAGAATGGATTTACTCCTTTATGTAGCTCAAAGGAATTAAACGGTTACTATAAAGACAATAACTTAGAATATATAATTAAACAACCTAGATATTAAATGAAGAAGAAAGATTATTTATATAGTATTATCTTAGATCAAAATACACCAGAACTTAGGAAAGAGTTTGAAGATCTAGGATATTCTGAAATGGTTGGAACTGGTTTAGCCTTTAATCCAGATAAAGGAAATTGTATTATTACTTGTGCAGAGACTGGAGAATATACAGCTATAACTCGAGAAGCTATTAAATTTTCTTCATCTGGAAAAGTATCTCTTGTAAAAAGAATTCAATGTGGAGTAACTAAAGAACTAGCTCTTGGGATAGCTGCTCTTAGAGGAGATACAGATTTCGGACAATGGTTTACTAATGGAGAAGATTGGATAAAAGATAATCAAAAGAAAGGTTATCATAAAGCAACCATAAATGAACTTCAAGATAAATTTCCTAGAGAAGGTATTCAATTTCTTAATTCAGCTTATATCGGAAAAGTTAGTAAGGATATAATTGAACTTCTAGAAGATGTTGGTTATTATGATAGTAAAATAATTGATGGAGCACGTGATATTAAAGATTGGAAGGATTTTTCAGATTGTGGAATATGTACCTCTAATCATGGAAGCTACACAATTATTCATAAATCATGTTGGGAAACAGCAAATCCTCATGTAACTTGGAACTGTGCAGGAAGAATTGATTGTGGGATTGATGAAGTTAGATTTTATCAAGTTATTACACCTAGATTATAATGGTTAAGGAGTTAGGTATAATTCGAAGTGGTTCTGGTGGAATAATTGGATGTAAATCAGCGGCAGATCAAGTATACTATTATAATTTAACTATAGAAATCTTAAAATATTTCTCAGCATTTCAGATAGATAATAAAATTATAGTTACTTATGAAGATGTAGAACATATAGATAGAGTAGAATTATCAAGAATTAGCTCTGGTTTTTACTTAGATATTTATTATGATTTATTTATTCATACTAGATTAATGATCTTAGATGATGAAATTCCAAACTCTCTTAAGTATAATTGGAATGTGAGAACTGAAAGAAATTTACATGAAACGATATTTATTTTTAATTAAAGAAAGATGTTAGAATTAAAAGCTGTAGAATTTTTAAAAGAACTGTTGGGATCGTATAGTCCTAGCGGTTTTGAACAGGAAGCAACTAGGGTATTTAAAGATTATTGTTCTAAGTTTGCGATAGAAGAGTTTACTGATAAAATGGGAAATGTAGCATTTAAGGTAGGTTCAGGGAGTAAGAAAGTAATGATTTCTGCACATATTGATGAACTTGGAATGATGATACAAAATGTTACAGACCAAGGAATGCTAAATATTATTAATCTTGGGGGAATAGATAAAAAAGTTCTCCCAGGAAGTATAGTTAAAATTTCTAAAATTGGTCACCCAGGAGAATATGTAACAGGTATTATTGGGAAAAAGCCAATTCATGTAGAGTATGATGATAATAGCAAAAATGAATTAATTCCTATTGAAGATCTTCTTGTTGATATCGGCGCTGAATCTAAAGAAGAAGCTATGAAGTTAGTAGAGATAGGTAGTAGAGTTGTTTTTGAAGCAAATTTTATAGAACATCTTGGGAAGAATCGATTTGCATCTAAAGGACTAGATGATAAGATTGGAGTATTTATTGTTGCTGAAGTCTTAAGGAACGTGGTGAATTATGAAGCCTTTAAGGAACTTTTTGATGAATATACTTTTTATGGCGTGGCGAATACTCAGGAGGAAGTAGGTCTAAGAGGTGCAATGGTAACAAGTAAAAGAGTAAATCCTGATATTTCGATTGATATAGATGTTACTTTCGCCACGGATGAAGGTAGAGGAATAAAACCTGAGTCCTATGGAGATATAGAACTTGGGAAAGGACCTGTTATCATGAATGGACCTGATAAATCTTGGAATCTTCGCTGTAAAATGATCGGAGTTGCTGAGATTAATGAAATTCCATATCAACTTGCAGCTTCATATGCAGGAGGAACAAATACTTCAGCAATTCAAGAAGGTGCTTTTGATTGTGAAACTATGTTAGTATCTATTCCTCAACGAAATATGCATACTCAAGTTGAAGTATGTGATTATCGAGATGTGGAAGGTGCTATAAATCTAATCTCCAAGACATTATTAGAGATTACAAAATAAAGAAAAATAATTAGAGGACTTTTTACAGTCCTCTTTTTTTTATATTTCTATTTTCCCTAGATTAATAGGTTTTTCATAATTTCCATTTACTTTAGAATTCCATATATTATAAAATAATTCTCTATAATTTTCTCTAACTTGATATACATCTCCATAAATAATTCCTAGTACATTATAGTTATTTTCACCAAACATTCCAATCACTTTAACAAGTTTAGAACGCATTTTATTTTCAGAGAAAATGGATTCTTCATAATTCACAGGATAAAAATTAAGAATCCTTCTCTTATAAAACCCTAATTGTTTTTCTTTTATTGAGTTAAGAAAGTAAATAACATGTCTTCCTAATAATCTTTCTGAAAAATTATTATCTACTAGTATATTATCTCCAAACACTTTTTGATCTTTTATATAAAGTCCTAATACTGGATGTTGATCTACTGATGAAGAATCTATAATATATTTCTTCAATTCAATTCCATAAGTATTTCTCTTCTCCATCCATTCTTTCATGATAAAACTTCTAACTCTAGGGTTTAAATTTTTTGATAACTTAGCTTCATAACATCTAATCATAATTCTTTTATTTATTTTCACATATAAGGAACTTGGATTTCCTTATAAATGTAATAAAATAATCATATGAAAAAGAAGAAAAAGAAATTAATCTCCCTAGCCGAAAAAGTTAGGAGAGATAATGAAATTAAAGAAACAGGAAAGTTAGTATCCTTAAGACCTAGTATCACTCATAAAAGTAAAAAAGATTATTCACGTAAGTGGAAACTCGAAGATTATGAATAATAGGAAAGAATTAATAGAGTTAAATAAACTTTATAGGAAACGTTTAGTAGATTCAGTAATAACTAAATTACTTAAAGTCCTTGAATTTACTGGATTAGATACACTTGAAGATCTTGTGTTTGATTATAAGAGTTTAGAATCTAAATCTATATCAGGAAATATTCAAAAATTATATTATGTAAACAAAACATTTAATTATATTAAAGTTGATATGGATTATGGAGAGTACTCTAAACATAATTTGGATATAGAGGATTTAGATACTACAGATTTAGAGATTATTGTATTTAATAATATTATCGGATATTATAAAGAGAATAAATTAATAAAAATAGCAAAAGATTATGAAGATTAAAAAACCCTTTACAACTGCTGGATCTGGAAAAATCTATTTTATATCAGATCTTCATTATGGTCATGAAAATGTAATAAAATATGATTCTCGACCTTTTAAAGATGTAACTGAAATGAATAATTATATCTTAGAGGAACTTAAAAAAACTAAAGAAGAAGATATTATATTCGATTTAGGTGATATGTTTTGGAAAATGCCTGTTGACGATATAAAAGATGTCTTAAATCAGATTCCTTGTAAAAATATTTATAAAATTGTTGGGAATCATGATAACTATGGACTTTATTTTGATCAGGCACCACTTAAAGGGTATTTCAAAATAATCTCTGATATTCTTGATGTTCATATAGAGCATTCAGGAAAAGATTATATGGTAACTATGTGTCATTATCCCTTTGTATCTTGGAATCATAAACCTCATGGATCTATTCACTTATTTGGTCACGTTCATGGTCACCTTACTGAATATATTAATAGTATTTATGATCTTAAAGTTGATGTAGGTTTTAATTCCGAATTAGCAAAGTCTCTTAGAACCTTCTTAATACCATTTGAAGAGATTATCAAATATTTCGATACTAAAACGGGAGGTATGAATTATAAAGAATGGACACTATCTAAATGTAAGGAATTATGAAAACAGTTTGGATTTATTCATTACAAATATCAGATACTGGAAGAGTTTATAGAGATATTCCACCATCTGAAGCTGAAGTTGTTGATGAATTTGGCGGTGCTCCTAGAATAGTAAAGATATTAGATACTGGAAAAGTATTAAAAAATTATCAACTTCATTATCATTTCTTTAATACTCCAAGTGAGTGTATTGAACATAGAAATAAGTATATCGAGGGTAAATTGAAATTCTTTGAAGATCAATGGAAAGCCACCGAAAGAAATCTTAAAAAACGGATAATAAAATGATAACACAATTAACAGCGAAAGAAATAATGAATCTCCCTAAGGATAAAACATTTTGGTATAGTTGTATTAGTTTTAGGGAGAAAACTTTTAGATGCTCTAGTATCATAAAACCAGCAGAAATTATTTTAAAAATTGATATAGATAATTTATTATATCTTCGAAAAGTTTCTGATAATTCTGTAATTGGATCTTTTCAGGGTTATAAAGAAAGAAAAGATTCAGAATGTAAATTTTTTGTGAGAATATTCGATACTGAAGAAGAATGTAAAGAATATTATAATGCTCAGATTCATAATACTGTAGATCGACTTCAACATTTTTATGAAGAAAAGCTTAAATATATAAAATCCAAATTAATATGATAACAAAAGAATTATTGTTAGAATATAAAGAAAATTCCAAGTCACTTTGGTATTTTATGTTAGAATTTTCTAGTAAATCTTATAAATGTACAAGGTTAGTAAAACCCATCGAAGTCTTAGTAACTAATTGGGATGAAAAAAGTGATTATTCTCTTATTTTAAAAAGTAAAAATAAAAATCTAGTTTTCAAAAATTATCACATAAGATTTTTTCTACCATATCTTTTTGAAACGAGAGAAGAGTGTGTAGAAGCTTATAATGCAGTTGTTCAGGATCAAAAAGATAAACTTCAACATGATTATGAAGAAAGATTGAGATATTTAAATTCTAAAATAGAAAAATTATGAAACAGCCAGAAACATATGAAGAACTTGATAAACTTATAGGACAAACGTTCTGGACTTTTGGATTCTATATCGGTCCGTATAGTTATAAACTTGAAAATATAAACTCTCCGCAAGAAGTAGTTTTAGGAAAAGAAGAAGGATCTGGATATAGAAGAAACACCACCTGGTATCCTTTAAGAAACAAAACCACTAATATGATAGTTGGCTACTTTCAATTAACTCCTAATAGATATAACTTAGATAATTATAAACTATATGAATCAGAAGAAGAAGCCATTGAAGGTTGGAACTCTACTATTCAAAATCAATTAGATCGATTAGAATTTGATTATGAGAAGAAAAAAAAATATTTAAATAAAAAGATTATTAAAAAATGAATAAGATAATAATTGATGGATATTATAAAGAAAAGGAACACTTAGGAAAAATTTCAGGTATTATTTTTAAAAACTGGGAAGATAGTGAACCTATAGATAAAATTTCAATTATTATTAACAATTTCGATTCTTATATTCCTGGAGAATTTTATAAAAGAGAACTTCCTGGGATTGTAAAATTATTAGAAAATATAGATCTTGATAAATTCGATACAATCATATTAGATTCTCATGTTTGGTTGTGGAATGATGAAGAATCTTTTGAAAAACCTAAACCAGGACTAGGAGCACATCTATATGAAAAACTTGGAAGAAAGAATCTTAATATTATTGGAATTGCAAAAAGTTATTACTGTGATAATAATATGCATACTTTTTCATGTTTTCGAGGAAATAGTAAAAATCCTTTATATGTAGATTCAATTAATCAAGATAAAGATTATTCTGAAGTTATTAAAAGTATGTATGGAAATTTTAGAATACCATACCTTATAAAATTAGCAGATACAGAATCAAAAATAAATTTCAAATGAAAATGATTTATGCAATAGAACAATTACCCAAGAAAGAAGATACTTGGGTATTTTTGGGAGGACCTATTCAAGGAGCTCCAGAGTGGCAAGAAACAGTTCCAGATATTCAGGGAGTAACTTGGATAAACCCTAGAAGAAAAGAGAAAATTTCTGGAGGTTTATCTGATGCTGAATATAAAAAACAGGTAGATTGGGAAACAATTGGACTTAGAGTATCAGATTTTATATTATTTTGGATCCCTGAAGCTGTTGAAGATATACCAGGAAGAGATTATGCACAAACTACTAAAATCGAACTTACCGAAAATTTAGTTAGAAAGAAAAATATAATCTTAGGAATTGCGCCGAAAATACACGGAAGAAGGTACTTGATCGAAAAAGCTAAAGCATATGGAATAAAAAATGTATATAGCTCTTTAGACGAATGTATATCTGAGTTAAAGAAAGAAATATCTAATAGAGAGTCCAGTTCAAGAGAGTTTTTTACTTCCGATACACATTTCGGCGCAGAAAGAACTTTGGAATTATCTAAACGTCCTTTCATGAATGTTGAAGATATGGATTGGACTATGGTAGAGAGATGGAATACTAAAGTTCCTCCTAAAGCTATCGTATGGCATCTTGGAGATTTTGGTGATAGAAGTTACTTGAAATATTTAAATGGAGATATTCGATTAGTTTGTGGAAATTATGAGATTAAAGAAAAATCTGAAAGAAATCTAGATATACCTGATTTTATAGGAGAGCTTATAGATTCTGGTTTTTCAAAAGTATTCCTAACTGAAGCAGAAACAAAACTCCTAGGAAAAGAGATAGCACTTGTACATGAACCTATGAATTCTACAAAAAAGTATAATCTTTTTGGACATATTCATGGAAGACAAATGATTAAGAGATTTGGATTAGATGTAGGTGTTGATGTTCATGGTTTTGCTCCTATGTCTGCAGAAGAGGTTGAATTTTTCTTAAATGCACTAGAAAAAGGCTATTACGACGCTGAAGTATTTTGCTAGTCTGATATTCCTTGAAAGCCTTATAAGTGAGAATAAAAAACAAACTTAAAAGAAAAGGAATATGATAGAAAAACTTAACACACTAATGACAATATTAAGTGCATTAGGATTATTAAGAGACGGAGTAAAAAATTACATAGATGTCTCAGTTGAAAATAGTTTATCCAATGGAATAGTAGATAAACTAAAAGATAGTTATGACAACTATACAGCTATCTTAAACAAGTATGCGATTGAAGGAAAGGATTTTGATGTTCCTTCGATTAATAGAGATTACGTAATAAGAAAACTGCGATTAATAAAAACAATAGTAAACAGATTAGTCGAATATTATATCAATGAGCCAGAAACATTGAGAGATTATAAACAATCCCTCTATTTGATTGGCGCTGACATAGATAGTATATATCGAAAGTCTGTTGTTGATTATAAAACGTTTTTGCTTGCAGTTAAGTAAGAAAAGGGTGGGTAATTCCACCCTTTATTTTTCCACCGTCTAGAAAAGACTAAAAACCTTATATATGAAAGGAAAATAGAGTTCCTAAGAGGTTAAAATAATACCGTCTAAGAAACCCTATTAGCCTTATATATGTAATAAAAGATAGAAATATCTGATATTACCTAAAGACATAGTATATCTAATTTAAAAGATATATTATGTCTTTTATACTTTAGCGTTATACATAGATATAACTAGAACTTATAATACATACGAAAGGTGTGATGACGGAGTATTATAAGGAGAGACTAGGAGTTGCTAACCTAGAAGTCGTCAGAACGACTTTATAAAATTCATCACCTTGATCTAACTTATAATTATGAAATATAATATAAGGACAGGTGGAAGTTGTTATACCACTTGAGTAGATATTTAAATAGTATTAAAATATCTTTTACAAGGATAAGTTCTGAGCGTAATTAAATAAGTATATTAAGTTACTATATTGAATTATACTATTTATCAAAATAGAGAAAATACTTAATATAACTTAATAATTGATAAAGGTTGGACACATAACTTGGCAAGCACTAACAAATTTTATAACGTGCATTTAGCCGAGTTTAACAAAATAAATAAAAAATTAAATAAATTCCTTATAGTAGATAATATTATAAGGCCACGATATATTGAGATAAACCTGATAAAGGATTATCAAGAGGAATATATCAAAGACATGTAGCCAAATATATATGGTGAACTATGAAAATAACAAAGGACCTGTATAGTCTAGAGTTATTAGTAATAGGATGTGAATTTAGAGGGATTTAATATACAGTTAAATTATTATATATAACCTATGATAAATACCGATGAGGAAATTATAAAGATTATATATAATTCTAAGTTAGAAATCTTTAAGAGAGAAGCTTAGAGTAAAAACAACCATTTCTAAGTAATTTACTTAGAAAATAGAGACAAAAGAATATTAACAACAAAAAAATTATAGAATTATGAAAGCAGTTGTAAAAAACGTTGGAATTTTTGTAGCAGGAATAGCAGCAAAAGTAGTATTTGATTATGGTTATAAGAAAACTAAAAAATGTTTAAATAACCGGAAAAACAAAAAAGCTGAATAAGCTAAAACAACCAGCCCGAGTTATGGATTAACTTGGGTTTAGAGACAATAATTAACAAAATTAATAACTTAAATAATAGGAGGAAAAATTATGAAACTAATTAACTCAGCAGTAACGAAATTTGGTGCAACAAAAGTTGTAGCAGTAGCAGCTGGAGCAGGAATGGCATTAGGAGTAGCAACTACCTTAGGATGTCAAAAAGCCTATAAAAAACTCAAACCGAAAGGTCTTAGAGATGAGGATTTGGAAAAATTGGTAGAAGAAACCGTCAACCTAAAACCGGATGCAGAAAAAGAAAAACCTGCTGAAGAAGTAAAAGCTGAATAAGCTAAAACAACCAGCCCGAGTTATGGATTAACTTGGGTTTAGAGACAATAATTAACAAAATTAATATATTATGAAAAAGATAACAGAAGTCATTATTTTTATGACAATGATATTAGCAGGAATTGCTTGGATATTAGGATTTGATATAATTTATTCAATATCAGCAATAATTATGGGAACTACCGGAATTTATTATTGGTTTAGATATATGATTCCGGAACTATTTAACAGCAATGAAGAAGAATTCATTGATGACTAACCGGAGGGATAACAAAATTTCCCTCCATTTTCATTTTTGTAGTTAGGTGAATTCCTAACCTGATGAGATCACGAGGTTAAACTCAAGATCGAAACAGAAATGGAAACTAAAGATTTCCTTTTGATTTTATATATCAAGAGACTATAACTAAACAAAAGGAAATTTACAAAGAAAAAAAGAGGTCTTGACTTTAATTAGTCAAGTTGATCCTCTTTTTATTTTTTTTCTTCAGAATGCTAAGGAATTTGATTTTGTAGCATATAAAATTCATTTTTTAACATATCAATTCTACATTTGATATCAGCTATTTCACTTGCTATATCACGTAGTGGAGAATTACAGAAAAATTCTTGATTACTATTCCAATAAATATTATTTCCTGTAATAACACTATTAATATTAGTTATAGCTGTTTCTATATTATGTAATCTTTGCATTAAATAAAAATCTCCAAAGATTCTTTTATCTATAGTAGATACTAATCTCTCTTCATTATTTACTATTATCTCAGGATTATCCATTATTTTCTCTAGATAACCTCGAAGATAATTAATAACTATATCTAAAATCTCATCCGATTGTGCAGAGGATAGAATTTTTTCAACTACAGCTTTTACTACAGAATCAGAAATTTTGATATCATTACTTAATTCAATATTTGTATTACTCGTTTTCATTGCCATTTTTCAGTTCTTTTAAACAAGTTTTCTTAGATTCTAATTGAGCTTCAAGTAACTCTATTTCTCTTTTTAATGAAGCGATTCTTGTACTCTTAAGGGATTTATCTAGCGCCTCTATAAAAGAATCTTCAAATTGAGAAAATTTTAATTCCATATAGCAATGACAACTACCACCATAACCCCAATGATCTGTATACTCTAAACAAATACTTTTATCATTAATAGCATCCTCATTGTAATCATCATCTAACCAAAGACTTCCTCGAGTAGGATCATATTCATCATACCATGAATTAGTTAATCCATATTTTCTATAAACTTCATAGATCTTATCAAATCTTTCCTTACATATCTCAACAATCTTAGGTTTAACTTCTTCTGATTGTTTCTTTGAATCTCCTAGAAAAATACCTAAGAGATTAATTAATTCTTCTTTTCTATCCATAATTCATATATTTTATTTTACGGTAGCAGAACACAACTATCTACTACATCATTAAGAGTTTTAAGGGAAGAAAAATAAAAACTATACCTATTATTTTAAGTATAGTTTTATATAATAACTCTATTTATTATTCTCTGTAACTATTATATCCATTTTCCCAAAGAATATCAGCTTCTTTAGGTATACCACAATCATCTGCAAATGAATAATATACTTTTCCGATAACCCCGTCTATTAATGGCCAAATAAAATCAATAATCTCTCTATCGGTTTTACCTGCATCGTTAAGTTCTTTCCATTTATCTCCTTTACCATATTCAGTATACATATCATACCACTCATAAACGAAATTAATAAGATTGAATATCTCACTATTTCCGTATCCCCCACTATCCTCTTCTTTCTGATAAAATTCAACAGCACGAATTACATCTTCTTTAGAATTTATAATAATCACTTTATCAGTTATATTATTTTCATTTAGGAGATTTATTAATTTTTCTTCAATATCTAAGAAGAAAACTTGTGTACTCGAATTAGTAATTACATCTGAATAACTAACAATTAAACGTTTTTTGCTCATATTTTTCTAAGATATTTAATATATTTTCTGATAATTTTACTTTACTTCCTAGGTTACGAATAAGTGTTGTCTTACTTATAGGATTTTTTGTTATTATCTCAGAGTTATATATAAAATTTCCTTTTATAGTTTTGATATTACCTCCTTTAAATCTCTCTGGGGTAATTGCTTCAATATCATATGTATTTTTCAAAACTGTATGAAGAGTTAAGCGTTTTAAGATTGGATATTTTATATTAGTTCTAATGAGAATAATGTAATCTGTAGTATAAGTATTTTCATCAGCACTTCCTCCAAAAAACTTTAATAATTGTTTTGGTATAGTATTTTCGATAGAAGCTCCTAATTTAAAACAACATACAACAGCATCTTTATTATATCCTGTTAAATAAGTATAAAACCTATCCGTCATTAATCCAGAAATATCAGTCAAGACTCCATCCATATCTAAATCCTTTTGTTTCTAAGTTATCTAACTCATAAGAATAGTCTTTATCATCAGGATACAGTTCATAAAGTCTATTCATAATTTTTTGATTATGTTTAATATCAATATATACAATAGTTCCCTTTAATCTCTCCATAATCTTTGGTTTAAACATTTCCCAAATATCATCTTCTTTATCAGGGAATTCATTGTTCATATCAAGGTATAAGTTAAATAGATTTCCTAGTAGAGGTTTTAAATCCCATATTGAATAATTATGATTAAATCCTTTCTTTCCTTGAAATCTAAAGAAATATTCAACATCTTCCTCAGTTTTTAGAACAAGGAAATCTTTTTGATATTTTTTATATATTCCAGTACCAATCATCTGTCTTAATGCATCTGGTCCTTGAATTAAAAATACTTCAGTGCTTGAATTTGTAATAACATCTGAAAAACTAGTTATTATTCTTTTCTTTTTTCCCATAATTTACATAAATAAGAAAATGAGGGCAGCCATAATCTCACGACTTGCCACTCTCTGTCTTCAAATACTCTATATCTTTATTATCAGAACATTAATCCACCTCGATATAAACTTGGATTACCTTTCTGTCTAATTATCTTAACTAATGTTTCGCCATCCCCATATATATCCTTAACTAGAATAAATCCGTCTTCATCAGGATCTTCAAGAATGGTTCCAATACTAAGTTCTTGATTTTTCCAGAGACTTGAGAATTGAGATGTCATTCTAGTTTTCCAACCATCTAGGATATTACTACAATAATCCTCATTTGTCTTAGTATCTGAATCTTTATCTTCCATCTCACAATCTTTTCCAAGCCATTCTGGGAAATTAGCTCTTCCTGGACGAAGAATTTCCTTAATCCTTGTTACATCTTCCTCTGTTTCAACAGGGAATTTCATGATATCGAAAACATATTTAGCCAAAGGAATATTAAGGCAAGTATCTTCAGAAAGTTTTTCATGAATATTTACTTCATCAACAATCGAACCAAGAATATCAATAGTAGATATCTCAAGAAGATCGATTTTTTGAAGAATATTCTCTCTCTCTTCTGGAATTTTTAAATTATCGTCCAAATATTCGTTTATTGCTTTTTCTGACAAATTTCCGAATTGTTTGATATATCTAATTCTTCCAGGACGTCCAAGTAAATTCTCATTTACGTTAAGTGTATTTGTTGTTAGAATATATAATTTTCTTGATCTATTATATACCCCATCAATTAATTTTAGTAATACTTCATCACTCTCTCCTCGCTTAAATGTTTTCTCTGCTTCATCAATCAAAACAATACATTCAAAGTCGAGTTGTTGAATAAAACTTACCATTCCCTCTATTTCATTATCAGGAATGATTATGACAGGAATGTCTAATCTATTACATAATAGTTTAGCACCAACACTTTTTCCTGTTCCTTTATATCCTGTGAAAATAACACCAAGATTCTTATTCCCTTCAACAAATTTATCTGATTCCCAAGTTTTTTGAATTATATCAAATAAATTATCACAACCTACATCATATATTTTGTGATTAAATTCAAACTTTTCTGAGAGTTTTTTTAAACCGATTCTCTTATCTTGACCTTTTCCTTGATATAATTCAAAAATTCCTGAACCTGGAGTTGGATAAAGTACTGTATTTCCATCAATCGGAAATAAAGTTCCACATTCATCAATCCATTTTTGTGCTACTAAATTTTTCATTTTTCTATTTGTTATATTTTATACATTTATAAGAATTTCAAGCTTTCAGAAGAATTTAGAATATTTATTACAGTTTTTGAATCTCCTACAATTAAATATGTATCTTTCTTTTTAATTATATCGACTATCGTTTTTAAAGATATTTCTAATGAATTAATCTTTTTCCAATTTTTATCACAAATAATAGAATCATAAGAAGTATTCCCTCGATGTTTATCTTCGAGGTTAATAATTCCTAAACTTTCCATACGCTTCATAAGACATTTTAACCCTGTTTTCTTAAAATAATATTCAGGCTCAACTCCTAATTCTATAACCAATTTATTTTTCTTTCCAGGAACTATACTTGGATTCCTAGTATATTTCTTCGGAGTTAATTCTATTGTAGCAGAATATATAAGAACATGGTCGATATCAAAGAAATATACGCCCCATTCTCCTTTCTGTTCTAGGTTAATCATTAGAAATATATGTTAAGAAGTTGTCCAAGATCTATATAATCAATTCCTACTTTTTCTGCTGCTAATATATCTCTATTACTTTGACCATATAAACCAGATTCAAGTCCAATTTGTATGGCTGAATTCTTATCAAATCCACGAGTCTTAGAAATTACAGCATCCATCATTCTATCTTTAGATTGTCCAAAATCATTCTGTACTAAGATTTGACAATGATCATACGGAACTCTTAGATATTCTGATAAAGCACAAACAATATATTCTAACATTATTTTCCAAGAATCTGAACCATTACTACTTAAGATTAGATTTCTTGGAACCATAGCATAAACTTTATTTGGGTTAAAACATAAAATCTTATCCCAAACTTCAAAACGGAGTCTAATATCATAAATTCCACGTGGAAGAAGACCTGGTTTTCCATTACTCTGAAAAGTTTCTACTAGACAATCTAAGACATCACAAAATATTACTTGTTTCTGTCGATCAATTTCTTTTCTTCCATTATTTGTATTACTACTTCCCCAGGATCCTCCAGTATTACCACTACTACCCCAGCCAGAAGATCCACTCCAAGATCCTCCTGAGTTTCCCCAAGAATTTCCTCCTGCCGGTTTTGTTTGCCATGGATACTGTTGATTATTACTTCCTCCCCACGAAGATCCTCCTCCGTTATTGTTCCAAGATGGAGTTGATGGTTGACCCCAATTACCTCCACCTACACTTTGTCCAAATGGTGTCTGTTGCATAATTTTTTCATTCAATTCTTTTTGACCTTTAACTACTTTTTCTATTCTCTCATCCTCCTCTGCTTCATCGATTTCATTGATATCATCATCGTCATCATCTCCTGAATCATATGGAGGTTCTTCCGAAGAGTAGTCAGGCTTTAGATATTCTTTAAATTTATTATCTTCTTCCATAAGTTTTATAGTTTATGTTTATCACTTATAAGGATTTCCGGATTTAATAAAAGCTCATCAAGTTTAGCTAAATGAGACTTCTCCATATAAAGTCTCCATAATTCTGTTTTACGAGCTTCCTTAAAACATTCTATAACTTTTTGAGCATCTAATTCTACGCTTCCGATAATCATATATCTATTATCATTTGTACATTTCGGTTCTATACCAAAACATCCTTCTCTAATAAAAGCGTAGATAGTTTCATAAGATGGTCGTTTTAATATAACAGGAACAGTTATATTAATAGAAAGACCTGTACTTGTTGAAAGAATTAAAAATGTATCTCTAGTAGAATGTAATTTAAAATAATAATTCGATATAACAATATCTGCTATCATAGGAAATATTCTTTTGAATTATTTATCATATCTTTTAATATAGTCAATTGAGTGTCATCACCACCCCAAAATTTATCATTAAAAGCTTTCTTCATACCCTGAATTATCTTTTTATAATCTATTCCTTCTACTGTCCCTAAAACTTTAACAATTGATCTATTTGACATTTTTTCCGGTAACTCAAAATAAAACCTACCAAAACCAATAGATTCATATATATATCTTTTCGTCTAGGTCTTTTAAGATAATTATAGTGTTGATCATCAATACATATGTAAATATCTAAATTTTTCATAGTTCGAATTATTACTTCTCTTAATTCAATCATATCGTTTGTATCAACTATTATCCCTGTCATGTAAATTTTATATTATCTAAGTTTTTTACTAAATGTTTCAAATCATTCGCATAAGGACAATTTTTAGATCCTTGGATAAATGATTTTTTGAGTTCTTCTAGGTCAACACTAACTTCCTGAATGATTAAGCAATCGATCATATTTCTATATCGAAGATGTTCTAATAAAGAAGTATCATCACAAAATCGAAATATACAAAATTTTCCAAGACAAGTTTTTACATAAATTTGTTTAGGAGTTATTCTCTTAGTCGCTAACCCATCTAAATTATATTCTAAAATAAAGTTCTCTCCAAGAATATTTCCACTAACAATTCCAATATCAGTTGATAATTCTTTTTGAAGTCTTCTGTAAAAACTAATCTTCACCATCTCCAGTTCCTGCTTTAATAGATAAAATAGGTTTAATAATTTCCAAAATTTTCACTGTATCTTGTATTCCAGTTATTATTTTAGAAGGATCTTTATATACCTCGGGCGCTTCATCAATACAGGCGAGACATACAGAACTAGAATATACATTGCCCATACTTTCTTTAAATTCTTGGAGACTTAATCGTTCTCTTGCTTCTCGCCTAGACATTAAGCGCCCAGCACCATGAGGAGCACTATAATTTCTATCAGGATTACCAAGACCTTCACAAATTAAGGTTCCAAAAGCCATGTTCATAGGGATAATTACTTTCTGTCCGGCGTAAGCTTGAATAGATCCTTTTCTAATTATTCTATCTCTTGGATCTATATAATTATGAATAGACTCAATCCTCTCAAGCTCTTTTCCGAGTCCAAGAGCTTTTTTAATTCTCTCTGATATCACCATTCGATTATATTCTGCATAAGCTTGAGCAAAAAACATATCCCCGAGATAACCAGATATATCTTCATGTGTTACTAAGAATCTACTAGGCGGAATTGTATATCGGCCGGAAGCATGAAGTTTTTCTATTTCTTCTTTGATTTTCTTCCCTTGACCTTTATACTTCTCCTTAATTCCTCTCTCGGCCGCTTTCATATCCGCCTCAATTATCCTAGTTTTCCCAATTTGTTTTTTCCAATAAGCAAGTATTTTTATTCCTAAGTTTCTCGATCCTGTATGAATAGTAACCCAAACAGACTCTTTATCTTCTTCTACCTGTCCAAGTTCTATAAAATGATTCAATTTTGTTACTAATACCTTTTCAAGTATTGGATAGGTCATTTCTGCCTATCTCTAGTAGTTCTTTTTCCTACTAGTTCGGAGCACACCTTCTGACTTTTATGCCAGGCCAAGTCCCTCTGCTCTCTACGGGGATATAAGTTTTAACACTATAACCTTCCCTCGGTGATTAGCATCTCAGCTTCTCCCGATATGGACGACTTTTACAACGAATGACTATTAATCATTCTGGAGGCAATCAATTTTTCTCACCTCCACCAAGAGTTCCAAGAGATTTATAGAAAATTCCCTCAGACATACCAATTCTTTTAAGGGTTTTTGATATAAATTTCTCTATCTCTCCAAGACCCTCATAACATACAAATTCAGGCCATAAACTTCTTGCTCTTTCAAGTTTTGTTTTAAAAAATTTCTTGAATTCTTTTTCTTGGATAACAGTTTTCTCATTAATCTCCATACCCATTGGAATATCTCTACGAATTCTAGCATCCCAAAGAGCTAATTCTGGATCTCCCGAAGGCATTTTATATTTTACACTTAACATTCCACAATTACCAGTAATAAAAATTCTTCCATTTCTTCTACATACAAAATATCCAGTATCCGTGGTAAAACAATATTTAAATCCATCAATAGAAGGAACAATACTAGATTTTTTATTATAAGTAACTATTTTATTCCTAGCAGGACTCACATAATAAACTATATTCCATCTCTCTTTTCCTAAAATTTCTGAAATTCCTGCTCTAGTATTTGTAGCCGAAAATGCAAATTGAATTACATCTATATTATCTTTATTAGTATTTGAATAAGAACTTCTATATCCATTATGTCCATCCCAAAGTAAACACTCTTCTTTTACTATTTCAAGTTGCTCTTTAGTAGCCAGATAATACTTTTTAAGATCTTTGTTTATTGAAAAATCTACATTAAATCGTATAGAAGTAGATTTATCTTTTAATATTGAAATTTTATACTCAATATTAGCATCCTCTAATAATTTTTTTGCTCTTTCTATTTTTCTTTCTTTTCTAAAATGTAATTCTATTCTATTATGATCTTTAGCAGGTATTATCTTTCCATCCGCTTGTACCATAATATCTATTCTAATCATTTCATTGGACAAACTAACACCTGGGTTATTAGATATATTAAAACAAGTTTTAAATCCATAAAAACCTTTAGATAAATTGAGTTTATCTAATTCTATTGGAGTAATTTTTCTATGATTCAATTTATGTCCCTTCCAATATCCAGAGTATACTAATAAATTATGTTCTGAACTAATCAATTGATCTAATCCACTTTTCTTATTATAATATTGATGAAATTCAGTACAAGGAGATTTTATATACTTTATAGGTTTTAAAAATTTTCCCTCATCCGTTTCCGGATCAAATTGCATAATCTCTTCATCAGCATAGTTAGATATTTTAATCCACCCAGTTGGTGTTAACACTTCTGTATCACAATCTAGACACGATATATCACAGCCAACTACATCAGGATCAAGAGGACCGCCAGAATAAGTTTGAGTATATCCTACTACGCAACCTTTCCCACAATGAACATCCTCCATAATCCTAACTGTTTCATTCTCAGTCATTTTAGTATTTAAAAGTTCGTAGACTTGAGAAACTGCTTCTGGTTCAATATTATCAGTAAAGACAATTGCTTTACCATATTTTCCTGTTATTTCCATATCCCTATAATTTCTTTGATAAACTATAAATCCAATGACGTCCTTCTTCAGTCCACCTCTTTACATTTCTTGGTTTTCCTGCCTTGTCAAATATAGTAACTATTTTTGTATATCCAAATTTATCAAATGGTTCCTTTAAGTACCATTTCTTTTTATCATGAGATCTAAAAATTAAATTATTCTTCTCTAATAATCTTAATAATTCTATATTAGATATTCCAAGACCCAAATCTTTCACTATATCTCTTGTTGAATATAGATTTTCTGAAGTAGTTAGGACTCGATTACAATAATCTACTTGAGGCTGTTGATTTTGAATAGTAATCTGTAGGTTAGTAATTTCAGAGGTTAATCTTCCAATTTCAGCGTCTCTCAGAGCAAATCCATTATTTATAATTTCGTCTAATTTTCTTAGACACCATACTCCAAATTTAGGACTACACCACATAGCAAAATGAATAGCTATTAATCTATGCATCCAAGTACCTTGATTCTGAGGAATACCTCCTTTAATAACTACTATTAATTCCGATATCGGAATTCCGATATCGATCGAGACCTCATTGATTAATTCTTTTGTCTGTTGATTACTAAGATAATGACCTAACTGCTTCTTACAAACTTTTGCTATCTCAGTAGCATTAATCATGACATCATTACTTGTCAATGCAAATGGAATAATACATCCATTATACTCAAAATTTAATAATTCATTCATACTTATATAAAATAAAGGGAGTAAATCATATTACTCCCCTAAAACTTATTTCTTTTCTTCAACAGCTTCCTGTCCCTGCGTTTCTTCTTTAGAAGGTTTGTCTTCTTTAACTGGACCTACAAACAATCCGCGAAGAATACACATCTTATTTTCTAAGGTACACTCTGAATGTTCCTTATTATAATATTCACAGATATCAGGGCAACATTTATCGATTACTTCGTCGAGATAAACCAATTTTTTATTTCCGGCGATTTTTTGTAATATATCAGGCTGATCTTTGAAAATTTCCTCAAGAGTGCCTTCTTTTGGAACCATTGAAGTTAAATCTGAATCTTCTCCTTCATTAGCTCCAAGATCATTACAAAAATCGATAAATGATAGTTCTTCATTTCCGGGATCTCTAGGATCAGGGATAAAAGAACAACATTTTCCATAAGGACATTCTTTATCACAAATTAAATGTGATGTTGGAATTTCCTCAATGGGTCTAAAGACTACCACTTTTTCTCCGTTAGATGTGGGAACTTTTACTGTTTTTAACTTTTTCATAATTTAATTCATTAATGTTATTTAATTCTTTACGCATTTATTTTCGAAGCGGATTCTGTATTAATTTCCGCTTCATATATAAGAATTTCAGGGGAGAAGAAAATAAAAAGAAGGAAGTATTTCATTCCTTCTTCTTAAATGTTCTAGTTTAGTTAGTTACTGCATAAAGAATTGTGTTCCCTTCTCTTCTAAGAGTAAATAGTCTTTCAACCTCATTATCACTTATTATTTTATAGTCCTCTCGTTTTTTAGAAACTAGATAATCTTTAATAAGTCCATAATTAAATGACTCTATCACAAGATGACAACCATTTGGAGTATTAATTTTTCCTAGAATATTAGTATATCCTGAGATAAATTTTTCTATATCATGTTGATAGGATTTATCTTCAGAATCAATATCTAAAATCCACCTAGGTTTATCTACAACTCCTTTTGATTGAACCGTTTCATTACTTAAGGCTACTTTCTTTGGAAGATTATGTATATTTGTATAATCATTGTTTGCTACTCTCTTAGAATATTCAAACATACATTGCTTTCCAAATTTTTCCAAAGATCTTGGTGTAATAGATATGTAAGCTCTTGCTTTATAATGTTCACACATCTCCGTTAATCGATTCCAGGATTTTTCAAGAACTCCTAAATCTGTCACCCACCAAGCATATCTCTGTATTTCTTGAAGAGGTAAATCAGGATTCTCTTTTCTTCTTTGTATAACTTGCACAAAATAATATATCTCCGGTTTACCTTTAGAAGATATCTTAAATTTTAGAAGACTTTTTACTGTCTCTAAATTATTTATTACTCTCATGATTTTATAGTATTTAGTAAAAATTTCCAAGAAACTGTTGCTATATGATCTGAAGAAAAGATATCAACCGTCTTACTAGTACTCTCAATCAATGGAAAATGTTTATCATTAAATCTCGTTGTTTTTGACATAATGATCTGAAACTTTCTTCTTCTAAGCTCTTCATTATATTTAGTGAGATTAGTTTTCCATTCTTTTCGAATCTCTTCGATTGGCCTTTTTCCAAAACCAATAGAGTCTAAGAATACTTTGATTACACTACTTTTTGGTAATGCTCCTCTTTGATATTCTTTATACATAAGTTGTCTTTTTTGTTTTTCTCCAGGGATACCAGAAATAAAACTAACCAATTCCATTATCATTTCTGATTTTCTTGTAGCTTCTTTATCAGTTTCCTTCTTAGGGAAGTAATAATCTCCAACTATTCCAAGAGATTTAAGAAACTCTATTTTTGGATCTAAAGTTACCTTCTCAGGATAGTACTCTTGAATATATTCATTAGCTATTGCTGCAAGTTTATACTTAACTTCTAATCGAGAAAGGTAATAACTACTAATATCTCTAATTGCACACTTAGTTACCACTGGAAGAGATGAGATATCTATTAGATACTCTCCAGAAAACACTAATTCTGATTTTATTATCCCCAGTCGTTTAAATTTCCCGGCGAGTTTATTGGAAATTATAACTCCTATTAAAGACTGATTAAGAAGACCATCCTTTACTAAACATATAGATTGTCTTGTTTTATATGTTTTTTCGCCGGGTTCTATTCCGACTGTATTTTCTGGGATATTAACTACCACATTAGTATCAAAGCAGATTCCTAAGTTAGCTCGTCTTTTATTTCCAATCGTTCCTGTCACTTTCGCCCATTTATCTTTTTGGTAAGTAACAGCAGTATTACTATCCACTTTTTTAGGAGAAAGTCTTTTATATTCTCCGATCAACTCTGGATTAATAAGAATACTTGCATTATCCTCAATTAAATCAGTTATTAACCTACTAATTGAATATTTATTATAATCTGAATAAATTTTTGGATACTTAGTTTTTCTTTCAATAGGTTTGGGTGTATATTCGGAACGTTTAATAATATCATTAAGATCTTCAATATAATTAGTCATCCCTACACGACCGTACATCTCGTAAAAACCTTCGATAACTATTTCATCTTTTGTTGCTTGCGCTAAAAGTTCAGCAGTATCTAGGTATTCAAGTTTAATTGTACTTCCTAAAAAAGATAATATAATTCTAAGATCCTGGGTTGAATAAGTTTCCCCAGAGTATCTTTCAACTCTTTTTTCTCTTACTATTCCCCATGCAGATGCGTAATTATGAACACTAGGACTAACTCTTATTTTATTTTTTCCATAAGAATCCATTATTAACCAAGGATTACCAGAAGAACTAAGTTTATCTGCTAAAAGTATATATTGATACTTTAGATTTTTCTTATTTCTCAGGATAATCTCAGTACTTTTCCCATACTCATAATCACAGTACTTTACTAATTTTAATCTTGAACCATTAATTTTAATTTCTTTTTCCATAATTCTTATGTTTATTGTTATTTATTATTCATTAGTAAGAGTTTCAAGAGCTTCTAAAAAATCCAAGATATTCATTATAAAATTACGATAACTTTTATCTGGTTTATCTGGAAGTCTAAGAGAATACTCAATAAAACCTCGTAATTCTATATCAGAAGGACAAATATTCATTATAATATCTTTGTAAAGATTATTATGAACTGTTTCTGAGATTATAAGATTATTTTTAAGCTTTCTAAATAAACTTCGTTTTGTTAATTTTTTATAATTATCCTCAGAATGTAAATAAACAGGTAATACCATTACTAAATCTCTAACTTCAGAAGGACTAATCCAGTTCCCTATTGGAGATCTAGCTGCATTTAATTCTTCATAGTTCTTTAGAATATGATAATCCAAAAGTTTATTTCGAAGAATAGATATATTTTTATCATAAATAAATTTTATAAATTCTTCTCTATTAAATAACTGATTAAATCTGATATAACCAACTATAATATTTTTGTTATATCGTAATCTATAAAATTCAATACTTTCTATTTTTATTTTCTTCATAACACATATAAGGAAAATAAACCCCGACCTATCACAGGCAGGGGCTCACACTATAATATGCAATTCAAAGGATTTTCTCTTTTCCATTTATAAGGATTTAAAGCCTTAAAATTGATAAACAATAAGAATCATGGAAAATATTAATGAAGAAAAAATTAAAAAATTTAAAAAGATTACAGAATTAATTTTGAATGGACTAAAAGAAAGAGGAATAAATCCCATCTTATCTGAGGACGACACTTCCCCTAATGAAAAGTGGGGAAATAGTATGACAATGTCTTTCAGTTTTTCTAATGGAGGACTTAAATATTGGTATCTCGGAATTTGGGGATGTGGGAGATGGTCTGAAACTTACGATTGTGATAATTCTGAGGACTATATATCAGTCTTTCTAATTCACAAATGGACGTATGATAAATTTAGACCTAGTAGTTCAGATATAGAATACAGAATTACATTAAACGATAAACCTGTAGAAATATATCATGTAATTCAAGAGTTAGAAGAAATTCATAAAAATCCTATTCAAGAATATTATAAAACTTTTTGGGAACATAAAAGTGATCATGATATGCCTTGTCTTGAATATTTTAGAGATTGGTGGTTTTATGAAGTTACTTATCCGATTCAAGAAAAATTGAGATATAAATGGAGTGTAAAAATATTATATAATTTTCTTAAAGTATTATCATGGATTGACCCTAGAGTCTCACGAAGGAAGTTATTTAAAGAAGAAGGGTGTATTCCAATCTATACTTCCGGATTTTTAGCGACGGAATGGGCATCAAGTCGTGATTGGGCTTTTAATAGCTTTGCATGGTTATATGAAAAATTTCCATGGTGGTTATGTAAAATCTGTAAACATAAATTATTTGATGCACACTGGAACGTCGCTGATTTTCCGGAAGAAGTAACAAATACTTTAGAAAAAAGAATGTGGAAAGGAGTAGTAATATGAAAAAGTTTAAATTTGAGGAATGGTTAGATGAGAAAGGTGGAGGTTGTGAACTCATTTTAATATGTCTTTTTTGGAAATTTATATTTGATCCTATTATATACCTAACTACCAAAGATATGGATTGGGTAGTAGCATCACAAACTCCATTCATAATATTTATTCTAACTCCATACATATTATTTAGAACAAGAAAAAGATGGAAAAAGAAAGATTAGATTTATTATTAGTTTATGCAAATGATCTATATAGATATATTGCTAAGAAACTTGGAGAAGATTATGAGCCAAAAAATTTAATTGGTCTTTTAGGATGGTTAGACGAACATAACGTAATAATACATATCCAACCAGAATTTTATAGTCAAGGTATAAATTGGAATTGGCAAATTTCATTTTATAATCCAGAAACTTTTGATGATCCAGATCTTATGGATGGAACTGGATTATATGGAGATAATGGAGAATATCCTACTAGAGGAAAAGCTATGTGTTGTAGTATTGTTAGAGCACTAGAATTATATATCCTTGAGATGATAGATTCTGAAGAAATTCTAGGCGATTACAAACTTCCAATGCCTTCTGGAACAACAGTACAAGATCTCTTAATTTACATGATAAGAAATCAATATTCTGTAACAGTAGATGAAAAATGGTCGGAAATGAAAAGAAAATCTATTAATGAATACTTTAATTACTTAAAAGAAAGGATAATAGAATGTTGGGAAAAAGTTGTCTAGGATGTTTTATGTTCTTGGTAATAATGTTCTTAGGATGTTTATTCCTAGGATTTATAACTAAGATTGTATTCGCGCTATCAGTAGGAGTATTTATTCTTACAGCATATATCATTGGAATAATTTTTATGGCTTTCGTGATTTATAATGCAATTAAATTTTTACTTACATCATGAAATGGAGAAATTTTATACAAGATTTAGTTCTGATAATTATTGGAGTTATTCTTTCAATAATTCCAGAAAAATCAGAATTTACAGAGATGCTAACTACATTCTTCATAACAGGAGGAGTTGTTAAATTAGTTTGGGATTTTATAGTAAATAGTGATGAGGATTGATTATGGAAACTATAGAAATAAATTATAAATATAAACCAGGAACAAGATTATATCGAGTTACTTATGGAGAGCTTAAGTATTATGATGTTGAATGCGTAAATATAAACTTATCATTAAATCGAGATGAACCGCTTATAACATATCAACTCAGAGTTAATAATTCATCAGGAAACAGAGATACAACTTGGGATTTTGAAATTGATAAATATTATTCATTAACCCCAGAAGAAGCTTTAAAGAAACATTCAGCGGAGTTATTAGAAAAATTTAATTCTAAAGATAAATGACGATTATAGTAATTATATTCTCAATAATAATATGTCTAATAGGAGTTTATTTTCTCTTAATTGAGACTAGAAGAATAAGAAAATGGCTAGGAATTGGACTAATTCTTATCACAGCGTGTATTGTATCTACTATTTATACTGAATGGGTAAATAATAGAGTATTTCAGTATTATACACTTAAGATTACTCTCAAAGATAATACCGAAAAAGTCATAGAGTACGTTAAAGCCTCTGAGTTATCTATACGATTTGCTGAGGATTCAACTATTATAGTTTGTGATACTATTCCTAGTGTAGTAAAAATAGAATTAATTGAAGTAAAACAAAAACGTTATGGAGAAGTACATAAGAACGCTAATTTCTAAAGGAATGTCCAGAATAGAGGCTGAAATGTTTATAGACGGATTAACAAAAGTTATTCTAGAAAAAAGAGAACCAGAACCAATTAAAGCAATATTTCCTACATACTATAAAATTAAAAAAATAGATTCAAATACTAATGAAGATCTTGGTTTCATAAAGTTTGATGTAGGATTTGATGCTAAATTTTTTGATTATGATACTGCCAAAAAAATTTGTACATATTTAAATGAACATGATATATACAGACAATTAGATTCAATCGATGCTGTAAATTATAATAAAAAACCATGGTTAACTATAACTCGCGATTGGAGATCTTATGTGAAATATATTACAAATGAAGGTAATGTTTTTTATATAGAAGTGAATTGGAAGATAGGACAAGCAAGTTGGAAAATAGTACCATTTTATGATTAGAATATTACTCTGTGGGTTAGCAATCCTATTTGTAATTGGAATTTGGACTATAGAATTTATACAAAGATTATATGGAAAAATACTTGGAAAAATTAAAAGCGCTTGGAGTAAAAGATGAAGAAGCTGCCAAGAATCTACTTAAAGAAATAATCAATGATATTCAAGAAAAAGACATCATACATTTGATCATTTATTACCAAACAGGAAGTTCTTTTGAAACGCATAATGATGTAGATATTATTGATTATCCTTGGAATAATATATCTATCGCAAAAGAAAATGAAGAAGCAATTCGACAGCATTATAAATTTGCAATGGATTTAGGATATATATGTACTTCTGAATCAAGAGAAAAACTTAAAAAAGAAGCTGCTAAGAATTGGTGGTATGTAGAAGGACAATACAGTAGATATTCTCTGAAGTTAAAGAAAAATGATGGAACTTTCTTTACTTATAGTACTCCATGGATTGGCTACTTTGAACGTTTAAATGACATAGAAATAAAAATTTGTAACAGTTAATAATATTAACTACACTAGTCTATTATGGATTGGTGTAGTTATTTATTTTGCTCCTTTAATAGGATGAGAATCTTATATGTGAAAGAAAATATTTTTATTAATTAAAACAATAAAATTATGTTAGAATTTAAACCAGAAAAAGAATTAACAACATTAGACAAGTACAAAAAGTTATATGGTTTCTATGAGGGAAATCTAAATTATGTCCCTAGAGGGGGAGATCTAACAAAACATATTGGATCTTCTTTAGCATTAATTGATTATTCTAGAGATGAAACTGGAAGATGGGACTATTCTCTTAAAGAAGTAAAAGTTGAGGATATAACTGATTATGATCCTATGACTACAACTTCGATTATTAAATATAAAATAATTGGAGAAGAGGAAGTCAAAGAAGCTAGAATTATTCCGGAAGGTTTTAGTTTTGAAAGTCCAGAAGAAACGGGTAAATCATTAAGATTTCTTCCGTTATCAATGCATTTTAAAGTTCAGGAAGAGAAAGCTTTTTATGATAGACTTTTAGCGAAGTTTGATAATGCTAAAACACTATCCATTGAAGCTCTTGAAAATCTATCAAACTCTAAAGAACAACCAGAACTTCTAGGACGTAATTATAATATTGCAGCAGTAATTAAAACTGATGAAGAGACTCCAGAAATTCTATACTTTAGAATTGATAAACTAAAATTAAAACACAATAAACAAGATAATTATGCGATTACTTTAACTAACGAAGATAAAGATAAAACATATACATTCTTGATTGATTCTAAAGCAGAGTCTTATGAATTCTCTTATGGAAAAGAAAAAATAGGAGATCTTAAAATCTTAGATCTCCAAAAATTATAAAAAAAAATAAACCCAGGCCCTATTATATAAAATAAGGCTTGGGATTTTTATTTCTACACAAATAATGCTGGTTTACATCTACTTCTCCAGTCTAGAAGATAACCAGGCTCAATCTCTTCTAAAAGTGTTGAAGTTTCTTTTAATTGAATAATACAATCTAGACATAAATTTATACCAGAATTTTTGCTTCCAAAGGCAAGATATTCTTTTTTCTCTTTTTCTAGCTGATTATATTCAAATCTAGAGCATAAATCAGACCATGCTCCTTCTTCATACATATTTTTTCCACAAATTGCACACTCACACTGTCCTAAACCAGCAATAGGAAAAAGTTGTTCAGGATCAGTAAAAGAATGAAATAAATGTCTCATAAATCTTCTATACTGTTCTGTACGATAAGCCTCCACAAGTAATCCAATTTCTCCAAGATCTGGTTGAAGAGATCCTTGTGGATTTTTATTTTTTCTATAAGCTATAATTCTCTCTGGAAGTTGTCGATCTAAGAGTGGTCTGGGGAAAAGGTATAAATAAATTAAATTTTTCTCTTCCACGCTTAGTGTCTGATTTACCCTTAAAGAATTAATAACTTCATGTGCATCACAATCTTTTAGTTTGTCAATGTAAAATTTTAAAGAATTCATGGTTTTATTGTTTAATGTTAATGATAATACATTAATAAGAGTTTGTGGGGAACAAAAAAGAGAACTTAAGATCTTCTCCTAAGTTCTCCCAACAAAACCATTTTCTTTATATTAAACTACCCAAGAAAGTATTCAGATTTTTCATAATCCTCTTTTCTTTTAGGCTGTGGTGTAGTTTCTTCCAAAATCGTACTCGTAAGGATGACTTTATCTCTCTTCTTTTCACGATATTCATCTTTATGGTGTACGTGTTGTTCACTTACAATGTCTTCTCTAACAAAGTAGTTTTCATTCTTTTCCATGTCTTTTAAGTTTTTCATTTTTGTTTAATTTTATTTTACATATATAAGGAAATTGGGGATTCTGAAAATACCTTAATTTCTAGTATTCTTTTAAATCCACTCTTCGGACATGGAAGTCTTGATTCTAGAATATCAAAACTTTCCCTAAATCTAGTTCCATAAAATTCTTCAGGACTTGGATCAGGATACACCAAGAAATCTCCGGTTGGATAATATCCTTGATTTTCTCTTATGTCTAAAAGAAGAGGATTTACTTGATTTAATTCATCTAAAGATATCTCAGTAATTGATATATTTTCCTCACCTTCATCACAATCTACTTCTATGATAAACGTATAGTTATTATTTCTCTCAGGAACCATAATCTACTTCAATAATATGCTCTGGACTAACTTTTTTCACTAGAATAACCCCATTTCCAGATATAAATACTTCATCTTCTAATCCTTCTAAATCTACTTTAAGTATTGCTATCTCAGGACCTCTTCGAAGAGCTACATTTCTTGCTGTCAAAGGATCTGAACTTAAGTGTACGTATTCTCTACTCCCCGGGACTAACCCATCTCTAAATATACTTTCTAAAAACTTCCTTTGCGTTCCATGATAGACAATATTACATCCTGTATACTTCTTAAAATTAGCATTAATACCTTTAACACTATGACCTTGAAGTGCACGAATCTTTCTTAAGTCGGCCGATAATTCATAGCGCTTTTTATTATCAGTATCTACTATTTCTTTTAGTTCAGATATAGTCCAGCCATGATCAATTAACTTCTTTGTTTCTAACCAACCTTCTAAATCAAGCGCTCCTTCTACTTCGGCCGGATTATGTCTTAGAATATATGCTAACTCTTTTCCTCTATTCTTCTTCATATAATCTTCCTATTTTTATAAATTCTCCTATTAAATTTACAGTTTCAGTTATAAAGTTTTCATCATTATATGTTGATGTTGATACTAAAATCTGTTCAGAATACCCAAGATATCCAATATTATTTATCACTCTATCTCGAATATACTGAAAATTTATTTCACATTTATCTAGAATTGAATTTATGTAGTTACTTTCTGGATTAATTTTAATAAGATCTTCTAAAAACCTCATAAATCTACATTGCGTTCTACTAGTAAATTTCATTATTTTATCCAAAGGTTCTAAGTAATCTCGAAAAAGTTTTCCTAAGAAATAGAATGAAAGCTCATCTATCTTTAGAAAATTTCCATTACCAGTATAATATTCTACTAAATAGTTAGAGCTATCACTGAGATCTAAGCAAACTTTGAAAGGTTCCATGAGATTTACAAAAGATTCATCCTCCTGAAGAAGTTTTCTGTGAAAATACGTATCTATATCTCTACATAAACTCAGATATTCTTTATATGTTTCTTTACATATTCTTCTTAGTCTATTCACATGATCTTCCATACCACCAGATTAAAAATTTTCTTAACTTTTCATCTTTCCAATTAGGTGTAAAACAATTAACAATTCTCCTTCTTATTTCTGTTCCAGAATAAGTTACATGCACATCATCTTTTTGATCAGGATAAATTTTTATATTATAGAATCCTCCATTTTCTTTATATCTCTCAGCTACAGAATCTCTAGAACCACATATATAAATTTCAGAATCTTGTGGTATTTCCTCAAGACTTTTTAAATAATTAATTCTATGATCTAGCGTTTCAACCCATTTAGGATAATTACCTAGATCACTAATTTTAAATATTTTCATCTTTGGATAGGACTCAAGTACCATTTCTTTCCTTGCTTCAAAAGGGAGAGGATCATGTGCAGTTCTTTCTGAGTTTTTTGTTTCTCCTATAAAAATAACTACATTATTATTTCCAAAATCTCCTCTAACTTTATCTAATAAATAGTTATGTCCTCTTGTTAGATTATCTACTTGAAATCTACCAACAATTACTCCAATCTTTGTGCTCATTTCTTTTTTCTTTTATTATATGTTCTTTTTAATACATTTGTTTTAAGATATTCTTCACAACCTGTAAAAATTCTTCCTAATTCTGCTTTATTATCATAAGGCATAACAAATTTCCTATTCACTAAAGCAGTCGGAACCTGGTGAAGAGTATACAGAGCAGTTCCTTTAAAGAATCTAGATCTTTCAAGTTGATATCCTACGAACCCTTTAGCCTCTCCTGATGTAGTAATTGATAAGACAAATGATATCTCTCCAACTACTTTAAAAACAATACAATAGTGAAGTATAGGTCCAATAGGAAGAAATGCTACATCACCTCTTTCAATAGTTTCAGGTCTAAGTCTTTCTATATACATCGGAAGATATTTCTCCCTAAGATCGGCTGGAATTTTCTCTTCTAACTCCTTTGATCTAGTTACTATCTCTTCTTCCCTTTGTGATATAGATTTTTCTTCAGAGTCTCCAGCCGTAAGTGAGGGAGTTATAAACTTCCGCTTAATATCTAAAATTTTTTCAATGCAATCCCTATCTTCAGGCTTTTTATACCAAATTTTAATCAAATCCATAACTTTATTACATCTAGTTCTTGTTGCCTCTGGACTAACTACTCCTGGACCAACCATGAGAAATCTAATCATCTCATCCAAACCTTCAGTAATTGTCTTCTTAATACTATTTTTGATACTCTTATAGTTATTTATTGATTTTCTAATATCACCTAATTCTGTAACAGCTTCTTTAATAGTTTCCATAGAGTTAATTTTTCATTACTTTATCTATTACTAATTGTTTTATATCATCTTCAGTTAAACCAAAATAATTACTAAGATTTTTAAGAATAAATACTCCTTTATAATGCTGAGTAGGATTAAGAATACTATCTAGAGAGGTATCACTATAAAGACTTTTATATTGTAAGATTCGTTTATATTCAACATTATCCTTTTCAAGTAATTTCTCTATATAGAATTCTTTTAATTTCGGATAATTTCCTAAGAAAAATTTAAGATCAATCTCAAGAATACTAAGATAATACCCATCTGTTACGTTTAAATCAACTAATGGTTTACTAGATAATGCAGAGAAATCTATAGAATCTACATGAGAAAGAGATTCAATAACATCCACAATTACATCTCTTGGGTTATAAGTATCATCTACACCTACCAAAAGTTGCTCAATCTCTGTTCCTTTCATAGCAGTTTTCTTAATATCTAAAACTCCTCCAGTTATACCATCCCTTATATTATCTACATTTTCAAGATTTTCGGAGAAATATCCTTGAATAAAATCCTTTATATTATTATTTTTTCCTGATAATTTTTCTAAAATATTATTTCTCTTATTTATCGGAATACATAAATGTATTTCTCGATCTGATTCAATATCTAACCAATATGAATCAAAGAAATTTAAAAATATACTTGATACCTTTTCACGTCCTCCACTATAACTGAACTGTTTGAGCGAAAAAGGTTCAATATAACTTCCTAGATAAAGAACTAATTCCATCGGAGATAATGCATATACATATCCAGGTTTCCATTTTGTCGTTTTAGGTTTTGTTGCAATCAATTTCCCAATCTCCGTAGAATATATAAATGATTTATTTGTTGAATCTTCCTTTACTAATTTTAAACTAGGAAAACATCCAATACCTAAAGAGAAAGTTCCGTGTAGATTTCCATCAGAAACACATCTAGTATCTTGAAGAATCTTAAAAAATCCTTCAATAGCTACATAAATATAAACGTTTCGCCCTGGGAGTTTTGAATCTAATTCATCATTTTGAATCCTTACAGCTACTCTAGGTCCACCCTCTCCATACTTAACATTATATCTTCCATATGAAGAAAAGAGTGAATTCTCTGCTAAAGATATATGAAATCCAGAGTTAAGTACAACAACCTCAGAGATATCTTTCTCTTCCACTGTTTTGTTACCATTCAAATTGAAATTAGCTGACTTAACACTATTATATACTTTATTACGCAATGGTTTTGTTAAGTCCTTTTTATTTACAACTTCTGGAAACAAATCTGTTCCATGGTCAAAATAAACTAATGTTATTTCATACGGAATATTCAAATTTTTCATATTTTTTATTTTATTTTACATTTATAAGGGACTTAAAGCTTTATTTATGTAATAAAATTTTAATAAAGAATAATAATGAAAAAGAAAATTTATTTTATTTCAGGACATAGAGATATTACTGAAAAAGAATTTAAAGAATGGTATGTTCCTCGTCTTGTAGAAGCAGCGGCCGAAGATTCAGAATTCGTAGTAGCTGAATGTATCGGAGTTGATAGATTAGCTCAAGATTGGTTAAGAGATAATCTTAAGAATCATTCAAGAGTTACAGTTTATCATATGCTTGAAAAACCTAGATATTTAGCTTCTATGTTATTTAAAACGGCCGGAGGTTATCAAGACGATGTTCAAAGAGATTCAGCAATGACAACTATATCAACAGAAGATATCGCATTTATTCGGAAAGGTAGATGGACTTCTGGAACCGCACAAAATATATTAAGACGTTATGAAAAAACTAATTAATTGCTTCTTTAAGGGTATATTTGCAACTGTTATGATTGCAATAACTGGGCAACTTTACTGGAATTTTTATATAGTAGAGAAGTTTGGAATAGGAAAAGTAGTAGAAGATAGTTCTGTATTTATAATTGGAGCAGCTGTATTATACTCTATCTTTGCTCTCTTAACAGGAAGAAAAGATGAAGAAGTATATGAAAAATTTGATTGGATAGAATTAATAAGTCTATTTATAGGAAATATATTTTTAATATATCTATTCAAATAAAATAATCAAAGAGGGAGGAGACAACTTCCTCTTTTTATTCCTTAAAAGCCTTATTAATGATGAGATAATAAATATTAATGAAAAACAATAAACAAAAGTATTATGAATTCAAAACAATTTATAGCAATTACAACCGGAACGGCAATAGTATCTGGTATAGTAGGAAAACTTATATATAGGTAATAAAACCTGTAAGGAAAAAATGAATTATTACAAAGAAACATCTATTAAGCTTTTTCACTCTTTAGAAATCAAAGAAGAGGAGCTTAATAGATTAAAACAAGCTAATAAAGATCAAACTGAGATTATCAGAGATCTCACAGCAAAAAATGAAGAATTAAAACAAACTTACGAGATCCAAACTAAAACTATTAAGGATCTTGTAGAAGAAAACAAAAAACTCGAAAAGAAATTAAAGGTATCAATTTCAGTAAGAGGGAAATTATTGAATAAACTTAGTAGTCTTCACAGGTTAGTTAAAAACTTAGAACCTACAGGAGACTTAATGAAACAATATCAAGAATTTATCCTTACACCGAAAAGAGAACATGATGCCATAAAAGACGAGGAAATGATGAAGGAAGGAGTTTGATCTCCTTTCTTTTTTTTCTTCTCATCCTTTAAAAGCCTTATTAATGTAATTAAAACTTAAAAGAAAAGAAGAATGGAAAAGAATTATGAAAAACAAATATTTCCAGAAGAAGGAAATATCTTAGGGACAGTAAAATTTAAATTCCCGGGAGAAGGAGAATACAGTCTTGCTTTTAATGGCAGGAGTAGTGTTAAAATTCAAGACATAGTAAATAAAGTATGTCTAGGAAAGAGAATAAAAATAAAATTACAAAAACTCATTAAAGATAAATTGATGAGTAGAGTAATAACTATAAAAGATACTTACGAAATGACAAATAACCTATTCGTAAGAGTATTTAATAGTGAAAAGCAATTTATCGGATTTATTCATATTAAAAAAGAATTATAATCATGAAAAAGAATGAAAAAGTTTTAATTAAAGTATCTCCTAAGAATATATTTAAAGCAGGAATAGGGTTACTAGCTATTAATGAATACCGCAAGGGTGGATTTCAGGCAGGTCTATCTGTTTTAATTGGAGGAGCAATTTTAGGATGGTTATTTTTTGATGAATAAAACCCATTAAGAAGGAGTGAGAAAGTTCATTCCTTCTTTCTTTATTTCCTTATAAGTGTATAAATAAAAATAAATAATTATGCTAGAATACTTAAAGAAAACATATAAAGAAAATCATGAACTTGGATATGAAAAAATCTATATTGCAGTAGATATTCATGGTACCATTCTTGAACCTTCATAGAATAAAACTGAGAACTTTACATACTTAGGATCCTCAAAAGAAGCACTTCAGGAATTATCAGCTAGAGAAGATACTATATTATTAATATGGTCATCCAGTTATCCTGAAAAATTAGAAATGTACCAAGAGAAATTCAGGGAAGATGGAATAAATTTTAAATACCTCAATCAAAATCCAGAAGTAAGATCAGGAAGAATTTCTTGTTTTGAAACTAAACCTTACTATGATATTCTTTTAGATGATAAAGCTGGATTCGAATGGACTGAATGGAAAGATATATTAAATTGGTTAGAAAATTAAAGAAGGTGATATTGTAAAAATTAATCCACAGAATAATGGATTTATAGGTTGGGCTGAATTTCTAGAGATCATTAGAGATTTTGGAAAAAGAGACCCTGAAGAATATTACGTCATCGATATTCTAGGGCCGATTTATTCAATTGTTCATTCTGCTCAAGATTCAGGATTTTCGGAGAAGACTATTAATACTTCTAGTCTTCGGCCCATCCCTATTGATGAAGAATTATTTATAAAATACTGTGCAGAAAGATGTACCCTAAGAAAGAATTGTATAAAAGGATGTGCATTAATAAAATACTCACCTAAAAGCCTTATTAATGTAAACAATAAAAATATAAACAATAATGAAGAGTGAAACATTAATTACTGCTTTAGTTACAGCAGGAACACTATTTCTAACAAAAATAATGTTAGATGATGTGATATTAAGAACTAAAAAAGATGAACTAGAAAGAAGACTCGAAAACGCTATGAGAAATTATGAAGGTGATTCGAGAAAGCTTACAGAAAAAGAAAAAGATGAGGTTAATAAAGAGTACGATTCTTTATGTGCTAAACTAGTGAAGAGTTCATATAGTAGTCTCTTCTTAAATAAAAAACTAGAACAAGAAATCGATACTTTCTATTATAAATCTCGTAAACTTAAAAGTAGGGTATAAAATCCCTACTTCTTTTTTTTATTCTTGAGAACCTTATTAATGTTAAATAATAAAAAATAAATTATGATAGTACTTGGAATGAGCTGTGCAGATATGATAAAAGAGCACAAAAAAGACGAAGAAATAATTGATGAAAAATTAATGGAGATCTTAAATAATAACAAATATAAGATCAAGAAAATTTATGATAGAACAAAAAAGCCTGTACCTATAATAGATCGAAAGTTGAAAATTAGAGGTACAAATTATAATATCGCAGTAAATGATATAAGTTCTCCAAAAGAAGAAATAAAGAAATCATTAATACAATATCATCCATATATAATAACTAATGATATTTGGTCTGGAAATAAAGTAGCAATGTTCTTTATAGAGTCATGTGCGAGATACGAATCAAAAACACTGGTAATGTTACTAGAGCCGCACCTTATAAAAAGATATCGTGAGAGATACTTAGAATCAGTGCAACCAGAGAAAGTGACATTTGAAGACTTAGTTTCAACCTTTCTGAAAAGAAATCGAATATATTTCAACTTAGAGTATTTTCCCATTTTTGATAAGAAAGATCCGAGTAGGTTAATAGATATCAGAACAATAAGTAGAATGAAAGATGGAGTAGTATTTGGAAGAGTTGAACCTACTGGAATTGTTAGATTTATTACATTTATAAATAATAGTCAAGTTAGAAAATCAGATCAAGGAAAATATGTAGAGAATGGATACTATGACAAAATGGTAAAATTATTTCAAGATCCGGAACTTAGAAGAGAAGATATAATTAAATATTTTTAAAAGGGAGTAAATACAAAACTCCCTTCTTTTTTTTATTTCCGGCCAGTAGATAAAGAAGCCCTGAAAACCTTATATGTGGCATAATAAATAAGATGTTATATTTAAATTGTATTTTGACTTATAAGCCCCTGGTTCGTGATGAATAGAGGGCTTTTAATTTTGGCCGGATGATATAACTTGAAGGCCTTATATATGAGAAAAATAAGTAAATGATAATACACTCCTTAAGCAATAATAAAAAAAGCTTAGGGAGTTTTAAATTTTTATAATATGAAACTAGAAAAATTAATAGAAAAATTTGATCGGTGTTTAGGTACTGTTATAGTTATCTTAGGAATTATATTAGTAATTTCAATAGTAATATCACCTGCACCAAAGCCGAAGGAAATAATTTGGCAATCAGAAGAGGAGTATGAATATGAACAACTCCTCGACTCAATAATGAAAGAGGAAGAAAAACTGAAAGACAAGAAAACAGTAAAGGTAACTGCAACTGTCTATAATCCAGTCGAAAGTCAATGTGATTCTGATCCTCTAGTAACAGCAGATAATTCAAAAATTGACCTTGAAAAACTAAATCAAGGAAAACTTAAATGGATTGCTGTATCTAGAGATCTTAGAAAACAATTTAAATATGGATCAAAAGTAAGAATTAGATGTAAATCAGATCCAAGTATCGATGGAATATATGAAGTTAGAGATACCATGAATGAAAGATATAAATTTTGTATAGATATCTTAAAACCCGTCGGAGAAAGTAAGGGGAAATGGCATGACGTCGAAGTAAGTTCAATATAAGAAAGGGATTAATTTTCCCTTTCTTTTTTTTATTCCTTAAAAGCCTTATATATGTAAAAAAAAATAAATGAGCTAGCTCCTAAAGTATATGTGCGAAATATACAAAAGGAACTAGCATTAATTTTTAAGATTAAGAAAAATTCATAGAAAAATACTGGCATTAGAAAAATAACCCAAAATAAACTAGACCAGTATTATGAATAAAAATGAAATTATTCAATATGCTATCATTGCTATAATTATAATCGCAGTGATAGTATTTCTAGAGGATTCTGAATTAAAAGATACCCTCATAGATATATTCAATGATTCTCTGGCACAAATGAATGTAGACAGAGAAAGACGGAGGTTTAGACGAATGTTTGACGACTGACTCTAAACCCACTAACTAAAATCCTGAGATAGAAAATATCTTGGGGTTTATTTTTCTTAATCTTCATATATTAGAATCTAAAGGATCCTAAAGAGCAAAATGTAACTTATTTATGAAGACACAGGAGCTTCCCTTATATTACACCCCTTATCGCTACCGCTAGGGGTGTCTAAGGAAGAAACTTTGAATAGATATATAGGGATAAACTCAAAGAATAGAGATATTATAAAGATTTTATATTATTGATTTTCGCCTCTTCAAGGAGGCGAATCTAATCTAAATATTACAACTTTTTTTTAGGATAACATATTCTTTCATTATTTGTATTTTTACTCCAATCTAAGTTGTTATTTTGCTCTTCTAATAACTTTAAACTCTAATTAATGAAAAAGGGAGACTCCTATGTCTTCATTTTTATGTAACTGGATTCTGTATTGAATTAAAAAATAACAATTAAAATATTAAATATTTATGATCAATAAATTACCTGATATCATAGTACCTAGAGGTATTAGATATATTTCAGAAATGGATAGTTTATTTAGATTTTATAAACTACCTGTAAAATGTATAATAAATAAACAATTACCTGGATGTGGTTTTACAGAATATTGTTTAAGAGGACCTGAAAATGTTATTTTATGTAGTCCTAGAAAGATGTTACTTAAAAATAAAAAGGATCAACATGGTAGAGACGTTTATTTAGTTATAAACGAGTTGGAAAAAGAAGTACCAATTGATAAAGATCTTTCTAAAATTGATAAATCTATTAATAGAGGAGATCAATTTATGGAGAAATTAGATGAGATGGTTAATGGGAAAAATACTGTCTATAACCGATTAATGAATGAAATTAAAGATTACCTAAATGAGAGAAAATACTTAGGAGATAAACCATGTAAAATTCTAGTTACTTACGATTCATATAGAATAGTAAAAGATATATTAACATCTTTAGGTATATTTCAAAGTTTTTACACTATAATAGATGAATTTCAAACTATCTTACATGATGCTAAATTTAAAAGTGATACTGAATTAGATTTCTTATATCACTTACATCAATCCCATTCAGCTCTATTTGTTAGTGCAACTCCAATGTTAGAGGAATATTTAAACATGCTGGATGAATTTGATGGTTTACCTTATATAGATATGAATTGGGGGAAAGAGGACCCATCTAGAATTCTTAAACCTGCTTTAAAAGTGTTATCTATGATGAGTGTAGGAACTAAATTACCAGAAATTATTCAATCCTATAAATCTGGTAACTTTGAAAGTGCTATAAGGATGATTAACGGTTATCCTACTAAAATAATTAGCGATGAAGCTGTATTTTATGTAAACTCTGTTAATCATATAGTCAGTATTATAAAGAAATGTGATCTTCAATCAGAGGAGGTTAATATATTATGTAGTAATACACCAGATAATCTCAAAAAAATTCAAAAAAGATTAGGGAAGAAATTTGTGATAGGAGAGGTACCATTGAAAGGGGTTAAACCTAAGATGTTTACATTTTGTACTAGAACAGTTTACTTAGGGGCAGACTTTTATAGTTTATGCGCTAGATCGTTTATCTTTAGTGATAGTAATATAGACTCTTTAGCTGTTGATATTTCTGAAGATTTACCTCAAATTCTGGGAAGGCAAAGATTGTTTGAAAATCCATGGAAAAACGAAGCTACTTTTTATTATAGATCTACCTGTGATTATAGAAAGGTTAGTCAGGAGGAGTTTAATAAGGAAATAGAAAGAAAAAAGAAAGCTACTAGTGACTTATTATCTGCATTTAGTACAGCTTTAGATGATGTTAAGTATAATTTAGCTAAGAAGTATCAAAGTGATGTAAAAAGTAATAATTATAAGAATGATTATATAGCTGTAAACGAACATCAGGGTGGAACTTTAGTACCTGCTCTTAATAATTTAGTATTGGTTAACGAGATTAGAGCTTTTAAGATACAGCAAATAGATTATAAAGATAGATTTACTGTATTCTCAACAGTTCATAATACTTTATCTCCGGATGATATAGTTAATAGAAAGATATCAGATTTTTTAAAGGAATATCAAGAATTAGGTACTTTTAAAGCCAAACTTAAACTTCTTTGTGAATATAGTTTTAATGATCAAATTATAGGAGTAGTATTAGATCAGATTGGAGAACATGATAATATTAAGTCTTACTATTTAGCACTCGGACCTCAAAAACTCAGAGCTTTAGGATATGATAAATATAAGATTGAGAAAGAACTTGGAGTAGTAACATTTAGTCAAGAACTTTTAGTTAATACTATTTATTCAGAATTTAAAGTTGGAGATAAATTGACATTAGCTAATATAAAATCTAGACTAGAGTATCTTTATCCATCAATTTCCTATACAGCTACTCCTAAGGCAAAAGATTTAGAAAATTATTTTGAAGTTAAATTGATATATGTTACAATTTTAGATGAAACTACAGGAAAGAAGAAACAAACAAAGGGTTATGAATTATTAAAAAGAAAATAAATATAGAAAAAGAGGGAAATAACAAATCCCTCTTTATTTTTCTTCCTCTAAACCTCTAAAACACGTATCCCAGAAGGTGTTACCCTAATAATTGAGAGGAAATTTCAGGTCCTCTCAAGGTTTATACTAATTAATTAAAAATAATAATGCTAATAAAGAATGGAAGACGATTATTTGTTAGATGAAGAAGAAGAAGACCTAGAAAATCAAGGATATCTAGGTCCAGACGAAACAGGAGATGATTCTGACGACGATAACTCTGAAGGTTCTGATGAGAGTATTATTGGAGATGACGAGGATGAGAAGAAAATTAAAGTAGATGAGTCTCAGTATGAAGGTAAGATGACTAAGGACGAACTTTGGTTATCTACAGCATACGATGACATAATAGCAGCAGGAAAATTGGATAAAGATAATGCAATTGAAGATGCTGTTACTACTATAGTTTGGGCTAATCCTAAACATACTTCAGTTAATACAGTCGGAAATATTATTAAAGATTTGTTTCATAAGCAAGGTCACTCTCGTATGGTTAATAGCCTCTATACACCTGATACTCCTTTACGCGGAGAAGATGTTGATATAGACTTTAAAGATGAGGATGACTCTGGATTTAATAAGAGATATGCTGAAGAAGCGAGAAACCAAATAGCAAGATTCATAGAATTTTTGGCTACTCGTGATATTAGCAAAGACTCTATTATATCAAAGCGAAGAAAACAAAGACAAATTCCAGCTTTTATTATTTTCTTATTCTCTTCTGGTATGTATGACTTAATTGTTGAATGTCCTACTATGCCCGAAGAATATGCAACTCAGATAAAAGAAGCAATGAGAAAAATCCTAAAAGCTAAGTATGATATCGTCGAAGAATTAGCAAAGAAGTACGAAGAAATGGGTAGACAGGCTGTGGCAGATCGAGTTAGAAAGTTACAGTTATCATGGTTTAATAAAGAACCAGCCGAAATTAGATCATCAGCCGAATACTCTGATCTCGAACTTACTTATGACGACGTATTGGTTTATCGTGAATATAGATCCAGATTTACTAATACATCAAGAGCTATTACTCAAGATATTATTTCAGATATGATTGAGGTAGTTATAGATAAAGAAGCAGGAGTTTATGAAAGATTAAAAGACAAGACCAGATCAGATGCAATATCAGATGTAAAACAAGTATATAAAGATTGGTCAAAAAATAATCCTGACGATTCTGAACTAGCTACTAAGATAATTTGGAAAGATGTCGAAGGAATGGTTAAACAGTAAAAATATTAAAATTTTATGTCAGTATCTCTTGAGTTACTAACCGATGAAGCTATCATCGATTATACTAAAAGTGATGGAAAAGATCAAGTCCTATTTAATCATAGAGACTTGGACCTGAAGTACAATGGAATACAACCTATCGCCGGTGGAGTCTATGATGTCGATATTTTTGGCTCACCCATGGAAGATAGATGTATTTGTGGAAAAATTCGACAACCCTCTGCTGAACCTTGTCCTCATTGCGGGGCAAGAGTATTTACAAGAGAAGAGGGATTGAGAAGATTTGCTAGAATTGAACTTCCTTTCTATTACTTGAATGATTTACGTTTTGATATCTTTAAAGAACTTTTCGAAGATATTTTTAAAGATAGTAAAATTGTGTTAGATTTCTTTGGAGACGATCTTCGAAGAAATGGTTATAGTGCAAGAGGAGCGAAGAAATTAGGTATTAAAGTTTTTGATACCTGCCAGTTCGAATATAATCCAACAACAAAAGAACTAAAAATATCAGAATTTATTACTGATGAAGCTCTATGTTCTTACGAAGGATTAATTAAAATTATTGAAGAACATTTTCCCGCTCGTCTTACAGAATTTAAAAAATTAATTAATCGGTATTACCTAGTACAACCTGCTATGATGAGACCTTTTACTCTCGGAATTAAAAACGGGAAAAAAGTAATGGGATCTCATAAACTTAGTATTTGGTACTCTATTATTATCAGACTTTGTTGCGTAGAAGATAAAAAATCTAATGACTTGAACTATGAGGAAGTTACATCTAAATTTAATACCCCTGGAGAAAGAGTTAGATATACAGCCCTTTTACGTGCTCTCCTAAATGCTGGGAAAAAAGAAGCTACAGCACTACTTAATACATCTAAAGAAAATCTAGCACGTGACTTGTATTCTGTCCGTACTAAAAATTCTGCTAGATGCCCAATTATACCTAGTACTACATTAGCTATCGATGAAATCTCTGTTCCAATACATATCGCTTATGAAATGTGTCGGGAAGGTTTCTTAGATTACTTAATGAAAGAGCTGAATTTTACCAAAAACGAAGCACTCAAAGCAACAAAAGAAGAATATAATAATTCGGAAACTCTGAAAATGTTTAAAGAGTATGCGGAAAAACAAATCGTACTAATGGTTTCCTAATTGGTACGTTAGGTGTGAATCCTAGAATATTACAGTACCTGAAAACTGTAGTATTAAATTTTGTGTATTGCTGGGAAGAATCTTATTTCTAATCAGCAGTTGAAAGTTATATTTACAAGAAAACAAAACCCTAAAAAAGAAGAGCTTATGAAGATAAAAAGAAAATTATATTCATCTTCGCTATCTTCTAACAGCCCCTGGAATCGTTCCGAACATATGAAAGCGCTTCACGCACAAGGACGATATACCGGAACTTCTAAAATTGGGCTGTGGAATTCTAGCGAAGAGAAAAGATTAAGAATGGCTCAGATTATGACTAAAAATGCCCTAGATAAAAATGCTAAAGGGTATGGATCTGAATATGCAATGAGAGTAAATAACCGAAACCTCCTTTTTAATAAATTTCAAGGAGAACAAGGATATATGTACTTCGTTAAATTTCCTAAGTCAGTTAAAATCGGATTCTCTAAGGACTGGGATAGGCGCATAAACTATCAATTTCCACACATGAATCATATCTTGGGTGGACAGGTTATAGCAATCATCTCTGGACCTACAACCGAATTAGCTGACCTCGAATTTGATACACTTATTAAATTTCAAGACTATACGAAACTTAATGAAACCGGAACAAAATATACTGAATTTCTAGATCTAAAAGTCAAAAAACAAGTATACGACTTCCTAAAACATAGAGTTTCTGAAAATAAAGACCTAGAATTTTTAATACAAAACTCATTGTAAATATAAACTATTCAACCCAACGACTATGGACAAAACCAGGCTAGTGTTGTGATAACCTAGTTTTAACCATGGAAAATATAGTCTTTGCAAGATAGAATGATATCTTGGGTAATCAATATAAGTTGGCTAAAGTATTGATTATCACAGAGTTAATCGCCAACCCTCTTTGCACGAGTACAGTATGTTTAGCATGAAGCTCAAGCTTAATGATTCATATGCAATTGAATTTCCCATCGCTGTTTGTGAGCCTTTAAATGCTGACTTCGATGGCGATACGTGCTCCATACAACTCGTCCCTCCAGAGGCAGCAGAAGAAACATATCTTAGGATGTCGCCAAGATATGTGAATGTTTATAAGAAAAATAATGAACCTATATTTAAATTTAACCACGAAACTTTGAATGGTCTTGCAGTTGCATCAGAATACGTATTTGATGATCAGGATGAATTAGAAAATCCTAGACACTTTTATACGGATTATGTGCAACTTCTTAAAGATGTTGAAGTAGAGAAAAAAATTAAAGTAGGTACTCCAATTACATTCACTGGAAAAATTGGAAATGTTGAATATACCGCTAAAACAACAAGTTATGGTAGACTTCGAATTTCTAAGATTCTAGACGCAGATATGGATGAAATTGGGATTTTATCTAATAAATATGAACGTATCAGTGCTAAAGCTGCTTCGAAATTATCTTTATATCTTAATCAATTTCCTGATGGAGTTGAGAAAAGAAAAGCATTACAGAAGCTTGCCCTCAGAATTGTTACATTAGCAGGAGTAGTTACGTTTGACTATAAAATTGTAGCTTAAGAAATAAATTATCTTGAGAAAATTCTATTAAAATGCTAGAACTATTAGAATAAAGTAGAATTAGCATCTCTATCTCTTAGATAAAATAGAGTTCAACGACTAAATATAGAACTGTATGAAGTTATATACAGATGATATAGTCTATCTAAATTAAGAAGATTTAGAATTAATGAAAACGTTATATGCTGATTGTGATACTGAGACGTATAAAAGAATATGTAATGTTGCAGATTCAAAAGATCTTACTGATAAACAAAAACTTCTTATAATGACTGAAGAATTTCGTTAATTATTTTTAGCGACTTAATAATTTTAATTATTAAGAAAAATAAGAGAATTGCTAGAACTATATATAAAATACTGAACTAGCATCAAGTAGTATTAACTATTTGTTCAACGACTATGTACTTATTATAAAATGATATAGTCTACCTTTATTGATTGAATAAAGAGTTAGTGAAATATGAAAAAGAAGTTTCTGAAAGTTTTAGTACAGATCTTAAAAATGAATTAGCACGTGCAAATCGTGTAAAACTAAACTCGATTGTAGCAATGTCAATGCCTAAAGAAAAAAATTGGGCAATATAATGAAAATTAACTCATTATATTAAAATTATGTTAATTGCTGGAACTGTAAGAATTATAGAATTAGCATCAAGTAAAAGCTTAAATTATTTGTTCAACGACTATATACATAATATTAAAGATATAGTCTAAACTTATATAAAGTAATATAAGTATCATTGCAATTTATTGTTAGTGGAGTTGATGAAAAACCTGTTATTACACGAGGAACACTTTTGTCAGGATATACAGAAAAAGACTATCAGCTTCATTCAATCGAGAATAGATCACTACAGTCAATTTTAGTTTACCTTTAGTTGACTATAAATTCTACTAAATGCTGGAATTCTGTGAAGAGAATCAGCAGTTAATACAAAACTAAGTCATAAAGTTGTGAAATTATTATGGCAGGGAAATTGGAAAAATTTATATTAACAGATAAAGAAGAAATAGATTCTTTTAATAAATTAATTAGTTTAAATCCGCAACCTGGAAAATCTTTTGATAATTATTTAAAAGTTATCAATCGCGGTCATTATAAAATATGTTTATATAAATGGTTTACTGGATTAGATGAAGATATTTATGTAACTCAATCTCATTTATATAAACATTTGAATGATAATAGCAAATTTGTTAAAATAACACCTCAAATTTATTATGATGTTATAGTATTAGGTTTGACTAATATTAATGATCGTCCTAAATGTGAAATATGTGGAAAAATATCTAGATGGGATGGATTTAAAAGAGGTTATTTAAAAACATGTTCAGAAAAGTGTTCTGAACTATTAAGAGATAGTAGAATGTCTGAACAAGGATTAAAAAATTTTCACAAATTACAGACAAAAGAGTCTAGAGAAAAGCAGAGGGAATCACATAAAGGATGGAGTCCTTCAGAAAAACAAAGAAAACAAATTTCTCAACGAATGAAAGATTTCTATAAGACACCAAAAGGATTAGAAATGAGAAAGAATTCTAGTAGGTTATTATCTGAAAGAAATATTGAAATGATGAAAGATAAGTCTTATTATAACAAACGAACAGGAGGTAAATATAAAACAGGTATATATCATTCTAAAGTTTGGAATAAAGATTTTAATTATGATTCATCTTGGGAAATTAATTTTATAAAATTTTTTGAAAAGCAGAAATGGCAAAGTGAGATAAAAATATTTGATAGGTGTTTAGATTCTATTATTTATAAATGGGATGATGGAACTGAACATAGATATCTACCTGATTTTTACATCAAATTTAAATCAGGTCTTCAAGTTGTTATTGAGTTAAAACCAGCAAATCTAATAGAAAAAGATCCGGTGATTTTAGCCAAAAGAATAGCAGCGAAGAAATACTTTGCAAAAAGAAATATAAAATATATTATATTATCTGAAAATGAACTATTCACAACTAGATATATAAAGTATACTAAATTATCTGAAAGTTTAGGAATAGTTAATTCATTTAATATTTATGATTACATAGTTTAATTAAGATTTAGTTTTGTATTAATTCAACGACTATATGTAGAAACTTATGTGAATAAGAAAGGTATAGTCTAAGTCTTTATGAATAAATAAAGATATCACTGAAAAGTTAGTGGAGTTAGAAATAAAACCTGAACTTTATGGTAGCCCACTATAAATAACAAAGAAATGCTGGAAATAATAATAGACAGACGAAGTCAAAGTTTTTTAAAATCAGCAACTTATCAACGAGAAAAAGATGAATTATTAGTACTTTTTAAAACTTAATGTGTAGATTTGAAAAATTCTTAGAAACTCTAAGGCTTGTTGGAAGTATAGCAAGAACTATACTCTCTGGAATTGAAGAATATAGAAAAATTCAAGAAACAAAAGCTTATCGAGAGAATAAGAAAAATAATGTAAAATATCTACCAAGACCAAAAAGGTATAATAGTAGAAGAAAACAAAGATAAGATCAACGACTATGTATTGTTAGATTAAGGAAACTCTTTAATCATGATATAGTCTAATCTTACGTGAATAAGCGTAAGCAGGATAAGAGATTAGAAGACGTCTTTTAAAAATTATAATATCTAATCTCTTTGAATGGCCTAGTTCAGGATATTTAACACGACAAATTTCATTCCTTTTAAATAGTTTTATATATCATGAAGGAGAAGATCCAGAAAACACAGGATTACTCATTCCACGATATAAAGCATTAGGAAGAACAGCACCGAACGGAAAGGTATACCCAGACAAACCAATAGTAAATGGTTCTGAGGATGATCTTGTTCCAGTACGTTCGATTGTTACAAAAAGAACTGGAGATTTAAGCACAATTACACCAGACCTGATTGGAAAGAAATTTAGTTTTACTGATGGAGCAGCAATAGGATAAGTTTAGAATTGTCCATAAAAGTTTGTTATAGACTTTTATTAAACTTCAAGAATTGCTGGGAGTATTATCGCTATTTATTCTTCGCCTTGTAAAATAAAAAACTTAAGGCGAAAATTATATAGCGAGAGATAATCAGCAAAAGATATAGAAAATATATCTTCTTAACGACTATGTGTGAAGGAGAGATTAAAACACTCTTAAGATATAGTCTAGTAATCTATATAAAGTTTGTATAGGTTTAATCGTATCATTTGCTACATCATTAACTGAAGGTACTACTCAATTAAAATTGGTTGCTATATAAAATAGTATTATATAGAAAATCTTTGTAAAATGCTGGAAATTAAAAAAAAAATAATCAGCATCAAGGAATATATTAATAACTTGTTCAACGACTATAAAAAAAGATCTTATTAATTTAAGAATGGTATAGTCTAAATTCATTCTAAAAGGATGAATAATCTTGCAGCATTAGGTCTGAAACATGGTGGCCATAGATTATATTTGTGGCGTATAATTTCAATAATTGCTGGAAATATTTGTAATAAAATAAATCAGCAGGGGAAAATAAAATCCCTTCAACGACTATAAATGAAACTAGATGAATTTCTGGATGATATAGTCTAACTTATAAATTATATTATAAGAGTAATTGGAACGTGTGCTTAACTTAGAAGGCTTATTGAAAGCACCAAAACAATGTGAGTTTAGAGAGGAGGGTAGATGGATTTACCTAAAAGTTAGAGGAGGGGAATTAAAATATCCGAGACCTAATAATTGGGTAGGAGTAGGTAAGACAAAATTCGAGAAAGGTGACTTGATCGGAGGAGCCTATAATACTACCTCGCCCATTTACAAGTTGAACGCTCTCATTAAGCTTATGCGTGCCAAAGGTGAATATAAAATTGCCGTCTAAGGAAGTAATTCTCTAGATTATAAGTAAGTAAATTTGGTGAAGCTAGTAACTAGTAATACCAAGCCTTGGATTAATAATTAGAATCTTAAGGTATAACGAATAAAGACTTACCAACTTTTTTATAAGTTGAATTTATATTCTAAACTATAATAAGAAAATTATAGATAAATTGAGTGATGGCACAAGATATTTTGAGAAGGATAATGTTATTGTATCTGATTGTTATGCTTTGAATGATGGGGTTATTCATTACAAAGAGACTAAGGAAGGTGATATAGAGGTTTGGATTGGAGATCGTCAATATGATTATAATCCAGATTGTATGTATTACTTTCCAGAGGGTACGGAGGTTAAGAAGTTTCAAAGAATTTCCAGCGGAGTTTGCAATATGAATCATGTTATTGCAGAGTTGGGTTCTAATCTTAATGATATTTACTTAATCTTCAGAAAGCAATTTTACACTTTAACAGATGGAGGTTTTGTATCTACGGGTTTAACAGATCTTCACGCTACACAGGAAGAACTTATTGAGCTTTTGTTTACTGGTTTGACTGATGTAACTGTAGATCCGGAGACTGAGAAGATAGAAGACATTCAGTATCTAGGAACTCAAAGTGGTGTTTTAAATAAGAAATCATTCTATACAGTACTGTCTTATGGTTATAGCTCTAGAGTCGTGTCTAAAGCTCTCAAGGGTGAATTAAATTTATCTGGAGACGTAATGACAGAAACTATATTAGGATTACTTTTAAATAATAAACTTGACGAAAAACAAAAGTAAAAACAAATTATGGGAACTATTAAATTTGAAATAGATCTTCCAGAATTTGAAAAAGAGTTGAGTATTAATGTAACTATTCATAGAGACGGTGAGGTGGTTTATACTACTACCTCATCTTCCTCTGTGGATAAATCTAATAATACTAATCTTTTATCGAGCCTTGGAAGTAAACCCGAGCAAGAAAAATGTATCTCTGTGGATGGAGATAAACAAAAAGAAGAAAAACCCAAGAAAGCATCAACTACATCTCGAAGGGGAGGAAATTTGATGAACTTGGATATATGATGATTAAAACCAGAGAAGAGAATTTTTTGTTATGAACGATAATTATTATAAAATTATACTATCATATGAAATTCCATATAACATTTTAGACAGTCAAGATCCGAATATTATACAGGCGAGAGAAATATTATATGAAAAACTTAGAGATGATATTTTTCCGAAGTATGAAAGATTTTCGGTAAAGCTTACATTACATCAACTTAAAGATAACTTCAATTATCTTGTTACTTATGAAGCTTTTTTTAGATCTCTTGATGGTAAACCTATGGGAGAATATGTAGAGGCTCGTAGCTTAAAAGATAGTATTAAATCAGAATTAGAAACATTTTTTAATTCAGTAGATTGCGAATATAAGCAATTAAATATAAAACCATTAGTATAATGAGTAATTTTAATCAATATTTCAGAAACACTGGAGCAAAAATTATAGTAGATCGATTTTTTAATAAAGTTGATGCATATAATCCTAAAGTAAAAGTTGGAAAAATTGGATATTCATTTATAGAAGAACCTCCTCAACCAGCTTCTTACTATATTGAAAATGGATTAACTGCTACACATAAAGTAAGAATTGAATATACAACTATAACGGATGGGAAAGAAGATCCTGAAATGAAGTATGCAGAGTTCGAAGTTCCTAAAGAAATTGATGGTGCATTTATTATAGAAGGCGCTTATCGTATTTCAACTAATCGAATGGGATCTGATTATGACTGTCGTATTAAAATGTCTGGTACAGGAGATTATAAAGTTAATTTCGACTATGATAGAGTTTACGATATTCAAAAACAGATTCTGAAGATAAAAAGAATTAATCCGGAACTTGGAATTGCAGATAAACCAATTGATATAAAGTTTGAAGACATTGATAAATACTTGGAAACTGATAAAAAGGAGATCTTGAAGTTAACTGAAAGACAAACCAAGAAATTAATGATCAAACTTGACTTGGATTATAAACCTGAATATATTACACAAAAACTAATACAGGAATGTTTGGCCTTTGGAGATGATAGACTAAAAGACTTAATCATTGATAAAACATTAGAATCAGTTCCTAACAGTTTTATGCAATATATTTTTAGGAATAATAATGGACGTAACTATTTTGCAGCTAGACGAAGAATTACATCATATTTTACAAAGTATGGTAAAATTCAAGATCAAGTTACTGCAATTAGTACATTAGCATTCCGTTATTTTAAAGGAAGTAGCGATAACAAAGGAGACTCTAGTTTACAGGTACAAAATATAAAGGTGCCGTCTAAGGAAGTAATCCCCTAGATTATTAGTAAGTAAATTCGGTGAAGGAATAATTAAAATTCTAATACCGAACTAAGGATAAAAATTCTTAGTGTAACGAATAAAGACTTACTAACTTATAATAAAATATAAGTTAAATTTATATTCTGTTCTATATAAGTAAAAGTTTTATCTATATAGTTAACAAAAAGCCCCCCTGGAGTAAATTCCGTTAATTTAGAGGCTATTTCCCAAAAAATTGTTATCCCTGCGAGTGTAGCATTTAATTCGACTTTTACAGATTTAGATTAAGTCTGATTATAGAGTAAAAATCTATAATAAAAACTTTGAGAATTGCTAGAAAACCGAGAGGGTAAATTAGCAGTATAATAAATTTTGATTATAAAATTAATATGAAAATATAAAAAATAAATTTTATGATCAAAGAAAATGAAGAAATTAAATACCATAATCAATTATGGTACTATAAAACATATAATAAGTTAATAGATAAATGTATACAAATGGAATCTGAAGGATATCCAGAGGATGTGTATACAGAAGTTCACCATATACTACCTAAGTGCATGGGCGGAACAAACAAAAAGGATAATCTAGTAAGAATGCCTGTTAGATATCATATAGTAGCTCATATGTTATTAGCTAGTGCATTTCCAGATAATAAAAAGATAGTATATGCTGTTAATATAATGTTTATTTCTAGTTCATCAAATAGTTCTAGAAATAATTCTATTAATAGAATTTCAACTCGATTAGTGGCTAAATTTAGAGAAGATATGAGTAAACAACAGATAGGATCTAAACTTTCTGAAATTCAGAAACAGAAAATTTCTAATAGTATGAAAAAATTTAGAAGGAATAGTAACAGTATTATATCTGTTGTTTGTCATGATGAAAATTTTAATGTAATTAGAATATATAAATGTATTAATGATGCTTCTATTGATAAATTTTATCCTAATACGATTAATGAAGTGTGTAATAATGTTAGATCTGATTATGCTGGTTATAAATTTACATATTTATCAGAATTTGAACAGAAATATAAGGATAAAATAGAAGAATTTTATAAGTTAAGTGAATTGCCAGTAATTGTAAAACAAAAATTTACACGAACTGGAGAAAAGATTTATAATAGTAAACAAGTTATAGGACCTGATGGAACTATATATGGAAGCATTGAAGAGTGTAGCAGAGCAACTAAGCATACTTGGAATACATTAACTAATTGGATTAAAAATAAACCCGAAAAAGGATATAGATATTATATAAAATAACTTCATTTTCATATTGATTTTAGATATCAATATTTATTATATTCAACGACTATGTACAAAGAGGAAAATTTCCTAAGATATAGTCTAGTGATAAAGTGAATAACTTTATCTATTCGTTAGTCGATATCGCGGATTAATGGTTAGTCCGTTCAGAAAATAATATTCTGATAGAACTTGTGAATTGCTGGAAATATCTTCTTGTGAAAGAGGATTTATCAGCAGTATAAAAATTGATTAAATTAAGGAAAGGCATCTATTATATAGAAATTAATACATTAAATTTTATGAATTGGCAAAAAAATATATAATGATAATAACAAATAAGATTATAATATTCTAATTAATAATATAAATGCCAATTCTCAATAATCAATTTTTATATTCAACGACTATGTACAAGAAAACAATTAATGTTTTAAGATATAGTCTAGTAATAATAGAAATATTATTTAGTAACGACACCTATCAATAACAATACTAATCTCCAGAACTCACTCACGGTTTCATGTCATATTACAGATGATGATGTATTATTTGATGTATATGACCCAAACTTTGTTAAGGTAACTATACCTTATATAGACTATCTTAATAAAAAAGTAGCTGCCAGTGAGTATGTAGATTATGAAACTAATACTTTAAAACCTGATAAAGATGGTCAGGTAGAAGTTAAATATAGGATGAAAAGAAAAATGGTTCCAGTCGAAGAAATAGAGTTGATCGATTTGGCGCCTGATTATAGATTATCTAGTACAACTCGAAGAATTCCTTTTGTCAATTATAAAATAGTTGCCTAATTTTATAGTAGATTAGGAAAATTATACTAAAATGCTGGAAAGATAGATTCAAATCAGCAAAAAGGATTACTAATATAAATCCTTTCTCAACGACTAAATGTATAACCTAGGAACTAAAACCTGGGATGATATAGTCTACTTAAGTTAAAAATAATTTAAGTGTATACAGATAGTGTCAGAATAAGCATGGGTACTAATTTATGTGCCGCTTAAAGTAGTAATATTTTAAGTAATTAGTAAGTAAATTCGGTGAAGGAATAATTAAAATTCTAATACCGAGCTAAAGATAATAGATTTCTTTAGTGTAACGAATAAAGACTTACTAACCAAAATAAAGGTTAAATTTATATTCTAAACTATAATTAAAAGTATATTATAGAAGATTTGACATCAATGCTTAAACAGAGTATACCTCTAATTAATGCGGAGCGTGCACTTGTTGACACTGGAAGGAATGAAGAGTTGAAAGATAATATATTAAATGAAAAGTTCAGTTATCCAGAGGGTAAAGTAAAAGAAATAACTAATGATGAAGTTATTATTGAATTGCCTGATGGAACTGAGACAAATATTTTACGAAGAACAGCGATTCAGAGTATAAATGACGTGGCGGTATTTACAGAGCCTAAAGTAAAAATCGGCCAAAAAGTAAAACAGGGAGATATTATAACTGGTGCAGTTGGACATACTCCTGAAACATATAAGGCCGGCGTTAATGCTCTGGTACTTTTCCACGCCTATTATGGTTTAGTAAATGAGGATGCTTTGGTGATATCAGAATCATTTGCAAATCGTATAGCATCTTATAGTATAATTGACTTAATGATTAATGTTAAGAGTACTAGTGCTATTAAGTGGATCGCCCCTATTGGAACAAAGGTTAAATCAAAAGATGCAGTAGTGACATTATATAAAGCTGTTCGTCTTGATGCTATAAATCAGGCACTACAAGAAAAACTCGGAGGACTTTTCGGAGAAGGACATGATCTCTCCGAATATACTATCGAGGATCATTTAGTTGTGCCTAATAATATAGACGAGGCGGTAGTTTCTGATGTTATGATACAAGAAATGAAAAAACCTAAAATTCCTAAATCAGTAAAATCACCTGACTATTCATTTACACATACTTCTCAGGATGTTATAGATGAATATGAAAAAACAAAATCTAGAAAAATTATCTACGAAAAATATCCAGAGTATATTGCAGCAGATACATTAGATCCTATTAATATGGATCCGGATGCTTATAAAGTTGTGTATACTGTTCGTGTAAGACTTATTAAAAGAACCATCGGGATGATTGGTTCTAAAATTACTTCCAGATATGGAGGTAAGGGTGTTGTATCAAAAATTCAATCTGACGATTTAATGCCTATAATGGTCGATAAGGATGGAAAACAAAAAAGAGTAGAGGTTGTGATGAATCCTATTTAATGAATGGGACTTAGATTTTTTGAAATCTATGAAAAAGCTTTAAAATGCTGGAAAAATATTAAAATTTAATCAGCATCAAGTAGTATAGTAGTATTTAATTACTTGTTCAACGACTATGGCAAGCTTAAATAATATAGTCTAATCTTAATAAAAATTTATTAAGCAAGAATGTATTCAACAATCAACCGTAAAATTCCGAGCGTCCTTATGGAATTACAACTCGGAAATATAGCACACAAACTGCACGATCTTGTAGATAATTATAAGAAAACAAAAACAGGGCAAAAGAAGATTAAGCCCCTTCTTGAAACATATTACCCCGGACGTTTTACTAGTATGGATGTAGAAGAAATTATAGAACGTCATAATACTAGTAAAATCGAGGATATGTATTATTTCAATGTTGGCTGCTTCTCTACTAAATTTACTCCAGAACTTGTAAATCAATGGGCTGAAGATTTAGGTGTAGAAAGTCAGAGTAAAATTCTTATGCCTGAGACTGAATTAACAGATCTCGATGAATTAAAAGAAAATCTAGAACCAGAAGAATATGATAAATTAGTTTCTGGAATGTCTGGTAAGTTTAGAGAAGTAGATAAACCTTTGCAGGCGGGATTCATGACCCTTGAAGAGTTATACCATATACCATCATATAGTAATAAGGTTACATCAAGTCTATATGGCGTAGATATTAATGCTAAACGAGATGAACCTATACTTGGAAAGGGACGCTATAGACAGACAGGACAGAAAATTGGTGAGATGGAATTGGCCGTATTACTTTCTAGAAATGCGGATCAATTTATCAGCGGTGCTAGAAAAGACACTGAGAAGGAAGATAATCAAATGTTCCTTAAATTATTGAGGCTAGTATCAATACAAACTGATACTAGAAAATATCTTAAATTGCTGGAACAAAGTAGAAAATCAGCATCAAGCTGTTGTTTTATAATTAACAGCTTGTTCAACGACTATAGTAGATACTAAAGAATACTTATTTTAGATAATATAGTCTTACTTTAAATAAAATTAAAGATGAATAGAATAACTTATTAGGTCTAGGATTAACCGTAAACTATTTGCGGTTTTAAATTATATTAAAATGCTAGAATATTTATAATAAATATATTAGCAAAATATCTTACCTTAGATTATATCTAAGAAAAAGATATTCTCAACGACTAAATATATAACTAAGTTTGAAATATAATTTAGATGATATAGTCTGAACATAGATTAATAATAATCTAGTAACGTAATTGAGTAGATGATAAAGGATTTAACCAAGGTGGATCAAGTCTGAAAAAGGAATTGAATGACTTAAAGATTAAATTCCGTCGTAAAAATAACCTATTAAACATGGGAGGTAATTGATATGGAAAATAATAGCTGTTTAATGCTAAATTGCTCGCTTTATCTTCCAGTATCCTTATCTGCTATATTTAGTAGAGAAGATCTTAAAGATACTGGAATTGAAAATGAATCGCATATAACATTATTATATGCTCAAGGAAAAGAAATCCCTAAGATGAATATTCTTGGAGATATTGAAACTATTTTAGGGGAATCTGAATTTGATGATTTTATTGAATATATAAAATCTGAGAATACTGAAAGAATCTTAGATAATTTTGAGATCGGATCTTTTGAGAATGATAGTGATTATATAGTGTTGAAAATGAAACAAACCAGTGAATTATACAAAACACTTGGATTAATTAATAAAGGATTAAGAACAAAATATGAAGTTGTTTCTGAGTATTCCTATACGCCTCATATATCCCTCGCTGAACTTCAACCAGGAACAGCAAGGAAATATCTCGAGGATCCTAAGATTAAATTAATTCTAGAAGAAAGTTTTGTATCATTCGAAGATCTTGTTATTTCCTATGGACCTAGTAATACGCCTGTAGATAGATTGAGATATAATCTAACTACATTTAATGCAATTGATTACTTCTTTCATACAGAAAATATGAGAAAAGAAAATTCAGAATTAGATTAAATTAAAATTCCTCAGTAAATAAATATTTTCTTCTACTTGGAGAATAATTTTGCTGAGGAATTGTTTTTATAAAATTAACTATGTCAAAAAAGTCAAAATGGTCAGAGTATAGTAGTATTGAAAAAGTTCAAGAATTCATAAATTCCAATAATATTAGCAGTAAAATAGATTTTAAAAATAAATATCAATCTTTATATACTAGAGCTAGACTAAATAATTGGTTAGATAATTTAAAATTTAAGATAATAAAAAGAAATGATCTATCTAAATTTGATAATATAGATTCAATAAGAGTATTTATAAATAATAATAATAATATAAAAAGTAGAACAGAGTTTAAGAAAAAATATAATGGATTATATTGGAAATCTGTAAGAAGTGGTTGGATACATGATATAAAATTTGAAAAAGATATGAAAGATTGGAGTTACTATGATAGTATAGTTAAGGTTCAAAATTTTATCTATTCAAATAATATTTTAAATCATGATCAATTTTCAAAAGAATATCCAGGATTATTAAGTAAATGTGATAGAAATAGATGGAGTATTTACTTAAATTATATAAATGGTAAGATTAATAACTGGAATAATATTAATTCTATTATAGATGCACAAAATTTTATAAATATTAATAATATAAATAATAGAGAATTATTTACAAAAAACTTTAGTGGTTTATCTGATAAATGTTATAGAAATAATTGGATGAAGGATTTAATTTTCAAAGAAGATGGAATTAAATCTTGTTGGGAAATTAATCTTAAGATATTTCTAGAAAAGAATAATTATACTATAGAATCTGAAATAGTATCATATTCAAATTATTCTAAGATTGATATTTTTATACCAGATCTAAACATAGCTATTGAAATTCAGGGTCCATACCATTTCCCAGTAATGGGAAAATTAGAGCAATATCTATTTCAAAGAAAATCTGATATAAAGAAAAATAGATGGTGTAAAGAAAAAGGAATTACTTTGTTATACTTTAGCTATGATAAACTATTAGTAGAAAAATATGGATATCCCTGGTATATTTACACATCAGAGAAAGAATTATTGGCAGAAATAGAACGAATCAAATCCTTATAAATGTAGTAATAAACAAAATATTAATATTATGGAATCATCAGAAATTAAATTACCAAAGAAAGGGATTGTTATTGGAGTTGAGTTAGATAATCTTTATGAATTTTTTAATCGAACTCAACATTCAATAGGAAATATGGGAAAGTTTGAGATTTTAGCTGAACTTGAGAAAAAAGTAAAGGGAGAAAAGATACGACACTTAACTGAATATGTTCCTATAGTATATAAACAACCTTCAGTAAGTATTGTATTCAGAATTTCTCGTTATATAAAAGGAGAGAATCAAGAAGAATATATAGTTTATTACAAGTTTGAAGGATTTATTTCCTAGAACAAAAATTAAAAGAGAGGATTAATTTCCTCTCTTAATTTTTTATTTGCTTTCCACTAATTCTTTTGTTGCCTTTCTATGATAACCTTTCTTCTCAAATGCTTCAATAAAAATTCTTTTATGTATTGGATTTCCGGCCGCATCTTTTCCGTAGTATTGATTTCTCCAATGACCTCTTACACCAAAGGGACAATCTATATTTATTTCAGTATCGTATAGTTTATCTACTATAATTACTCCTTGATTTCTTCGGCCAGTATTAGGATCTTCAAATTGTGTAGGTGGATTTTTTACTTTTCCAGATAACACAGATTCAAATGTTTCAGTTTTTATTTCAGAAGTCATCAAAAATATAAAACTTTTAAATGATTCATAGATAAATCTGTATTTTATGCTAAATGATTCCTTAGCTTCAACCGAATATAAAGTTTGATTATAATTATTTTTAAAATATTTAATAAGATCATCTATAGTTTTATTATTTGATAATAAATCTTCTTGACTATCTATTACCTCTTTATAGTAATCTTCTAATGTATCTGACCATCCTAATGAAGTAAACTCATTCATCATTTTTGAAGGAATACTTTTAAAAAATTTATCCAAACAATTAAACTGTTTACAAAGTTTGTATGAGTTAACAAATTCATCCATGCTATATAAACAACCTTCTAAGTTTAATTCAGAAAAATTTAATAAATCACTCTTTTTTATTACTACACTTCCTAATGAATTAAATGTTTTTTTATCATTGCCCATAATACACTTTCCAATAAATGCATATAGTATAATATATTCATTTGTTATACAAAAAATAGAGTGGGCATTATAGTCTGTTTCCTGTTTATCTTTCGTACTAGAATTATATATCAATCCAAATTTAGCTTTCTTTTCTGAATTTCTAAATAAGTCTTCTAAGTTCTTTTTACTGACTATATCTCTTAATTTGCTAGAAAATAGCCGTTCTTTATTAAGTGAATAAAATCGAATATAGTTTTGTATATTACTTGAAATTTTATATTTTCTTATAGGTCTGGGTTCTTTACTTACAACTTCAAAAAATACATTTTCAAATTCAGTGATATGTTTACGGTTCCTTCTAAAATTTTCTAAGCCTTCTTTTTGTAAAACATATTTTACTGCAAATAATTTCTCGTAATCTTTTTCCATAATTTTTCTTTCTTTTAGTTTTTATTACATTAATAAGGATTTTGGGGAAATAAAAAAAGAATATCCAAATTAATGAATATTCTTTAAATAGTGGGCCCAGCCAGGCTTGAACTGACGACCTTCTGATTATGAGTCAGCTTCTCTAACCAACTGAGATATGGGCCCTGTTATAATTATGTCTAGTATCGGGAGGGGAGCTCGAATCCCCACGGGTCTTATTTTTCTGCCCAAAACATTTTAAGTGTTTCTTGTCTACCTATTCCAACATCCCGACATCCTTTTTAGTTGTTATTGTGTCTTGATAGATTTTTTATTTTATTTCAGAATTTCTTCCTCCATAAAATTGATTTCCAGATTCTATAAATAATATCTTTCAATCTTTTCTATCATATATAAGAATTTCAGGGTTTCTGAGATTCCTCTTTTTCCTCAAGTTTAAAATTTCCTGCAGTACCATGTCCTAACGATAGTACTAACTTTACTGCCTCAGGACCTCTCATGTAGTAATATCCGTCTGGCGCAGGTTTTTCAGAATTTAAATTTTTACTAATACTTTTAGTAGAAATAACTGATTCCTTCTTTGCAGATGTAATTGAATTATATGCTCCAAGAACTCTTAATTTATCTTTAGAAAATTTATATATTATATTCTCCATCTTTTTATGTAATTTCTCTTTGTCTCCAAGTTTAATACAAATATATTTTGTAGAAATTACATTACTACTTAATAACCTATCTACTCTGGATCTTTTAATATTGTCTTTTCCAACTAGTTTCTGGATATCTCTCGAAAAACCAAAATTTAAAAAGTCTCCATATAGATCTGCTAATACTATTTTTTCTGATAATTTTTCCAGAGTATTTACATTATTCATATTTCCTTTTTGATCAGTAACTCTAAGATTAGAAAAACTATTATCTGTTTTTATTGTATTAATGTGATCAATTATTTCTCCCTTTTTTAAATTTCTTCTTAAGAGATATTCCATAATAACTGTATGCGCTTTAGTACTATTACTATCAACTATAATATATCCTTTATTATTAAGTGTTCCTATTAATTTATTAAATCTATTTGATTTAATAAATCCTTCACTACACACAGACCATTGAGGATATTTCCAGTGTTCATACCAAGTATAGTCATCTAAGTTTCCAGAAAATCCTATAAGATCAAAAAACTTTTGATTATTTAATGATTCTTGTCGTTTCCAATAATATCCTTTATAGCTATATTGACTTTTTTTAGCAATCGAAGAAATGTAACGTATATCATATCCTTTACTATCTAAAGAATCTATTGTAAATAATTCATTTCCCTTTTTATCCATTGCAGTATATTTAATTCGTTTATCTTTATGAACTGGTAAGCGTCTATCTGGACTATTATTTTCACTTTTAGTAACCCATTCTAAGTTAGATAGGTTATTATTTCTTGGATTATGATCTATATGATTAACTATATTATATATTTTTGGTTCTGAATTATTATAGAAAATGGTAGCCATTATTATATGAATAGATTTTGCTTTTCTTTTATGCTTTTCTATATATTGTGGAGAGATTGTAGTATATCCAAATTCATCTTGTTGTTGTTTTAATAGTTGTTTAGTGTATTTATTTCTAACTTCAGATTTTTTATTAATCTCATATATATCCTTAATACCTGGATATACTAATGGAATAAATTCATAGTCAGGGAGATCTGGATATTTTTGATCTTGGCGATTAAATGGTTTTTCTTTACACATAACAAAAATAGTTTCTAAATTAAACATCTTTTTCATCACACATATAAGAGAAAAAACTTAAATTTTACGTGTTTTGTAAGTTTCAAGTTTTAATAATATAAAATTCAAGTATATAAAAATAAGAGAGGTAGAAAATGTATCTAACCTCTCTATGTTATTTTACATAAAAATATCTTGACCATTGATCTGTATTCTTATGTTTCCGAAGGGATTGCCTCCGATTATGCCACTAGTTCCAGGGATTTCTTCAGGGATCACCTCTTCTATGACATCTTCATCATTACTAATGATAGTTGGTAATTTTTCTTCGTCGATTGATTCTATTATTTCCTCTTCCATAATTTATTTTCTATTAAAACAATCCAAGTAAATTAGTAATATCTCCTATATCTGTATTACTGATTTTTGTTCCTTCTACTTCTACTACTTCACCTTCTTGATTTACGTATCTAGTGCCAGGGAAAACTATTTCTTTTTTCTGAATTGCTGCCTTGTATTCATAATTTTCAGTAGATTCTTTAAGTTTTTTTACCCAATATTTAGCATAGTCGCCTTCTACTGTTTCAGGATCATATGGTTCTTCAAATAATCCTTCTTTTGGCTGGGGGCATTCCATTTTTACTTTAATAACTGAATCTTCATTTTCAGTATCAGTCATTTCATATTCCCAATAAAAGTAGTTTTTCTTTTTATTACTTTTATATGTACCTTCTGTCTTAAGGTCATCCCATATATTTTTAATAAGCTCCACAATATTAGTAGTACTTGCTTGTCCTGGAGTTAATAAAATCTGTTCTTGAACTAAAGCATTTTCAATAATAAATGCTTGTCCTTTAATTATTTTTGATTTACTCATTGTTTATCAATTTTTTATTTATTTATTTATTTTCAGGTTCAAATTCCCAAGCTCTTCCATGACCTTGAGATAATATTAATTCAACTGCTTTATCTCCCCTATAACTTTTATGAAACAATAAAAGAACACTAGATCGATCTATAAATATTTCTTTTATAAATTTTTCTAATGTTCTTTCATATATTAGGTTTTAACCTTTCTCTAAGTGCATTTTTATCATTTCATATTATCACTAGCTACTTTTTCAGCTAATCTTAAGTATGATATGCAATTATAGTATTCCGAGTCTTCCTCTGGATATACTATTTCAGATACACTAAATATTTTATCTACTTCTTTTTCTACTTCAGGATCATGGAGATATTTTTTCATAAAATAACTTAATCCTCCTAAAACAATAATACCATCATCTAAAGCATCAAGTACCTCTCCATAATTTTTATCTAAATATTGAAAAACTTCGATAATATATTTTTTTGAAAACTCTTCAACTTGTCTAGATAAATCTATTGTTTTTCCTCTGCGTTTTAAAACTCCAGTATCTAAAATTACTTGGCCTTCTTTAATTGAAATTGATATCGAATAATTTTTATATAGATAATCAACGAGATCGTAAACTATTCTAATTACGCCAGAATCTTTTACTCCTACAGCAGCACCTGCTGAAGAAGTACCGTTGATAATACTACAGAAATCTAAAGTTTCAAATCCTCCATCAAGTATTAATGCATTTCTTAATTTGACATCATTACGTCTAGAAGCTTCACGAACATTTAGCCCATATTCATTATAGGTATATTTACACGATAAGCCTTGGCAAAAACAATATATATAATCTTCTTTATTTATATTTAATGTTTCATATAAATAATCTAATAACTCATCTACGTTATCGTTGGTATTAAAAGCCATTGATAAACCAATAGCTAATTTATCAAATGCATTTATTCCTTCATCTCCACCATATTTTTTTATTAAATATGACAACCATGGGGCATAAACTGCTTTTAGATCTTCAAAAGTTTCAAGCTTAAGTAAATAAGATCTAGGTACTTTTAATGCTGCAGGTCCTAATACATAATAATCTCCTCCTAATGGAAATACCATATCATCATCACTTTCAAGTGGTTTTTCAGGGAGTTTTGCTGTTGCACTAATAAACTTTTCAAATTTTATTAAACCGTTGGAATCCTTAAAAGAACACTTAATAGCGGAAAAACCAACATCAACACTTAAAATTCTCAAATTGCTCATCTTTTATAATTTTCTAAAATTTGTTCGTAAGCCTTTATTATATTCTTATCAACTTTATACTTCTTGAGATCCCCTAGAACAGTACTGGTTAAGAAATTAAATGGTACATGTGGAAGAAGTGCAGTATATCCAGATGTAACCATACCAACCGAAAAGTGTTCTGTTGGTTGATTAAGTGCTACTACGACAATCTGAGTTAATCCTGACTCTCCCGTAGTATCTTTATAAGCAAATACTAAATCTCCAGCGAGTAATGAACTATGAATACTAGCCCATAAATCATTTGCTACAGACATTGCATTATCCCATCCCCATACTCTTCTTTTCTCTAGAAATTCATAATCTTTTTCCGACATTTTTTCACTCTCCATCGGATTCGAGTTTTTCTTTGTCTTTTCCATCACTTAAAATATAAATTAGTATATAATAATAATCTGCTTCTTCACAATCAACTTCTTGAATTCCAACTACATCAATATTAGAATAATCTCCCCAGATCTTTACTACTTTTGACAATGACCCTAGAATATGTGCTAAATATTCAGGAGTATCTTGATATTTTCTGGCTTCGAATAGAATATTATAATAAATCCATTCACCAGCTTCTCGATTTCTTTTCTTTGTTTCTAAAAATCTCAATCCTATTCCTGGAGTTTTATCTATATAATCATATTCTAGGATTCGTTGGGTTAATTGATTTTGAATTTCTAATCTAGTATTTCCTTTTAATCCAAGAAGTCGTTTTATATCGTTATTGTATTCCGGAACTGCCATAACCTGATCCTCCTCGTTCTGTTTCATCAAGTTTACTAACTTCCTCTAATTCCATATGAGTTACTTCTGCACAAACCATCTGAGCAATTCTTTCTCCATGTTCTACAGTTACCTCTACAGGACTAAGATTAACTAAAATTACTCCAATTTCTCCTCTATAGTTTGAATCTATAGTGGCTGGTCCATTTAAAACTCCTAATCCTTTTTTAAAGGCTTCTCCAGATCTAGCTCTAACTTGGATTTCAGTTCTAGGGGGAAGTTGAACATATATGCCTGTAGGAACTAATTTTCTTTCTAACGGTTTTAATGTAAATTCTTCACCGATATTTCTAAGGTCCATTCCAGAATCTCCAGGCTTTGCATAACTTGGAAGTGGAAATTTTGATTTATTAATAATTTTTACAACCATGATACTGTATTACTATAAAATGTTTTATTACCTATACCTAAAAAATGTTTTTGTTCACGAGAATCAGTATATACATTTACATCCCCAATAAAGTCTTTAATAATTGTATAACACCAATCTCCATGTTCTACTAAAAAATCTGGCTTATATTTTAAAACTTTGTCAAGATAAAATACTCCAAAAGTCCCAGAATCTACACAATATCTTCCAATAGTTTCCCTCTGATTAACTAATTTTTCAAGATTAATCTGATTTTCAATTGAAGGATTATCGTAAAGATTATAGTAAGCTTCTTCAATATCATCTATGAATTTTTCAAGCTCAAGTAAGCCAAGAATATTTTTTAGTTTTGATACTTTCCATCTTCCATCTCCAACTCCAGTATCTTCCCAAATATAATTATCAGAGAATCCTACTTCTTCCGAGATAGTCATATTATTATAATTAAATCCGTTTCCCCAATCCTTATTTTCTGCAATATAGCAGGGATCTGTGATAATAATCGTTCCGTTAAAATTCATAATTTATACTTTTTTCTTGTTCTAAACTTAAATAACCAAGATGTTCCAGAAATAAACTTTACTTGTCCAATTACATCAGGTCCTTTATACATTTCATTAATATTAGTTGAATAAACATTAAATCCATAGTTTTCAGGGCCAAGACAAGTTCTAGGTTTTATCAATTCTCCAGATGCTATTAAAGATTGAAGAGTTGACATTAGATAATCATAATCTTCTGGTAATAGATAAGTCGGTTTTTCTAAGTCCTCCAGTGCTAAACAATAATAAACTGGGAGACCTAGATATACCGTTTTTCCTTTCTGTTCAAATATAAGTAATCTAGTTTCTTTTTCATATCTTACTTTAATTGGAATCGGAAAGTTTGTTTTTACTGTATTATCAGAAAACTCTACTAAGGAATTATATATTTCTAGAATATCATTTTGTAGAGTAGTCATTGTAATTAATCTTCAGAAGTTGCACAAAATACTTTAATACCCATCTGATCTAAAAGATTATAGATCTGAGTAGTAATAGCTGGTGATACAGATCCAGTAGTATTCTTAATTTTATCCATATTATTTAACAATAATGTAAATGGATTTTTAACACCACTTAATTTATTAGGATCAAACAAACCAGACTGTTCTACAATCTGCCTAAGGATAGCTGGAATTTCAAGACCTTCACCAGGAATAATTTTAGTTGCAGTTGGGTAATCATATTGCATAAAGTTGTAATCGATTACATTCCACTCTACTACATCACCTGTCGGGATACCGGTTGCATTTTCTTCATCATCAGCTACATTTTGAATCTGAACAAGATAACCAACTTGAGCTAACCAATAATTAATGCAAGAAAAATCCTTAGTACTCATTGTAGTTTCTGAATTAATAAAGCTTACTAATTCAGCGTTACCAATACTATTTTCGAAATTTGCTAAATTATTCTTTAAAAAACCCTTAACAAATTCCATAACACTTACGCCCATACCTTCTTTATCAAAACGGCTACGAGCAACACAACGGCCTACCATAGAATTCATTTCTTGGGCCGGAATAGAATACAAATTTACTTCAATCATTTTAATGTTATTTTATATAATATTTAATTCGGGGCTATCAACTAATAAGAAAATAGCCCATAAACGCTCTTCAATCAGACCTGACTCAAACAATTCTTTTTCAGATGTAGTAAAATCTCCAATAGTTAAGATAGCTTTATATATTTCTATAAAATCTATCTCCTTACCATTTTTCCAAGATATATACTGATCAACTAACCAAGATTCGAAGGGTGCATTATTCATTTGCTGATAATCAAGAATAATAAATTCATTAATTCCAAATGCATCCTTAAGGAGTTGAAAAATATCTGAAATTCTTGCTCGGTAGGAATATTTAGATACTAAGATTTTATATACTGCTTTCACTGTATCAGTATAATCTGTATCATTTCTTGTTTTTATATAATTTTTTCTTTGCTCTAAATCAAACATTTTCTATCTCTACTTCTAATGGAAATAATCTCTTAATTTCAAACAGTTTTAAATATTTATCATTATATTGATCCATAAAATCTTTCACTTCTTTATAATGATCAAATACCCAATTTCCATTAAGACTATTTAATACCTTTGATTTATCTTCAAGTTGAAATAGGTAAGTTTCAATAGTAATATCATTTCCTGAACCGTGATAGGATTTAGGAGTACTACTTATCCTTTCAATATCAAATATATCTCCCCAAATTGGATCTCTCCAATCTATATCGAGTACGTAAAATATTAATTCTCGAAGAAAAGATAATTCGAATAATTTATTAAATAAGTTTCCTGATCCTTTCCATTCATACTTAAAAGAGTTAACTTTATCTTCCAAGCCCCAAGATTTTATTAAGTCTAAGAGTTCAAGATAAAGTCTATTCCATTCTTCTTTTGGTTTTTCTACAATTATTGCTTCTTGTTTAAATTCCAATAGACTTTTCATAATAACTTCTTAAGATTGTATAACTTGCTTTCCAAACTAAATCTAAATTTCTCACTTGTAAATCTGTTTTAAGGTAAGATCTTAATTGATTATAGTAACTATTAGGATCATTTCTTTCAACACTTCCCAACAATTGATCTATATTAATCCTAGTACTTTCCCACTTAAATCGATCTATAACAAGTAATTTATTAAGATCTAGTTGTTGTTTAATATTACTAAGAGATCCTATATAATTATTCATTCGATCTAGTCTTTCAGTACACATAGGATTTCCACATTTCAAAAGACTTCCATAAACATCTTTTTCTGACATATTATAACCACAGCTACAAGTTGGCCACATAAAATCTCCATTACCTTCAGTAAAAGAATCCCCTACCATTGGAATAGTTGAATTAGCCATAATAATACTTACTATTGCTCCAGGGGTAATTTTCTTTTTTACCATTTTTCCCACACTTCCAGCACTTGGTTTTCTTACTGTACATCCTTTTACTTGAATTGGATCGATTAGAATATTAGCTGACCAAGAATCTTTTCCTTTAGCTACTTGAGAATTCCATTGTATACCTCTTACTGTAGTTTTTAAAGCTTCAGTTCCTGATCCAGCACCAGCAAATTTTAAGGCGCCGAGACATATTCCAAATTCATCATATACTACCCAACCATCATTTAAGAAGTAACCAGTTGAAGTAACTGTTTTATCTGTTTCTGTATATTCTTTATTTCCGGCGCTCATAAGTTCTTCTATAGTCCATACATCGGCAGGGGAAAATAAGATATGTCCATCAGTTTTTGAACATACAGTTTCAAACATTTTTAAAACTTCACGATAGTCTGTTTTTCTTAGTATTTGTCCTTCTATTGAATCATCAGTATAATATCTATAAGCTCTAAGAGTTAATAAATTATTTACCTCAGATTCACAATACTTAGAATTTATTAGTCCATTGGCTCTTTGTCTAGCAGTTTCAGGATCAGTATCAGAAAGTCGATTAATGTCAACTAATGCCTCTGCCTGAATTGCTACTATACCTTTCGGAAATCTTTTTGGAAGGAAGTTTATTAATTTCCAAGTTTGATCTACCCCATAGTTATCCAAATTTAAATTTCCGACTGTAACTATTCTTTTTGGAATACCAGTTGAAGAATCTAAATAAATTGCTATACTAGATCCATCATACTTTAGATCACAGTATTTTCCAGAGTTTTCATTCATAAACTCTGAAAGAGCACTTAACATAGTTTTTTCTTCAACTTTTTTCTTTTTAATTTTTTCTATATAAGAATTTTTTGTCTTAGTTCCTTTTAAATATGTTTGATAAACATAATCTCTGACAAAAAATCCATCTTCTTGCGCTGCTCTAGCTTCTAACATATCATATACAGCATCATCCATTCCGGTAGGTACTGAATCAATGTAATAGTTTTTACATGCAAGAATAAGGTCTTTCCATTTTTCTAATGATTTTTCTGTAATATTATTTGTAACACACATAAATTTATTTATTTTTTAATAGCCATCCAATCATTATATCTTGGACTTCTAAGTCAAACATTTCTTTAATATTACTAAAGTCATCTTCTGGTATAAAAGATGAGTTAGGTTTTATTGCAACTTCATATTCAACTTCTCGACGATCAGAATATCTAGTAATTATCTTATATCCAAGTTTTACTAAAAATTCTTTCATCTTATCATAATCCCAGTGCATTCCGAAAGGTTTAGACATCATCATATTACTAATAACTAAATCAGTAAGTGGACAATCTGGTAAATCTTCCGGTTCAAAATCGAAATCATCTTCTTGTTCGTCAAAATTAATATTTCCTTCCTCCCCATCATAGAGAGGAAAGTCATTATCATCTTCTTTTTTCATAATTTTTTTTATTTTATTTAACCTCATTAATTAGAAAATCAAGCTTTCTCGGCTGCGTATTAAGCATATAATTTATAATATAACTCACTCCAAAACGATCGATCATATCATCTTTTGTTTTTGATAATATATTTTCTATAAAATCAGGAAAACTTATAGAAATTTTATCGGTTAATTCATAAGCTCCTTGAATTGTTCTATAGTAATATATCTCAGATTCAGAAGAAATTCCATTAAAGTTGTATAAATCACTTTTTAAAAATTTATTAACAAATTCCACTCCAATTCTTTTATAATTATCTCCATGAGTAATTGTATAAAATAATTTCTCTCTTTTAGCTTCAAACCTATAACCTCTTAGGGAATCTTGAGAATTAATTAATTTTAGAATTTTCTCAAAATTTGGAAGTTTTGAAGTATTTGATCTATATTTTTCTCGATAAAGATATGCTAATCTAGATATATAACCTTGATATCTACCATCTGCTAAAGACATATATAACCATTCGTCACTAAATCCAATTGAAACTGAATTGGTATTACTAATTATTATCTTTGTCATAAAATAATGAAACCCCACCCTGGGATAAAATATCAAAACCAGGATGAGGTGTAGTATATTATTATTTATTAACCTTCTATTTTAGTTTCGGAAATATTATCATCAATGATTGTACAATCAATTAAGAGAATCATTGACGCTGCTGAAATAGAATTTTCAAGAGCTACTCGAAGAGATTTAGAACTATCTAAGATCCCCTCCTCAAGTAAATTACCATACTTTCGAGTCTTAGCATTATATCCAATTCCTGGTTTAGATGATTTAACCTTTTCTAGAACTACTTCTCCAGAAACTCCTGAATTGTCTGCAATTGTTTTAAGAATTACTGGAAGACTTGAGAATACAATTTCTGCACCCTCTACTTCATCTCCAACTAAAGATTTCCAGAATGTCTTATCTTTCTTCACTTCTAATGATCCTTTGTAATAGATATAACCACTTCCTAAAGAACATCCTTCAGCAATAGCACTTTTAGATGCTAGAATAGAATCTTCAATAGTTTGTTTAAGGTTCTGTTTTTCAGTTTCAGAAGCTCCTCCAGCTCTCACTACTGCAATACCTCCACTAAGATTTGCTACTCGTTTCGCAAATTTAGTTTTATCATAATCTGATATTCCAGGATCTGTAAGTTTGGTGCTAAGAATTTCTACCCTTTCAGCAATCTCTTTAGAATCACCACCACCTTCATAGATAATACATGAATCTCTAGAAATTACAACTTTCTTAGCTACTCCAAGATCCTCTTTTGTTGCTTGTGTGACTGATAATCCGTTCTCAGGAGAAATATATTTACCGCCAGTTAAAATTGAAATATCTGCCATAATATTTTTCCTTGAATCTCCGAAATCAATACCTTTTACAACACAACATCTAATTGCACCTTGAAGAGTATTCATAACAAGAGTTGTATTTACTACTTCATCAATATCATCTACTATAAATAAGAATGGGCGTCCAGTAGGTACAAGCTGTTCCATTAACGGAAGAATTTGCTGTACACTAGATAATCTTTCTCCTACTACAATTACATAAGGATCTTCCATTACACAAGTTCCATCAGTAGGATTTGTAACATACTGTGGAGAAGCCCAACCACGATCGAGTTTCATTCCAGTAGTTACATCAATAGTAGTTTCAAGACCACTAGAGAAATCAGCTGTAATAATACCAAGCATTCCAACTTTCTCCATACATTCAACTACCAGATTTCCAATGGCCGGATCATTATTGGCTGAAATAGTTGCCACCTTTCTGATCTTTTCCATATCATCATTTACTGGAATTGAATTATTTTTGATATACTCAGCCATCCATTTTCCGGCCTTAAGCATACCAGATTTCACCTCATTTACATTAGCTCCAGTTCGTAATGCTTTTTGTCCTTTTTCACACATTTCTTTGATTAATAGTGAAGTTGAACTTGTACCGTCACCTGCTAATCTTTCTGTTTGAGCGGCAGCATTTTTTACAAAAATAGCTCCTGTATTCTGAAGTTGATTCTTAAATGAAATCGACTTAGCAACAGTAGCTCCATCTCTTGACACCTCTGGACCTGTAAATCCTGAAATACATACGGCTTTACCTGACGGGCCGAGTGTTTTCTTAATTGCCTCTACTGATTTTTTTACACCTTCAATAATTTCGGCCTGAGTTTCAAAGCCGTGATTAATAATTTTTCCTTCTGACATGTTTCGTTTTAATTAAAGTACTACAATAATTTCATTTAAAGTTATAACACGATATTCTGTTCCATCTTGAGTAAATGATTTTCCTGTGTTTGGATAAATCAAGATAGTATCACCAGGTTTTAATACTCCCTCGCTAACTTCTTCACCTACTCCAATAACTTCAGCTCTTTCATATTCACTCGCAGGAACAACAAAATTTCCTATCTTTTGAGTCATAGTATCTTTTTTATCTACTATGACCAATACTTTAGATTGAATTACTTTCATTTTTATTAATTTTATTTTAAATTTTTACTCATATATAAGAAAATCACCCTTAGAAATCACCCTTTTTATTGATTTGGAGGAGAAAAAAGAGCCCAACCCACTATAATCACTACAGGAGGTTGGGATTAATTTTATTATGAATTTATTAAATTTATTGCCTATTAACCAATTGGAGTTAATAGAAGAAATGAAATTTATTTTTGTTCTTGTTGTTTATAATATTCTTCAAGTTTATCGGGATATTTTTCTTTAAAGTCTGAAAATTTAAACCAAAGAATGCCAGACTTTCTTTTCTTTCCAGTTGACGTATAATCACCTAATGATTCTTTTCCATAATATTTTCCAACTTCTCTTGCTTCTTTAAGAGTTTTATAAATAATTATAATATCATGATTTACAGTTGCTTTTAAAACAGTATCAAATTCTTTGGTTATTAGAATTGGAGAAGCGGATTGTTTATTTTCGAAATTTATTACATTTTCTTTATTCCTCCAAGAATCATATTTTACCCAATAATATCCTTTATAGAAAATTTCTTTTTCATTATTTTTTAATTTTCTTAGTAATACTTTATTATTAAAACCATCACTTACTACTTCTTTAGAAGAATTATAGATCTTAATAATATCTTTATTTTTGCTTAGACAAATTATTTTTGTTGTTGAATTATTTATTGAACCTCTATTTTTACTTGAATAATAAGCATCTAATTTTTCTTTATTTTTCCATAAATCTTTAGGTGTCCAGTAGTAACCGCAATACTTAACTGTTACTTGAGTTGGATTATCATTTCTCACCTTAGCTAAGTTATTATTATAAAATCCATCTTTATTTATATCAGTAATTTTGTCATATATTTTTAAAATATTAAATTTATCATCATGGCAAATTACAGACGAATTTGATAATACTGTTGAGTTTTCTAATATATTATAATCTTTTATATTTATATCATTCAATTTTTTCCAACTATATCCATAATAATAAGTATTATTAAAAATTGATTGCTTTACTCTATAATAACTTAACTTATCTACTATCAATTCATCAAGATTATTAAATATTTTTATAATATCACTATTATGTATACAAGCTAATGGGAAATACTCTTCTTCTTTTATTGGATAATAGATATTAGAATTGTCATAATTCTTTAAATATTTATCTAATTCTGTAGGGTATAAAATTTGATATTCTTCTAAAAATATCCAATGATATCCTCCATTAGCAACTCTATTTCCTTTCTTTTTACAAATGGAACTGATATTAGATATATTAAATCCATGCGATTCAGCTTCGGTAATGGAACTGTATATATGATAGATTATAGAGTGATCTGCTAAATTACACTGCACTACGCTTCTTGTTTTATACAACGTTGGAGGATTTTTTCTAGGAGTAATATTAACATTTTCTAAAGTAACTTTATCACTACTCTTATATTTCTCTGGATATTTCTCTATATAGTCATCTAAAAACATCCACAAGTATCCTTTATGATGTTTTAATAATTTATTCCTACAGTAATCACCTACTATTTTAAGACTAAAATTGCTTTTAGTTAAAGAGGATATTGATTCAAATATCTTCACTATACTATAATCATTATCTAAACATACTACTTTTTTCTTATTACTACAAATAGAAATTTGTTTTGTATCTATATTATTATCAAAAAATTCTAACTTTTCTCTATTCTCTTTCTGTTTAATAAAATCATCAAGTTTAGTAAACTTATAACCGTAGTGGAAATTACCTGTTTTTATCGATTTCGATATACTTTTATTTCTAAAGCCATCGTTATTAGCCTCAGACATACTGGAATATATTTTTATGATATTTCCTAATTTATCACAACAAACTATTGGAATAGATCTAATATTTGATAATGATTTTTGAAATTCTTCTCTAATATTAGCTAATAAACAAATATCTATATTATTTAAATAATCTTTCCGTTCAACTGTATAATTGCTATTAACAGCTGTCATTAAAAATGCTGAAAATACTATTTTTGAATTACTCGGATATAGTCTATATAATAAAATATGTGCTACTATATGTTCTAAGGCAGATAGAAGTACGTAATTATAATCCTCATTCTCACCTGACATACATCTAGGAAGAATATGATGTTTCTCTGTATAAAAATTTACTTCATTCTTTTTTAATCCTCGTTTAAGAGCATAGTCGACGATCATACAATAGTCTTCCAAGTATTCTTCTTCAGTTCTCTTCTCTAAGATCATTTCATTAAAATCTTTTTCATCTAGATAACTACTATACTTCATCCCTAGATTTTTGGTAGATTTAACACCTTTTATTGGTTTAGATTTCATAATTAAAAAAAATATTTAAAATAATTATAAATTTCATAAGAATTTTACTAAAGGGAAATTTCAGGTCAATAAAGTTTGCAACCTTCATTAATCTTACTTTTTCCCTACCCTTATGAAATCTAAATAAAAAGAACACTAGACTAACTTATAATTTTATTTATAAATTTTTCTAATGTTCTTTCATATATTAGGTTCTGACCTTCTCTAAAGCGCAAAAACTCACCTTAAGGTTTATTAAATGGAGTCGGTCCTGAAACAACTTGCTGAACGTTAATATTATTTCCTTGTCTCTGCGGTCCAGCCCCTCCAGCTTTATATACACTCTGTTGAGCTTGATTATATTGAATATTATAGTTATTAATCATTAAATCAATATCTGCCTCAGAAAAATATCGTTTGTCTTGAATCCGAACAAGTCTATACACTATTATATAAACTACTAGACTATATCTTAAGGATAATTCCTTCTTCATACATAGTCGTTGAGAAGATAGTTTTATTTGCTACTATCTTTTGCTGATTTATTTTTTTTCCAGCAATTCTTGAAGTTTAATAAAAGTTTTTACTCTTTTATGGACAATCTAAACTTATCCTTATATCATCATACACCTTCTTTGGTAAACTTCTAAATCTACCGTTTTGAAGTCTTATATTGTAATCAATTACATTTGTTTCTCCCATTTCTTCTAAAAATTTCTCTTTCTTAGATAGACTATATCACCTAGGGATAATATATATATATATCCTTAGTTCACATACATAGTCGTTGAACAATCTATTTTCCTTAGATTGATGCTAATTCTATAAGTTTTCTCTTATAGTTCTAGCAATTCTTGTGAAATGCGCTATAATTTAACGCCGATTTTTTGTAATTGTCGATATTCCAAGATTATTAGGATTTGGCCCATCTCCACCTTTAGAGCGTGTGATAATAAAGTCACAAACGTCTACTTTGTGACTACTGCCCGCGATGTAGCTCATATCCAATATTGATTGACTATATGCTCCAATTTTTAATTGAGATAATATAAATACTAATTTCCCTAATCCTGTTAATTCCGTAAGTTTATCATAAATATCTCCAAATGATTTATACATAGAACCATCTTCTCCACCATTAGCTCCACGGAAACCCGCGTCATAATCGATAAATAAAATTTTATAATCTTTGGTTTTCATGAATTCTATATATTCATCTACTGAAATTTTTCCAGCTGGTAGTATAGTTATACTAAGATTATCTCCAATCATTTGACACATACTGTTATAGATTGGTCCTATGTTTTGAGATACTTCATTAAAAGGTAATCCTGTAAATTGAGCTCCTAATCTGATAATCATTATAAATTTAATTTTCATTAAACTATTAGACTATATCATCTATATTTTTATAGTTCTATATTTAGTCGTTGAACTCTACTCTTACTTAGATAAATCTAAGAGATAGAGATGCTAATTCTATTTTATTCTAATAGTTCTAGCATTTTAATAGAATTTTCATAGATTCTTATATCTATGCTTCATTCGTTTAAAGTCTTTCATTTTAAGATCTCCAAGAGCTAAATAATGTACTTTATAACCTTGTAAACTCATGTTCAATGCCTCCTGCATGGATAAAAGAGACTTTCCAACTCCTGGAGGCATTGCGATAAGTCCGAGTTGTCCAAATTCATAAGCTCCGCATGAAAAGCAATTATTTATCCATTCAAATTTACTAGGTACACCACCTTCTGCCTGTTCAGCGATGATTGAATTAATATCTATTTGTGTAAATCCAATCTCACTAAAATTATCTAGATCAGCAGTAGTTTTAACATTTATATTTTTCACAAACTTAACATATTCTTCTGGATTTTGAGAATAGAGTCTGTTTGCTTTTTGAAGATTAACTGAATATATTACATCAGTTAAAATCTTTCTGGCTGGTTCAATTTGACTTTTTGTATATCTTTTCCATTTTATAATTTCATTCATCACCTCTTGGGTCTCTTGTGGAGTTTTCTGAGATCTAAATAAGATACTCCTAAATAAAGGCTCATCTATATTTTCTAGAGGATAAGTCTTTATAGCATCCACGAGTTGAGAGACCATATCATTTCCGGCTGTTTGTGGATTAGTCTGAAAATAATATTGAAGATCTAATATATTATTTTTAGCATCCTGAAATAAATATTGATTAAAACAGCTAAAAATCAAATCAAATACACTACCATTATCCATATTATATTTTTAAAGATTTTCTTCATTAATAACTATATCTTGAATATCACAATACTTATAGTAGTTGTGTAATAATTCATCTCTTTGTTCAAATCCTTTTGTATATACCGGGATTCTTTTCGGTATTTTTGGTTTTAGTGCAAGAACGTTCATATTAGTTCCTCTTGCTGTTCGCCCTAGTTGTTGAAGAACTGATCCAGCGTTGATATTAGAAACTAGTAATATATTTTCTAATCCAGGAAGGTCTAGTGCTCTAAATCCTGCGGCGGTACTAGGAATTATATCTACCATTCCATTTTTAATATATTCGCATGATTGTTGAAGATCTAGATTTGTTTTATTTCCAGACAAATCATAATAAATATATCCTTCGCCGCAAATTAAGAGCACTCTAAATACTCCAATAAAAAAGTTATCTATCCAAGTTGAAATAATATTATTTAAATTATTTATTGGGATATATAATTTAGGATATCTTTTTGCTATCTTTACAATCAATTCACATACTCCAGGATCAACCCAAATTTTTGACATTATTGTATTATAGACATTATTATCCTCATTAAAATCCTCTTCTGTAAATTTAATATTATTTAGAGTGATAGTATTTATGTGGATACTATTTATTTTCAGACTAGTAGGCATTCTATAAACTAATGCTGGTCCGAAATATTTAATTAAGTCCTTATTTCTTACTACTGTTTCTGTGATTCCCTGTGCAAATGTGATCATAACTCCTGAATCTCGATCTGCAGTTCCAGAAAATCCATACATAATTTCAGCATTCACTAGTCTATTATATATCCATTCACCAGAAGGATTAATAGTATATTCTACTTCATCTACTAGAACCCAATCGAATTTCTTAAGTTTCTCTTCCTCTAAAATACATAGGTCTGGATCTTTTATTTTCTTTTGATTTAGAAATCCTGAAGTAATTATACATCCAAGATCTCCATCTATTGAAGTTGGCAATTTACCTCCAAATCTAGACTCATATCTCTTAACAATTTCATCTTTCGCTTTTTTTCCTGGAGTTATAACCAACACTTTCTTTCCAAGTTCATTATGTGCATAGTTTATAAGAGTTGCTATAGTTTCAGTTTTTCCATATCCGGTATTGGTTTGAATAATCGCTCTCTTATATTTTAACACATGTAACATATCCTCATTCTGATAATCCCTAAGATTTGGAAATGGATAGGTTCGATAATAATCTGCAAATATTGTTCTAAGAATTGCATTATAATCCGTATCTGATAGGATTGGTTTAAATACATTAGCAATATAAGCTGCCCATCCCATTCCTAAGATAAAAGTATATATTCCTTTCTTAGGTCCGCATGATCTAGGGTTATCATAAAGTTTTGCTATTTCTTCAGTTGTATTCCAAGATTTCAACCAAGGAGAATACTTAGTTACTTTTCTTTTAAATTCTAAAAGACATTTTACACTAGGGTCATCGGTTTTTATTACTATTTTATTTATAGTATTATCTATCGATGCTGTTATCATTTTATTTAATCCATTGCAAATTATTTCCAGCCCTAAGTTTTCGTTTCATACACTCTTCTGGATCTTCTCCATTAGATTTTATGATATTAATAGGGCAATAATCTATTCTTTTTCTTATTTTTTTAGCTACACCCATAGATTTTTCAGTATCATCTAAGTAACATAAGATTTTTTCTGGAACGTACTCACTAAGAAAATCTAATTGATAATCTGATATAGAACTTCCCAAAACTGCAAAAGGTATATAATCAGGTGCCATAATTAAAGCAGCTATAGCATCATATACCCCTTCTACTACTATTATATTTCTTAGACCTTGACCATGATCTATTACATAAGGAGGTTTTGCTGATATTTGTGGGAAAAGATATCTAATTTTCGTTTTTCCAGAAAATCTAATCTGGTAATAAAATACTTCCCCATGATATTTAAATGGCATTACTACATTTCCGTCAACAAATTTAAAGTCTAGGAGTTTATAGATGTCGTTCATAAAAGGATGTCTACTCATTAGATAATCATAGCCCCTTTGATCAAAACTATCAAATTCATTCCAGTACTTATCTAATGTCCATATAGGATCTTCTGTAAGTTTAACTACATTTGGATGACCTGAATATCCATAATACAATGACATAAAATCAGGTACTTTAAATGATGTATCAACTTCATCAGACACATGTACATAGGCTCGATTACATACAAAACAAGTACCAACAGTTAAGTCAGTTTTTATATATAATTTATGTTTTGTATGTCCAGAGTCTCTACAAAATGGACAATGAATAATATAGTGACCTGTTGAATTTGCATGAGGTTCTACTTCTTCCATACTAGATACTCCATAAAAATCTTTAAGAAGTTCTTCGAAATTACAGAATACTAATACACGTCCATCTTTTAATTTTACTTCTTTATAGTCTACCATTTTTCTTTGTTGAAAATAAAAAGGAATCTCTAAAGAATAAAATACATCTCTTGAGATTCCCATTATAATACGGTTTAATTACTTCTTTTCCTCTTTAATTTCAGGCACTGTTTTTTCTTTTTCAGCCGGTTTTGTTGGAGTTGCTGCCGGTTTTTTATCTACTGGCTGCGGTTCTTTTTCTTTTTCCTTATTACAAACACAAGGATCTTGATTACACTTCGGACATTCTTTTGGTGCAAAACGTTCAATAGCTTCATCAAGGGATTGAACTACAAAACCTACTGATCCTGATACTCCTGCACACATATTTATTTCAAATGGTCCTGATACAATTAATGCTAGTTCATTGTAATCATAAGAACTTACTAGTAAACTTAGAAATTCATTACTAGGCATAATATCACCAGAAACAGAATGTGCTGGGATAGTAATTCGTTGAGTACCTGATAAAGGTAAATTAATTTGTGATTTTGTTCCGTTATAAACTCTCATAATTTTTATTTATTAATGTTTTCTATTTTATTTTCCGGGGTACACAACTAACTCCGGATTTTCTCAATTATTAGGGTTTGAGTTCTCAAGGACTGTGTTTTTATCATCGGGCTCTTCTATAAATACTGGAAGATCAATTTTAGGAAGTGCACAAAGAAAATGTTTAGATTCAGTTTTTTGAGAATTTTTCTTTTTAAAGAATCTTTTCTTTTTTTCTTCGATTACTCTATGCACTAAAATTCCAGAGATTAGTTTTCCCGTATTTACTATATGAATATTCCATCCATCAGTTTCCGGAAATTTCATTCGAAGAGCTGATAAAACTTGATACCTTACTATAGCATATTTAGATTGAAGAGTAGCATCTTTCGGAAATTCTGTAACCTCCAAAAGATCATCCACAAACATTTCTAATTCCGTTCTTAATTTCGGATCAACTCCATCAACAATATTTACTGGAGAACCTAGATTTATATTAATATCTTCTAAAGGAAATAAATACTCAGGAGAATCTACACTTAAAACTAGATTCTTATTAAATATTAATGAAGTATCCACAACTTTCTTAAGTGGTTTATGAAGTCTAGACACATTCTTTTTAAGGGAAAATTTACTAGAACATTCAGATCCAATTATATTATCCTTTATATACAACATTGATTCTTTGGATAAAATCAAATCACGTCCAGATAAGAATATAACAGAACAATAATTTCCAGCAAAACCAAGAAGATAAGGAATAGTAAAGCTAGAGATTACAGATGCTGAGTTAATATATCCGCCGAGAGGATTAAAGCCAAGTAAATCTATTGCATTTTCCTTACAGTAATTAACAATATCATAATTAAAATTCAAAGGACATAAATCAAGAGAGACGAATTTAATTTTCTCTTCAATAGCTTTTTCTATGGCTTTGAGATCTTCGGCGGTCTTTGGATTCTTTACCCCAAACTCTCCAATTATTTTATATTCCCTAAGTTGTTTAATAGTTTCTTTAATAGTTTCCAGATTTTTAAGAACTACTTCAGAATCTATCAATAACAAGTCGACTTTCTTTCTTCCAAGTTCAAGAAGATGTCCAAGGAGTGCTCTTTCAGGATTATCTAAAAAATCAATAGAAGTGATTAAGTTACCTCCTGGAAAACTCTTTATAAATTCAGAAATCAAAAAATCATTATTAGCTGAGATAGATGTATGAAAATAATCAAAAGAGTATTCATCTTCAGAATCTACCCACGGTTTAATGGTCATATTTGAAGTATCTAACCCTACCCCTTGTACTTTAAATTTTGTTGATGTTGTTGTCATAAAATAGATATATTAATTATGTTATTAGATAATGTTTCATTTTTTTCAGGGAGCCAAGAGATATTAATTATTGGTTCTTTTTCAGAATTTAAATTAATACTGTTCTTAAGAAATACTGAATCCTTAAATACTTTACAAGCTCCAAGTAATTCTAAGAAAATAGAAAATACAAATCTCATATAATTCTTATTTCTTAGAAGAATCAACTTTATTATAGTATAATCTTGATAACTTATTTCTTTTAGATTTACTGGCTCTTCTGTTTTAGTATCAATAACTTTAAATATTGATTTTGTATCATAACCTTGAGTATTGAAAAACTTAACACAATTAGGAGAATTATCTAATTTTAATCTTTTTGTTTTTCTATTTGAATTAAGATTAAGAATATTATATCTACTAAAATGTTGTTTATCGTAAGGAACGATTTCAGGGAAAAGAATTTTATAATTATTAATCTCTATATTATTCTTTCCTGATACTATTCTATATTTCTCTGATAGATTTACTATTTTTATACCAGTCAAATTCGGAATAGATATAATTTTTGGATATCCAGGTACCCAATCTAAAAACCATATATCATTTCGATTCGGAAGATCTAGTTTACTTAGAACTTTCTTGAATTCTAAATAATCATGAGAATAGGTAGCTAAATGGTAAATACTATCAATCAAGAATAGTTGTAAATATCTATCACTAAGAATATAATCATAAAAAGATTTTATATTCTTTATAATAGTTTTAATTAATTCTTGTTTTTCTGTCTTCTTTGTAATAGAGTTACTACATATTCTACAAGGAAGATAATAAAAATCTTTAATTAATGTAGATAATGGACCTCTATATTTATTACATCTAAAGCAAAAATTATCAAGATCTTTTTGATGTGTTAATTCAATTTCACAATACTCTTGATAACTTAAAAAATGCTCTTCGGATAGATGTTTTTCAAATTCTATTGGATCATTACTTTTGAATCCACACCAAATACATTCCATTTATTTTAAATTATATAATCCTGTATCAATAAATTGTTGCTTTAAATCATTTGCTAAAATTTGCATATCTGGATGAGCATCTTTAGCACACCTTAATGAAAAGAATCCAGCTTTTTCAGGAGTATCTTCAGAAGGAATATATGTAAAATCCTCAATGTAACCAGTCATACATAGTTCGGTTTTTATATCATTTGGAAGTAATCCTCTAGCTTCTTCTGGTTTTAGTTTTTCTCCTTCGTCAGTAGAAGTTGCATATAAATAATCGATCTCTGTATTCCTCCATGATCTATCAAAAGTTGCAATAGTTCTATCCCATACTGTAAGATCTTCCCATAATTCCTGCCCATCTATGTCATGAATATAACTTCGAGATAATCCTGTTTGAGAATCTATAGTTGATGCAATATCTTCTCTAACTCTATATATCCACTGAGGAAGAATAAAGGTAAGTTCCCCTCCAAATCTATCTTTTGAATAATTTACATAACGTTGAGATTCTTGAAGAAATGAAAACGCTCTCATTACTTATTTCTTTTTCAAGAAAAATTGGACTATATCATCATCTTTTATTATCAATAAGATGTCTAGTACTTATTAGTCTCTGAACCATTCAATTCTATTGATTGATTTGGATGCTGGTTAGTATAATCTAATACTTTTCAGCAATTCTCTAGATTATTCTTGTAGTGTCTCCACTACTTGGCACAAAACGTTCTATGCCGAACAAGTTCATGAGATATACCTCTACTACAGATCCATCTAGTTGTGACTCTGTGATAATGGTTTTCAGTAGGTTCACACCAATATTTTTTCATAACTCCTTCTAGATTATGTTGATAAATAATTCTTAGATCTGTAGTAACCTCATAAGTTCCAGTTACTGAGTTATGATACCATCTAGTGTAAGGAGCAGTTTTGAAAAAGATCTCCAAGTAGTATCTATCCTCTTCTGGGATACTGAGATATACAGTTCCTGAGTTAAAAACCGCCCAATGACCTCTAGAAAAAAGCATGTTGTCAAACCTTTCCCATGAATCTTCTGTGATTTTATCTTCAGATTTATAAGCCAATCTTCCAATTTTCTCTACATGTTTCATTAATCCATCCACCCCAGGTTGTTGAGGGAGAATGGATACACTTGATTTTACGATTTTCATATTGTTTTTTATTGTTTAATGATTACATCTATAAGTTCTTCAAGGTTCTAGAAGAGCAAAAAGAAGACCTAACACCTATTTCTAAGTGCTAAGTCTTCTGAGTTTTTAACCTTGGCTACTGTTTAATTCTGCAGTAACCTTTTGAATTCTCTCCCTAATAATTTTCTTATAATGATAATCGGGAAATCTCATACTTGTAATCTGAGTTCCTCCCTTCTTTGTAGTGGATATAACAGCAACTGGTTCCATATATCTTGTCATTACATCGATACATTGTTTGTAAACACCAATTAATTTCTTCTTTGCCTGTTTTTCTTTTCTACTCAATTTCATTTTTACAAATTTTTTAAGTTATTATTACATTTATAAGATTTTTAAAGGTTTTGAAAGAAATCAATAATGCTTTTAGATTTTCCCTGAGATTCTTATATATGATATTATTAATAAAAATAAATTTAAAACAGAAAATTATGGATCCTTTATTTGGAATGATTTTTTATTTTAGTATAGCTATAACAATTAGCTTTATTTGTAGTGTTCTTGAAGCAACATTATTAAGCACACCGACTTCATTTATTCAGTCTAAAATCGATTCTGGTTCTAAGGCAGCAATAAAATTTATGAAGCTGAAGAATGAAAGGGTAGATGATGTTATCTCTGCTATTTTAACACTAAATACAGCTGCTCATGCAGTAGGTACGAGTTTAGCTAGTATAGAGGCAGTTGAGATTTTTGGGATGAAAAATTTTGCAATTATTTCTGGAATAATGACTTTTTTGATATTAGTACTTAGTGAATTAATACCAAAATCACTCGGAGCACATTATTGGAAAAGAATGACCTCAATTACAGCTAACATATTAACTTGGATGATTTATATAACATATCCTATAGTTTGGATGTCAAGATATATAATGGCTATATTCTCACCAAAAACAGAAGAAGCTACTATATCTCGAGAAGAAATATCTAGTATGGCAACAATCGGAGAGCGAGAGAAGATATTTACAGGAAGAGAAAGTAAAATAATTAAAAATCTACTTGCTCTTGATAAATTAACTGTTGGAAATATAATGACTCCTAGAACTGTTGTAAAATCTTTTGATGCTAATACTTTTCTTAAGGATTTTCCAGATGAATTTGAATTTTCTAGAATACCAATATGGGAAGATACTGAAGATAATATAGTCGGAATAGCATATAAGTCAGATATATATCAAGATTATGATGTTTATCAACCAGGATTAACAATAAAACATACAGATTATGATTCTGATATTATATTTATTCCAGATTCATCTAGTGTTAATGTATTGTTCGAAAAATTTCTTAAAACTAAACAACACTTAGCAATAGTAGTAGATGAGTATGGAACATTTGTTGGAGTAGCTAGTTTCGAAGATGTTATAGAAAATTTACTAGGAATAGAAATAGTAGATGAGACTGATACTGTAGAAGATTTACAAAAATTAGCAAAAGAAAAATGGGAAGAACGAAAAAGATCTATGAATGGTTAAAGGATATATTATGGATAATAAATCGCCAGAAAGATAAGGATTATATTAAAATCAATGAAAAGATTAATATCATCAAGAAAAATATATCAACTGGAGAGATTGATTTTTATCCACAAATAACCTATAGGATTGGTACTAAAGTTAAAGTATATATTCCTATAAATGATGCTTGGATGTTTGATTGTGCTGAATTTATTGGGACAGTACTTGGATCTTATATTTCTAGTAAGAAAGAAGCAATGTCTGATAACGATATAACGTACTTAATTTATGCAGAGTATTATGAAGTTGCTGGACGTCGTAAATACTTGAATAAAGTTTTTCAGATTAGTTCTCAAGATTGTACAATTTGTGGAATCAATGAAGAAAAGAAGAAAAAAGGAATATATACAGTAAAAGATATGTATAATGATATAAAAACATTTTGTAATAATAGTTGCATTTTATCTGATGAATGTAGCGAAGATTGTCCATTCTACCATTATGAAGCAAATAAAACTAGGAAGAAACATTTATCCTGATATTGAGTTATCTGAAGTTGATAAGTTCTTATTTCAGTATGGAATAAAAATGGGATTCTTATTTGATGATGGAGTAGAATTCTTTATTCCAGATCATATAATGACCAAAAATTATCCAGGGGACTTATCATTTTATCGGGAAGGTTTTAATAATCCAGATCTAATATTTGTAATATCTTTTGGAGAATTATTATTTCTGGATGGGGTTACAGAAAAAGAATTATTTAAAATACCAATATATGATTAGTAAATGGTTTGAAGTTAGTGTTGATTTATTTAATATAATTTTTGATACTTACTGGAAAAATAAAAAATCTTGGATATATGATAATATTATAGAAATTCAAAATCCAAGATCTATCCTAAGTGATCAACCATCTGAAAGATTATACTTAGGATATAAAATAAATATAGAAGATTACAAAAATGTTTTCACTAATTTTCTTAAGATACATACTATAGAAGCTCTTAAGGAATCAGGTTGTACAGTTCCTAATACTTACATGTCTATATGTATGATAACTAGTTTAGGACCTGATATTATACCTCTTCAACATGTGGATAAGCACTATAAGATTGTACTAGATACATGTTATGGAGAAGATCCACATCATCAACTTGAGAGTTTCTTACAAAGACCATTAACATCTTGGTATGTAAAAGAGAATGATAAATATATAATTGGAGGAGAGTATCCAGTAGAAGATAGGTTTATAAGATTTAGGTTAATTGATTATACATCATGGAAAGAAATGATTGAAAAATATCAAAAAGAAGATGTATTATCCTATCTTTATCCAGAAGATGATATTCCTAAAAAATTATTAATGTTATCAGATCAGAATCCCTCAAAGCCTTATATGTGAAAAGATAATAGATCATAAGTGAAATGTCTACTCGAAGAAAAACTCGGGTAGACTTTTTATTTAAAAAAAAAATAAGAATATGGAAAAAATTATTAGAAAAATTAAATTACAATTAAAGGCAACAATAACTAGGTTTATTTGTTGGTTAAGTTATGGAATGGGGTGTTATAGAAGTGTATCAAATACCCTAGAGATTTATAGAAGTTATACATTCGACAACTTAAAAAAAGAATTAAATATATTACTGGAGATATATAGCCTTACCGAACTTGATTGTGAATATCTTAAGAAAATAGTATCTGTTAGGGCGTCTTCTGGAATTCTTAGATTATTGGAAATGCATGAAAATAAGAAAATGCAAATAACCTATAATCATCTAGAATTAAAGAAGATGATTGAAGACACTTTGGGTATAAAAATTGAAGAGATGGATTGGGGTGAATATAGATATCAACAGAAACTAAGACCATTGTTTTTATGGAATATAGGAAATGGTGAGAACGAAATAAAAAGAAAGCTTGAATTGTATAACATAGTATTATTAGTAATGGAGGAAGACTAAGGTTTTCCTCTTCATTTTTCTCCTTGAAATTCTTATATATGAAATTTAAATTAAAAAATATGAAAAAGAAATTATTAACATTATTAGCGTTAACAACATTATTGTTAGTAAGTTGTGAATCCGTTGAAAAGGTCGAAGATGTTAGTTCTTCAACAACAGTAACAATTAATCTTCCTAAAGGCGAAAAGTTTATAGATCTTAAACCAAATAACAACTCTTTAATAACTTCTGATACTTTAGGAAATATTAATGTATACTTATATTCCCCTACCAATAAAAATTTAATATTAATTTATAAAATAAAACAACAATGAAAAAGAGAACATTAATATTTTGGGGAATTATAATCATAGCTGTAGCATATATAGTATTTGTATTTATTTTCCCAGAGAATAAAAGAACTGTATTGTTTGGAGGAACTATGGAAGTAAAAGTAGAACCTGGCCAAAAAGTAATAACAGCTACATTTAGAGGAACTAGTTTATTTTATATGACTGAACCTATGGACTCTGGATATATACCTAAAACAAAAACCCTCCATGAAAAATCCGGCCGTGGTATAATCGAATCTGAAGTTAAATTTATAGAAAGAAGATGATAACGAAATATAATAGTAGAAATCGAGTATTTAGTATAACTCTCTCCCAAGAAATAATGGAGAACTACTTAAAGAAACGCGGATATCAAATTTCTACATTCTCACAAGTAGCTAAGGATTTTGGATATACGGCCGGAGAACTTATGGAGGAATTAAAACTATATCCTAGTACGTTTGATTATAAAATAGCATACCTCCCAGAAGAAAAAGAGGAAGTATATCGAAAGTTTATAAAAATTATAGAAGAACGAAGAGAAAGAGAAGATACTAAATATTATTCTGGAGGAAAATGGTTTTGGTATAACTGTGCGGAACTTGATCTCTTAAATCATATAGTAGATCTTAAAGCGAGAGCAATTATGAAGTCTGAATTTATAGAACGTATTATAAATTATGATTGAAGCTATAGAATTATTAACAAAACTAGAATGTGAAATTGATTTATTAATTAAATTATTAGGATATGAACAGAAATAAAAAAGCGTTAGTTATCTTTCATAGGGTAGATTTTGATGGAACATCCAGTATGTGTATAGCAGTAAAATCACTATACGATGAAGGGTACCAAGTAGATAAAACCGGATATAATTATGGAGATGAAATTCCAGAAATGTATGTAGATAAGAATGGAAGACCCTATGACCTGATCTGTATGGTTGATATAAGTTTCCCTCCTGAAATTATGTTACAGGTTTGGGAACACTATGGAGATAACTTTATATTCATAGATCATCATGTATCATCCATCGAAAGTTCTATACAAAATAACTACACCGGAATTAAAGGTATTCGTGAGATTGGACCAGCTGCTTGTGAATTAACTTGGAGATTTTTCTGTCCAGGTCAAGATATTCCAGAATTTATTCGACTTCTTGGAGTATATGATACTTGGAGAAAAGATGAAGTTGGGGAAGATGATTGGCAAGATGTAATACTTCCTTTACAGAGTGGTTTGAAATTTAAATATGGCTTAAATCCTGATACGTGGCTCTATGAATTTCCTAATCTATGTTTCTGGGAAGATAGATTGACAGAAGTAATAGAACTTGGAACTATTCTTAAACAAAATCAGGATAAAATTAATAAAGGAGTAGTTAAATCATTCTCATTTCCCGTTACTGTTGCTGGAAAATATAGAGGAGTTTGTGTAATAGGAACTGCATTTTCAAGTACAGTCTTTAATTCTGTCTTAAATGATTATGATATTTATATAGTATGTAATCGAAGAGATAAAGGAGTATATAGTATATCAATGTATAAAGAACCTGATCGAATTCCAGAATTTAGTTGTGCTGGATATAGAGGCATTATTTTTGGACATAAAAGTGCTGGAGGTGGTACTTTAAACTTTGAACAATTCAAGACTTTAATAGAGGATTGTGAAATTTAAAACTTATAAGAACCAAGGATTTTATTTCCTTGGTTTCTTTTTTCTTGATACATTTTTATGAGGACTAAGGAACCCTTTATCATACCTTCCGTTCACCACTAAAGGGTTCACTCCAGGGCCCTACGGGCTCTAGATTGAATAAACTATATAGGGAATAAATAGATTATAAGAATTCGATCTCCTCCCAAAGGGAGATCGAATATATTAAGTGGAACTTTTTTAATCGAAAATAGATTTACTTTATATATGGTCAAATATGTCCTATTTAAATGACAATTTTGCGCTTCTACTAACTTTAAATCCTTACAATTGAATGAAGATTATAAAGGGTATCCCTAGTCTTCGATTTTATGTAACTGGATTCTGTATTAAAAAGAATCTATAAATAATAAATTAATTAAAAACTTTATAAAATTATGACTAAAGATAAAATTATTGTACCTAGAGGAATTAGGTATATAGGAGAGTGGAAAGATTTCTGCTTTTCTAATTTTCTAAGTAAATGTATAATAAACAAACAACTTCCAGGATGTGGTTTTACTGAATACTGTATTAATGGTCCTGAGAATGTAATACTTTGTTCTCCTAGAAAAATGCTTTTAAAGAATAAATATGATCAACATAAAAATGATATTTATTTAGTAATTAATGAGATGGATAAAGATCCAGATGTGGATAAGGATATTAGTAAGGATATTAAAAATCCTAATTTAGATGAAGATTATCAAGAAAAGAAAGATAATTCTGAGATCTATGAAAGATTATATAGAGAAATTGATACTTATACCTATCAAAGATATCTAAATAATCAACCAGCTAAGATTCTAGTAACATATGATTCATATAGAATCGTTAAAGATATTCTTGAAAAAATTAGAATATTTGATAGGTTTATAACTATAGTAGATGAGTTTCAGAGTATTTTACACGATTCTAGATTTAAAAGCAATACTGAAATGGGATTTTTGGAATATCTTAAACAATCACCTACTGCATACTTTGTATCAGCTACTCCTATGATGGATGAATATCTAGAAATGTTAGATGAATTTAAGGATCTCCCATATTATGAATTAGATTGGTATAGTTCAGATTCTAGTAGAGTAATCAAACCTTCATTAAAAGTACTTACAATGAAATCAGTAGGTACAAAAGCAGAAGAAGTAATTCAATCCTATCTATCAGGAGATTTTGAAGAAGTTGTTGTTCTTAGAGATAGTGTACCTACTAGAGTAATATCAGACGAAGCAGTATTTTATGTAAACAGTGTTAATCATATTATATCTATCATCAAGAAAAATGAATTAACTCCAGAACAATGTAATATATTATGTAGCAATACTCCAGAAAATCTAAAGAGAATACAAAAGAAATTAGGAAAAGGTTTTACTATAGGAGAAGTACCTCTTAAAGGAGTTAAACCTAGGATGTTTACCTTTTGTACTAGAACGGTTTACTTAGGAGCAGATTTTTATAGTTTATGTGCACGTAGTTTTATATTCTCAGATTCTAATTCAGACTGTTTAGCAGTTGATATTGCAGAAGATCTTCCACAGATACTAGGTAGACAAAGGTTGTTTAGTAATCCTTGGAACAATTCAGCAACTTTTTATTATCGTACTACAGCAGATTATAGAGAAATGAAAGAGTCTGATTTTCAGAAAATTTTAAATAAGAAAACAGAAACTACAGAAAACTTATTATCAGTATATAATAAAGGAACTGATGAAGAAAGATATGATTTAGCGAAAAATTATTTATATGTAGCTAAGTCAGCAAGTTATAAAGATAATTATGTAGCAGTAAATAAAATAATTACCAGTACAGGTAATATTATTTTAAAACCTGTTATTAATCAGCTTGTAAAAGTTAATGAGATTCGAGCATTTAAAATTCAGCAAATTGATTATAAAGATAGATTTAGTGTATTTAGTAGTGTACACTCTAAACTTACTCCTGATGATATAGTAAATAGGGATGTAACTAGATTTTTCTGTATTTATGATACTTATACTACAATTCATGATAAACTTAAAATGTTATGTGAATATCCTGTTTCTAGAGAAGTGATAGATATAGTTCTTGGACAAATAGCAGATTCTGATGAAGTTAAGTCTTATTATCTGTCATTAGGTCCTACTAAACTTAAAGCGTTATCATACAATTCTCATAAAATAAAGAAAGAGCTTGGAATAGTAACATTTAGTCCAGAATTACTTAATAATACAATTCATCAAAACTTTAATCCAGGAGAGAAATATACACTATCTAATCTTAAAGCAAAACTAGGAGATTTATATTCTAGTATTTCTTATACTGCAGTGCCAAAAGCTAATGATATTTTAAATTACTTTGAGGTAAAAGAATATAAATCTACTGAGGTTGTAGATGGGGAAAAGAAAAGAGTAAGAGGATATGAACTATTAAAAAGAAAGGATAATTAATTATGAAGTTAGGTAAATTAATTTCTAAAGCAATATCTTGTATAGATTCTTATATTAATCCACCAACAGAAAAAGAATTAAAAGATAAGCATAAGACTGAGTTTTATGTCTATATATCCCAATTTCCTGGATTTATGGCAATGAATATATTAGATGAAATTGAGGAACTCGAAATGGATATTTTATCAGAGGATTATTATAATATAAGAGCTGGAAAAACGTGGAAGGTTCTTATATTATATCAAGGAACTTCAGATTGTTTGGGAAATATAAATAAAGTTCTAAAAGAAGATTTGGAATATTTTAGGAAACGAGTGATAAAATTAAATGAAACGTACTTAAATGGGGAAGTTTCAAGTATGGAAAATTATGATAGAAAAATACTTAGATGGTGTTTTCAATCAGAAGATCCAGAATTTAGTAGTAAATTTTTTAAATATTTAAATAAGTTGTTAAATGGTAATAAAACGTAAATTATTCTCTAAAGAAGTAGAGAGAAAGAAATCTGATAAAGGATGGGATGCTGCTTTAGGAGCTGGTATTGGTGCTACAGCTGGAGTTGCTGGTAAAATGAAGCTTGAGAAGATTAATTCAATTAAGAAATTAAAAAATGCTACTAATGCTAGAATAAATAAAGTTCATGACTATCGAACTGAGAAAGTAGAAACAGAGATGCAAAGGAGAATTAATGCTTCTGTTGATCCTTTTGAAAAATCTGTAATAGATGAGGTTAGAAGAGGTAAACATGATATAATTAATAATAGCCGTAAAAATATGATAGAAACAGTTGGAAAGAAGAAACGAAAGCTAAAAATTGCGACAGCTGCTATCCCAATTGCTGGAGCTATTATTGGTGCAGTTTATGGTCGTGATAATAATCTCAAGAAACAAAGAGATAAAATAGAAGATGCTGCAGGAGATAGAGTTGCAGATATTGTTAGAGGAAAGAAAGAAAAATAAATATAAAAATTAAATTATTATGTCAACAAGAAGTACTATTTCAGTTAAGATACCTACTGAAATGATTGGAAAGGTATACGAGAACATTCATGGACATCAAGTTTATCTAGGAGGAGAGTATATGGTTATTTACTGTCACTTTGACGGTTATTTAGATGGTGTTGGAGAGATTTTGCAGTGTTATTATGATTCATTTGAGAAAGCTTTTGAGTTAATTCTAGGTGGTGATATCAGTTCCATCGCAGAGTCTCTTGAGGGTTGTGACTATTATGTTCGAAGAGGTGAGAGTTGGGAGAATAGCAAACCAGCTTTTTCAGATAAACCACCTAAGAGAGTTGAAGAGTATTTATATATCTTCGAATCAGGAAAGTGGTATGTTTATAATGGGTATAATTGTAATGGACCGCTGGAGGATTATCTCAGCCCGGAAATCTCTTCAAAAGATGACATGATTTCGTTACCTAAGAATTTTTGTTATTATTTACATGGTTATTTATCTGGGCTGTCATCTACCCAGCGAGAAGATAAAGGACTTGATTCTATAATTAAAACATTGGAGGGTTATTTAGATGTTTAGAGTAATTATTTGTGGTTCTAGAGAATTTGATGATTACGATCTTCTTAAGGAGAAGTGTGATCTTATTTTATCAAGAAAAGCAGCAGACCCAACGGAAAAGATTGTGATTGTTAGTGGATGTGCTAGAGGTGCTGATAGACTTGGAGAAAAATATGCTGAAGAAAAAGGTTATGAAGTTTTGCGTTATCCAGCTGATTGGGATAGATATGGAAAAAGTGCTGGGTATAGGAGAAATAAACAAATGGCAGAAGTGGCTAATGCATGTATAGCTTTCTTTAGTTCGGTTGCAGAGAATAAAGGAACTAAGAATATGGTATCTCTTGCAAGGAATATGAATCTTCTTGTAAGGGAGGTAAAAGAAGAGGATTAAAAGCCTTATATATGTAATAAAAATAAATGTGAGAAATAATATGAAAACAGTAAAAGTAATTGTAGGTACCTCTGTAATTATTGGAGGTATATATTTAATATATAAAGCAGTTAAGAAGACGAATAGTGTAATAGATGGTGTTTCAGAAGTAAAAAATAAGATGAACACTTTTATACAAGATCAAGCAATTAACTGGATGAAAGATATTAATAAGAACTTAGAAACAAAAATAAAGGAAAAAGAAGACAAGTTACTAAACGATAAAGAAAAGAATTAACGGGTTCTTTTAAGTTTGTAATATTGTTGTACCCTATTTAGTCCATCGGTCTGTGAAGATAGATGGATTTTATTTTTCTTCCTTTTTGAGTCCTTTAAAGCCTTATTAATGTAGAGAAAGAAACTCCTTAAGCTAACAATGAAATAGCTTAGGGAGATTTTTTATTAATAAACTTAAAAGAGAATAAAAATGGAAACAGGAGAAATTACAAGACAAGCAAAACAAAGCTTAACTATCTTTAAAAAAAAACAACTTCATGAATGTCAGTGTAGAGAGAATCGATTAAAAGAATATTATGAAAAGAAGTGGCTGACAAAGAAAGAGTTTTTAAAGAAAATAAGAAAGCAGAGAAAGAAAAGAGCAGAATTTGCAGAAAAGTATCTCACTAAATATAATGAATTTAAGAATCTTGGAGAAAAGATGTCACTAGAGCAAGAAAATTATGCTAGGGATGCAGATATAATAGTAAGTAGTTGGTTTATAATAACTCACCAATCATTACCTAAATTATTTATCTTAGCTGGAATGGTATCTGTTATAATGAAGAAAATAACTAAAGATTTTTGGTTATTGAGTGAGAAGAAAAAAGAGAGGGAAATTTAATCCCTCTCCATTTATTTTTTTTTATTTAAAGCTTACAACTGGGAACTTAGCCGCGTCATAAGATAAACAGTAATCACCTTCTGGACCAGCTACAGCATCTTGACATACCATAACTACTTGACTTTCATTTTTAGTGCCACAAACTGAAGCAGGATCAGCTGGATTAATCTTTACTCCAGCATGAACTAAATTATTAAAGTTAACAGTAATCTTACCGTCACCAAACAAGTTATTAGCATTAACCTCTTCTTCAGTCTTATTAGTATAATCTTCGCAAATCAAGAAACCTTGCCATGGAGCTCTAGTTTCCCATTGATCTACAGTACAGTTATTAATATTAACAACTACACCAGAAGCATTAGACTTATTACTTAATCTAAGAGCATTACTGATCTTTTCGAAATAACAGTTATTCAATGTAATAATAGCATTGTCTTGAGTACCGAATACTAAGATAGCATTATTACTGAATTCACCTTGGAATTTACAATTATCGAACAAGATATTTTTCGGAAGTACAGAATTGCTTGCTAGACCAATCTCAATACCGTTATAAACTTCAGATGCATCAAATACCATATCTTTGAATACGATAAATTCAGCATTATTTACGCTTATTACAGTATTTCCATTAGCTTTCGGGAATGAACCTGAAATATTTAGATCTTTGGCTTCTACATCACCAGCATTCAATTTAAGTCTAGCATTATCACTTACTTTAATTGATTTTAATGAGATAGACTTACCAACGATTTCAGCATTTTCATTAATAGATCCTGATACGATATAATCCTTAGAAGAATCTTTCAATTCACCAGCAGAACCGTCAACACTTACAACTTCAGTATTTGTTTTAGTAAGAACATCAACTTTACTTTGAAGAATTTGAACTGTTGCATTCAAAGCTTCAAGAGTATTGCTAAGACCAGCTACATCTTCATATTTAACAGCTTTCTTATTAATAGCATCGATAGAAGAAGCTACATTTTCGTTGATTTGATTTACCATTCCATCAACACGAGAAGCTTCTGATTCAATTTTTTCAGATAACTTAGCGTCACCTTCTTCACGGGCACTAGCTTCTTCAGTTACCTTATTTTCTAGAGCAGAGAGTTGTTCTTGGATATCACCTGGAACTTCTCCACCACCTGTAGACGCGATATCGTATACAACTCCGTCAACACTAATCTTAGAGATTTTTTCGCTCATAATTTATTCTTTCTTTTAATTAAACGTTTAATAAAATTTTCTTAATCATTTACAAGACCTAGGGTAGAATCTTTGTAAGTTACTGTTTCATCGTAGATCATCAATGTATCTGGGGATTTGAAACTTGCATGATAACTATTAGGAAGGTATAATACTCCATTCTTGACATAAATTTTATTATTTTTGTCTTGAGTATCTGGATCTGTACCATTTACTTCCTGAATAGTTTTGCAATAGACTTCATAAATCAGCGGAAGATTGTAACCTATATCCCCGAACGCATTATAATCACTTCCAGGGTTGAATCCACAACCACAGTTGCAAAAATCATTCATAATATTTTAATAATTATTATATATTAAATAAACACTACACATTTCTTAAGAAAACAAAAGAACAACTACAAAATTTCTTTTATAATTGTTCTATGTCATGTATTAGGGTTTAGGTTTCCTAGGAGCGCAAAAACATCATTTGGAGAAAGAAAAAAGAAGGGAATTAACCCTCCTTTATTTTTACATTTACGTTTCCAGTTAAAATGAAATAATCTATATCTATATTCCAACAAAGACCATAATGTTCTATTACATCACTTAATTCAATATAAGTATGATAACCAAGATTATATATAGACCTTATTTCTTTTACTGTACGAGTTGCAATATCACCTAATGTTTTCATATTCTTATGTTGAATATCATAATCTACTAAAGTATTAAGTGCTCTACGAGAAAGATTTAAGTCTCTTATACTAGTTTTTAATAATCTCATTCTCTTTTCTTGCTCTTCACTTAAAGTAACATCAATATTTTCTACATTTTTGATTCTCTTAAGTTCAGCTAATTCTATGTCTTTGGTCATGTTCTCTTTTGTTAACTTTTCAAGTTTTTCGAGAACTAGTTTATTGTTATCATATAAAAATTTTATATTATCATTAATATATTTAGTAAAATCACTTTTTGTCAAACCATAAGAATCTGCTAATTTCTTAATTTCATCAACATTCTTTTCTCCTTTTCCTTTATTAATAGAGTTAAGAAAAGTTAAGTATTTCCATAAAATTTCATTGATGCGGTGAAAATCTGAGTTATCATTATAGTAATGAATATTGTCTATTAAAGATGCAATAATTAATTCTTTGCAGTGTGAGTATCTTCTATATCCAATTCTTATAATTCTTGTAACATCTTCTACTTCTTTGATCTCTTTTTTCATTTTTTCGATCTTTTCATCTAGCTGGCGTTCTAATTCTCCTAAATCAGTTGTCTTTTTAGATAAACTGCTTTCCAATAAATCAATCAGAGTTTTCTTATCTACATATGTCATATTTTTAATAACTCTGATAGTAATTAAACCAGATTTACCCCAGTTTGTAATAGTTTGTGTACTTACTTTTGCTAACTTTGCAGCATCAGTTCTTGTAATCCATTTTTCTTTTTTCATCTTCTTTTAAATTTTAATTTATACACTAATAAGGCTTTGAAGAAGAGCCTATTTTCCTTATAAATGATTATGAAATATTTTTATTATGAAAAGAATAAAACAAGTAATTAGAAAAAATCTACCTGAGACTAATAGTAGTTCGTCTCACTCTGTAGTAATCTGTGTTGATCCTAATTCATTGGTTGATACACTTCCTATGGATTCAGAGGGAGTTATACATGTTCCTAGAAGATCTGAATCATTTGGTTGGGAGTATGAAAAATATAATGATCCAATGACTAAACTTCAGTATGTATGTGGTATAATTTGGAAATATAAGAGTAATCGGAAGAAAGTAAAACTCTTAAAAGAAATTGTCCTAAGATATACTGGAGCAAAGGATATAGTATTTGACTGGGAAGAAGACAGGTCAAATGATGATGTTGTTGAAGAGGATGAGGATTATTACTGGGATTCTGGTGCTCCTGAGATAGATCATAATAGTTCTGATATATTTCCTGAAATTATGGAATCAGCTAGATCAATTAAGAATTTTATATTTAATTCAAGATCTTGGCTATATTTAGGAAATGATAATTCAGATGCTCCAGAGGGTTTCTATGAAGAAGAAACTGATGACCCAGAAATTATCGTTAGCGTTGATTATGGAGGAGATATAGGTAGAGTTGATTTTGAATATAATAAATCAGTAGGTTGTGATATAGAGAACTATCTGAAAAGCGAATCTTTAATTTCAGATATAGTTTATAATATCAAAACCAAAAAGTTTGAAAAAAATCTTGGAATGGAAAAGTGGAGAGGATTTCATAGTGATAATCAGCTTACTTTTAGACCTATTTCTCTTAGTGATAGAAAATTATATTGGATTAGTGAAAGTCTGGAAAAAGAGATTATAAATAAAACAATAATAAAAGGTGATGGTAAAAAACAAAAATCAACCTTACTATACTCACTTTCTACAAATGAAAATGAAATCTTTAAAGAGTTAATAAAAGATACTCAGACTTGGGGATCTCATTGGATTAGTTTACCATATACAGTAATGACAAAAGAGTTCGGAAAAGTACTATGATAACAGATGAATATTCTTATATAAACGGAAATTATTATGTTACTCTTAATAATTTATCAGGTACAAAAACTTATCGAGCATTAAGAAGAGGAGAGGAGCTTATTTCAAAGTTTCCTGATTCTATAGACTTGAAAATAACAAATAAGTGTTCTATAGGATGTCCATTTTGTCATGAATCTAGTATCTCTGAAGGAAAGTCTTTTGACCTACAGAAAACTATTGATGTTTTATCTCAGCTTCCTAAAGTTGGAATAGAATTAGCTATTGGAGGTGGAGATGTAACTGAAGATTCTGTTATAGATGATTGTGCTGTTTTATGTAAGTGGGCAGATGATAATGGATTTGTTCCAAGACTTACCATAAATTCTAGGTCTCTAAATACTGAAGAGAAGCGTAAGAAATTTCATGATAAACTTGATATGGTAAAAGTATTTGGAGTAAGTATTGATAGGTTTGATAAAAAGTTAATAAATACTTTAGAAGACGAATATACTACATATTTTAAAACAAAAGTATATCATATCATTGCCGGAATATTTCCCCCAGAAGATCTCCAAGAACTGATAACGTCTGGAAGACAAGTATTAATTCTTGGTTATAAAAATTGGGGAAGAGCTCTCGGCAATCCACCCAAGTATGATCTTAAGGAGTGGGAAAAGACTTTAAAGAGAATTTTGTATACTCGACAAAATAATCTATCAGCTACTATAGGATTTGATAATTTAGCGATAGAACAGCTTGGAGTACGTGATTGTATAACAGAGGCTGATTGGAAGAGAATGTATATGGGAGATGAATTTACTCATACTATGTACGTTGACGCAGTTTCAGAAATATTTGCACCTACTTCTAGAGATTCATTTAGAGTTTCTTGGAATGATATGAAAATTTTAGAATTTTTTAATACTTATAAAAATGATAAAGTTAATAACAAAGAGTAGATATTATAAAATTCTTGGAAAGGAAATTTATAAAGACTATGTAAAATATTCTAAAGTAGTATTTCCTGAAGAGAGATGGAGTAAGTTTCTTAGTATCTCAGAGTCTTCATGTATATATTTTCTTTTGGAAGAGGAAAATAAAGTTTTTGTATATATTCCTTCCCTCGAAGTATTATTAATTCCAGGAATGTATAAAAATTCAGATGACTTATATAATAAAATTTTAGCTTCAGAAACAACATTAAGTAATTGGAAGGTAAGTTTAATAAAAGAACTGAAACCCTCTGAACATAAGCAAGATTATATTTTGAATACTTTTAAAATAGGGAACTTTCAATGTCTTCTTGATAGAAGTACTTCTGAAATTGTGTATACTTCTGGGAAATATAGGTTGATTAATTCTGATTTTCCTGAAGATTCAATGGATTTTTCGTTAACTAATAATCTTGGAGATCCAGATGCCTATTGGAAAAGTACATATTTAGCATTTCCAGAGAAATCAGAGATAATGTTATCAGATAAACCTAAATTACAACTAATTGAAGATTTAATTGCAATTATATTAAATGAAAACGGAAGAAATTATCAAAGAACTGATAGCAAGAGTTAATAGTACTCTTAGTTATTATGAGAAAGATTATGTCAGTGTTAAGAGAACTCCATATGCTGAGCGAGAGAGATGTGTTAGCTTTGAACAATACATAGAAGCTAGGTTTAATTATGAGTGTTCTAAGATTCCAGAATTATATGATGCAGTAATAGCAACAGACGGACATTTATTTTCTTGTACAGAATTAATTGATCCTGATACAGCAAAAAGAAGGTTTACTACTGCATCAGTTGTTCTTGTAGATCCAAAAACGCTGATAGGAGCAAACGAAAATCTTATTAATGAGATATACAGGATTCATGATTATCTTGGAGGATCTTGTATAAAATTCAATAATGTTAAGAAAAAAATTAAGCTTACAATTGAGTAAAAGAGAAAAATTATGAAGAAAAATTCTTGGAGATTAACAAGTGATTTGATAGCTTATTTTCCGTGTGACTTATCAGTTTCAGCAGGGAAGCGTGTTTTTTTAGCCTCTTCTGAAAAAAAGTCTTATAAAGCGGCAGTACAAAAGAATATCGAATCTGCTTTTGATGAAGTGATTATTGAATCTAATTCATTTAAATTAAAAGTATCTAATGATCTTAGTGTTTATGTAAAGTGTGATGAATTTCCTGATCCAGAACAATATTACTTAGTTTGTAATATGTATCGGACAGCTTTTGGAGTTCCTATGATTGGCAATATAATTACTCAGGTTAAGAGTGATAAAGCTAATTTTGGAGACACAGTATTTGAAGCAGTATTTTCAGAAGATTCTCAAGAAAGTGTTTATTTTATGACACCTGAAATGGCGGAATATAAAAGTGCTTTCGAAGAGATGAAGCGTAGAATGAATTGTACTTTAAATAAAAAAGTAAAGAAGTGGATTCCTGGTGGAAGATATGATACATTAACAAATACGTATTATTATCTTGGAGAATTTAAGAGTAGAAAAAAGAACGAGTTAAATTCTGATTTTCTTGGAGATTCTTCAATGGTTCCAGCGTATCTATATGTTTCTGAACTTGGAGATGAGAAAAAAATCTCTGACATTCTAAAAACCAGAAAAATTGGTTCTGGACCGGAAGATATTCAGATTATGTACTCTCTTCCAAGCGCTGTAGATTCTGGAAATGTTTTGGAGAATGATATAACTTGTCTGAAAGATTATCAAAAATATATCTTTGATAATTCAATGAAGGAATATACAATTACTTCAGATTATGGATTTTCTAGTTATTCAAATCCTAAATATATTCTTGATATTCTTTCATTGAAATCAAGTGAATCAGATTCTTATGCAGATCTTATTCCTGAATCTGTTTCTGAAATGATTAAGAATATGTTACATGAAGTTGTATTATGTTCTTGGGATTTGAATAAGAATAGAGAAGACATTTATATTGGTGAAGGAAATAATAATGATAAGAATGCAGAAAACTTAGTAAGGAGATTTTATCAAGATTTTAAAGATGGAAATGCAATGAGAAATTTGTATTACAGAAAACTCTTTATAGATCTTGGAATAAATATAAATGAAATAGCAGTAGAGGTAGTAAGTCAAGGTAATCCAGAAAGTTTAATACTATCTGGAATTGAGAATTATGTATCTTTAGGAAGTATTTATTTTAAAAATCACTTTACAGATGCTTCCAGAAAGATTAGTAGACAAAGAATTAAATCAACAAATTATACTCTAGAGGTAGTTAAATTATCTGATTTATTCTCTGCTACACCTAATTTATTATTGGATATTAAAGATTTGATAGAAAACGCTAGAAATAATTTTGGATTAGGTGTAAGAACTTTTTATGATACTAATACCGGTACTAAAAAATCTCCGAAAATATATACAACAATTGAAGTAGATATTTTAGACTTGATTAAGTACTATGGAGGTATTAAAAATATTCCAGAAGTTATTGTAAATGAAATTATATCAAGTAAATTTTGGAATCTTCAAGTGTTAATTGATAAAGAAGGAGTATTAGAGTGATATGGCTAAGCAAGAGAATTTATCATTTACAGGAGAAGTTGTTGAAGAGCTCGGGAATTCTATGTTTTCAGTAGAATTAGATTCTATGGAGCATCAAGTATTATGTACTATATCAGGTAAAATTAGAAAAAATTATATAAGAATTCTAGCAGGAGATAAAGTGAAAATTGAAGTAAGTCCTTATGATTTAACAAAAGGACGGATTGTTACTAGATTATCTCTTATAGAAAATAGTGATAACAAAAATAGTAGTAATAACAAAAAGAAATCAAAAAAGAAATGATTAAGTACAACGTAACAAATAGTATGATCGGTAATATTTATCCGATTTTTTTGAGTAATAACAAACTAGTCGAAGATCCATCATACTATCTGTACAGAATTGTGAGTCCTAGTTTAAGTCCAGATCTTATTCCATATATATCATTGGAAAAGATTAGTGAAAGAACAAAAATTGGAAATCCAAAAGAATTCTGTGATAGTCAAAAGAAAAAAGCTATTCGTGAACATTTAGATGTTATTTCTATGTGTCTTGGTAGTCGTGAAGGTCTTGAAGAAAAGGCAGTTGAGTTCTTGCAAGGAATTCTGTGGAGAGATAAACCAGTAATTGATAATGGTTTTCCTGGATTTCCGTTGATTGAAATGGAGAATGGTAATAATATCCAGAAATCAGTAATTATTGGTCTTAGAGATACAATGAGATGGAAGTATTATAAATTGTATCCTGGAAATTATGTTGATATTCTCTGGACTGCTAAGACTTATGCAGTATTTAAACTTTGTGGTGAAAAAGGAAAAGAGGAAGTTTGGATTGAACCGGTCGGATTATATAGTAATACAGATCCGAATATGAAAAATCCTCTTCCAGTAAATCTTGAATCTTTAGACTATCCTACCGATAGATGGTCTATTACAAAGGGTAAACTTTCTGAATTGAATCGAGCATTGAAAAAGCTTGAATGGGAAAGTTTTAATAGAAAAGAAATTTGCGTAGATTAATTATCATAATAGTTCTAGTCCTTGGTTGGAGTGTTTATAGCCCCTCCAAGGACTTAGATTCTACTCCATTAGCTACATTTTATTATGCTAGATCGGGAAGCATTACAGCAGATGGAAGTAAAGTTCATCCTGAAAAAGTTAAAACAGGTGAACATAGATGGATTGCAGTCTCTAGAGATCTCAGAAGGAGTGGGAAATTTAACTTTGGAGATACAGTTCTAATCCAGTCTAAGAAATGTCCAGGTTTAAATGGTGAATGGATAGTAAAAGATCTTATGGGTTCTAAGCATACAAATAGAATTGATTTCTTACTGCACCATGAAGAGATTGATTCTTTGAAATTTTGGATGCCACATAGAGTAGAAATAGTAAATAAAAAAGATAGTCTTAATCCTTTGGAAACATTGGATTGAGGCTCTTTATTCTCCCCTCAAAGCCTTATTAATGTATAAATAATTAAATAAAAATTAAAAGATTATGAAAAAATTAACAAAAGAAGAAGCAGCAGAATTAAATGAATTATTCGAAACTAGTAATTTTAAACCAGAAATGAGTGGTCTTAGTTTATATACAACACTAACTCAGATAAATTCAAAGACAATTAAACCAGGAGAAAATAACCTTAGACTAATATCTATTCAAGGAACTGAGAAAATTTCGAAAATGATTGGTAGATTTATTACGAAGAAAAATAAAAAGCTAATTAAGATTACAGCTTATTCAAAAAGTGGAAAAGTTCTTAAGGAGTTTGATTTTAATTGTTCTACCTTATATATAGAGAAAGGAAGACAGTCAAAAGATATAGATGAAATTACTGGAGAGATTGGATTTATACCTTTAGTAGGAGATGTATTTGTTCCAAGGTCTCATTATATTGGATTTAAAGTACTATATGATAAAGAGGGGATTTAATTTCCCTCTCTTTTTTCTTTCTCCCTTGAGATTCTTATATATGATGTATAATATTAACAAAATAAATTATGGTAACAAAACAAGTAACAGGAATAGTAGTGGATAAATCTATTGAGGATATTGATAGCATAATCCATGAATGTACTGAGAAATTATCAACCAATGATATAATTTCTAAAAGTCAAGTAATTTCAATGCTTCGAAAAATTAGATCTTTTGAAATTCCGGATGAAGTATTTGATAATCAATCTTCAGCTGAATATTATGCCAAAGAATTACTTAAGATTGGTTTTCTAGAGAATGTTAAACAAATATTTAGAACAATTCTTAATAAACCTAATTTTTCTGCTCTCGATCTTAGTAATATCCGAATGGAAATGGAATTCTCATGTTTTAAGATTAATTCACTTGGAAAAATTTTGAAAGAGCGAGAGATTAATATATGGGGTGGTTCTTATCCTGCTATAAAAATTGATTTTATTTCTGAAAATGGTAATTATATAGTTAAATAAATTTATTATATTATGATTATTGAAGTATTAGCACAGAAATATCGCTGTGGTTGTGAGAAAGGAATGGCTGATTTAGTTATCCCTGGAATCTTGGTAAAACTTAATGCAGTAATAGAATGGGATTTTTGCAGATTTCCAGAAGAGATTAAACACGAGAAAAAAGATCCGGCCGACGAAAACTCAGAAGAAATTGAAGTAAGAACTGAGCTTAGAGATTTCTTAGGTGAAGATCCTGAATTAAAACCTGGAAATTGTTTCTTATATAAAGGTCAAGTGATAGCAGTTGATTCGGCCGATAGATTAATTCTCGTGGTTTCTGAAACTGGTTATGGAGCTCTTGATCGAATATATGAGGAAAACTTCAAGACGGAATTCGAAATGATCTTTAATGATTATGAGATTGAAGATGTTAAATGGGAGGTAAATGATACAGGAGAAGTTCCAACTGAATATGATGAAACCTATAAAGTTCCGTATAATCTTTATAACATCTGGAAAGAGAGATTTGTTTCGGGTAGAGGGTTCATTTCTCCAGGACTATGTTTGAAAGTAGTAATGACTTCAGACAGTTTCATTATGCCTCTTGAGTTTTATATGCTTGATTGGTCGATAAGGTATAAATCATCTCAACTTGAACCGGATGAAGTAGAGTATGCAACAAAACAACTTTTATCCTGGTTTTATGATAATTATAAAAGAGTTAAACCATTAGAAAGGAGAAAAGATGAACAAGAAGAGATCAATTGATTTTATATTAATAATTTTCATCTTAGGATTATTATTGATTTTTGGAGGATGTAGTAAATCTCCTGAGAGAAGAAAAACTTGGACAACTACTTCAGATTCACTTCCAAAGAAACCAACACAAGGACAAATTTTTCGTGATCGAGATAATAATTCTTGGGCTTATAATGCAGCACTTGGAGCATGGGTATTGGGTTCTGGAGGATATAGATATTACCCTGAAACAAATTCTTATACAGATGGATCAGGAAAAACAGTGATTCCACCTAGATCTATAAGTTCAGGTATTTCAGAAGGAGTAAAAGCTAGAGTGTCTCCTAAAAAGAAAGTAGTTTTAACAAAAGAACCACAAATTAAAGAGACATCAAAAAAGAAGTATACTAGGAAGAAATCTAGAGCTCATAGGATACATAGAATGCGCAGAAGATAATAATAAAAAAGTCCTCAAGGATAGTAAAATATTCTTGGGGATTTAATTTTACAAAGATGAAAGTATATTTAGTACGTAAATTTTATTCTTTCGGACAACCTAAGTTCATTATTTACTTCTATGCAAAATGTGGAGATCTAAAACATGTTAATCTAGATCTTATAAAAAATAATGAAGATATTGATAATTATTTCAAATCTTATTATGGAGAACTTAATGATACTATTCAGATTGCAATATCACTTATTTCCTCTCCTTATAAAAGACTTGGGAAATCTATTAGATTCTCGGAATCATATAATGTGAGGTCGGAACGAACAGGACAGCATTTTGAAGACTATAATAGTTCTTATGTTAAGGTTATAGATATTCCTTCTGAAATTCTTTTAGAGAAATTTAAAGCAAAGAATTTATCTCCAGAACACATACAAATTTTTGCTAAGAAGAATCAATTTAAATTATTAAAATATATGAGATATAAATGGATAGAGAAGAATGGATTAGAAATTATGGATCCAAAGGATTGAAAGGTGATATCTTAGTTAGAGTTTATTATACTGACAATAATGAAGAATATTGGGTATCTAAATTTTTAGAAATCAAGAATCTTCCAGTTTATAATTTAGCTCTTGTCGATAAAGAATTAATTTCTGAGAAAAATTTCAAGGATGAGCTGGAACTAAGAAATATTGACGATTATCTGAAGGAAAAGTATAAGGATTGTCTAAAAACAGAATCTGTATATTTTCTAATTGATCCTGGAACAAAATTTCTGAAAAAGCGCACATCTGATAAAGGCTTGTGCTTATTCTATGAAGTTAAATTTGATTCTGAAATAAATTTGAGAGATCTTGACAATACTAGGATAATATCAGAAAATATTAGAATTTCTAAGAATAAACTCAAAGATTTTACAATGGATTTAATGTTTGAGCTTGCGGGAGAGGCTGGTTTATTTTATGATAAGGATTATTCTCCAAGTTTATGCACTAAATTATGTTATTTTAATATTCTTAATATATTTAGATGCTTAGAAGAAACTCTGGATCTAGTATAAAATTTTTAAGTAAAAGGGAATAAATTTTCCCTTTTATTTTTCTCCTTAAGATAACCGACAAATCCTTATTAATGTAACAATAAAACATTGATAATTATGAAAACAAACATTTATGAAAGAAAATTAAATTATGGAGAACAAGAAGCCATATTTAATAAGATGGTTGAAAAGACCGAAAAATATGTGATAGATAATAATATAAGAGCATTAATTCTTGGTATCTCAGGAGGAGCAGATAGTACTCTTATGGCTGCTGTATGTAATGAAGTTAGAAATAGATCTGGAATTCCTTTTTACGGATATTCACTTCCAATAAAGAATAAACCAGATGAACTTACTTCGTCTGATCTAACAGGAAATGCTTTTTGTGTTAAAACTTTTTATAGAGAAGTTGCACAGTATGATTTCTATAAAAGTTATATAGAAAATCTCTATAACTACGATTATTGTGATAATGATCGAGATATTCTTTGTGATTTATCTGGAAAAAGTATATCCGAGATAGAGGGGATGATGCCAGAACAAACAAAAATAGCCAACGGAAATATTATGGCACGTCTTAGAATGATGTACCTATATAATCAAGCTGGTATTAAGAAAGGTATTGTAATTGATACTGATAACTTAACTGAACATTATCTTGGATTTTGGACTATTCACGGAGATGAAGGAGATTTTAATCCTATGGGTGGTCTCTGGAAAACAGAAGTATACTCTATTCTTAAGTGGTTACATGCGAAGTATTATTCAGAATCTTATTTAGATACTGAAATCATAAATAAAAATTCGTACGATAAGATGGTAGCTCTAGAGAAAGCTATTAATATTACACCCACTGATGGTAATGGAATTTCTAGTTCTGATCTTGAACAAATTGGAGGAAAGGATTATACTGAAGTAGATAAAATTTTGATTCCTTTGATTTGTAAAGGTTCGGGAGCTATTTCAGAATTATCTAAAATTCATGGGATGGATACTGTAATGAAGATTTGGAATAGAGTTCAAGGATCAGAATTTAAAAGAAGAACTTCCAGAGTAATAAAAGTGTCACGAGAAGAATTATTTGAAGGATTATGATAGAATTCAAAAGAGATCCAAGATTTTTCAGAGCAGTCATTAGAAGAGAAAAAGAAGATGAAGATCCAGCTTTTAGTTATTTTATGATGGAAGATACTTTTACTAATATAAAAGATAAATATGATATTAGTAGGATTGAGAAATTTCAAATAACTAGAAAAAATTATGTAGTCTTTGGATTAATAACTGATCTTGAAAATATTACAGAAGATGATCTAATTTCTGAAACAAAATGCACAATTAATAGTTCTTACATTCATTCGCTATACTTTAAAGAACATCAATATATTGAAAAAGATGATCTCAAGGAAATAACTATTAAGATTTCTGCCGAGTATATTGGAGATTTAATGTTTTCTGCTAATGATTATGTTAATGAATATCATTGGGAAATTAGTTTGAGAGATGAAAAGATATTTAGAGATAATGAAGATATAATAAGAACAATTTTAAAATCAGAATTAAATTATGGAAGAAAAAGAAAAAAGTCTATTACTGATAATAGACCCACAGTATGATTTTTGTAACCCCAAAGGAACTCTCTATGTTCCTGGAGCAGAGAAAGCAACGAAAGAATTGTGTAAATGGATATCTGGGAAACGAAAAATCTTGGAAAAAATCATAGTTACACAAGATACTCATATGTCTTATCATATTGGGCATTCTATGTATTGGGAACAAACTCCTGAAGCATTTACAACTATTACTTCAGGGATGGTAAAATCGGGAAAATATACTCCAGCTTTTTATAATAAAGAAAATACTATCGCCTACCTTGAAGAATTAGAGAAGACAGGAAAAGTTCATACTATTTGGCCTGAACATTGTATCGCTGGTTCTTGGGGATGGAGTTTGCCCAAAAATCTAGTTGAGGAATTAAATTTATGGTCCCTCAGTAATCATGGCGCCGAATATGAGCTAATTCAGAAGGGAAGAAATCCACACTTAGAGATGTTTTCTGCCTTTTCTTATGCAAACGGCGCTAAAAAATCTGAGGGATATGAATTCCTAGATAAAATTGCTAGAGAAGATTATACCAAAGTTTATATAGCTGGTTTTGCAAAGGATTATTGTGTAGCAGAGTCGGTGAAAGATATGATGAAGGAACAAAGATTATCAGGAAAATTAGTGTTCCTAAATAAATGTATGGCTTCGATTGATAAAAATTCTGAATCTTTGAAAGTATATGAAGATGCTGTTAAAGATTTCGGTGCGATAATCGAAGAATAAAGGAAGAATAAAAAAAAGATAGGATTTAACTTGACTTTTAATTAGTCAAGACCTATCTTTTTATTTTTTTTTATTCGCCGATAATATCAAGTATTTTCACATAATTCTTTGATATATCTTCAAATAATATTTTTTCTTTTACTTCTATATCTGGATCATCCGGTAATATTTCTACAACTTCAGCACCTCTAGATTCATAATGTTGCTTAATGATATCATAAGATGAGTATTTTTCTTGTTTAGAGAAATAGTTAACTATTGCTTTCTGTAAGGAATAATTATCTTTATTATTAACTGGAAGTCCGGAAGTCTCACAATCTAAGAGAATCATTTCTCTATTTTCGATATCAATCATCATTGCTGCTATCGAATCAGTCTTAGATGTAACGGGAACTGTTAATTCAACCTTTTGCGGATGCCAAGTTTTATCACCTTCCTGTAATTTTTTTCTAGTACAATACCCCAACCATACAGGAAGAGTATCCATTCCTCGACCTTTATAATTGCAAACATCCATCACCACATATTTATATCCATTCTTTTTGCACTTATCTAGATCAACGTCTACATACTCTGCACAATCTCCTGGACGGTTTAATACATCACCAGAATGAACAGCAACATTAGAATTAAGTGAAGTATTCCATCCTATATTGCTAATATCATCAATAGACTTATATAAGAATGCATGAAGATCTAAGTCTTCCTCTCTATCTTTCTGAATCCAATGAACAAAAAACCTAACAATATTTCCAGAGATTTTATATCTTGTTCCTTTGGGGACAGATACATTTTGATTTCTCATACCCTTCGGAATAGGTATTCTCTTAATTTCTGGATCGATATATACAATCTCGTTTACTAAATCTTTCTCAGTAATTCTAGAATCTATGTTGAGAAATATTTTTCGAATTATATTATCTTTTATAGTTTCTAAGAATCCAGGGTTAATTGGTTTTAATCCATCTAGTATATATAAACCTTTTCCAGGAATATTTACCGCTCTAGGAGTACTTTCTGATTGATCTCTTATATCGTAGTAGCTAAGAATTTCTAAGAGTGTTTTATTTTTCATCCCTGAAGTATTTATAAAGATATCCATTATATCAGATTCTTTACCTTCTTCAAGAGCTCTTCTTAAGAGAGAATCAAATTTTCTAATAAATTCCCCTGGATGAGTAGAAATAAATTTAGCTATTTCTAGAATATCTTTACCAGTATCATACATATTCTGTACTTGAGAATTAAATGTACGGTACTCTTTTGATAAACCTTTACTCTTAAGTTTTACAAAGAAATCAGCACACTCTGGGTAATTTACTACATATTCTTTTGGATGTACACGTTCTGATAACAATACCCAATGTCCATAAAAATGTTTTGCATCTCGTATACAGTTTTCTACTCCTTTAGCCTCAATTATTTTTTCTATTCTTCCACAAATTTCTCTACGTTTTGATCTAGGAAGAGTATCTAATTTTCTCCATTCAGGATTATCAGTTTTTTTATTAGACCAAGAGCTAACTTGTATTTTCTTTGGAACATGTGGAAGACTTGGATCAGCTCCCATTAAGTACAAACTATATCTCAGAACATCATTAATCTCGGCAATTTTATATTCCGGCCGATGTTTAGCTACTATACACATTGTTTCTTTAAATGGTATACGTTCTGGGATGCTAAGTTCTGGATAATTCTCTAAGAACCATGCCAACTCTTCCCTAGTTTCTCCTGTTAGTGAATTTCCGGCCGACATCATTTGCCGAGGAATATCCATAAATTCAGAAGGAGTCATAATCTTAAGCTGTCGATCTGGCTCTTCATCAATTATTTCCTTTTCTTCTTTAGTTGTCCAAGGATTATCTCTTAAGAATCCTTCAAGATCACCAGAATAAACTCTTTCTTGATTTAACCACAATTCTGAGTTATCCTTAGAAATTACTTGTTCTGGAAATCCTGGATATAAAGGTTTAAATTTTTCCCCAGAATGATATAATTCGTGGATGTATGGAAGTAGATTTGTATGAAGATTTTCCATATCACTAACTGTCATCCTACATATTGCTTCAGGAGAAAGAAAATATCTATATCTCTTTAATTCTTGAAGAAGTGAGATTAATATCCTCTTACTCTTTTCTTCTGTGTTTCTAGGATCTACTAACTCTTTGTTCTCTACCAATACGCATCCTCTATGGAATGCAATAATTTCCTTGTTTAATTTCATTTCTGCCATATTTTTTTGGTTTATAAATTAAATTTTCATCCACTTTTTTGCTCTCTCGAATTGTTTTATGAGATCATCTATCCAAGTACTAGCCGTACAATCTTTCTCAACTAATATCCATGAACTTGGAATGTCTGCTGAGTGATTCATAATAATAGAAAAACTAGTATCTTTTCTATCTTTCCCATCACCATCTAAGAAAAGTATTACCCCAAAAACACTCCCAAAGAAATATATCCTTGGAAGATGAGGTTGTTTTGATAGGTCCAGTTTATCATAATGATTTTTCCATGATCTATCTTTCAAATCATTTTTAATTAATTCATTTATTTCATCCATTTTTCTATTTTTCTATTTGTTTATTTTTCTACACTTATAAGAGTTTCCCGCCTTCTACAGTTATGGTCCTATGTTTCTTTTGTAGTTCGTCAAGTAATTTTCTTTTTAGTGTTCCAGGGAGAGGAATTTGTGGAAACAGCAACGTCTCACTTCTATGTTTCCAAAGCCACTCATCTATCTCTTCGAAGGATTGCTCAAAGACTTCAAAAACTGGTTGCTCATCATAAAACCATTCATCTAAGAATTCAACTTTAAAATCATATAGTCTAAGGTGAAGTCTAAGTTCGTCTAATTCTGAACCCTCTCGTGTAGATATTATTTCTCCAAGAGGATTATGAAGACGATATTGATTTTTTCGTTTTTCTAAGTCTCCGGTATATCCAATTTTTACAACCTTCCTTATTCCTTTCCATGCGCCAGATCCAAATAAATATAACATTTTATAATTTACTCCTTTTTCTTCTTACCTTTAATAATTCCAGCAACCCTATCTCCTGCCGCATCCTCTATCTTATTCCGCTGCTTCTTAAGGTTATTTTGATATCCATAGGTTGCACCAAGAATAGCTCCTGCAATCGGAATGGCAGCTGCTGCAATTTCATCATGGGATAAATATGTAAAATCATCAAGTGACCTATGTGTACCATAGGTAGTCAATGTTTCAGCACTTGCCATTCTTGCTTTCTTTGCAGCTTCTTCTACTGTCTGTTTCATAACTTATTCGGATTTGTTTTACAATAATTTTCATTCTCTTTCAGTTTTAAAATATTATTCAAATGTTCGTCTGAAAGCAGATGCTTATTACTAAAATTACCCAACATTATACGAGGTTCAATATTTTCATCTCTCATAAATTTCTGTAGTTCGTATATATGAAAAAGCAAACCTTCACAATCTACTGCGTAGTATTCAACGCCATCGTCATTGTTGGCAGATACTTCATAACCAATCCATCCACCGTTACCCGTATAAGTATTTATCTCAATATTACGGCAAAAGCCATAACTGATAAGTAATAGCCTTAGTACATCTTTCCCACTCATACACATTTCGATTTATCAATTTGTCCTATACGCTGTCTTTCAAATCCCTCTATCTGTGCGTCAGTAAGGTTGTTCAGCCATTCATCAGCATACTTTCTGTACTTGGCATGATTGCATTTATAAAACTCCAATCTAAGCCATTCAATAGTTATGTCCTTTTGTTCCATAATCATCTGGTTATAGTAGTTCTTTTATTAAATAAAACCATAAGTATCAAGGCAAAGGCGACTTTCAATAATCGCTTTTTACCAACAATTACAATGTTGTCTTTGGTTATTCCACTATCAGTTGTTATGCTGTACCATTTACTATATGGTGGTAAGCACCTATAAATATGAATTTTAGAAAATGTATATTTCATAATTACCTCCTATGTGTTTTATGGTTCTTGTTCATTCAACATAATTTTATCTCCTTCTCCCATATACCTAACGTTAATGATCTATGAAATTCGGGATTATATAGATCCTCCAATCCCTCCTTCCTAGATAATTCTTCTATTTCCTTTAATATATCTTCTAAGTATTTACTCTTTAATTCCTGTATCCCTGGAACTTCTGATCTCAAATACTCTCTAAATCCTATTATATACTCATCCTTATCAATTAAATATTTATCATCCAATGAGATCTTTTGAAAATTATCTACTATCTCCTGAGAATAATAAAACCATTCTCTTCTCTTAGGATAACTGTATTTATTATATAAAGAGTGAAAGTAAGATTCTAATTCTGTATCTCCCTCCCTAGTATCTAATAATTTACACTCCGGACTATGTAGGTAATAAGAGTCTACCCTAGAATCTATATCTTTAGTATATCCTATCTTCAAGAGATCTAATACTTCTTTTGTATCTTTATTATAATATGTTGTTTCTATCAAATATATCATAATCTATTATCCTTTCTTTTTTAATAATTCATATCCCTTCGTTTGTTTCTTTTTTCCAGTAGTTTCATCCAAAATAGATATATAAATCAATTTAACCTCAAAATAACTCTCTAAGTCCTTCGCTTTAGCTATTTTATTATAATTAATACTAGAATATAAGTACCCTAACCTATCTTTTATTCCAGATAATGTTATTTTATCCCCTACCTTAAATTCATTATAAATAGTAGCTTCTAAAAGTTCTTGACTAAAAGTTACTATTCCTAAAGCTTTCATAATAAAGGTTTTACTATAACTAAGAGACTTCAATCTTTCAGGCCCTAATGTAGTATAGTAAGATTTAATTTCATCTGAATTAGATATTTGATTTAAAACCATATCAATAGCTCTATCAGATAATCCATATTCACACAATAATTTTAATTTTTCTTTCATTGTAGTTAAACCCGTATATACCTGCAAAAACTCAGATACCTCCTGATTTACTATATCATCTGGTGTAAGAATACTATGTACCGTGCTAAATACTGTAAATCTATCCTTATAATCAATCTGCTGTATCTTAAAAGCCCTAATCTCATTTACTAGTACTAAATTATTAATAACTGGTTTAAGAATAATATTACCATCGGAAGTGTGGATTTTATTTACTGCTACATAGTCATCCTTATAATTTTTTAAATTAGCTAAATCTTGATAACTTTTAGATAATGCAAACTTATCCTCTTTAAGAGAAGTAGAGTATGCTCTAAGTAGACTTTCCGTCATTTTCTTTTTTGATTCTATTATCTTTTGAAAATATTCTCCGGACATTCTTCTATAATCAGCAGTAGATCTATAATAAAAAGTAGCTGAATTTTTCCAAGGATTTTCGAATAATCTCTGCCTACCTAAAATCTGTGGTAAGTCCTCAGAGATATCCACTGCAAGAGAATCAGTATTAGAATCACTAAAAATAAAAGATCTAGCACATCTTGAATAAAAATCTGCCCCAAGGTATACAGTTCTAGTACAAAATGTAAACATCTTAGGTTTCTCCTCCTTCTTAGGAACCTTTCCAATTATGAAAGATTTACCTAATCTCCTTTGAATCTTTTTGAGGTTATCATCTGTCCTAGAACATAATATATTACATTGTTCTGGGGTGAGGTTGTTTTTCTTTATAATAGATGTAATATGATTTACAGAGTTTACATAAAATACTGCTTCATCTGATACTATTCTAGTAGGAATCCCATTTCTCATTACCGTAATCTCCTCAAAATCTCCAGATAAATATTTTTGAATTATCTCAGAAGCCTTCTCTCCTACAGACCTCATCACGAATACATCTAAGGCTGGTTTAATAACTCTTGATGGATCTTCAGTATGCCAATCCAACTCGTAATAAGGTAAGTCTCTAAATTCATCTAACATTTCTAAGTATTCATCCATCATAGGAGTAGCAGATACGAAATAAGCTGTAGGAGATTGTTTAAGGTATTCCAGAAATTTAAGCTCAGTATTACTTTTGAAACGGGCGTCATGAAGTATTGATTGAAACTCATCAACTATAGTATAAAATGTATAAAATCTATTCAGTTTCTCCAAGATGTCCTTTACAATTCGGTATGAATCGTATGTAACTAATATTTTACAAGGTAATCCATTAATACTCCTAGACATACAATACTCTTCAATCTCTCCATATAGTCTTTTATAAATTTCAGAATTTATACTATTTGTATTGATATCATTAGTAAAAGAAGCACTATTTTTATCAATCTTAGATAAATCTTTATCTATGTTAGACTCCTTATCCATTTCATTTACTACTAGATAAACATCAAACTCATGTTGATCTTTCTTATTTTCTAGTAACATCTTTCTAGGACTACATAAAATAACATTTTCATTACTTCTAATACAATATTCAGTAAATCCACAACCTGGAAGTTGTTTATTGATTATACATTTACCGGGGAAATTGTTAAATCTAAAATTCTCCCATTCACCTATATACCTAATTCCTCTAGGTACTATAATTTTATCTTTTATCATATTAATAAATATTTTAAATTACACAAATCTAATCATTGAATTCTAATACAGAATCCAGTTTTTTCTTTAGGTATCCTAAATCTGAAGACTAGGGATACCTTTATTTCATTAATTAGAGTTTAACGGTATTATAAGAGCAAAATACAACTTTGAATCAGTTTTTTACCTACAAGTATTAATATAGATTTAAAGTTTATAAAAAGTTGTAGTGGTTCTTCTAAATAAGCGAATATAATGAGAGACCCGCCTCCCCTTCAGGGAGAGCGTGGTCGTCTTATTTAGAAGGTTCACGATACATCTTTATTAATATATCTTATTAATAATCTAATGAACCTTAAAAGAGTACCGTCCACTCGGAGCCTTTAGGGCTCCGGGGACTCTCACTAACGTTCGTACTTTTTAAGAACCATTAGAGATATATTATCTTTCTATCCAATTTCTTTTTCCCCTTTATATTTTCTATTATGTATTGGGATATCTTATTCAGTTTCTTGAAGGCCCGAAACGGAATGTAATGGAGTGAAAGGGATATGAATACTAGGTTCCTTAGTCTTCGATTTTATATTACAAAAAAAAAAGAAAAGAGGAATTTATTCCTCTTTTAATTTAATACTTTTATATAAAGTTTAATACTTTCTGATATATACCACATACAAGATTCGATATATTATCTAGAAATAATTTTTCAAATGATGTTTGTTTAAGTTTATTATATGGAATACCACTAATTTCATTTGTAACTCTTGACAATTGTTTTAAATTTACGGTTATAGATCTTTTTAAGAAAAATTCAGTAAATCCAATGAATTTAATTAAGTTATCTACAAATTCCAACGCCTTTTTATTATCTTTTATAAAATTTCCAATAATTGTTTTCGAGTAGTTTATTGGAATTTCTCTCATAGATAAGTTATTAGATTTGAAACGATTAATTATACTATTAGTTATTTTATTAAACAAGTTTATATAAGGAATTGTGTGTTCATCATTATTTCCGAATTCATAAAACCTATAAGTAATTATTCCATAAACACGCTCTACATAGATATCTCTTGCTTTATCATAGATTATTTTTGCTTTATGATATTTAGAATCTATTTCTACGGCTATTCCTAAATAAGGAAAGAAATAATCTAGTAAAAAGTATCTTGTATTTCTGATACTATCATCCAATCTAACAGAGAAAGAATTCAGGATACTATTCCATAAACTTACATTCTCAATTATTATTGGAAATTCTTCGATATAATTATACTCTTTAATATTATAATTATTATCAATAAAATTTTTAAAATTAATAGAATAGCTACTTTTATCATTTAATATTGCTTTTTCACGATTAAACACTATATCTATTAATTTATTATTAATTTTTTACTTTTCTAGGAATAAAATACATTCCTATATAAGCTGTATAAAATTTATCTCTTATTACGTAATTTCTAATCAAATTTAAATCCATATTACATATTTGTTATTTATGTCAAAAGGTTAAAAAAAACAAAGTAGCAAGGGTCTCTCAACCTCCTACTACCTCTACCTAATATTGCCTTAAAGCCTTGTCCGAATACTCGACCCTTATCTTTATCGACTTCTTATCTGTTAACCATATACAACAAGGTAGCTACTTAGGATCTAGAATATTAGTAAGTAGCAATCTAATATTAATAAGATTCTGCAGTTAATCTTACATCCTATCACATATAAGATTTTCCCGGTTTTTCAGACGGTCGAAATTAAGTTTTTGCGTTTTCTATAGAGTAAAAACCTTATATATGCAGAAAAATATTAGAAAAATTTTATAAAGTAAAATTTATGAATTGATTTTAATATTTTTCTTTTTGTTTATCCATTAATTTATATTAAAATCTATTATGAGCAATAAGAAAGAAATTAAGGTAGTAGTACAAATTAAAAAAAGATTTGTCAGTGTTAACTCTCTGTATAAAGCAAGAATTATGTATGTAGGAGGTAGACCAGTCCCCAGTACTTATAAAAATCCGAGAGCAGTAGAAATTGAGAGAGAAATTAGAGATCAACTCAGGGCAATCGATTTTTCTGATTATCTAGAATGGCTCCGAACCACCCCCGGATTCAAACTTCATATTCAATTTATCTTTAAGAAAAATATAACTAACTCTGATACATCCAATTAAAAAGTAGTTGCCTAAATGATACTATGTTGTTTAGGAAAATCTTATTAAAATGCTGGAAAATTACATCACATATATTTTCCGCCCATAATATAAAGGGAGGTTATAAAAAGTGATGGAGAATAAATCAGCAGAAATTATACTAAGATATAATTTTTCAACGACTAAATATAAGACTAAGGGGAAGTTCCTTAGATGATATAGTCTATTTTTATATTAAATATATAGATATTCAGTACTATAAGAATATAGAGGATATTTGGACCAGATTTGTTAAAGAGGATCTGGGTATTGAGAGATATGACGACAATCTTCATGTTGAGATTTCTGCAGTTAAAAGTATTATCCCTAAGTCTACTTCAGAATATGCATGTTTATACTTAACTGAATCTACTTTTAACGTAAGACTTGATCAAGAAGACAAACCTAAACGTATTTTCTTGGGAGGTACTTGTGGTGGATCGGCCTGGAGAGATGAATTAATTCCAGAACTTGATAGACTTGGATTTGAATATTTTAATCCCGTTGTACCTGATTGGACTCCTGAATGTATAGAAAAAGAAAACATCGAAAAATCCGAACTTTGTAATACACATCTCTATATCATAACCCCGGAGATGAGTGGTGTATATAGTATAGCAGAGATGGTTAATTCGGTATGGGAATGTTTATCGACCGGTACTGGTTTTGTATGGATTGGAATTCTCGAAAGTGAATCTTGGGAACCTCATCAACTCAAATCACTTCAAGCAACTCTCGATCTAATTAACAATATCGCCGATGGAAATAGTAGAATTAGAGCAAAGCTTATAAAAGAATCTAAAGAAATATTAACGTGATGAGAGTAAAAAGAAATAATATTGTAGCAGTAGAGTTTTTACTGGCAGAGATTTAATTGAAAAACTATACTCTGAAGGTCGGGAAGTAGAACAACGAGAATATGGATTACTTTCTGGAGTAAAAAGTTATCAAAAGGAGCAATTAATGCTATTAGTGATTTAGGAGATAATTTAATAGTAAAGCCGATTAGTAGGTCGAAAATGGGAAAGAAAATTATCGATAAAACGCAAGATTCTATTGAAGATTCGTTAGATAAAAGAATTAAATTGGATAGAGAGATTAAGGAATTAGATAAATCCATTAAAGATCTATCTTTATCTAATGAAGATTCAGCAAAATCTATCAAAAATAATTTAAAAAATGAAGCTGCTAAAAATAAAGCATATATACTTGAAGATAAAAGCAATACTTCAGGAAAATCTTTTGAAAATGGAACTATTGATATAAGAAATCCAGAAATAAAGAAAGCTGTTAGAAAAAAGCTTAAATTCGATGGTCGAAAAGATATGGAACATTTTAATAATAGTAATGATTTAATTTTATTTAAAGAATCTTCAGGTAATCCAGCTTTAGCTCATGAGATTGGACATGTAATAAATAGAAATTCTAAAGGAAAGGCCGCAAAAATAGATAGAGAGGCTGAAAATATAATAGAAGAATTTCATAAACCAGCAGATTCTCCAGGAGGAAGAGATAATTCTAAAGGTCTGTGGAAATCAGTAGAAAGATTTTTCAAAGGTAAGAAAGTAGTAAATAATGAAAAGAATGCCTCTGAAAATGCTATTAAGCTATTGAAGGAATCTGGAGCAAGTGAGAATGAACTGAAACTTGCAAAAGAGAGTTTAGATAAATCCCTGGAGAGTTACAAAGAAGAACATAAAATGTATTATAAGTCTCCATTTATTAATAAACTTCAATCATTTAGGAAAAATAAGGAGAAATAATCATGTTTGGTTGGAAAAGAAAGAAGGAAAAGGATCTAATGTATCAATCTTTGGAAGAGGAAATTAGATTCATCGGAAAAGATCTTGGAATTTATAACTATGGAGACTATAAGGTAGAAACATCTTATAAAGAAGCTACTGAGTTTGAAGATTTATTAAAGGAAGTTAGACATAAATTTTTCTATCTTGAAGAAAAATATAAAAACTATGAATTAAGTATATCACTTAGATCTTATTCATCCGCTAATCTTGTAGATTTAGATGAAATAGAGAATCGAATTTTGAAAGATCATGAAGCAAGAGATATTTTTCTAGACTATATTGGGAGATATAAAAATAATGAGTTAAAATTAATGGATATAAATTTTAACTTACTATATGATTTATCTATGAGATATGCTTATGATGTATTAAGGGCGTTAAACAGAATTGCAGAATCTGATTCAGATAAACTAATATTGTCAGATTGGGAAGAAAATTTATCTCGTGTTGTAAAAAAACCTTATTATTATTCAAGTAATTATAATAAAGAAAAACTTATGCCGTACCTTGGAGCCTACTTTGTTGATCAAAAAGCAAGGGACTCTTTATATGAATATATTAAATATAGAAGATAATGATAGTAATATTAGATAATGGTCATGGAAATAATACCCCTGGAAAAAGAAGTCCAGATGGGGTTTTACGAGAATATGCTTATACAAGAGAAATAGCAAGACTCATAAAAGAAAAATTAGAAAGCGAACATGGAATTGAGATTATTCTATTAGTCCCAGAAGAAGAAGATATTAGCTTAGGAGAAAGATGTAGAAGAGCTAATCAAATTTATACAAAACAAGCTAAGTGTGATGCTATTCTTATATCTATTCACTTAAATGCTTGTACTGATGGGTCTTGCTGGGGAAAAGGAGCGGGGTTCGAAGCTTACACATACTACGGTGTTAGTAAATCTGATATCTTAGCTGAATGTTTATATGAAGCTGCTGAAAAGTATCTCCCAGGAAAAATTATGAGAACGGATCTTAGTGATGGAGATAAAGATAAAGAAAGTGGGTTTTATATTCTCAAACATACTATAATGCCTGCTGTTTTAACGGAGAACCTCTTTATGGATAATAAAAAAGAATATGAATTTTTATTATCGCCTGAAGGAAAAGAGGCAATAGTTAATCTTCATGTCCAAGGAATTTTAGATTATATAAGTAAAATAAAAGAACAATGAAATTATATAGTAAAACAGACTACATTGAGTATAAAACAAATCCACAGTCAGGAGATTACTTGGGGAAAATCTTATCTGAATGTTTTGAAAATTTCTTAGAATCGGATAAGGAAGTTAGAGTATCAATCTTAGAAAATATACTTAAATACAAACTAACCCTAGAAGATACGACTGAGGATTATCAAGCATGTTCAGTAGTATTATCTAAGAATTTTGATGGGATAACATATTCTTGGATAGCTGAACAATTCGGATATACTCTCATTTCAAATCCTAGGAAAATTACAACACTCGGAACACTTCTTGGATTTGAACTAGATATTGCTCATGGAAATTTACTGCCTGAAGAGAGTTATACTGGGGAATACCTAAGTTGTGCCTATGAATCTTTAAGACGTAGGTTAATTATGAACTCTATAGGATGGGGTTGTACAGTGAGCAAGGAATTAGAGGATGCTAAGAAATGTATGGAAAAGCGAATGAAAGTTTTTGAGAGATATTTTAGTGGGAATATTAAGTTTCCAGTATTTTCTCAACCTTTTATGAACTCTTCTTGGGATCCTGACTTCTATGGATTTTGTTATGGAGATGGAACTTACGGCGAATGGAACTACTCTTGGGCCGGCTTTATCGGGAGAGAATATCATGATTGGACAAGAGAAGATCAGATTTATTTCTCATGTCTCTACGAATCCACTGATCAATATTTGGAACATCATTTAAATATGCTCCCGACAATGATACGGCCCGAACTTTTATACTTCGCCGATCTAAGTCTCTATTGTGGATGTTCTGGAATATGGGCATTTATGAATAGAGATATTTCTGGAGATGAAAAGAACTCCGAATTAAATAAACTTTACACCAGATTAACAGCTTTAGGGAAAATTGAAGGAGCTGGGATGGAAGTATATAAAGAAATGGCAGAATCTTTAGGAAAACATGCTGCTAACTATTATGACCTAGATGAGATACAAGAAATAATAGGTTATAGAATTTATTTGTAATAATTTTTAAAAACGTTTTTGATTATGATTAATGATGCATTATTGAGTGGAGCTGCAGGTGATGTGAATTCTCCCGCTGCAGGACTTCCAGTAACTGAAGTAGTTAAGAGTCTTGATATTAAGAAAGATGCTACTATTCCACAACCTCTTCCGACTGATAAAGAAATTAATATTACTGATTCAGAAGGTATTAAATTTGTTGGTGGAGAAAGTTTGGAATTAATTAAAGGTGAAGTTAAAACTATTGAAATTGTAAGTGAACCTGCTATGTCTAATTTACCTCCTTTGGTTTATGAATCTAGTAATCTTAGAGTAGCTAGATTTATCGAAGATGGTAGACTGATGGGATGCTGTCCTGGAAGTTCAATAATCACAGTTACAGCAACTATTCCAGAAGATAATAGTATTTTCTGTAAAATCAATGTTACAGTAGTTGATCCTAATGCTCCTAAAACAAAGAAAGGCAAAAAGTAAAACAAAATTAACCAAACAGGAGGACTTTATAAATCTTCTTGTTTGGTTTTATAATTTAATATTTAATTATTATGGCAAAAATTATAGAAAAAATAAAAAAGGAGAATTTATCGTCCTTCTTTTAATAATAACTTTAGAATTTCTTTTGTAGGTATATCTATCGTTAGATCTCCTAGTCCATCTATTCCTACTTCAATACCAAATTTTTCAAGTCTCTCTAATATATCAACATCATAAGTTATTTCATGAGATAGTAGAATAAGTGTGTCAGTTTTAGAATTTTTATTTATTAAATATTTATCAATATTTGAAACTTCTCTTTGATCTACAATTATTCCTATTACCTTGATAGTATTATCCAAACATATTGGAGTACTTATAATTCTTTGAAGATTAGGAAAGCTATTTGAATTTAGTTCAATATATACTTTACAATATCTAATATTGTTATTATCAGGTACCTCGTATGTTATGTATCTACTACCATACTCTATACCAATATTAAAGTATTTTTCTATTTCTTCCATGGCTTTTATTTATTTAACATTAATAAGGATTTCAATTTAAAATTATGGCAAAAAAGAAAGAACCACAAAATCACCTAGAAACATTTTACTTCTCAGATATTCCAACTCAACCTTATCCAGTGTATTCAATATCAGAATCTGGAAACTTATACTCTTTGAAAAATATAGTATACCCAGGAAAATCAGCTAAAAAATTTACTCGTGCAAAACAATTGAGGTGGAGATCTCAACAAGCTAGGTTAGTAGATTTCTTAATAAACATAGATTATTTTTATCCATTAACTGTTTATAGGGAATTTTTAGTACCTATTCAGAATTCTCTTAGACTTCCTGGCATTTCTGGAGGTTTTTTCTTATGTGATTTCTATTTTCCAGAGTTATCCTTAGCTTTAGAGTTGGATTCTGACTATCATAACTTAGACGCCGATAACCTTAGGGACGAATACTTGGAACAGCTTGGAATAGAAGTCTTCAGAATATATAACTTAGAGAAAATTACAACACAGAAGGGTAAGTTTAAAGAATTTATAGCTCTTCTCAAATCTAAAGTTCCTGTTCAAAATCCACGTCCCTTTGATTTCCTCGGCGACTTAAGAAAAAGAGAACAGGGAGGAGATAGTTCAGGGTTATGGAAAATCGATTAAACTCTTCCTAGTACCCTCGAGAATCTTATTATTGATAGTATATAATAAAATAGAAACTTTATTAAATTAACAGATCATGAAAATTCAAAGAGGAGTAAACCCAGAAAGTAGAATGATACAAATTACAGTTACTACACCATTATTAGCTGAATATTATAACAATTTTAGTGGTATGATTCGGAATAATAGTAGTAGTATTTCTGAGGGGGTTAATGTTGAAAGAGTAAACACCGATTCAGCTATGGTATCTTTTCCACTTCCATCAGATTCTCAAATGATAAATCATGGAGATAAAGCATTAGTTTCTATGCCTCCAGAGGTTGTAGATAAATTAAATGATGTAATAAATAAGTTTGTTAATTGTGGACTTCGGAAAACATTAAAAACAGTAGAATTCCTTCCACTTAACAACTATGAATTATCGGGACTTCAGGAAGATATTAAATCTGCAATAGAGAATAAACGAAACTTTTGCATTCTCAGAGATTATAAAGAGTATCAAAAAATGTCGGAGGAGAGAAAGTATCAATTTACCCAAAAACTAATCAAATACGGTACCTCAGAATATGCAGATGTAGCTCTTCTAATTAATTCTGGAAAGATGGATGAACTTAGAAGATGGTTAGATCCGCAGTTGAGTTATTGCGAATGGATTTAAATGATTATTAACTTTATAGTGTTTCCTCCAGGTTTTTATATCAGAGGAACACTTTTTATTTATTATAATATATGGAACAAATTAGTAATAATGTAATGGTACTGAATGTAGGAGATCAGATTCCTCCAGGTACCGAAGATGCACTAAAAATATTATTATTAGGTAGTATTGATCTAGGTCCTACAGGTGAGATGAATTGGCAGTCCAAATTCGTAGCTGGACTAGCTAATGCAGTAGACCCACAAAAAGGATTAATGAATTTATTTACAAAATATAATTATGTAATTCTTAATAACTGGTATTCCCCACAAAACAAAGAAGCTAATATTTTTAATCAAGAAATGGCTAATAAGTTTCAGTGGGAAAGAATGGCAATGAATGCTGCAGACTGCATCTTTATAAACTTCTTGGGGAGATCTCAGAGTCCTATCCCTCTTTACCAGTTGGGGTATTTAAATAATTCATCTAAACTTATCGTAAGATGTCCAGAGAATTATAAATACTATTCTTTAGTTAGAATGGCTTGTGATGCTAGTTCAGTTCCTTTAGTTGGTAGTAAAATGGGAACTGTAAATCAAATTCTTAGTCTTATGTTTAGTTTTATCCCTAAATTTCAAGAAGTAGGAAAAAATACATTACCAGAATAAAAAGAATGAAAACACTTATTATTTTAAAGGGATTAGCAAAAAGTGAAAAGCTTGAATGGGTTAAATCTCAAGGTCTAGAAAATTTCTTTCTAGATTATTCTATTTTCAAGAGATTATATAGTATGCCTGAGTTAGATCGAGATAAAACAACTGATATCTTGGGGAGAACGAATATTAATCTCATCTTTAAGTCATGGTTTGAAGCAATTAATAATAAACTCGAATCTGGATGTCTAGTTGTTATCGATTATGATCAGGAGAAAACGAAGATTTTAGAAGATATGGGTATGATTTATGGTTATACTTGTTTCTATAAAATCTTTAATATCCCTCACGACTATACATCAAATCCAGAAAAATATAGTCCAGTAGGATTTAAAAAGAAGACGAAAGAAGAATTAGAGGCAGAAGTTATTACATTTTTAAATCTTCAGCTTGGATATACAAAGAAAATTGGAGGATACTCTGATGTTATGGATTACTGGAAGAAGAAAGAAGTAATTCTAGATATTCCAAGAAAAGAGACGATGTATTTTTTCTCTGATCTTCATTCCAATTATTCTCTCTATCAAAAAATTAATCTCCCTTCTGGAACAATAAGAGTACATTTGGGAGATTATATTGATGGTCCAGAAGAAGGTGGATCTAGAAAACTTATAGAAATGATTTTTAAGAATGCATCATACTATAATATATTCTTAGAGGGAAATCATGAACGTAGACTTAGAAAATTTTTATTCTGGAGATGGGCTGCAAGTAGTAACTCAGGAGGAGGTAGGGCTATTATTGCTGAAATGCTTTATAATTCACTTCCAACAGACTTTTTAACAACAACAGCTGACGAATTTAGATCTTTAACTCCAGGAGAAGCATTGACATGGTTGAAGAGATTAAATGATATCTTAAGAACCCATATAATTATTAAAAAAGACGATACTGTTTTTTATTGTACACATGCTGGAATTAAATATCTTGAACAACTTAGTCCTAAATTTATAGGAAATGTTATCTATGGAAATCGAGATATGGATATTTATGATAAATGTTTCTCAAAAACTATATGGAAACCTACAGGAAGATGGTCGGTTCATGCTCATTGTAAGTATCCATATGGCGTTGATTTCCTTAAATATGATGGAGTAGTTAATCTAGATCCATCATGTGAAAAAGAAATAGTTTATATGGAAAATAACATTAAAAATTTTTTACCATGCATCGTACAGTAACATTAACAGTAAAAAGTAAAGACTTAGGAAAAGTATTAAGTTCTTTAGAGATGAGTAAAGACTTCGAAGAGAATACTACGTTAACTCTTAGTATTGATATTGAAGACACAAAGAAAAATTATCAAGTTCTTTGTGGGTCTCCTGAAGTTTTGGAATGGGATTTTATTGAAGAAGATAAAACAGAGGATGAAATGAAAGAATCAGTAAATCCTGTAACTGATATAGAAGAAGCAATAAAAACTGTTAAGGAGAGTCTTAATAAGGAAGAGTCTTTCTGGTCTGATAATATATATTCAGTTGCCGTAAATACAGGAAAAACTCTTGGGTATCTTGAAGGGTATGTTAAAACTTATGATGATATAATTGAATTTATCTTAATGTCTTGGAGATTATCAAAAAAATTCCCCAAATATTCAGTAGATTTCGTTCAAGAGTATATCCTTCCAGCAATTATCCAAAATCAAACAGATATTTCAGAAGTATCAAGCCTAGATCGAAAAATTCCTCACCTAATTGCATCTTATTATTCTGGAGTTAAAACAACAAAAGAAGTACTTAAAGATGTGATTAGGAAAGTTCAAGAATCATGGGAGATTATGAAAGAAACTGAAGATGTAGTTTCTTTAGTTACATTATTGTTTGGTGGTAAAAAAATAGTAATGTCATGACGGAAGAAATACTTAAAGATATAAAAACTAGTTTAGGTTTAGATGATGTTGATGAAGCTATTCCTTATATCAATCAATGTATTCAAGCTAGAGATAGGATTTTATCAGACGAATATTCTGATTTTAAACCAGGAAGCTTAGTTCTTGATACTAGAGATAATGAAATTGGTTTTGTAATTGGACCAATCAATATGTATGGAGATATTAATACGGATAGTTTTGTTAAATTATCACACAACGCTAAAGTAAGTGATAAAAATACTACAATGTTAGTAGTGACTCGAGTAATTGGAGGTTTAGAGAATGAAAGACGTTCTAATTTTAGAGTTAGGTATATTAAACGAGGCTATCTAACACCATTAAAGGTAGAAGAGAATAATCTCGATTACTCAACTAATAGTGTATCAGATCTTGATACTTTTTGTGGAAGTCAGTGTATTATGGAATGTACATCTGAGTGTAAACTATATAAATATAGAAGGAAAAAGTAATTAAAAACAGAATAATACTAGGAGGGAAACCTCTTAGTATTTTTTATCAAAGAATTATGAGTAAAAAATGGTTACATGGAGCTATACCTGCTCTACTAATTCATGGCTGTATAGGAACTGTTTATTGTTGGTCCTTATTGTATGATTATATAAAAGAATCTATTACTGGTAATTGTACTTGGGCATTTTCCTTAGCCATATTTTTCTTAGGGATTTCTGCAGCTTTTTTCGGTCCCTTAGTAGAAAAGAATGTAAAGAAAGCTGCAACTATAAGTTCTATCCTCTTTGGTTCTGGAATGATCTTATCTGGAGTAGCATGTTATATAAACTCTATTCCACTTCTTTACCTTAGTTACGGAGCAATTATGGGTACTGGAGTTGGAATTGGATATATCACCCCAGTAAAAACCCTGATGATGTGGTTCAAGAATAATAAAGGTCTTGCTACTGGACTTGCTATTATGGGATTTGGATTAGCGAAAGTAATAGCAACACCTCTTCTTAATTGGAGTATAGAAAGATGTGGAATATACTGTACTTTCTTCTCTTTTGGGGTTTGGTATACTTTGATTATGTTACTTGCTGCAATACTTCTTAAAAAACCAATAGAAGAAGGAAAAATAGAGAATACATCAAGACCCAAATTTAAATCACTTAAGGAATGGTTTGATAGGAAAAAACAACTCCTAAATCTACCAGCAATTACTACTATATGGTTGATTTTTTATTTAAATATCTCTTCTGGATTAGCAATTATAAGTTATGAGAAATATTACTATGAAACAGCTGGAATTGGAATAGTTCTAGGATTAGTATTTTCAGCTATTTTTAATTCTCTAGGTCGTTTTGGAGTTGCTTGGTGGTCTGATTATTTTAAAAATCGTGGAAAACTTTTTGGAATAATCTTAACATTCTCTGTTCTTTCGGGAATTACAGCTTTTATGGCTCCAGGTTTTATTCCAGTATCTGTACTTTTATGTAATGCTGGGTATGGGGCAATGTTTTCAATAATGCCTTCTGTTCTAGCTGATAGGTATGGAATGAAAGACGTATCTGAGATTCATGGATTAATACTTAGTGCTTGGGCTTTTGCTGGTCTTTCTGGAAATCAGTTTGCTAATCTTTTAGTAGGTATTCCAGAGAGTTCATATAAAACATTAATTCTTGGAAGTGTTGGGTTATATTGTATTGCTCTATCTTTAAGTGCTAAATTGTGGAATAAAGACTAAAAACCTTATATATGATATAATAAATAAGAAGTTATGAAAAGTAATAGAGCGTTTGAAATTTTATCTACATTAAGCTATGAACCGTGTTATTGTGAAGTAGATGAATCTATAATTGATTATAGTAATGCAGTTAGAGCAGTAGAAGAGGCTGAAAATGAAGTAATAGATCTGCTTAAGGAAAGTATATTAGCGAAATTTCAAAATGGGTCTACAAAAGATACTATAAAGATTATACTTGAAGAAACTATAAAAGAGTTTAAGGATGAAAAGTAAAGAAGGAGATAAATATTTAGGAAAACACCTGAATAGTATAAATGACTTATTAGAAGAAGGTCATGATCCGAAAGTTAGAGATCTGGTAGTTTATGAAGATGCAAAAATACTATCTGATATTTCTTATTTTGAGGGTTATGATGCTGGGGTGTCGGATGAAAGAAATAAGGAAGATTATGAAGTATGGATGGTCGAGTTATTCAAGAAAATCGCTGTAGATGGATTACCAAAAGAATATAAAGGCGGCCATTCTAAGATATGTGTTTGTTTTGTTCCGGCCGTTAATGGAGAACTTGACAGATATGTTATTGGATACTATAATTATAAAAAGAAAGGTTGGATGACTTGTTTATGTGAAGGATGTCAAGAATGTTTCCGGCCGACTCATTATCTAGAACTTCCGGCCGCTCATAAAATCAGAAAAGAATATGATGTAACTGGGCAAACTAGATCAACAAATTCATTTCCTGAAGTTCCTGATGGTGTATATCAAGGAAAATTCGGTGGACATGTTGGAATGATAGAGTATTTAGGAAAGGTCTATAACTTCACATTCTTAAAAGGTATCGTTCAAGAAAATATTCCAAAAACAATAACAGTAATAGATGGATATGGATGGACTCTACTAAAAGATGGACCGATTGTACCAACCGTTTGAAACTATAACAAATTAAAAATAAAAAATTATGAAGAAAGAAAAATCAGAAGAAAAAGAAACATTAGAAGTTAACAAATTAATAACTAAGAAAGAAAAAATCAAGGATAATATTGTAGATATTATCGATATTGATGACGAAGAGACAGAGGAGTTTAAATTCTCTGGTGGAAAATTGGTAATAGATGACTCACTGAATGTAATTGGAAAGTGGGAATCTAAGAATTATACATCATTAGGAGATGGTGTTTATATGGGGTTTGTAAATAGCGGAGAACATGAAATAACGCTAATGGAAAGCAAGAAAAAGCACTCCAACATATTTGATTTTGGATTAGAGAATGGATATATCGCTATAAATAGAACTACACTCAAAGTAATCGTAAAGAATAAAAAAGGTTATATCGACTGTAGACATCTAACTCTAATCTGTGATTACCTGAAAAAATCTATCAATTCCAAAGAAAAAGAAATTAAATCTTTGGAAAATAGTATATCAAGAATTGAGTCACATCAAGCAACATTTTCTAGTGAAGAATCTAGGGGAACAGTATTAAAATCTCAGAAAGAGATATTATGTGAGCTCAATGAAAAATTACCCTCACAAAAGAAATTATATGAGGAACTTTCAATGAAGAGAGCCAAATTACTGCAAGAAGTTCAAGAAGAATATGAAAATTGCTTGAAATCTTCTAGTGAAATGGAAAAAGTCATGGAAGAACGGAAAAAATCTTATGATGCAGAGTTAGTTAAGTGTTATGGAAAAGAACATCCTACATCAGAAGATAAGAAAAATAAACACAAATCAGAAGAACTCGCCCTTCTCGAAAAATTATTGAAAGAAGGAAGAAAAACGATAGCTCTTATTAATTATAGAATTCCTAACTATGAAGATATGTTAGAAATTCTTAGCGGTAAGTCTATTAAAAGAAAATCAAAAAGAAAGGACGACGATGATTAAACTACTAAGATTACACAAGTTAATTTGGGGAATTCTAGTTATTATAGGAATTCTTCTTGAGATGGTAATTGTAGTACCAATCGTGTTTTTAGTGTTTATTTATAATTTTAGATTTAATCCAAGAAAAGTATGGGAAGCAATACATAGCGCAGACCTAGATTTTCAGAATAATTGGGGAGGTTATGCCTATCGTGATCATACTCCTTGGGATACGTTCAAAAGAAGATATAAATATACATTTAATCATATAGAGAACGAATCTAAAAGACAATAAAAAAGATAAAGTAGTAAGACATCAAAGCTTACTACTTTTATTTTCTATGTAAAAAAAAGGGAATCTCAGAAACCCCGAAATCCTTATTAATGTATGAAAAAGAATTTTAAAGAAAAAGATGATTTTATATTTTTAAATAAAGAACGAGTTCGGCTTACAATGTTAGTTACTACTAATTATTATATGGAATGCAAGATTATTACTGCATTGATCTCCGAACTTTAAATTTAAATACGTGGCGGCTCATGTTATTAGTTACTACTAAATTATAGATTTGTAAACTATGCGATTTACTGTAACGATCACCGCCACGTAATTTAAAAAATATAAATAATTCTAAACTACAAGAGAAATCCTGTAGTTTTATTTTTTCTTCTCTGATACAAATAAAAAAAAGAACCTAGATTTTACTCTAAGTTCTTATTATTTTTCTATTCATTTACAGGAGGAAAGTCATCATTAATAACTTCTTCATTATCAATTAAACCCGCCTCTTTGTAGCAATTTCTTTTATTCTCCTTCATCCAGGCTACTAAACATCCTATTAAACCGAGAATAATTGCGATAAATCCTAATATCTTTTTCATAGTTTTCTTATTTATTTTTCATATATAAGATTTTTAAGCGGATTCTGTGTTATTTTTATCAATATATCTTTTTATTTCTGTTATTAAGTCTTCTTCGGTTGAAATTATTGGTGCAAAATAACTATCTAACATTTCTTCAATAGTTGAAAAATGTTTTGTTGAGTCTCTACCTTCTCTTTTTAATATTTTAGGAATTGCAAAATAAATTATATCAACTCCATGTTCTTTACACAAATTATACTTTATTAAATCTCGTTGTCTATGATTTTTAAATCCTTTCTCTCCTCCCATATAATTTACAGGAACAAAATGTTGTACTCCATGACCTTCTATTGCTAAGTTTAATTCTGGAATATAAAAATCTAATTCTAAATTCCTTTTATAAACTAACCAATCTAATGTATGACATCTTGGAATAAATTCTATTCCTAAAGATTCTAAAATTTTCCTAATAATAGTTTCTATAGTAGATTCTTTTCGTTCTGGATAAATTAATTTAGATAAATACCCTTCATTACTAGCTTTGTGATACTCCTGTGGAAAATTAATTAAAAATTCAGTAGGACTTTGAATATTGTTATTATCTATAAATTCTTGCATTTCTTCCGGAGTTTTATATTTGTCACCCCAATTAACAATACTTGCTTTATATTTCAATTGCGTTCTGATTCCTAAAGTTTTTGCTCTTCCATAAATTTTTGGATAAGTTCTTTCAAAAGACTTGGCAGAATATATATCTGGATGTGTATCAATAAACTCTTGAATATCTTCTACTGTATCGAATTTACCCGTTAAATTGTTCTTAATTCTATTCGGATATATTACCTTACTTCTTAATCCTAATTTGGATAGTTTAGCATATCCACTTAAAAATCGATTTCTAAAATCTTCAGGATTTTGAATTTCATTATCATCTATAAATTTCTGAGCTGATTCTAAATCATATATAGAATCCCAATTATTTATATTAGTATGTAATCTATTAGGATATACTACAGATCCAGCAAATTTATTTTTTAATAATTTTCGATAAATTCCACTAAATCTTTTCTTAAAATCAGTAGGATTCTGTATTTCATTATTATCTATAAATTTTTGATAATAATCAACAAATTCTTCTGGATTTGTTCTTTCTGGAAATATTAATTTAGAAATAATTCTTAAATTACTTGCCTTGTTATGTATAATTGGATAGTTAATTTTTAAATCAGAGGATGATATAATTTGATTATCTTCAATGAATTTATTAATCCTTTCTAGAGAATTTACATCTCTATATAATAAACTAGTTCTTCTATTCGGATAATTTACTTTATCGGCAAACTTCTTTCTAACTAAACGATTATAAATACTTGGATATCCTTTTTTAAAATCTAATGGTCTAGTAATTTTATTTTTATCTATAAACTGTTGAAAATCCTCAACAGTATTAAAGTCTTTTAAATCTAACGAATTACTATTATTCATTCCCGATTCAACGACAGACTTTTCTCCGCTTTGAGATTTAGGTAAGTTATTCATTTTTATTATATTTTTTTACTATTCATCTTAGACATCACAAGAAGGGAATTTCGGAGATAATAAAGTTTCCGGATCTCTATTATTTCCTACTTTTCCCTAAATCTAAAATGAATAACTAACAATAAAAGAAACACTAGATTAACTTATAATTTTATATAAATTTTTCTAATGTTCTTTCATGTATTAGGGTTTAACTTTCTTTGAGAAGCAAAAGAAAGACTTAGGATATTTCACCTAAGTCTTATATTATTTTTTACTTATTTACTTTTTCTTTCTCGATATCTAATTCCATCATTACAGAATCAGATACAATTATCTCAGAATTATTCCCTAAATCAAGATTAATGATATTTCCTGAAATTTCTCCATTTACCATTGCAAGAGCTAACTTATCCTCTACATATTTTGAAATATTTTTTGATAAATCTCGAGCTCCATACTTAGTATCTACTTGATCAATGATAAATTCTTTTAACTTCTCAGATATATTAAGTTTATATCCTTTTTTAGATAAACGATCGTTAAGTTTTTTAATTTCAAGATCAAATATCTTCATCATTTCAGGTCTTCCAAGTTCATTGAATATTACTATATTGCTAAGTCGTCCAATGAATTCAGGTCTAAAGAATTTTTCCATAGCTTTCATTACTATAGATCTATTACCTTTATTTTTTTCATCTTGACTTTGTTTATTGAATCCAAGTCCATTTCCTTTTTCAGATAACTGCTTACTTCCAATATTCGAACTTAGGAGGATAATGCAGTTCTTAAAACTTACCTCAAGGCCATTACTTAAATTGGCTCTACCTGTATCCAAAATTCCTAATAGTAAATCATAAACATCTTTGTGAGCCTTTTCAATCTCATCAAATACTACTACCATATTAGGATTAGTTCTTACTTTTTCAAAAACTGCTGTATCTGAATCAGACCCTACATATCCTGGGGCACTTCCAAGTAATCGGGATATAGAATAACTTTCAGTATATTCTCCCATATTAATAAGTAGTAGATTTTTTTCAACACTTTCAAAGAAAAGTTCTGCTATCTTCTTGGATATCAGTGTCTTACCTGAGCCTGTAGGCCCTACAAGAAATGCTGTACAAATAGGTTTATTTGGATCTTGTATATCGAGGATAGACTTTTGAATTGCAGTAACCATAGTATCAACTGCATCCTGCTGTCCAATAACCTCTTTTTCCAAAACTTTTTTCATATTTCTGATCTTAGTTGCTTCAGAATCCTTCATTTTATTTACTGGAACGTTAGAGATCTTAGAAACTACCATCAGAACATCATCTTCAGTTACTTCAGGCCATCTAGTAGAATCATTAATTTCACAATCAATTTTAGATTTTTCTTTTCTAAGTTCCTCTTTTAATAATATTTCAGTATCTCTTCTTTTCTGAGCTTCGTCAAAATCTTGTTTTTCTACTAGTTCAATTTTCTCTTTAACAACATTATCAATTGCCTTTTCAAGATTATCAATAGAACTAGTATCAACATTTTTCCTAAGTTTTGTTGCACTTGCTGCAATATCAATACAATCTATTGCTTTATCAGGAAAATGTCTATCATAAATATATCTTCCACTAAGCTCTACACAAAGTTTTAAAATATCATCTGTATATTTCACTTTATGATATTCCTCATATCTTCCTTTAAGTGTTTTCAATATTTCTAGAGTTTCTTCTTTATTAGGTTCATCTACTGTAACCGTCTGAAATCTTCTTTTAAGAGCACTATCCTTTTCAATATATTTCTTAAATTCCCTAGTTGTTGTAGACCCAAGACACCTAAATTTTCCTCTAGCTAATGGACCCTTAAGGATATTTGCACCATCTCCTTTACCATCATTTGAACCATTTCCTACAAGATTATGTATTTCATCAATATAGATAATTATTTCTGGATTATTTTCTACTTCTTTAATTATAGCATCTAAACGCTCTTCATATTGCATTATGTTAACTATATGAAAATATTTCTCATATAGATCAGTATATGATTTCAAGTTTATAAATATCTAAACTTGGCAAGTCTTTATACGTTACACTAAAGAATTATTATCTTTAGCTCGGCATTAAATTACTCAACTAAAAGCGTAAGTAGTTAAGGTTATTCGCCGAATTTACTAGCTTATAATTTAGAAAATCACTTTCCTAAACGGCCATTTTGTAATCACAACCTCTGAATTGGCAACCAGCCACTAAAGCGTTTAAATCTAACGAGAAGATCCTTTTATCTATCAATTCTCTAGGAACTTCTTTATTTACTATTTTCTGACACAATCCTTCAATAATCGCGGTCTTTCCACAACCAGCTTCAGCTAATAATATCCCGTTATTTTTCTTTCTACATGATAGAATCTCAATAATCTGTGAAATTTCCTTATCTCTACCTACAATTGGATCATATTCTCCGTTTTTTGCAGCTAAAGTCATATCAGTAGAGAATTTATCAAGGAAAGGAGTTCTAGAATTTGGATCTAGGTTTTCGGGTTCATTACTTCCTTGTCCAGCCATTTCAAATTCTCGATCTTCCTCTTCGCGACGTTTTTCAGAGTCTTCGTCGCCTTGGTTATAATCGAGAGTTTTTTCTTTAAGTTCGCCGCCGTTATTTTCCTCACAATTATCTTCTTGGTCTTTTATTCCAAGTTTCGTATCGAAGTCATTTATCTTCCAAAATAAACTCGTGAGGTCTCTTGCATCGGCGTCTAATTCATTTACAAGATACTTAGCAATCTTACTGAACTCTGCTTCTGGGAGTGAACACATAAGGAAAGCTAGTGTATCAATATCATCAGTCATCTCAGATTTTAAATTTATATCTGTCAGTTTATCCAAGATATAATTAACGGCCGGAGACAAGACAATCGAATCAGCGCCAGTATACAATTCAGAAGGCGCTGTGAATTTATTGTCTTCTCTAATTTCGGCCATTACATCCATTACAAACTCTCTAAGATCTTCTTCTGTACTAGGTTTTCCGATAAACAGATCTTTTAGGTAATCTCTTAGTTCTGGAATATCACCTTCATTATCTAGATAAGTTATAACTATCTGAGAAACTATATGATCTAGCGATATTTCTTTTCCCATAAACGAAACTACTTCTTCATGAGCTCTCTCGAAAAACTTTTTTAACTCTTGGGATAATTCAAATTTTGATGAATCTTTCATTTTTCTATTTGTTTAATTTTTATTATGTTTATCATCACATTATTAAGGAAATCATCAGTAAATTTTATATCTATTTTTTGCTTCAGAGATATAATCATTAATATCTTCTTGAGTAATAGTTATATCTTTTATGTTTTTAAATTTGTTAGCCCAATCACTACACCAACTTCTCCAACTAGTATCACCTTCAAGTTCTTTTATGTACTCAAGAATTTCTCCTTCTCCTTTAATATTTCTTTTTGGGACCCACCCCAAACAATTCTCGAAGGATTCATTTCGATCATATATTGATTTTACTTTTATCGAAATTTTCTTTTTCTTCTTCAACCACTTAAAGAAATCTTTTATAGGATTTGGATACATTAACTTCGGAAACTTATAAATCTCATAATCTTCAGTTACAACTATATAAATCCTTGATTCTTTTCCTAAGGTCGGTGTTTTAAGAAATGGAAGATCGACTCGTTTGGCATCTATATAAACCTTAGTATTCCACCATCTAAAAGTATCTGGTTTATTTGTATCTTTTACTTGATATAACATAAAATCTCCAGAAATATCAATAACATTTACAGCTAAACCTGTTTTTCCAGTAGAATCATCTATGACTACTTGAGAATTTCCTTCTTCAAAGAGATCCATAACTTGAGATGCACCATGTTCTACTATATAAAGTGTTTTCCCTGTTAGATTATCAATAGTTTCTAAGTCTTTCTTATCTCCTTCTGAAAGTTCTACAAACATATACCCATCTTTACGCGTTACAGATCTAGTTCCAGTAATTCGGTCTAATTTTGTTTTCTTTACTAATTCTTCTGGTTTCATATTAAATTATTCTCGGTTCATTAATAATTCCTTTATCAATTAGATAGTTTCGATAGAGAAGATTTATAACAAATTCAGGTGATTTACAACAAAATTCTCTATCTACTACCTTTAGATTTTTCAATAGTTCAAATAAAGAAACTTCAGGTAAATATTCTTTCCTACAACAAATGCTATTATTTCTATCTGCAATATTTAATCTTGAATCTGTATAGATTAATTTTTTCTCTCGATTTAGTATATTTATTATTTTTCTATTAGAAAGTTTTTTACAGATATACCCTTCTGTAACAAAATATAAAAATACCTCAGATAAAGAAGCTAGACGTACATCCTTTTCTAATTGAATTCCTTCAAAAAATTTTAACACATAAGTTTTATCAAAAAGATTTTTATAATTATTCCTAGATAAAATATATCTTGAGTGTAAAAATGGAAAAGTATATAATAAATCTTCTTTATTTGAAGAAGAAATTTCTAAGTAAGTGTATTTTGCTCCTTTAAAATTTATATAACTTAATAACATACTTACTTTCCCCATTTTAAATTTATTTTTGGTTCTCCAGTAATTTTTCCAGTATCTATAAGATAATTTCGAAAGATTATAGTTTTTAGAAATCCTGTTACAGTTTTAAATTTCTTTTCAGGGATAGGAACCACAGAAGTCAGAATATCCTTTCTAGTAAATGAGTTTAATTCGTACTCCCTGATTAATCGGGTTCCTGGTTGTTTATTCAACGATTCTACTTCCATTATAAATGAAAGTTGTATCATTGGATCTTTATAAAGTCTTTTTGACATAGAATTAAGATTTGAAATTTTTGGACGGTCAATTGAGGATGCTAAAACTAATCCTACTTTAGAGAAATCCATTAATTGTATTGGTCTTTCTTTTTCGAATTTTTCTAAGTATGGTTTTAATTTTACTTCGTCCTGTACAATTTCAAAACTAAATCCGGGTTCTGCAAATAATTCAAATCTACCATAATCTACATAAGGTATTGTAAATTTTTCTATAGAATTTGATTCTGTAAGTATTGTATAATATACTGTGAATACATTTTGTATAACACATTGATAAACTTTTACATCCATTCTTCTATAGTATTATCGTTCCACTTCACCCTAGCATATACATCTGGGGCATTATCTAATCTCAATTCTAAGTTTTTAAAATCTTCTCTGAATTCTTGAGGTAGTTCGAATACTTTATTTATTACTTCTTTCATGATTTCTCGTGCCCTTAACTGTCTAGCTTTCTTTCTCCATACTCTAGGACAAAATACGGCCGGAATATATATAAAGTGATCAGAAGCGGTGGATATATCTGTTATAACCACTTCGGATGGATCTACCTCAAGTTTTTCATACTCGGGAGTGTTCCAGTATCCATATTCACTTTTCTTTGGTTCTTTAGAAAAACATAAATACTTATCTCCTTCTTTAACAAACCATAAACACTCACCGCTAAATTCTTCTTTATATTTCTCTAATAAATCGGCCGGCGTAGATAGTCCCGGATCTTCATCAAAATAATCTTGAAGAATTTGTTTTATTTCTCCAATTATTTTTCCAGAGGTTAATCTAAATTCTGTCATTATACATTCTCCTGTAATTGGAACTGTAAAATTCGTAGTAGGTTGGAGATTTTTTATTCTTTCAACTTCGGAGAGAAATGATTCAGTTTGACCTGGCATATTCCAACAAGGTTTATGGTTCATATTATCAGCTTCAATTAACTTCATCTCATCCGTCAAGTTATCTCCAAGAAGTCTGATAAGTTGACGAGTTTTCTTTGGTTTTCCTGTATATAGTCCTCGAGAATAATCATAGAGTTGTTTAATACACATATGATTCTCAACTAGGAAAACAACTTTATCAATTACTTCTCCTGGGTATTTAAGATTAATCAGGATTTCTCTTGTTTCTTTTGCTGACTCTTTATCATGTCCATGAAATGAAAATGATCCATCTTCTTTTACTTGATAACATATTGGTTTAGAAACATCATGAAAGAGGGCTGCTAACCTAAGTTCAAGATTTGCTCCGCCTTGAATTACATGACCCAATACAGCAAGAGAATGTTCGCCCCAAGTTTTATCATGATACTTATTATTCTGTACGAAACCGATATTTAATTGAAAAATCTTAGAAATTCTCCACATAAGACATTTTCCAATTAGTTCTCGAATTCCCCATACTGCATTTTTTGACATTAAAATCTTAGTAAACTCATCTCTAATCCTTTCCATACTAAGAGATGAATATTCTGGAATATTATCAATCTTAGAGTATGTTTCCTCAAAAATAGTGAACATCTTAGTACAAGCAAATCTGATTGCTCTTAACATTCTAAGAGGATCATCTTTAAAAGTCTGTTCAGGATCAAGAGGCGTTCTTAAGATTCTATTCTTACAATCATCTAAACCTTTCCCTGTTGGATCTAATACTTCTCCAGTTAATAAATTTTTATACAATGCGTTACAACAAAAATCACGTCTAAAAGCATCTTCAGTGATATTAGTTTGCTGTACTGTATCTGGTCTTCTTGGTCCCTGATTATAAGTTTCAATTCTAGGCACAACACATTCTATATCTATCTTTTCATTGGTTCCTATGTCTAATGAAAATTTTCCCGTTTTAAATCTATTATAAGTAACAAAACCAGAACATTCAGGCTTTGTTTTTAGAAAATCTATAAAGAGATCTGTTCCTTCTGGATAATCAATACAAAGATCTATATCTTTTGGAGTTTTTCCTAGAACTAAATCTCTGACACATCCACCAACTAGATAGATTTTTTCCTTGAATTTACAATCTTGAACTATTTCTTTTAATAATTCAACTGCTTTTTCATAATCATTTTTCTTCATAATCGTTTATTGTTTTAATCACATATAAGGAAAATAAACTACCCTGGAAGATTTATTTTCTCCAAGGTAGTAAATAATTATTATTGTTCGGCTTTTCTATACACTCTTACTATAGTTGCTAGATTAAGAATTACTATAAATCCAGATATAATTATAGTAATTAAATTTATAAAAGGTATTTGAATGAAATTATAAGAATCCAATTTAATATGATTCCAATAATCTTTTTGATATCCACTAAGTAAACAATCTGAATAATTTTCTATGTTTAACTTTGTTCCAGGCTTAAGAGATTTTTCCAAAATATATTTTTCAAACTTCTTATCTCTATCCCAACTAAAAGATCCAGACCAAGTTATAGTATCATTTTCATCAATACCTATACAAAATATTGCTTCATTTTCTTTTCCTCCAGACCAGAATGATCTTTGAAGTTCTGTTTTATTCTTATAGCTATTTTGCCAAACTAAAAGAATAGGTCTGAACATAGGATCAAGGGAACATATATAACCAATTTTTCTTTCTAGAGAATCAGGAATATTGATACCATATACGAAATTTTGTCTAGGTTCTAAAATATTATCTGAATTTACAACTCTACTAATACTATATCTCATAAATAATCTTTTCTTCAAAGCTTCTGATATATCTACATCATATAACTTATAGATCGGTAAGATATTATTCATGTAGTTATAGTAATTAACTGGTTTTGGGAATATTAATGCAGTTTCAGGATTACTATTCCACTTAGATCTACACATATACCAACTCTTATTCTGTGGATGTATGATATCTTCCTTGTTTTTCCATAATCCTTGAAAATACATAAAAGTATTTTTCGAAATTTCAATCTCTACTTCTTCACCAGTATCAAAATCATTATAAACTAGGTAATAAACATCTTCATGAGTAACATCTTTTCCATCTACTTTTTCTATCCAATTACTGTAATGTTTTATATACCTAGCTGAGTATTCAACTAGTTTTGTATCTACTGGCTTATTTAAAGTAAATGTAAAAAATACAATAAATATAGCCATAATCGAAGGTAAGACGAAAAATATATTCGGCTTATCTTTTTTCAATCGTCTTTTAACTTTAATAAATATAAATACTGATATTAATAACAGTATTACAACAGTCATAAATAAATATTCCATAGGCTTTTTAAAAACTTATTAATTTTCTTTTTCTAAGCAAATCTCCAACTACTGAGTTCCATTCTATCGCATCTTTAATAGTTTTCTCTGGATAAGTACAGGTATGAAAGTTTTCTGCAAAAATGGTTTCTGTAATAATTATTTTTCCATAATCACCCATATCAGATTCATAAAATATATTTAAAGAGTTTCTGAATATTCCATCATCTCCTGGGGTTAAATAAAGATTATCAGTATCTTTTTCAATAGATCCTAAGAAAATAAGATCTTCCCGAGGTTTCTTAACTCCCATTAAGGAATAATCTGCGTACCAAAGATAATGTTCATACTTCCATGAATGAACACTATATTCTCTAAGATCTCTTGGAAAACCACTTAACTCTGGGGTCCCTTCACTTCCATAAATTACACAAGGTTTCCACCCTCCATTAATATATTGAAGTTCAAAAAGACATTTTGGATAATCTTCATGGATTAAAATATCACCTTCATAAATTCCGTTAGTTATAAATTCTCCAACAGATTTATGTGAAACCCTACTCCAAGTAAAAGATCTCTTTTCTTCATCGACTCGACTATCACTAGTTATAATTAAACAAGAACTGTCATAAGTAGATATTCTAAGGGATCCATACACGAAATTCAATGAATCATATAGACTCATTCCAATAGGTATTCCTCTAAAACTCTTGTCAATACTACTTCCATGTTTTTCTGCAAAGTATTTTTCAAGTAATCTACAACTCATTTTTTCTCTTTTCTTGTTTTAATCTTAATAACTCTTTTGACAAAGTAGGATCATTATGAGAGATGCCATCCAAGATATCATAATAAATACCCCAAATGGATCTTACAAATGCTAATCGTTTCGACACAAGCATATAAGTTCCATTCATTAAGGGCAGTTTAGATTCTTTCATAGAACTGTAAAGAGCACTAAGACGTAAGTATCTCTTATGCCACTTCAAAAGTTCTGGCATAGCTGTCTTTTCAGATAAACCCATTTCTCCAAGAACTTCTTTAACATCCTCTGGAAGTTCATCAAAAAACATATTATAACTTTTCTGCAAAGATTCTTTATCTTCAATCATAGTGTTTTATCTTCACTTAATTTCTCTACTACTTGATCCCATGTTAAATCACAAAGATCATCTATCCAGGAATCAATATAATATAATTTATCCGAATCTTTAATAACACCAAATAGAATTGGATCCTTTTTAATTCTCTCCTCTTCAGCTTTTTCATATTCTGTTAAACTGAATGATTTTCCGGTAGGATCATAGTACAGAATTACGTAGTTATCAAATACTTGTAAATTATCTGCCAGTACTTTCTTTTCAGCAACTGAATCTGGAATTACTCTTGTGAAATTCTTAATATAATCAATATCAAGTTGTTTTTCACATTTTTTCTGAAGAGTTACTAGATCCGACATTGTAATATAATGATTAATTCCAGAAACTGCTAGAACTGATTCATAAATATGTATAACTAATTCTGAAATTAATTTTTCGAGTTGAGCTTGTTGATTTAATACAGTAGCTTTATGAATTAAGCTCATATAAGCTTCAGTACGTTCTTTAAACTCTTTTTCTTTTCCAGCTAATATCTTAACTTGATCAAACAATTCTATTACATTTATTTCATACAGCTTTTTCGGTTCCTCTATCTTATCCTCAGTAATTGTCTTTTTTCTCTTTCCAAATAATTTTTCTAAGAAACCTTTCTTCTCTTTCTTATTCCCCGAAGAATTCATATTAGTATTAACATATTTAACAGAATCATCATTATTATTTACGAAAATTTGATTCCGAATTCTACCTGAGATTAAAGAATTATTTTCCTTCAGAATTTTTAATAGCTTTTCTGAAATTGATATATTAAATTTCCTAGCATTTGAGTCTCCAAGAAATTCCTTAACTCTAGATAAACCTTTTAGAATTTTATCTGTAGCTTCTATTTCTTTCTCACCTTCTAATAAAAGAAATTGTCCTGGAGTTATTGAATCAGGATCTGTATTTACTATTCTATTAAAATTTATATTTACTTCAGATTCCTTAAGGTCTTCCTTTGAACTTAAAGTTACTTTTTCGGTTGTATCTTTTACTAGATTTTTATATTTTAATAAATTTTCATCTACTACAATACCACCTTCAAACAATGTAATTCTGTTTCCTTTTTCTAATAATTTCATAATCTATATAATATTTGTGAGTTTTTATTTCCTAGTTCACATCTAATATTTTCTATCAAACCCCTTTTAAGAGTTGGATGAAGACCCGACATTGATGTTATAAATAAACACCTTTCTTCAGGATCCTCTATAATACTAAATATTATAGGAAGCATATACATAAGAATTCTAAATCCTGATCCATGATCAATTATACTTAATAATCCAGTTGGATCATGATCTGTTATTATCCTCCAGTCTTCAGTTATTTTATTTATTCCAAAACCTAAATCAGGAATAATATTTCTTACTTTCTCTTGAACTGATTCAGGATATTTCATGAGTTTTTCAATAAATGGATCAATACCCCATTTAAGTCCTTCACCTGAATCAGCTATTATTAAATCTTTTTCAAAAAACTTACCTATTCCATAAGATATATTAGGATAGTCATAGGATAAATTAGAAATAAAAGAAGTAATAAATTTTGTTGATTTATAAACTTCATATAAATTTAATAAAATTTCTTCATCCTCCCCAGTTCCTTTAAATCCTGCTCCTATATTTATTTCATATTGATCTACATATACAGCTAATTTTTGATCTACAACAAGGGATTCAGATATAAACTCATCTAACGTAAAGATAACACTATATCCTATATCATAATCTTCAGAACAAAGAGTTATAGACATTTCAATAGGTTCTATAGGATCATATGGTCTAAAATCTACTTTACTAACTTTTTTCAGTAAAAATTTACCAATTCCTTTGAGAAATTCATCTAAAGATATATCTACTTTGTAATCAACATCACTGCTTATTAACTCTGTAAGTCCAGTCGGAGAAAATCCTATTGATATTTCTTCTTTACATGCGAAAAAATTTTTTAATCTTAAATTTTTTATTCTCATTTTAATTTTCTTTGATCATAGTTAAGGCTATTAGAGTTTTATATCTTTCTTATGTACATTTCCCTTAAAAACCTTATATATGGAAATTATTGTTAATGAAAATTGCTTTAGTCAATAAGTCTGGTCTGCGAAGATCGGGCTTATTTTTTTTTGCCTGAGAATCTTATACTTGAAATAAAAACCTAAAAGAATGGAAAGATTAGAACAAATTTTCGAAAATGAAGTATTAAAAAATCTAAAAGAAGGTAAAATTAGTGGGAAATCTATCAAAGAACTTCCAGTATTATTTGAGAAGAGGAAAAGAAATGATAAATACACCCACTCTGAGTTATCATATATTATGAAACTTAATGACCTAGGAATACCTTATGGATTAATCGCTAAATCTATATCTAGAACTGAAACATCCGTTAGAAATAGATGTGTTAAGTTTAGAACAGAAAATGGAACTTATAATAAGGGTCATATAGAAGAAAAATATAATCTTAACGATAAATTCTTAAAATATCTTGAAAAAGAAGATAGAGTAATGACTATCTTAGACGCTTATTCGGGGAGTAAGCCATTTTGGACAAAGTATGAAAAAAGAAGAGTAGTATTAACAAATGATATAAATAAAGATTATCCAGCTAAATTACATTTTCCTGCTGAAGATCTTGTTAAGGTATTATATGAGAAAGAATATGAATTTGACGTTGTAGATCTAGATCCATTTAATACTCCAATGAAATGTTTTGATAATGCAATTAAGATTTGTAATAGAGGATTAATCATGACTTTCGGGGATAAACGAGGAATAATAAGTAATAAAAACTTAGCAAAAGAACGTTATGGATGTAGGGTCTATGATGAAAGAAAAATAATACAACATTATATCAGAAGAGCTAAGAAATTTGGAGTGAAACTTAGAGTATGGAAATTTGTAAAATGGAAAATGACATGGAGAGTTTACTTTAAAGTACTAACCCCGAGTTCCTTATAAATGTATTAATAAAAAAAATTAAACAATTATGAAAGTAAGATTTTTATCTACAAAGTTTTATGTGAGCGAAAAAAGAAGAACAGTAACTTGTGTTATGACTGCAAAATTAGACGATAGAAAGTCTGGTCAAAACAATTTCCGATTTACATGGGAAGGGGAAGAGAGATTCTTAGAACCTTTCGAAGTTATAACAGTTGCCCGTTGTCACAAAGATGATAAATTCGATGAGACAAAAGGAAGACGTATCGCTGAATCTAAAGCTAAACGTTTAGTTTATTCAGAAGGAATTCAACGAGGAAGAATGATACTAAAAGCAGAAAATGCTTATCGGAAAGAGTTGGAAACATTTGTAGAAAATACAGTAAAGTATAAAGAAAAAGAAGTAGCTCATACATCTATTGTAATGGGATAAAAAAGAAAATAAGAGAGGATTTAACTTGACTTTTAATTAGTCAAGACCTCTCTTATTATTTTTATAGTCCTTCAGCAACTGAATTAAGAATCGAATCTAGGATCACCTTTTCAGTTGTTGTTTTTATTTTCTTCATTTTATATTCACCGGTACCTAAATAAATTATAGTATATTCGATAATATCTGAAGATTCTCTTTTCAGTTCAAATAAAACCATAGATGAATATACTAAAGTTATTTGATCAGGATAATCATTAGCAACGTACAAAGGATCTCCAAAAACATCTGATATTTCTTTAACTATATTCTTCAGATTTACCATAATGCTGCTAAGTAACGATATATATAATTCTCAATATCTTCATAGGATATAGTGATAAGTTCTTCAGTTGGAAGTTCACCTTCTGATTCAGCTCTAATTATATACATAGGTACTTTAGAAGCATCAGGTCCTATCTCATCAGGATGAATTAAGAATACTGTTGGAATTCTTACTCCAGTTAGTTGTAGATAATGAGTCTTAACAACTGTAGAATAATATTGAAATGACCCTTTCCCTAGCTCTTTACATATATTTTCGAAAATCTTAGTAATTCTTTTATTTTCCATTAGTATCTAAAATCTCGATAAGATTTGTAAAAATAGTAATACCCTGGACCTCCATTTAAAGTTGGTCTTGGATCTACTCTAAATACTAAAAATTCCGGTGGAAGTGGTGGAAGCTGAATTGTATCTCTCCATCTAAACTTTATACGTTCTGGATCTCTTTGACTATCTAAACCAACTCCAATACCTTCTATATAACACAATCCATTATCTAAAATCTTTAACATCAAAGGAGCTTCATCTCCAATTGCACCTGATTCTACATAAGGATCATATATAAATATCTCACCAGGTTTTAGATTTTGATATTCCATAAGACTAAGATGATCATTTCCTATTCCTGGAAATCCAAGTTTCATTTCTGTCATTCTGGACTTCATTTTATTAACTTGATCTGGCCAAGTCTTAGAAAAACCTCTTTTTCTGGCGAATTTTATAAGAATATCATCATTTACCATTTCTTATATAATTTTTAATATATTTATAAACATCTGTAATTAACCCTGTAGTCTCTTTATCTTGAAATAATTCATCAGATATTAAATTATCATCTACTAAATCTTTCAAAAGCTTTGTTATATCATCACTGTTACTAAATGAAACTATATTTGTTATATGATAATATTGAGACTTATCTCCGATATATGTAAAAGTTAATTTGACATATGGAAGTCTTACTAAATCATATGAACCATCCTGATTTTGAGACTCTGAAATCAAACATTCTCCTGAAATATTAGTATAACTGTAAAGATCAAGAATTGTTTTTCCTGGAATACATTTAAGATAATTAAAATTCTTTACTATTTCGGTGTCCGAACTTCCTCCAGTAACCACTACATTATTATGCATCTTAGAATGTGTTTCTGTTTTCTTAAAGAATCCAAAAACTTTTTTCTCTGTTGTGTACTTTTCTTCATAAACAAAGTAGAACTTATGATCTTCAAGTTTTAATGATTCTGGATTTATTTCTATCTTTGTAACTCTATAATCTTTAATTGAGGGTAAGTCGTTAAATAATCTTCCTATTTTCATCATAATTTAACATTTTTTATTAATTTACTTGAAGTTCTATCATAAAATAAATCCTTATCAGTAAGTAGACCCTTTTCATATAATAGATTAAGAAACTCATTTAATTCTTTTTCTGTTTTAAATGTATATTCTTTTCTTCTTATATTATTCCCATACATATCGATTTTATAGTAAATTATAATATATGGAAGTCTATATACTTTATAAGATCCATCAGAATACATATCTTCTCCTATTATTCCATCCTTAACACCACAATAAAATACTGAATTTGGAAGTCTTATAGATTGTCCCGGTTCAATATTTTCATATTTTCTAGATTCTTGTGAGTAAATCATATCTCTCATATAATTCTTTTGACGACATTTGATAAACCCAAGGAACTTTTTTGTATATTCTGGATAAAATCGATATCTTTCTTCTAAAACAATTGATTTTTCAATTGATACTGAGATAATCAATTCTTTTGTAAAAATTAATTTTTCTAATGTTATCATAATAGTAAAAGTAGTTTTTCTGGTCGATCCCAATAAGCTTCTATTGCTGATTTCAAATATTCATATGCATTAGTCTTTGGGATGTCAGGATTGTAATGTAAAATGAAATCTCGAATTTTCATTCTATACATTCTAAATTTCTTCAACATAAAATCATTATCTCCACCTGGACACTCTGGATTTTGATAAGCTTGTTCCTTGTAAGACTGAATAATATTATACAATCTATCTCCAAGTTCAATACTATAACCAGCAGAATATGGTCCTTGGTTATGATTTTCTTCAATTAATTTTCCAGATTCCCAAGCTTCTTTTTTATACTCTACTTCTTTTCTAACGTTTCTAAGATATCTTTGATGACGTCTTTCTTTTTTTCTTTTACTACTAGTCATACTGTTCTTTTATATATGAATAATTTATCTTTATTACCATCTATTACAAACTTCCAATCTTTCCGAAATATTACTTTAAGGAAATCAATATAATCAGAAAAACCGATCCCAAGTTGAGGTTTCATCCCATTTAAGAATATTTTATCAACTGAAGATATTCTTATAGTTCCATAATAACCTTGTAAATTTTCACGAGGGTCTTTTAATACAGGATTAACGGAAGCAACAATATTACTAATTTTATAGTCAGTTACTATAACTTCAATGCATTTCCGTGTAGTTTTAACATACTCCTTATATTCTTTTGACCCTAAAGTTCTCTTAAGATCATAGGCTGCATATAAAACATCATAATTAATGCTTCTACACAACTCTTCTCCATACTGATAAAAAATATCTATAAAACTAGAATAAGGTGAATCATCAATAATATCTAAGATCTCAGATTTTCTAGGATAACCAATAAAAGCTTCGAATTTAGTTTGAATACACCAACCCTCATTATTTAAAATCGAGAGTAAAGTTTTAAGTTGTTCAATATTAGTACTTTCACTCATCGAAAACTTGTTCTTCTGAAATTGGTAATACTGGAAGTTGCTGAATTTCTTCGGGAGTCATAAGGATCTCTGCTACCTTCATAATAACCTCCTCACACTCTTCCGATTTTACTTTTGGAGGAATTGTTCTTACTATCCTTCCAAATAATTCCTTAATATCTTTATATTTTTCAGTATCAGGAAGACTTAGAGATAAAGTTCTAGTATCTTGTCTAAGTCCTCGTACTGTGTGAATATATTGACATCTAGGACGATTATCAATTCTTCTATAATAAATTATGTTTCTAGCTCTAGCTAAAATACAATTTATTCTAAAGTCCATTTCTTGTTCGTTCATAATTTTTTATATATTTTTAATTACATTATTAAGGGATTCAAATCTTTTCGGATCACTATTTATAAATCTTCTATAAAATATTTCTTTTTCTACAGCGTAACCTAATTCAAAATAATTTATTAAAGAATAACCCATAACGATACCAGTACCAATATCACTGAAACGAATAGAAAAAACATCTCTTAATCTATTATTTCCATCAAAAAACCAAAACTCATTCTGTTGATTTACTCCAATAAAATTACCTAAGAGATCAAAATACTTAGATTTATATAATCCTTCCATTGCTTTAGAAGATAAAATTTCTAATTTCTGATCTGTCTCCCATAAATACTCTTTAATTTCAAGAGACCTAAGTTCTCCGAGAGTTGGAAAAAGAATATTAGTATAATTATTCCAATCAGCCCAAGGAATTAAAATTTCTAGGTCTTTTCCATACAAAGGTGGTTTTTCTGGATTTACTTTCAAACATTTTTCATACAACTGTAATCCTTTTTTTACATCCGAAGTATAAATTGAAATATAACTAATCATAATTACTACTAACTGCTATATATCTATTATTATCTAGATCTACTAATACTAAACATATTTTACCACCTGACATATAAAATAAATCACCTTCCCAAAATTCATTCCTATTAACTCCAACTTCTTTCCAAGCTTTTCTAAAGGATGTTATTAAATAATCTTTAGTATAAAAGTTAGTTATTATAGATGATTTAGATATATTAACAATCTCTATAAACTTTTTAGAAATCGAACTTCCTGAAATAAATCCAAAAGGCATAACTAATTCTTCTAGGTCTTTCTTTAATGATAGCATCCTCGAAACATTAAGATATTTCTCATTAATTGGATGTGTCGGTTCTTTTACTTCTCCTAAACTAAAGAAATAATCATATAGCTCAGAAAATTCAGGATAAAACTCTTCAATTATCTTAGGATCCGCTGTTATAAGTTCGGCCGTATTATTTTCCCATCGAACCTTACAATATTGTCTAAACTTTTTATTTAAATCTAATCCAGAACATAAGACTTTTAATAAAAACTCATTATCCTTCATTATCATGTATAATATAATTCGTTAAATATGGAGTAATTACAAAACGGCCGGAAGAAAACAGCGAAATATCTAAAACCTTGATCCTCCAATCTCTCTCAGGTGGTAAAGGAAATTCATCATTATTTTCAAAAGTAGTGTAATTATGTCCATAAGGTAGACTTCCTTTATAAAAGCTATCTAACCCGGAGATATTTACTCTTGCATCATTCCCATCACTTATAAAAGGATTACTCAAAAGAGTTTTAAAACTCTTTTCTAGGTTTCTTGTAAAATCATGTTTGAATGTTTTGACCTCCGTTTCTATTTCTCTACCACCAAAAGAATATTTACTTGAAAAATATCTATATATCTCCTTAAGTCTGGTGAAAGAGATCTTATAATCAAACTTTCCTCCCGTTAAACAAAAAACAGTTCGAAAAATATGAAACTCTGGATAAAATTCCTGAACTGCGTCAGAAATTATAGGCTCAAGATAATCATTAAATGGTGTTGTGATATACTCTTGATAAAACTTACAATATTCATGAAATTTTTGATCCATTGAAACTTCAGGATCTGACAAAATATTTATTATATTATTCTTTTCCATAATAAGAAGATAAAAAGAGCTGCCTGGAAATTCCAAACAACTCTCTTGATTATTATTTCTTTCTAATGATTTCGTCAATAATTCCAAAATCTAATGCTTCCTGTGCAGTCATCCAACTATCTCTATCACAAAGTTTTTCAACCTCTTCATAAGTTTTTCCTGTCTGCTCTACGATAGTTTCATAAAGATCTTTTTTTAGCCTCAAGATTTCTTTACATTCAATTTCTATCATACTTGCTTGACCACTTGCCCCACCGAGCGGTTGATGACACATTATTGTTGCCCTTCTAAGTGCTGAACGCTTACCTTTAGTTCCACACATCAAAATCATAGCACCAAATGAAGCTGCTAAACCAGTACAAACAGTTCTAATATCTGATTCTACAAAATCCATACAGTCAAGTATTGAATTTCCACTATAAACTTCTCCACCTGGGCTATTCACATACATAGTAATATCTGCATTTTCTACAGAATCTAGATATAATAATTGAGAAACTACTATATTTGCACTATCTGAATTTACATCTGTACCGAAGAAAATTTGACGTTTGCTCATAAGTTTAGAAAAAATATCTAACTGAGACATATTTCTCTCAGATTCCTCAAGAATATAAGGATTAATATAACCTCCTCTAGCTTCTGACATTTTATGAAGTTTATCATCAAAACTAGTCATCTTAAAAGGATTCTGAGACTTATAAAAACTTCTAAAATCTTTAATTGTTTTATTTTCCATAATTTATAATAATTAAATGTTTTTATTCAATTATAAGATTTTGAAGCCTAGAAAAAGAAAAATCCCCAATCTTCACAGACTAGGGACTTCTATTAAACTTTAAAAACTAATACTAACAAACAAAACACATCTATATGTTTACCATTAATTAAGATTCTGAATCGCTGTAAAGAGCAAAAAGAAGAAGACCGGATTTCTCACAGTCTTCTTTTGGTTTTAACCTGGAAATTTATAAACATAAACAGGCTCTTTTTCGAATTCTAAGTCTTCAACGATACAAGGAAATGAATATTCTGAATGTAATCGTCGGATGATTCTAGGAAATAATTCTTGATCTCCTCGATTTTGTAAGTTATTTACAAACTTATACATCTTAGGTCTTCCATCAGCTGCTACAATCTCTAAGTTATCTATCCACGTATTCCAGATTCTTTGAGCTTGTTCTTCAGAGAGTGCTAAGATGTAATATCCTTTCCATCTATAAACATTGAAATTTGTTGGGACAATTGAAAAAATTCCATCTGTATATACTCTTTCACCTAACCCATCAAGAGTTATGTAATAAATTGGCTTAGGAGAATCCAATTTTATAACTTTTTCAACATTAGTAACTTTGTACTCCTTTTCTCTTTCAATTTCAGGAAAACCGATAATTTCTGGAGATATTACAAGTTTAACCCCAATTCTTAAGATTCCATCTTCTCTGACATAATTAATTCCTTGTTTTTGTTTTAATTCTTTTTCCATGATTCTTGGATTTTATTGGTTTATCTCAAAAGTAAGGTTTTAAGACTTTTTCCAAGAAAAGGATCTATCAGTTAAATCAACTTTTATTCCTTCTATCTTTGACGATGAAGTTATTCCAGGGAGTCTTATTAACCTTCCAAATTTCTTTAGGAAGGCTCTATATTCCCCAAGTTTTAGAATATCAGTACCTTGCGCCGGTAATATAATAAATTTTGAATATTCTTCATAAATTTTAATAGCTGATTCCTTAGATTTAGCAAATATAAAATACCAACAAAAATCAATATCCGGCGCCTCTATTTCTACTTTATAAACTTCCATAACTCCTATAACATTCCCATTCTTTCTAAAATTGTTTCAATAGCCTCCCAATCAACACAAGAGGTATATATAGTTTTTATTTCTCCAGTATCGAAATTTACATACTCGGCTTCACCCCATCTAAGAGGTATTCCAAGAGCTGTATCATCTATCAAGAAATCTCCTAAAACTTTTCTTGCATATCCTATTACACCTTCTTCCTCTGGATTATCATTTACACAATACAGTGGAATTTCTCTTTCTCGAAACCATCTCTCAGCTTCTTCTAATGATGTTTCAGTTCTAAATTTTCCTCCAATATAATTATATGGATTATTTCTAGAATTATTCCGACAAGTCCAAAGAATCAATCTATGTCCAGCAGAAACTATCCTTTTTAAAACCCTTTCAGCTCCTGTATCAACCTCTGAAAAACCGGGTTCAGGAAGATTAGGAACACAAGTGCCATCGAAGTCTATCAAAAAAGTTGCCATAAATTTTCTATAGGTTTTGAGTTAATAAAAATCTTTTCAATCTCAGGAGAAATTGGTTTATTATGATAAAAATAATCAATCCAATTAGATATAACTATTTCTGCTGTAACTCCCCAAGGAACATAAAACACTCGAGATTCAGATATAGTATTCCTAAGTTCTTTGATAAAATCTTTTTGTTTTAAAATAGGTGGATATTTATATTTCCATCTACATAGAAAAAATTCTTTAATCTCCTTAAGTTTTTCATCTGTAATCTCTCCAGAATTATTAAGTGTTATTGGAAACCAATCGCTCATTTCACTCGTAAAAATAAGTATATCCAATTTTAATATTAAAATATATCTTCCTCTGTTATTTTCCATCTTTTGAATTCTTGTTCATAATTCTTTCTTTTCGGAGATCTAGGTCTTAGTTGTTCTTCAAATTTTTCCCAAGCTTCATTCTCGGAGGATGCAATAATTGTCATAAATTCTCTGAAAAATATAGGATTTCCTAATTTATCAAAATCAGATATTTCTTTTACAAAAAGATATGTCTTCATTTAACAAAGTGAGTTAGGTCATCAAACTTAACAGGCATACACTCCTTTCTGTAAAATTCCCACATATCTCCAGACATAATACCTCTACTTCCACAATGAGATATCAATTCGATAATATTTAATTCAGATGCAGTATAAATTCTACGTCCTTTAAAGAAATAAAACTCAACTGATTCTTTAATAGTTTTTATAAGTTGTGCTTCTTTGTAAATTATCTTAGGAGGATTAGGAGATTATCTTGAAAGTATTTATTATTCATCCAAATAATTTGTTCTTTAAGATCAGTATAAAAATCATTCCAATCATCCCAATTATAACTTACTAACGAATATTTTTCAAGAATTCGAATAGCTACTATCGGAACTGGAGAACCTAATTTCAAATATTCTCCCCATACATCTTTATCTATTTTCTCTTCACCTGAACTCATCTTACTCTAATAACTAAAGTATTATCTCTAAATTCCTTCCAAGACTTAGCGTTTGACATCATAAATCCATAATTAATACACTCCTTTAGACCCTGTATCCAATCCTTTAAAGTAGTTCCAATCTCTACCCAAGTCCATTCCGAATCTGATACTTTTACTCTGGGCTTTTCTCCTGACGATCTCCAAGAATTTACATCTGAATAACCTGCTCGAAGTGCTTGCATCTCAGGGGTAGTATTTCCGAAGTATTGTCTAACTAAATCTAACTCAGATAATTCGATAGGAGACATATTAACTAAACCTCCTAACTCCTGAACTTCTTCGATAATATCCTGATCTGACTTTACTGTTCTTTTATAAATTGTTCCAGATGCTTCCAAGATCTTAGCAAACTCACGACCAATCATTACATAATCAGCACCAAGGGCAATAGCTTTTAGGATATCCGAGTGACAAGTAATACCACCATCTGCAATAACTTTAACATCCCGAAGTCTACCTTTTCCTGATTTTCGAAGTGAATTAATTGCGCCGAGAATAGATGCCATAGGATAATGAAACCCATACTTATCTTGATCAACTAAAGATCCAGATGATATTCCGACACGTACATAATCAAATCCGGCGCCACTATACACTTCGTAAGTCTTAGGGTTAGCTATATTTCCACCCATCAAGATAACCTGTTTTCCGTAGAGCTGTTTTAATCTTTGTCCAATTTCCATAAGAGCTACATCATGACCATTTCCAGAGTCGATGCAGATATGAAATTGTTGAGTTGAACCTCTTTGATCTATATTTATAAAATTTTCTCTTACCTCCTGAAGACTAAACGCACAGAAGATAAATCCACACGCTTCAAGTCTAGTTCCAAGTTCAACAGTTCTAGGGAGGATAGGCTTAATTCCAGAATCTTGCCATACTTTCCAATTATCAACTCCAACAATAGCTTCCATCGGACTTGTAAAAATAGGTAAACTTTTTGGCACCCCCGTAACTTCCTGATCATCTAAAACAAAATAATCAAGTTTTCCAGAGTTAGTCCATCCTAGGTTAAGATTATCAGGAACTAACATAACATCTGATAATTCTAAGTACTTTTCCATATTCTTTTATTATAATTTAAATAATTCATTCAACCTTTCCTCTTCGTAGAAAAACTTCTCTAAGAGCTCATCTTTACTCTTATTAAGCTCCTCTAATCTTTTTTCTATGGACTTTATATTATTTTCCATTTTTGTAATTCTATTTGACATATTTCTAATTCCAATACGTTTAAAAACATTAAATTGTTCTTCTAGCATCTTCTCTGAAAACGCTACACAATTACTACAATTTAGTATTATACGTTTTCCTTTAGAATCTTTAAATTCTCTATTATAGTGATCCTTATATACTTCCCTAACAATTGGCTTATTATTAAAAATATTAAAAGAAGGAAGATAATATATGTATATCTTCTGAGTTCTCATATAATCATCATAATATTCTTTATATTTATTACGAACTTCACAATTATAGATAACTTTATAATAAGATATAGAGCGATCTATCGTACACTCCCACTCATACTCACCAATTTTCTGTTTATAAGTATAAGTATCTGGATTATTTTCGATAACTTCAGAAAATATTAATTTCCCTAAATCTTCAGTAATTTCTAATTCTCGTGTAAGAAAAACAGGTGGATAATCCACAATAGAAAAATCAAACCTATCAATGGGAATAATTGGTATTCCCGGTTTATATAATTTCTTAAGTTCTTGTTTATTAATTAAAGGATTATTAATTACAGTATTTATATATTCTGCTGAAAGAAATTCCTCACTTTTTGGAGAAAAATCGTTAAATAATTTTTCTATTATTGGATCGTCTTCTATACGATCCATTGTTAAATACTTATTATAAATTTCTTCTAATGTTAACATTTATAATTTTATTTTTATTACTACATATATAAGAAAATTAAAGGTTTAGTAGTTTCATCACCACTAAACCTATTCCAAATTCAATCTAAAAAAGCAAATTCATCACTTAACTGACAAAGCCACTCTTGATATTCTTCATCACTCATAGTCCTTTGCTTCTCTTTTGCTACTTCTACAATTGTTTCTCCGAAGTTAAACGATTCTTCATATTCTTCCATAATTTCTTTTTTAAGTTTATTACATATATAAGGCTTTAAGGAAATTATATACGGAAAATAAAAAAAATTTACTTATCACAAAAAATAAATTATATTTTTATTTCATATATAATATTTTAAGAAAAAAAAGAAGGGGATTAATCCCCTCCATTAAAAATATTCATTTACTCCTTCAAGACCTCCTGCTGATAAAACAGCATTACTCCAAGCAAATCTATCCTCCTGTTTTAATTTTTGATACATTTGAAGTATTTGTCCTGTTGGAGAATCATCAGTTAAATGTATCTGATTTTCTCTTAACATTTCATTACTAACATATGTAATAAAACGGAAAAATTTTGTATCTTTCTGAAAAATTCCTAAGGCAACTCCATCATTCAATTTTCCTTCTAAATTCCATTCTCCCTCTTTTTGAACTTCAGGAATTATTGTTGTAATCATTGCAGAATTAGATCTTAGATAAATATCTACAATCTTTTCAAAGTCAATATTATCTATTTTTAGATATCTTTCGCGATACCTTCTCATAAAATGTGCTTCGAATATTACAATATTCCTCAAATTAACATCAAGTGATGGGAATAATATAGCATTCTTTTTTCCAGTTATTCCATTATTTACGATAGTATAAATGGTAGTCCCTTTTGAAAATTCTCTTTTATTAGGCCATGCTTCAATAATTGCTCGATATTGATTTCTTGATACATTAATAATTTTCGTCTCCTTAAACGGAACTGGAGATTTCGTTCGTTGATAAATCTTTAATATTTTATGTTTATTTTTATCTATTTCTCTATTAACTACATCTAGTATAGTCTGATAATCTCTTTTCAATTCTTTAAAGATCTCATCACTGTTCATGTTCATTGTAATCATAATTTTATTCCTTTCTTTTAAATTGTTAATAAATCTCTTTTGATTGGTTTTTAAAAAAGCCGGAGACTTTATATCCCCGGCCAAGAATGGAAAAAGAATTATACTAAACAAGAAAACCCTGATAAAACACTTTTCCAGGATCTTATATTCTTCATTTCGGTTGATGTACATTCAAACATATCCACTCCAAGTCTTTTCTTTTTATTTGGATCCGGACCTCCCGTTTGTAATGTAAACCGAAAGTTGTCACTATCTCTAAGGTGTTCAATTTTCACCATATAATAAGTTCCGTATTTTCCTTCTTCATTCTTTTCTGTAAATCGAACGAAAGATCTAACTGTATAATCTTTATCGTTCTCTGATACATAGAGCTCTTTAAGCGAGCCTTGTATGAATTCAAGATCAGCATCTTCAAGTTTTACTGCCAATCTAGTCATTCCATGAACTCCTATACCCAAGAGTTCTGCATTGTAATTTTGTTTGATCAATTCTGCATCTAAACGAATTCCTGACCAAATTTCTTTTAAGTTTTTCATTTTCTTAATTGTTTTCTGTCCTCTAATTGCTTCGGACGTTGCACTTTTGTTAATTTAATTGTCTCTAAACCTCCTCTTCTGTTACAAAGGAGGTAGTTGTTCTAAATCTTGAATCAGATCTCTTGTTTCTTTAATTGCTTTTTTGGGTTTAAATGGAGATAATAATAAATACTCCAACTCTTTCTTCAAGTTATCTATTCTTGTTTTAGCCAGTTCAGGATCCGTCTCCATAACTTCCCTGATTAACCAATAATTAGCTGGAATTTCTCTACCATCTTTAACCCATAAGTCATCTAAACATAATTTTCGACCTAATAACTGTTCAAGACAATCTACACATAAATAGGTATGTCCCCATTTATCTTTTGGAATTTTATTATTCTCTATAACTAAATCCCAAAGTTCCGATTTTATCATATACCAATCAGCTCGTTTCCTCAGACTACCTTGAATCTGAAGCTCTTTTTGACAATGACTACATCTAAATTCTCTTTCCATTATATTTTTATTGTTATTGTCTCTTCAAAGTAAAAAAAGAGAACTAACTGACATTATTATATCAATTAATTCTCTCTAGTAAGATATCTATTTATCTTCATATATAAGGCCTTTAAGGATTTTGAAATGGAGTAATTTTTGACTCTATTTTCCTTATTAATGTATAATAAAAATATAAAAAATTATGATAGAAAATGACAAATTACTATTTTTAGGTTTTGTTGGTGTTATAATAATAATATGGTATATATTATTTTATGTATGGCTAGTAAAACGAAGAAAAGATTTAATTTTTGTTCGTGATGTTTGGATAGATGAAGTTTCTGAAGTTGATATCATCTTACAATCTATGAAAGTATATAAACTTTCAGAATGTGTTACTCGCCAAGAAAAATATTATCAAGAATTAATCAAATATAAGAACGACAAAAGGGATTATTTATTTTTCCACCCTATTGGAGATAAGAAAGGTCAAGAAGAATTTTACAAGAATATGATAATAGCAACAGAATTAGTCCTAGATATTGATTCTTTAGAACCAAATGATCAAGTTGTTATCAGTATCTCTGGAAAATTTTACTTAAGGAAAGTATATAAACTTGACTTCGAAAATAATATTATATATTATAAAGAACCGAACAATACAGTAGTATCTGAAGCGAAATTATATAGTGTAGTATCTAAAGTTAAATTAATATTTGGTAAAGATTTATTAAAAGAAATATTATGAAAGATTTAATTAAAGAAACATTCAAAGTAATGTATGTAAAAGAAGGAATGAATCAGACTAAAAACTTAATCTCACAAGAAGATTACGAAGAAAAAGTCAAACCAATTCTGAAAGAGATTCAAGAACTAGAGTCGAAACAATCTGAGTATAATAAGAAAAATAAAAAGTATCAAGAACTCGAGAGGGAAATCAAAGTACTTAAGGGAAAACTTAAACCCCTAGGAGAATGGTTTACTTCTGGATCACCTCTTGGAAAAGCCTTAAGGAATGGTGGACTTTTAATATTACCTTCACAACAAGGAGGTACTCATAAAGTAGAATTTATAAAAGAAGAGGTGGTATGAGAATTCGAGAATCATTACTTAGAAAATCTGCTATATATGGAGTAGTATTTCAACGTTCAGAACCAAAGAAGTCATTTTTTAATCCTGGAAGACCCTGTAAAGTAATATTATATGTAACAGGAGAGATCAGACCTGTTGAATTTAATTATAAAGATGACGACACTATGGGATATGATGCATATATACGCTTGAAAAATGAACTTAATATAACTACAGGAGACGATGTTATAGAAATTATGAAGTTTATGTTGGAGGAAAAGAAAGAATGATAAAAATAGGTTGTTTATCAGATATTCACGGTTATGTTTATGATTTACAGACAAAATGTTATCCAGAAATCGAACTTCTAATTATTGCTGGAGATTTATGTCCCACAGATGAAGTTATGTATCAAGAAGAGTGGCTTGAATATAATTACCAGAATATATTCATGAATAAGAAAATATTTCCGGATCTTCAAGAAATTATAATAGTTCCCGGAAATCATGACTACTGGATTGAGAGACACTATGATGACTTCCTCACACTTAGAAAGATATTTGGATACTCCACTAAAGTTCTGGTTGATGAAGAGTATGAATATATTTCTGGAATTACTGGAGAATCAGTAAAGATATATGGAAATCCTAGAACTTCTTTATGGTTACACGCTTTCCCACATAAACCTGGAAATATTGATATCTTAGAAATTCCAGGAGGAATAGATATTTTGGTAACTCATGAAGCCCCTAGGATATATCAACTTGAATGTATAAAACAGTCTCAAGGATGGTATGGAAAAGATGAACCTGGGAATCTAGCATTATCACAAAGAGTATTAGAGATCAATCCAAGGTATCACGTGTTTGGTCACATACATTACCCGGAAAGAGGTGAAGTATCTGGAATAAAATTTATGAATGTATCTCAACAAACTAGAGAAAATTATACTCCTAAGATACATATAATAGAATATACAGAATAAAAAATAAAGAGAGGTCTTGACTAATTAAAAGTCAAGTTAAACCTCTCTTTTTATTTCTTAAAGATATTTTTCTAGAAATTCTTTTAGTTCTTCCTCTGTACTATTTACAAAGGAAAATATTTTTTGTTTGGGTACATATTTTCCTTTAACTTTTTCTACACAAAACACTACTAGGTTAGTTCCAAAAAGTTCTAGTTGATCCATTCCATCATATCCTCCAAAGAAACTTCCTTTTTTAGTTTCATACAGATCTATATCTGGATAATTCTTTTCAAAATAATTGTAAACTTCTTTCTGTGTCATTTTTCTTAATTTTAAATAATTACAATATTAAGGAAATTAACCGCCCAAAAAAAACCTGTTAGCCTTATATATGAAAAGAATATCAATCAATAATATATAACTATTGCCAATAAAATAAATAACTGTTATTCTTTTCTTATAAAATAAAAAGAGTATGGTATAAATAAACCTACTCAAAAATTAAATGACAACCGAAGGGGCGCCAAAAGAGATGAATTGAATATATAAAACTCTTTTCCCTTCGGTTATTTTTTTTCTGTTTAATAAAAAATTCGACCGTCTGAGAAACCGGGAAAATCTTATAAATGTATTAAAAGACACAATAACAAAAAAAGACATCATAGGCGTCTCAAGAAATGCGTAATGTATAGCTTGAGCTTGTGAAGAACTGAAAAATCATGTAAGGTTTAAATCTCACTAATCTCTTCAGAACTTCTACGTTTATGAGGTGCAAAATTAAACAACTTTAAACGACACAACAACAAAATTAAAATTAAAATAATTAACTGAATCTATAGACAAGATAGTTTAGCGGGTCAAAACACTAAGATAATTGTTTATCTTAGAATCTCAGGTTAGAATCCTGATCAAGTTCTCTAGATTTATAATAGTTAATTATTTTATTTTTTTTCAACTGGATTCTGTATTAAAAATATTTTCCATCTCAAAAATGCTAAAAGCCTTATATATGAGATAATAAAAGTAAATAAATACTCCTTAAGCATGACAAAAAGCTTAAAGGAGTTTAATTTTTTAAAAATAAAGATTATGAAAAGAATTAACAAAATGAATGAGTTGAATGTAGTAAACAGTAAAGTAACGGCAGAATTAGTTAAACCAGAAATTACAGGACATGCTACATCAAATTTTGAAACAACCTTCCCTATTCCAAAGGTAGGAGAAGTGAAAATGAAGATTGACGTGACAAGTACAGTAACGTCATCAATAGCCGCTCAAGAAAAATTGGATGAGTTGGCAGAAAAAAAGAGCAAACCGAACCTTAGAAAACATTGGAAAATTTGTAGGTTTGGTACTTGAGAAATCTCCGGAAATATTTGATATGTTCCAGAGTTTCGCAGAAAAGAATGAACAATACAAAGAAAAGTTCAGAGAAAAACAAAGCTTGGAAGAATGGGATGAAAAAGTAAATAATCTCATCTTCCTGCTAAGACAAAAACCTAGTTCAATGACGAATCTAGAGTTTTTAGAAGAGACGTTAGAGAATGGGGATTATGAATCTCAAAAAATCTCTAAATGGGCGATCTTACAGTTTAATAAAAATAACCTTGGATTGCTGAATGAAAGACAAAGAGATTCATTAGCTAGTATAGGTTTTATTGGCTATTGAAATTTAAAAAAGGTAGAAGGACGATAAAAAGTTCTTCTACTTCTTTTTCTCCCTTGACTTTCTTATATATGTATTATTAATAAAATATATTATGGGAACAAATTTCTATGCAGTAATCCCAGTGAAAAAAAGGGATAAAGAAAAAGCAAAAAAATTAATTGACGAAAACAAATTTAGTGAAGCAGCCGATCTTTTAAAGGATATAACAAAAGAAATACACCTAGGTAAAAGATCGGCCGGGTGGAAGTTTTTATTCAACGCCAATCTCGGAAAATATTATGAACTTACTCGCGAAGGTATAAATAAGTTCTTCGCGAAAAATAATGTTATAATAAAAGACGAATATGGCGTTGAGTATACGGCCGAGGAATTTTGGGAGAGTGAATTAAAAGAGTTCTTGGATAAAGGATATGACTTAGAGAGCTACTATAATGACAATCCAGATGAAGTTAGTCCATATTTTAGCTACTCTCGATCAATACCTTCCGAACTAAAAAAATATAACCCAAATAAATACGGGGAATTTTATAGTGATGGTCTAAGATTCACCATCACTGAAGATTTTTGTTAACGCCATAAAAATAAAGGATATAAGTGTAATAAAAGCTTGTATCCTTTTTATTTTCTCCTTTCAAAGCCTTATATATGAATAAAATAAACTTAAAAGAAAGGAAAAGAATATGAAACAAATTTTACAAAACGTAGTAAATTTCGAAAAACCTAAAGTTGTATTAACTAGATGCAACACTGAAAAAGAAAAACATGTCCCGCTACTTATGGAAATAGGGGGATATATTGTTGCTATGAAGTATGATGAAGATAGCAATATATATGGAACAGAGACAGTTTATTTTGATAGATTTGGAAAAATAGATTTAGGAATACAAGAAATTATAATGGAATTTACTCCAGGAGAAACAATGACGCTGGAGGAATTAGATAAAAGGCTTGAAGATTATAGCAATTATGATCTAAATGGTATCTGTTATAGACTCAGTGATTATTATAACACTTATTATGGATCTGTACATTTTATCCAAAGATTAAATGAATTAGGAATAAATGTTAAATACCCTGAGAAATTATACAACGAAAATACTACTCTAGGATACACAATAATAGTAAAGAAAGAATCTGATATGTTAAGAATTACTGCAATAAGTAAACAATATCATAATGTTGGAAACTTCGAAGAATATCGTAGTTTATTTTACTATAATCTCAGTAAAACAGTAGATTCAGGTAAACTTATAGAAATTGTTACAGATAGAGTAGTAAGTTGTGCAATTTATGAAAGAAACCGATTAGGATTCAAGTATAATATAAAAATAAATGAGTGTATGGTACGACAGGTAAAAAGGAAAATAACTGACAATGATAAACTCGAAAAACTAATTAAGAAATCTATCAATGATGCACTGAAAGAAGAGGGAAATTAAATCCCTCTTTTGTTTTGTCCTTAAAGAAAAAAGAAAAGGATAGCACATATACCTATACCACCCTTTTCTCCTAACCGTCTCAAAAATGCTAAAAGCCTTATATATGAGAGAATAGAAGTTAAACTATAGAATCCTAAAGTATTGAAAGAAATTGGATATAATAGTTCTATTCTCTAATATTTTTAACTAAAACTCAATTAAATATTTATTATGAACATTGAGATTTTTAACGTAATACTATTCATACTATTCGCTGTAGTATGGATAGCTGGGAGTATCGTAGTGATATCCCTGGTAGCTTCAGTCTTAGTAAAAATATTACTGAAGGCTTTGATAGCTACTTTCAATTTGGTTATTAATTAATCAAATACACCCTGGGCAAAATGTGCCTGGGGTTTTTCTTTCATATATTAGAATCTAAAGGACTGTAGAGAGCAAAATTGTCCTTAAAGTTCGAAGACAAAGGAGCTTCCCATTATCCATCCCCTCCGATCGCTACCGCTGAGGGGATCTAAGGAAGAAACTTTGAATAAGATATATAGGAATGATAATAGGTTTTTCTCCGATTATTTAAATTTAAGTATATAGATTTTATTCAGATTTCCGCCTTCAAGAGGCGGATCTTATTTAAAATAAAAAGTGGAATTTTTTTTTCAGATATCATTCTTCTTTATGTATTCCTATTTTTACCCCATTTTAAATGACGATTTTGCGTATAATATCCTTTCAATTCCTTATGATTGAAAAGGGAATCCTCCTATGTCTTCGATTTTAAAAGACATAGAGATTGTTAAACTGGATTCTGTATTAAAAATAACAATTAAAATATTAAATAGTATGATAAAAAAATTAAATGATTACATTGTTCCTAGAGGGATAAGATTTATATTAGAATTAGGAACAGACTTTAGATTTTATAAACTACCTGTAAAATGTATTATAAATAAACAACTACCTGGATGCGGATTTACAGAATATTGTATTAATGGTCCTGAAAATGTTATCCTATGTAGTCCCAGAAAAATGCTCTTAAAAAATAAAAAAGATCAACATGAATTTGAGGTTTATCTAGTTGTAAATGAGCTTGAAAAAGAAACGGAGGTAGATAAAGATCTATCCAAAATAGACAAAACTCGATCTCAAGTATTCATGGAAAAATTAGATGAGATGGTTAATGGGAAAAATACTGTATATAATCGTTTAATGAATGAAATTAAAGATTATATTAACTTTAGAAAGTCTTATGGAAAACCCTATAAAATTCTAGTAACATATGATTCTTATAGAATTGTAAAAGATATCCTAGAAAGTCTTGGTATATTCCAATCATTCTATACTATTATAGATGAATTTCAAACTATCCTACATGATTCTAAATTTAAATCGGATACAGAATTAGAATTTTTAGATATTCTTAAGCAATCTCATTCAGCTCTATTTGTTAGTGCTACCCCTATGTTGGAAGAGTATCTTAATATGTTAGATGAATTTAATGATCTTCCATATATTAATATGGACTGGAGTAAGGAAGATTCAACCAGAGTATTAAAACCATCTCTTAAGGTGTTAACAATGAAATCAGTAGGTACTAAATTACCAGAAATTATTCAGTCTTACAAGGATGGTAACTTTGAATCCGCAGTTCGAATGGTAAATGGGTATCCTACTAGAGTAATATCGGATGAAGCTGTATTTTATGTAAACTCTGTTAATCATATTACTAGTATTATAAAGAAATGTGATCTCCAACCAGAAGAGGTTAATATTCTTTGTAGTAATACTCCTGAAAATCTCAAGAAGATTCAAAAACGTTTAGGGAAAGGTTTTACAATAGGGGATGTTCCACTAAAAGGAGTTAAACCTAAAATGTTTACCTTTTGTACACGTACTGTATACTTAGGGGCAGACTTTTATTCTACATGTGCAAGATCGTTTATATTTAGTGATAGTAATATAGACTCTTTAGCTGTTGATATTAGTGAAGATCTTCCCCAAATACTAGGTCGTCAAAGATTATTTGATAATCCTTGGAAGAATGAAGCTATATTTTATTATAGATCTACTTGTGACTACAGAAAAATTAGTCAAGAGGAATTTGATAAAGAACTTGAAAGAAAAAAGAAGGCTACGAGCGATCTATTAAGATCTTTCGAATCTGCACCAGATGATGCTAAATATAATTTAGCTAAAACTTATCAGAAAAATACTAAATCTTATAATTATAAAGATGATTATATAGCAGTAAATGAGCATATTGGATCAAATTTAGTCCCAGTTCTTAATAATCTCGTTCTGGTTAATGAGATTAGAGCTTTCAGAATACAACAAATAGATTATAAAGATAGGTTTACTGTATTCTCCACTATTCACAATACTCTATCCTCAGATGATATAATAAATCAAAAGGTATCTGAATTCTTGGGAGAGTATCAAAAATTAGGTACATTTAAAGCAAAACTTAAGATGTTATGTGAATATGGGTTTTCAGATGAAGTAATAGGAGTAGTATTAGATCAAATTGGGGAGCATGATAATATTAAGTCTTACTATTTAGCACTTGGTCCTCAAAAACTTAGAGCATTGAAATATGATAAGTATTATATAGAAAAGGAACTTGGAATAGTAACATTCTCTTCAGAATTACTTAATAATACAATTCATCAGAATTTTAATCTAGGTGAAAAATATAGTTTATCTGATTTAAAAGTAAAATTAGGAGATTTATATGAAAAGATAAATTATACTGCAGTACCAAAAGCTAATGATATTCTTAATTATTTTGAGATAAAAGAATATAAATCTACTGAGGTTATAGATGGGGAAAAGAAGAGAGTAAGAGGATATGAATTATTAAAAAGAAAAGATAATTAATTATGATATATTTAATAGAAACAACATATTATAATAAAGAAACTAAGAAAGTGTTAGACCTTCTTAAAATAGGTTATACAGAAGATTCTAGAAAAGATAAACGATTCATGGCTTATAAGATGCATAATCCTGGATTTAAATTGCTATATGAAATCCCTAATCTTTCAGAGGATGTAGAAAAGAGAGTTCAATATAAATTTAGAAATTTATTATATTCAGAGTATGGTAGAGAATGGTTTTATTATAGTGATGATATAATAAATTTCTTTAGGGATATAGATAAGATAGATTTAGAATCTCTTCCTAAAAGTCCTATGAGTGAAAGAAGGAAGTATTGGAAGCTAAATAAGTTAGTAAAAAACGTTGTTTATTGGGTTTCTATAATTCCAAAAGAAAGCAAAAGAGATTATATAGAGAAGATAATAGAAGATTTAGGTAGTAATCTTAAAAATATTCAAGATATATTAAATTATATAGAAAAAGATTATGGTTCTGAAAGTACTTTGGAATATAGAAAAATGATAGAGCGAAAAGAGACAAAAAAGTATTGTAATGATGATATTATTAATCAAGAAGTTTCATCTGTTTTATATGAATTTGAACAGAAAACAACTTATTATGATAAAATGAAATTATTATGTAATACTAATTTATCTAAAGAGGCATTAGAGTTAATTTTAGCTCAGATATCAGAAGAGGATGATATTAAATCTCACTTCTTAGCTCTTGGACCAGAAAAAATAAAAGCTTTAGGGTATAATATGACGAAAGTTAGAAGAGAACTTGGAATAGTTATATTTAGTAAGGAACTTTTGATTAATACAATTTTTATTAATTTTAAAATAGGAGATCGTATGATAAATTCCAAAATAAAAGAGAAATTAAAATCTTTATATACTTCAATTTCTTATACTGCAGCTCCTAAAGCAACAGATTTATTAGATTTTTTTGAAATTAAGAAATGTAAGATATCAGATGGCGTGAAAAGATTAGATGGGCTAGAAATTATAGGAGTAAAACCAGAATACCAAGGAACATATAATAACTTAAAAATAATAAATAATCAATTATGATAACATTTTTATTCTATTATTTTCTTATTGCAATATTTATCGGATTATTCTTTATTCATACTCTAGATAATATAAAAAATATACTCCCTGAAGATGAATATAGGAAGATGAGACAGACTATTGTTAATTTTATGCCTTTCTTACCGATTGCATTGTTAGTTGTCTTGTTTTGGAAGAGATTTTAGCTTTTTCCATATAATAATCTTTCAAAGCCTTATATATGTAGAAATAAACTTAAAAGAGAGATTATGGAAAAGTTAAAATTTTGGTTAGATGAATTAGATCTAATCGCAAAGGAATTTAATCGTGAATATGAACAATTATGTAAAGAACACCTCACAAGATTGCAAAAAATTAATATGGAGCTAGATAAGGGTAGTCCAGAACATATTTTTGCATGTGAATATTACTACAATCTACTAGATAATAGATTGGAAAGTTTGAGAAGCCTTGGACAATTTTATATGTTATCAGTTACAAAAATGGACGAGGTGCTTAAGAAATCAAGAGAAAACGAAAATCCCGTTAAGAAGACTATAAGAAAAACGATAGATGATTTCATGGAATCTATTGAGAACCTAATGAAACTTCAGAACGGACTTAAAGGTTATTTGATGTCTCATATTGATAGTGTAAAATCTATCAACCGGAGATGCAAAAAATGATGAATGAGTTCGAGACTAAGAAGTTGGTTAAGATTCCAGAAGGTTGGGATTTTTTAGAAGTTGATGATGAATATAATGTCATCGTAGCAAGGGAGAAAAAGGGAGCTTAATGCTTCCTTCTCTTTTTTCTTCTCCCTTGAATTCCTTACTAATGTGGATTAAAACTATGTGAGAACTAAAACAAAGTAATAATGAATCAAAAATCAAGATCACCCTGAAAAAAGATAAAAGTTATTAGGGTTAAAACTATTATGAAAGAACTATGCGATGAGTGTGGTTCTTTCTTTTTGCTTCTCTTAAAAATGCAAAACCTCATAATTGATGGAAAGAGAATCAAAGCTTTCCATCCTAAAAGAAATTATGAAAAATGAACAAGAAAGAGATTTATACTTTTGTGCAGATATTCATGGAAGTTTTCGAGAAATTACATGGATTATAACTCAACGTTATAAACTTAAAGATGCTAATATTATTTTTCTTGGAGATGTAGGATTAGGTTTTTCTAAGCCAGGGTATTATAATCAGGAGTTTGAAAGAATTAATACTAGACTAGAGAAAAATAATATAACATATTATTTTATAAGAGGGAATCATGATAACCTAGAGTATTGGAATGAAAAATTAATAAATGATTTCCCCAGAATTAAATTTCTCCAGGATCATGAAGTAGTAGAACTCTCGGGGAAAACAATATATCCGATCGGGGGAGCAACTTCAGTAGATTATAAATGGAGAATGAATTATAATGGATTGATGGAGAGAGTTGGTTCGTCTAAAAGAGTATGGTGGAAGACAGAAGATATAATTAAGAAGCCTATTAAAGATCTTCCAGGGAGGGTTGATATAATAGCTTCTCATACTGCTCCACTATGTTTTGAACCAATTATTACACGTCACGAAGAGGAAGCAGAAGATGTTTACCTCAGAGACTTAGAAAATCGAAAATACTTAGATCAGGTATTTAGAGGAGTAAGATGTAAGTATTGGTTCTTTGGACATTTTCATACTTCAATCACATCAAGTCTTGAGGATACTATATATAAATGTTTAGATATTAATGAATTATATATGTTTAGAAATCATGAGTAGTAGTAAGGGTACAATTTCAAATCCGTTATTAATGCCTATTGGAGAAGTTTTTTATGTTGATCATACTAAAGCAGTTTTGGATAGTAGTATAAAAATAAATTCAAAAGCTATCTTAGAAGAAATATTGCATTCTAAAGATACTGACCTTCAAGAGGATTTAAAGCTAGTCATTAGATATCTTCAAGGTTGTTTAGAGGAAACTATGGATAATCCTTGGTTTTTGAAAGAGATTAAAGATTTGAGGAAAAAGCTAGAGGAAACCGAGAAACGATGTGATGACTTAGAGGAAAAGTTAAAACATGTATTACATAATGAATAATATTAAAAGTAGAATTGAATATATAACAGATCTTGAATTTAAAATAGAAGATAAGTATTTAGTTCTGGGAGGATATTATAATTCACTAAAAAGAACAACACCTAGAATTATTGCTAAGAGAATTACTACATTTTTCTTATCGGATGGAGGTAAAAGTGTTGTATTCTATGATCAAGCTTATTCAGGATTGTTTGAAGATGAATTTATTAAACCTATACTCCAGAAAATATTATCTGAAGCTAAACAATTATTTTCAACTCTCTCAGTAGATTATAAGATAATTCAAGATTACCTAAAAAAGTGAATTTTGCTATTTAAGAGAGGTTAAAGCCTTACAATTGAGAAGAACATTAGAAAAATTTATAAAAATATAGATTAATCTAGTGTTCTTTTTAATTTTGAAGTATAATAAATAGCACTTCAGAAACCCTCAAAATCTAATAAATGAGGGGATATTATATAGAAACCTCCCCTCAATGATTAAAGTTATAAAGAAAAATAAACAAATTAAAAAGCTAGAAAAATGGCAAAATCAAAAAATGACAACATTAACATTTCAATTTTTACAGCATTGAAAGTTAGTGAGATTTCAAGAGTACCAGTACTTATTATGTCTAATCCAGGTCTTGGTAAATCAACTTCAGTAGAAATGTTTGCAGAAGTTCGAGATTATCACCTAGTCCTTCTTAGAGGTAATAGTACAACTGCAGAAGAAGTTATGGGATATGATGTGGCTACGAGTGATCAAGAAAACCCCACAACTAGACATCTTAGACCTTCTTGGTATACTGAAATCTTAAAAGTTGCAGAAAAAGGAGGTAAATCACTGTTATTTTTGGATGAGATCACTACAGCAAACGAATACGTACAGGCTAGTTTATTGCATTTAGTATTTGAGCGTAAAGTGGGTTCAGAAAGACTTCCAGAGAATACATTGATTGTTTCTGCAGGTAATTATGCACAGAATCTTTCGAATTCTATGCAAATGCTACCTCCGTTAATGAATCGTTTTATGATTTACAACATTACTCCGGATCATACAGACCTGGATACGTTCCTTTGTAAATATGACGGAGCTATTGCATCATCAGAAGGTAAGGTTAAAGATTTCATGGGAAGTCTTAGAGATACGATGAAAAAACTTGATGCTCAGGAAGTAGAAATTCCGGCTGATCAATATAATAAGATTGGCGAGTATATCGAACGTGGTATTAAACAAACTGCTCGAGCATTGATGACTTCTGGTGGTAAACCTGTAGACTTAGCAATTACAGAACTTAATGGTATCTATGCTGATGCCGAAAATGAGACTAAGCTTTATGGATTTACAACTTTCCGAACTTTGAATTATCTTAGAGACGTTACAATTGCAAGTTTTAAGTGTTTTGGTAAGAGCGGTATTACTTCAGATAACTATCGTAATATGATCGATGGTCTTTGTGGTATTGGTATTTCTCGAGATCCAAAAACGAAGAATTTGATTAAGACGCCGATTTCTAAGGACTTCTATGATACTATGGTTAATATCGTTAATGATATTGAAAAGATGAAGAATGATAAACTTCCTAAGTATACTAAGTTCTTCAACGAGATCATAGATGGAAAGAAAAAGCTCGAAGTTCCTGAAATGCAAGCAATAATCAATAAGTTATCAGAACTTAAATCAGATAAGGACTTAGAACAAATCGAACGTCCGATTGATCCGGCTTGCATCGAGAAATTGTTTAAATTGAGTAAGGATTCTGGTTCTTCTATTATCAAGATTAAAGTATCTACTACTGATAAATTCTTGGATAGAGTACCAGTAGAGACATTCATCGGATATGTATCTTATTGGAATACAATTTCAGATCTTATGACTTCTATTCAAAGTCTGATTACAGATTCTTCTAAGGGTTATAAGGATGATACTTTGGCATTGTTGAAGAATACTCAAGAAGACCTTAGAACTTCTGGATTTAAACTCAGATCAATTCGTAAGATTATTCTTCAGGAAGATCCGAGCATGGGAAGTATGGTTCCTGATATTAGAAGTTTTAAATAATTATACTATTATATGAGTGTTAACCTTAGAGAAAAATATGTAATGATCATGTGGATCTCTAAGGTTAATTTATTAGAAAAATATCAAAATTTAAAATTATGAGAAATCAGACAGAGTTAGAATTTATTAAAAGATTCATTGACAATACTTATAGTAGATTCGGGAATATGTTGATGGTTAATACAGAAAAACCATTTAATCCTGATAATCCTGAACTTGGATATTGTTTTAAATATAAAGATGATATCTCAGGAAATGTTATCTATAAAATTGTCTGCTCAGAGATTAAGATTCCACGTACTGATTTTCGTATTCTTATGCATGAGTACGGACATATTTACTTAGGACATCTTGATGGTATTCATGAAGAGCTTGATACTCAGATTTGTAATACCTTCAGAGATTATCGAGGCGAATTGATTGATCGAATTAATAAAGAGTGTGGAATTGATTTTGCAGAGAAGTTGATTGAGAGAGTAATAGATGATCCAGTTCTTAATCACAGTCTTCATAATATTGCTATGGATATGGAAGTAAATTCTAAAATCCTAAGTACTGAAGATGTAGAGGAGATGGAATCAGATATCTCATCAGTTCTTCCTAATTATCAACTTGAGCTCTTGAAATATAATAGAGATCACACTGATAATGAAGAAGCAAAACAGGCTCTTGATGATATGATAAAGAAGATGGAAAATGAGGCTAAAATTAAACTCATTGTTCCAGAAAGATATTATATATCCGAAGGTAACCCTTTCCCGAGTGAACTTAGTTACCCCGAATATTTGATGCTAATTGTTCAACACTTGGATCAGTTTGTTAAGATGTTGGTTTCTATTAAAAAAGGTGGAAACGGTGATACATCCCAAGTTACAAATCAAGATATTCAAGATGCACTTCAAGGTAATGGTTCAGGATCTGGACAAGGTAATCAGCAAAGTGGTGGTGGAATGCAAGGTCTTTCTGATCTTATGCAGGAAATGGGTATGACTGATGGTTCTGGTAGTGGTTCGGGATCTGGACAAGGTAATCAGCAAGGTAAAGGTGATCCAAAAGATTGTCCATATAAAGGAAAGAGAGATTCTGGTTCAGGTGATTTGAACAGTAACGGTAAAGATGAGGGTGGAACTCATAAAGATCACAGAACAGACTCTAGAGACGATGCCGATAAAAAACGTGAGCTTGGACAAATTCGTTCAGGAGGTGGCGTTGGATGTGGTTCTAGTGGAGCTCCAGATGCAACGAGACTTGTGGATAAGACAGACGAAGTAGATATGGCTCTAGATGAAGTAATGTTAAATTATAAATCTAGAGTGGTTAAAGTTGATACAAAGAAAGATCTTATGTATCTTTATAATCGTGGTATTAATCGTTCTGTTATTGCTCCAACTATTAGAAGAAAGGTAACCATGTCTAATGAACCAACTATTGTATTTTTAATTGATGTTTCGGGATCTATGGATACACGATTGGTTGATAGAATTTTGAATACTATTGCCAATAAAATGAAAAAGATTGGACGTGGATTAAAGTATAATATTATTTCATGGTCTACACAGCTTGGAGATCATATTAAAGATATCGACCCGAGAAAGGGTGTTCCAAGAATCTCTATGGGAGGTGGAACAAGAATGGCTAGAGGTATGGAATATTTCAGACAGAATTATGGACCTGAAGCTATCTTGATCTTAATATCAGACTTTGAAGATTACTTGGAAGAATGGCATGAACAAGAACTAAAGATGCCTAACTATACCATGTACGGATTTAATTATGGATATAGTAATTATAATCAAGAATTTAAATATTTCAAAGTGAAAAATTTTAAAAACAATGGCAACTATTAATAATGGAAACATAAATAGAGACAAAGTCCATTCATTGGTTGAAGTATTTTATCAACCATCATTTAAGACTTTCTATGTTAATTCAGTAGATGGAGAGACATTTGTAAAGCCTGTAGGTGTATTTGTAAGTTTAGGAATAACTACGTCTTTGAAGGTCTTAGAAGATATCAAGAACATTATTTCCGGAAGTGAAGGTTATAGTGCGACTTTGGCAGAGATTAAATCTAAGAAGGTAGCAGGTCAGTTCTTAAATACTGTTACATGTACTACCGGACCTAAACAATATAAAATTACAAATCTTTCAGAGGATATTATGGGAGAGGAGGAGTCTAAGGCAGAATTGGAGAGAATGAAGAACTTGATGAATCCGTCTCAAGATTTAGATATCCTTAAAGAGTATGCACCTAAGATTTCCAGGTTGCAAGACTTGATAGATAAATTAACTTCTACACATGGTTGGGATGCTCATTTGATTCAAAAAGAGGCTTCCGGAGACTATCGAATATTCCATCAATATATTAATTATAAAAAGGAAGGCGAATTGGAATATCGTGTAGGAATATTCGTAACAGAAGATGTTGGAAACGATTAAGAAGGCTGTTTTAATTTCATTACTGTTATTACTTGGGTTTGGATTGGGGGTATTATATTACTCCCACTCCTCTCAAGATAAATCTAAGGGGGAAACTATATTACCTCCTCCAGAAATTATACAACCTGAAAAAAATAAAATTGATTCCCTTGAAGTAGAGATAATATCAAGGGATAGTATTATCAGTTATCTCAGAGAAAAGATTCATAGGATAGAATCTACTCGAACTGATAAAGTAGATAGTATTAGGGAATTACCGACAACAGAAGCGGTAGAATTTCTTAGACTTAAACTTAGAGAATTTGACAGTAAGTATTAAAGAAAATAGAACTTAGAGAACTTACTTTCGTGTTGATAAAAAGCACGATTACTGTCAAGTTCTCTAAGTTTTTTATTTTTCAATTTTAAATTGTTGAATTATGATCATAAAAAGATATTCTCAAAAACAATTTACTTTTACTGGTAGAGATTTAGTTGAGAAATTATATTCTGAAGGTTGGAAAGTAGAACAGAAGGAATATGGATTAAAATCAGCAGCTATTTCTGGAATAAAGAAAGTTGGTAAATTAATTGCTAAAAAATTAGATGATTCATCTAAATTAGATAGTGAAAAATTAAAGAAAATAAATGAATCTCTTAAGTCTGTTGCTAAGGATAGAAATCCTGAGGTATTAAAAAATATTGGAAAAGATGCTAAGAAATCTAATATTAAAATACTAAATGGAAAGAAAAAATTATCAAGTAGTGAAAAATTTTTTAGAAAACGATTTGATAAAACAAAATCTTGGGAGAAGAAGTCAAGTGATGTTTCTACTAAAGAGAAAATAGATTTGACAAGATCTAATGATAAATTTGATAGAAAGTTGGGAAAAGCTTTTATGAGTAGTGATCATGTAATAAATTTTCCTCCTTCCAGTGGACAAGCATCATTAGCTCATGAAATTGGACATTCAAAAAATTCAACTGGTAAAGGATTAGATAAGATAATATCAGATAAAAATAATGATATTAGAGGGTCTTATAGTAATAAAAATAAAAGAGTTGGGATTAGAAATGGATTAAAGACTTTATATCAAGGGAGTATAGTAGTTCAAGAAGAGAAAAATGCTTCTAAAAAGGCATTAAAATTATTAAAAGCTGCTGGTGCAAGTAAAGATGAATTAAAAAATGCAAAAGAAGAATTGGATTTAAGTCTAAAAACGTATAAGATTGGTAGAAATAAAGCCATTAAAGATTCAATCTCGAAACGATTAAAAGGATTTAAGAAAACAAAAACTATGTAATTATGAATATTATAAAAGTTATTGAAATATTACCACAAGATGTTTTCTTAAGATCAGCAACTTTATTTACAACAGCTTTTAGTGAAGAAATTATTGGATTATCTTCTTGTAATCGAATTAATTTAAAATGTAATATTTTTTATTTATTAAAAAAAGATAATTTTAATATTGAAACTAATTCCGAATTATATACGATTGTAGATAATATTAGAGATTTTAAAAATATCTGTTTAAAAAATTATTATATTATTAAAATTGATTCTGAATTTTTTTATGATGGATTGGATATTGTAGATGATATTAAACTTCAAAAAATAGAGAGAAAATTAGGGATAAGACAGATTGATAAAGTACAAGTAATATATGATTTAGATTATATATTAGATACTAATGAATATGTAAAGATAGTAGAACAAGATCTATATTATCCAATATCTGTATATGAAAATGAAGTTAGTCATCCTTATTATATCTATGAAATAAGAAAAGGAGATAATTATTTAGATTATTATGATGATGTTCTGTGGCGATATTTTTCAAAGAATCAACCAAAATATGAATTAATAGTTAATCGTATTGATCTAGAAATAGGAGAAAATCCTTTAGAGAAGATTAAATAAATTTATTCCTAATAATGATAATGGATAATATTATAGTAGGAGTATATCAAGAATCTTCAAACCATAGATCTATTTATCTTCTTATTCCTAAATGTGAATATAATATTATTAATTATGATAAGTTAATTTTTCCTGATAACTTACCTCCTGACAGTGAAAAAATATCTTGGTGGAAGTGTATAAATGATATTAATATAGAAGATTATTATATATTTAAGTATCCAAAATCTATTCCAATAGAGATTCCTTTCATGCTTTCAGTACCAGATAATTATTTTTGGAAATATCATTATAAAGAAGATATTGAAAATTTCTTGGATATTTTTATAGAAAGACTTAGATAATTTTCATACATACTTATTATTTCTTATGAAAAAAATAATCTATTGTCTCTTATTATCTCTATTTTTTATCACTAAAGGATATTCACAAGAGATAATAGAGCATCGCGGGGATACAATGATAGTTATATCTCCTGAAAATCTGAAAACAATTAATAGCATAATAGTAGATCTTGAGTCTTCCGAAAAAATTATAAAACTTCAAGGAGATATAATAAAAGAGGATTCGATTAAGGCAGCGAATCTAGACTCAATTATATCTTACCAGTCTATGATGATGAGGAAAAAAGATGATTATTATGTTAACTCTATACAAGCTTTAGAAAATAGCTTAAAGAAAGAAAAAAGAAAACGTAAATTATGGGCAGGTGCTTTAGGTTGTGTAGCAGTAATCCTAGGTGCTCTTGCCATAAGTAATTAAAAAGTCATGGTAGAAGTAGTTATTAATTATGATCAGTCTACACAAGAATATAAGATCTACGAACCTACGACAGATACTCTTTTGGTATCTAGTAACCTGACTGAAGCGTTCGTTAATCTTTCTGTATTCTTAACATCAGCTGGATTAATTCAGGGCGACATATTGAATTATCCAGAAATATCTTATCACTTCGACAGTCATACAGTAAAGTCGATGATAGAGAGTAATGTAAATCTCCTTAAACGTCTACAAACAGCTCCTTCAGGATTTATGATTAGTAGTCAGAAGTTTGGCGGCTCTACTACATCTCCTATCAAACCTAAGAAACAAGAAAGTGGGTTTGATAGTAATGGTTTTAATAAATCTTATCAAGCAGATAGACGTTTTAGTGGGAAAAAGTCTTCTAGTTTTTCAGGGAAGTCAGGATTTAAGACATCTAATAAAAAATTTGGAGGACAATAAATAAATTTTAAAGTTATTAATAAAACTAAGAAAAAATGGGATACCAATTACAAGTTAAAACATCATTTGTATCTCCGGTAACATTAAAAATATTTACAGAGAATGGATATTTACCTATTTTTATAATAAGAAATATTAGTAATTCAGAATTAATTGGTAAGTATAATGGAACGGCAGTACATTTTAGAAATTTAGCTCCAAGTACAGAATTATTTAGAGCAAAGAGAGACGGGCTTATTGATTTTACAGAATTTTCTAAGAGATATATTATTGAGATGTCGAATGTAAATTTTGTAGAGGTTATTGATAAACTTAATTACTTGGCTGAACTTAGTAATGCAAGAGGAGTTATATTAATGGGTTATGGTTCTGATGATAAAATATGTCACAGATCTATCTTATCTAACCTAATTAACAGTATGGGAATATTAAACAGTCATATAACAGAAATAATACTATGAGAAGTAATCCTAGAGAAATTGAAATCCAGGAAGACATAGTAGCTAAATTAGATAGACTTGACATACATCCTTACTCAATAATATGTTCTTTTGCGATAGGAGAAGGAATTATATCAATTACATTTTACCTGAAACAAGATTTATCCGAGTTTCTTGATCTTTTAAGTTATAGAAGTCAATGTGATAAAACGGGATATTTAGTGATGGAAGATAATAATACAATAATTCTTTCAGGGTTGGCTTTAATTAATTTATATACACTATTATGAAAGATGCCTGGTTTAAAGAAGTATTTACCGAGTTTTACAAATTATCTTATATACGAGAAGGCAAATCTAAGAGAATCGTTCTAAAAGGACTTAGTGATCATAAGGTTTTAGATTATGTTATCCTAAGAATTACACCTACAGAAGATGTTATTTATTATCTCTATAATGGTTCTTCGATTCATATTCCAGAAAAGTGGATTGATCTATTTTCAAGTTTTAATACTCATTCAGGGTTTAGAGTCTTGGAGTGTTATGATAGTGATGTAGATGGATCTTTAAGTCATTTTGGATATCTTATGACAAGGTTAATTTGTCACTTAGATAAAAGTCTATCTAAAATTGAAGGAGAGGAGCTTTTGAATGTTCTTGGAGAGATAAGTGTAATTGGTACGAAAGAATTTAGAGAATGGTGCCTTGAAGAATTTGGATTAGAACTTGATCCCTTCGAATATCGTTCTTTGGATGAAAATTTAGATATTTAAAATTGATGAGATGAAACAGTTTGATATTTATACTGACGGATCTCACCTAGACAAACAAAATAATGGAAGACTTGGTATCGGAGGAGTTCTTATTGACCCTACCGGACCTGGAATGGGAACTATGCTTAATAAATTCTCAATTGAATTAACTCCTGAATATATGAATTTATCTTTTGGAGCTCAGAAGTGTAGCAATCCTAGTGCGGAGTTAGTAGCAGTTTTACATGCTTTATATGAATTTCGTGGTTCTTGGGGTCCGAATGATATTGTAGTAGTCCATGCAGATTATCTTGGTGTTCGAGAATGGATGACTGGTAATTGGAAAGTAAAAGAACCATACATTGCTCGAATTAAAGGTGATATTGATAAAGAAATAATTAAACAGGGTTTACAAAGAAGAATTGAGTATAAGTGGGTAAAGGGACATCAGAAAAATAATGGTGTTGATGCCGATATATACTGGAATAACTATGTAGATTCTCTAGCTAAAGGCAAAGGATAAAATGTTGAATAGTTGTAGAAACTCAAGAATTGTAGGTCCTTCTGGAATTTGGGAATATGAACAGTTGATCGGTGCTAAGGTAAAAGTTAGTTCATTACCTGTTAGTAATTTCTTTGGTTGTTTCTCAGGTGGAGGAAGTAATGATCTATTAACTATTAAAGATATTTATTTTAGAATATCTCTTGATGGAAAAACTATAACAGTGATCGAATTAACCGAGTATCCAGGGAAAATATTTACTTGGAAAGATTTGGAAATTATCGAGCTTAATGTTATTAGTAAGTTTAAAGCTGTATGTGGAACTTTCTTATCTAATCAATCAATTTGTGGATATGGAGTTGATACTGAAGCTTCTTGGATAAAAGATATGTCAAATGGAATAGCTTTTATCGATGAAAAGGGAAATATAATAACTAATCGTATAGTGAGAATCGTTGGAGCAAATGTAGAGGATATTAATACCGATACAAATGAAATTACAGATATAGATGTAAACTTCAATGGTGATATACTAGATAAAAGATAATAAAAATGGCACAATCACAGTTAACAAGATTTGAATGTATTTATGCCAATCGAGATGAAGCACTTAAGGCTCTCTCATGTGCATCTAGACAATATGCTGAATTAGTTGCTGTAAGATATTATAATGAAGTTGAAGATGTTTGTATTCTTTTAGTAATTTTTAAGAGTGCAGACTTAGGTGATTTTGACATTGTTTCAGATACTATGGAATTAAGTCAAGGTCCTAGAATATTTACAGCAAAAAAACAGTCAGAGGAACAATCAGATCAGGAGTGTATCTTGATTGCGTTGTTTGGTGAAAAACCTAAGAATGGAGATGTAGTAATCCTGACTTCTTATGACGGTACTACTTCCATTACTTATACAATGATCGGAGGACAGTGGATAAAAACTGGTGGAACTACTGCAGATGGACTTGGAATTATATTTGAAGATTCTAATACCATCGATTTTACAATGAGTCCTGGTCCTACTGAATCTAAGAAAACATTAACCGCTGATGTAAAATTGGATAATAATAATTTGATTTATGATGAGAAGGTTGATGGAATTCGTATTAATAAAATCTATGGAGGAACATTCTAAATGAAAAAAGTAAGAAGCCCGAAAGATATAAAAGTGATCTCCGGACGTTCTGCTAGAAATACAGCTCCTTTTGTTGGAAGACTTGGTAAACCTCTTAATCCAGGGGCTCTAAAATTTAAGCAGAGTAATATTCCAGGAGGAGATATATTTAATGATTATCTCTTAGATTTAATGAAATTAAAATAAGAAAAATATTATGGACTTGCTTGATAGAACTGATGTTAGTAATAAAAATCCTGGGGATTCATTAACTAGTGCTGATATCAATAGTATAAATAATACTGTTAATGCTGCAGTTAGTTATATAAATGAAAACTTAAAAGATTTTTGTAATGCTAATGCTGAAATAAATAATTATGAAAGAAAATTAACTCTTTCGGGAGCAATTAGATTAGTACCTGAAGCAAGACGACGTAGCGGATTGAAAATTAGATTTCTTGGTAGTGAAGGTGCATATTCAGAATATATTTATAAAGGACCAGATGCTGATGAATCTAATTGGGCTAATGAAGATAATTGGAAATCTCCTTACAACATTATTGACGGAGGAGAGTGGTAAGTTTAAATAATAACATAAATTATGAAAAATAGTTATATAAAAACTACATGGATTGATAATAAAACTCCTGTTAATGCGGCTAATTTAAATAAGATCGAGAGTGCTTTATCAGATCTTTATACTAACGCTCTTAGTTCTTCTGAGATTTTAGAAGGAGATGGTATTAGAATTACTAATACTAGTTGTCAGTCAGATTGTTACGGTAATACTACAAAAGGTATTCAATTTTCTGTATCAGATCGTGTAATGCAGTCTGATTCTTGTAAAGGTGTTGATATTGTAACAAATACCTTGGATATCCTTCAATTTGAAAAGGATAGATTATACCTATTCTTAGATCCAGAGAGAAAAACTTTGGTTAAGATGGTAATAAACGGAGTTACTATTTTTGAAGTGAAATAATAATGAGATGGAACGATAAAAACGGATACATCACATATAAACAAGCTCTTCAAAATATTAAATCATGTCTAGGGATAGCTAAGATAGATTATTCCATGAGATGTGAATTAGCTCCGTATATCACATATATCTTAAAATATATATCAGATAGATTAACTTTACTTCCAGAAGGATCAGATGTCAAAACTTATATTCAAGAGTTTTTTGATATTCGAGATCATGGTGAAGCTAAGATTGTATTTTATGCTGTAGATGAACTTAGATGTGAACTTGGAATTGATAATGGTGAAATATACGTTGAAGGTTCTGAGATTCCATACAATGAGGATAGATTTATTTATGCATGGAGTAATGTTTTGACTGCTATGTTAGTTAGAATTTTATTCCAGTATCAAAATCTTCTAGCTCAACCCGAATCTAATGACTGCCCTTGTAATAATGAATGTGGAAGAGGACAGACTACAGCGGATTACGAATCTTGGAGTTCTGGTGTTTATCCAGAAGATGAAAGTTATTCTTACTATAATTATAAAGAAGTAAACAATACGGAATGGAGAACTAATAATGATGTTCCGGAGTGTACAAAATGTCTAAGACAATGAGTGATATAATTGTAAAAAATCAACTTCCTGAACCAACCGTAATTATTCTTAAAAATTCGGTAGAACAGGGAAAGATGCCTACTCCAGAACAGCTTGAAGTAGGTGAATTAGGTTTAGGTCTTCATGCCGGAGAGGAAAGTATATGGGTCAAAAATTCTGATGGTGTAGTTGTAGATCTTAGAGTTCCTAGAGTTGATAATTTTTGGGGTGATTTTCTCCTTGAATATGAAACTCTTGAGGAATTTAATGCAGATCTAGAAGCCGGAAAAATTAGTGATACTTCGATAGCTTTCATCAAAGGATCTAGACAGGCTTGGACTAAAGGAACTTTCTTCGCATTATCGGAGGAAGAAATAAATAAACTGATCGATAGTAAAGTATTGTTATTCCCAAGTATGACTTCTGAGTTAACATCAGAAAGTACATCTGAAGAAATAGCAGAAATTTTTGGTGGAGCAGAGAATTTTGTTAAGCTTACTGAAAAGATTAAAGATCAGATTTCAATTGCGTCTTTAAGAGTAGATTCTGGGAAAGCGATAGTTCCTGTATCTATTCAATCTAGTATTATAGAGTGTGAAACTCAGTGTAAAAATGTATTAGTTCTAGAGTGGATTTATTCAGGGAAATATTATTCAGAAAAGATTATCCTGAATAGTTTTACATCTGAATTCTCAGTTGAAAGAGAATTTACAGAATCTACTTTTATTGAGGTAGTAGAAAAAATAGATGAGCTTTTTAATACAAACTTAGAACTTGTAGAACCTAAGATTAATGGAACTTGGGATTTCTATAATAATGCATTCGAACCTATAACAATTACTCCAAGTCCAAATAAATATAATCCTGTAATTGAAAATGGATATAAGGCTGTTTTCAAAGGAGTTTATACATGGACAAGTGAAGATGGAAAGAAAGATCCTACTGGAGTTGTTAAGGGTTCATTCTGGGATACTCTTACAGGTACTGATGTTAGTTCTGATATAGTAACTAGTCCTTATTATACAGAAGATGCTACTATTTCTATTAAACTTGAAGCTCCTAAGACTGGTTTTATGGTTAGAGGAGAAGATGTTGTTAGAAGTACTGGCGTTTATGATTATACAGAAGATACTAGATCAGTAACATTCGCACATAGATTATTCTATGGTGTATCTACTAAGGGAAAAGACTTAGTAGAGTATGATATTAAATCTCTGAAAACATCTGAATTAATTACTGAACATCCTAAAAAGACTCTAGAACATTTTTCTACAGAAATGGATGAATATGCTATTTTTGCTTATCCTAAAGTTCTTGGTGAGTTAGATAGTATTTATCAGGATGGAATTCGTGTAATTAAGGCATTTAACAAAGTAGAATTAGAAATCACTAATGGTGCTGGTGTAGTAATAGATTATATAGTTTATGTTACTAATAATCCAGGTGCTTTTACTGATGTTGAGTTAGAATTTAAATAAATAGTACAATGGCGTTAAATTTTGCAGATAGATTAGTGTCCAACAATCCTAGTGCATATGGAATTGTTAGAGCTATAGAAGTTAGTGGACACAAAACAGTATCTTCTCTTTCAGCATTGTATAAAATTCCCGACTGTATTCTTTCTGATACAGGGGATAATTCTGGTAATGATTCTCTTGGACAATTGTGGTATGTAATTGATGCCAAAGAAGTTTATCAGCTTGTTAATTGGGAAAAAAGAAATGAAGCTGGAGGATGGAAACCATACTTATCTGGAGTAATTACAGATGAAGCACTGGAAGAGATATTAAATACTAAGCAAGATAAATTGATAGCCGGAGAAGGGATTAGTATCAGTGAGGATAATGTAATTTCTTGCACTATAGATACATCACTTTTCAGAATGGTGGATGAGCTACCTTCTTTGGAGGAAGCAGAGACAAATAAAATTTATCTTCTTAGAAAAGAAAATAATATCGGAGAACTTCAGAGTTATACTGAATATATAGTAACTATTAAGGTTGACGAAGAAGGGAAAGAAATAAAAGAATGGGAAAAGATCGGTGAATATGATTTATCTATTGAACTTGCTCCCTATCTTAAAATAGAAGATGCAGAAAAGACTTACGTAAAGAAGGAAAACATCGTAGATTCATTCGAAGGTGGTGATCCTAAAGAGCAAGTTTTATCTGCTGAAAAAGGAAAAGAACTTAAAGAACTCGTAGATTCATTAGAGGAAAGAAAAGTAGATAGTGTAACAACTACTGAGGGAAAAGGAATCATAGTAGAAGGTACTCATAACGATCCTACTATTGGTGTTCTTCGTGATCCTGAGTCTGAAGGATTTTTTACAATCGAAGAAACAGGTCTTAAACTTAGTGGTGTTCAGGATGCTATTGATGAAGCAGTTGGTGAATTAACTGATAGAGTAGAACTTGAATCTGATGTAGTCTATAATATCAATGAAATATTTCCAGGTGAAGGTAAGGGAGAAAATGGAGATCAGTGGCACATCCAATATGCTGCTGCTAAATTAGATGCTTTCCTTCCAGCTGAAAAGAAAGTTCCAGGTATAAAAGTTAAGTTTATTAACTTAGACGGTAACTGGAGAACTTTCACTTTCAATGGTGGATATTTCTTGGATGGTAGAAACTGGAGTTATGATATCACTTCTAATGACTTCACTGAATTAGCTACAGAAAATCTTCCAACAGCTACTCCAGAATCAAATGGAGTAATGTCAAAAGAAGATAAAGCTAAACTTGATGGAATTAGTGAAACTATCAATAAAGATGTAGATGATAAGATTGCAGAAGTTAAAGAGACAATCGATAACTATACTGTAAATGGTTATAAAATTTCCACAAATCCATCTTTAGATAGAAATGATATCGGTCTTGGAAATGTTACTAATGACGCTCAGATAAAACGCTCTGAAATGGGTGTTCCTAAGGGTGTTGCTACTCTTGGAGAAGATGGTAAAGTTCCGGAATCACAACTTCCAGATTCAGTTCTTGGAAATGTTAAATATCAAGGAGTTTGGGATGCAGTTAATAATGTTCCTAAACTTGAACTTAACGATTTTGATTCCAATGGTCATTACTATATAGCTATTAATAAAGGCTCTCAATTTGGATATGATTTTGATCCAGGTGATTGGGTAATTAATAGTAATGGTAGATGGGTTAAAATTGATAATGTAGATTCAGTTAAGTCTGTAAATGGTCAGATCGGAATTGTTGAATTAGGTATAGAGGATATTCCTAATCTTAAGGAAACTCTAGATTCTAAAGCAACTAATGATGATTTCAATAGACACTTAACAGACTATAAGAATCCTCACAAGGTTACTAAAGATCAAGTAGGTCTGGGTAATGTAGATAATACAGCAGATAAGGATAAACCTATTTCTAATGCTACACAGGCATTAATTGATCAAACAAGAACCGTACTAGAAAATAAAATTTCTGAATTACAAACTAATACTGAGGCAGACTTAGAAGTATTTAGATCAGAATTTGAGAATAAATTAGCCGAACTTGCTGCTAAAGAAGAAGCTGATATTGTTGCTGTTAATAATAGTCTGAAGGAAGCAAAGACAGAACTTCAGAATAATATTGATAACTTAGCATCAAAGACAGAAAATGATTTAACAGTTGCTAAGAAAGAGTTGGATAATAAGATCTCTGAATTATCAACTAAAACAGAATCTGATCTTTCTACTCTTAGAGCTGACTTAGAATCTAGTATTTCTGTAACTAAAACAGAGCTTGAGAAGAGTATATCTGAATTGGCATCTAAAACAGAAAATGATCTTAATACTGCTAAATCAGAACTTGAAAAAGCTATATCAGACCTAACTGCTAAAGAAGAAGCTGATATTGTTGCTGTTAATAATGCTCTTTCTGAAGCTAAGAAAGAATTAGAAAACAGTATCTCTAGTTTAGCATCTAAGACAGAAAATGATCTTAGTTTAGCAACAAAAGATTTGAATAATAAGATCTCTGAATTAGCTACTAAAACAGAATCCGATCTTTCTACTCTTAGAGCTGACTTAGAATCTAGTATTTCCGTAACTAAGACTGATCTAGAATCTAAGATCACTGAATTAGCAACTAAGACTGATGCTAAATTCCAAGCAACTGATTCTAAGATTGAAGCAACTAAGACAGAGCTTCAAACTAATATTGATAACCTATCTCATCGTCATGATGATGATATGAAAGATATTAGAAGAGAAATCGAAGAGGCTACTGCTGGTTCTAATGAAGCACTTAATACACACATCCAAGATAAGAGTAATCCTCATCAAGTAACTAAAGAACAGGTAGGTCTTGGTAATGTTACAGATGATGCACAGGTTAAGCGTTCCGAAATGGGTATGCCAGAAGGAGTTGCTACACTTGATGCAACCGGAAAAGTGCCTTCATCTCAATTACCTAGTTTCGTAGATGATGTAATCGAAGTAGATTCATTTGACTTACTTCCTGAAACTGGTGAAACTGGTAAGATCTATGTAACTAAGGATACTAACTTGACTTATAGATGGTCAGGCTCTCAGTATGTAGAAATTTCTGAATCACTTGCACTTGGAGAAACGTCTAGTACAGCTTACCCAGGAGACAAAGGTAAAGCTACTACAGACAAGGTTAATGCTCATACTTCAGACTACAATAATCCTCATAAAGTAGATAAAGCTCAGGTAGGTCTTGGAAACGTTGATAATACAGCAGATAAGGATAAACCTATTTCTAATGCTACACAGGAATTAGTAGATAATACTAAGAAAGAGCTAGAAGAAAAGATTAATAACTCAGGAAACGACTTACAAGATAACATTGATAAGATTGACGAGAGAGTTACTAATATTGAAGATTCTATTGCTCAGCCTGGTGGTTTAGCTACTCTTGATGATGCCGGAAAAGTACCTCTAGAACAATTGCCAAGTTTAGTAGATGATGTAATTGAAGTAGACTCTTTCGAACATCTACCTGAAGCTGGAGAAGTTGGAAAAATCTATGTTACTAAGGATACTAATCTTCTTTATCGTTGGACAGGGGTTAAATATGTAGAAGTATCAGAATCTCTCCACTTAGGTGAAACGGCTGATACTGCTTATGCGGGAGATAAAGGCAAGGAGACAACTGATAAGGTTAATTCTCATATCTCAGACTTCAATAATCCGCATAAAGTTACAGCCGAACAAGTAGGCTTAGGTAATGTTGATAATACTTCTGATATCAATAAACCTGTTTCTACCGCACAACAAGAAGCTTTAGATGCAGTTAAGACCGAACTTGAGGAGAAAATTAATAACTCTGGTAGTGATCTTCAAGGTAATATTGATAAGATTGACGAGAGAGTTACTAATATCGAAAACTCAGTAGGTGCTCCTGATGGTATAGCTACACTTGATTCCGAAGGTAAATTAGAAGTTTCACAGATCCCTAACGAAGCTCTGAATGTTATCGAAGGTAAGTATATGACTGAAACTCAATTTACTGATTCTGAAGGTGTAGAGTTTATTCCAAGACATAATACTATTTATATTGATAGTATCGGTGGTTCGAATAAACTTTATCGCTGGGATGGATTCAAGTATGTAGAAGTATCAGATTCAGATAATGTTACAGAAGCTATTGACAATCACATCAAAGATTTCAATAATCCACATAAAGTAACAGCCGAACAAATTGGGCTTGGAAACGTAGATAATACAGCCGATATTGATAAGCCAATATCTACTGCTGTTCAAGAAGCTTTAGATACTGTAAACACTAAAGTAACTGAACACACTGAGAATAAAGAAAATCCTCATGGTGTTACAGCAGAACAAATTGGCTTAGGAAATGTAGATAATACGGCTGATTATGATAAACCTGTTTCTAAGGCTACTCAAGATGAAATCGATAGAATTGACGGTCGTATTGATACAATCGATAATTCAATTGGTGTTCCTAGTGGTATTGCAACTCTTGATGGCAATGGTAAATTAACAGATTCTCAAATACCAGACAAGACGATTAATGTTCTTGTAGGTAAACTTATGAGTGAAACAGAATTCAAGGACGAAGAAGGTAATACTTATGAACCTAGAACTGGAGTAATTTATATTGATACTGTTTCTGGTACTGAGAAAATATATAGATGGAATAAATATGAATATGTAGAGATTTCAAATACAGAATTACTTGAAGGTGCATTAAATTCTCACGTTCAGGATAAGAATAATCCTCATCAAGTAACCAAAGAGCAGATTGGGTTAAGTGAAGTAACAAATGATGCTCAAGTTAAGAGATCAGAAATGGGAACTCCGGAAGGTGTTGCTACTCTTGGAGAAGATGGTAAAATTCCTGTGGAACAACTTCCAGGACAAGTTGATGAAGTATTTGGAATTGATCGTTTCGTATCAACAAAAACAGATATTCCTTCTTCTAGATTAGTAATTGGTTCCACTTACTATGTAGAAGATGAGAAGAAAATATATACAGCAATTTCTGAAACGGAATTAGATGAAGGTGCTACTCCTGATAAAGGTGTAATCTATTCTAATCGAGAAACTAATATAATCTATCGTTGGGATGGTGCTGAATTAGTAGAAATTGGTAACCCTGTTCATCTTGGTGAAGTAGCTGGAACTGCATATCCTGGAGATAAAGGTAAGGCTACTACAGATAAAGTTAATGCTCATGTGGCTGACTTTGAAAATCCTCATCAAGTAACTAAAGAACAAGTAGGTCTCGGAAAAGTAGATAATACATCTGACTTAGAAAAGCCTATTTCAGTAGCAACTCAAAACGCTATT